CTGTAGTAGGTGCTGCTGTAGTAGGTGCTGCTGTAGTAGGTGCTGCTGTAGTAGGTGCTGCTGTAGTAGGTGCTGCTGTAGTAGGTGCTGCTGTAGTAGGTGCTGCTGTAGTAGGTGCTGCTGTAGTCGTAGTGCCTGGTATAGGAGGCAAAGTTTCGCAATTTACCGAGTATATAAACTCATTATCATACACAGAGTTGGCGCCACTAGCGGATATATAAAGCTTATCTCCTATGCTATTTAAATCTACCCCGCTAATATACCTGAAAGAATCAGGATTATTTTGATCAATTATATTTGCCCAATAATTTCCCCCATCTTTACTAACTCTATATGAATACGAACCAGCCGCTCCGGCTAAAATTGTGCTAAAGTCATCCGAACAAGCTAATTGCGATGCTATTATGTCCACTCCGACCCAGGTAGACCCGCCGTTTCTACTAATAAATGACCCATAAACTGTTTGACTGTTACATGGGGTGTCATTGAATTTTTCTCTGATTGAAGCCATCATAGAGGTGCCATTGCTTGACATACAGCAAGCATATAATTGTTCACAATCCGCTTGCTCGTTTAATGCCACGGGTAACGTGCGTACACTCCAGGACAGCCCAGAATCGTTACTTATATAAACATTGGATTTTCCTGTAGCCAATACTGTATTACCATCACTTGAGCAAGATATGGATGTAAAGGGCTCTAATCCCGATGTAATTTTTGTCCAAGTATCTCCTTTATCTGTGCTTTTGTAAAAATAACCTGTTAAACTCGCATAAAGACCAGGCACTATAAAAATAGTATCTCCACTATATGATGAGCAAATTATTCTAGATTCTGTAGGAGTAAATTCCTGTAATGGGAGACCCGGTTGTTTATTGACCCAGGTGTGTCCGCTATCCTGAGATACATATATATTATTGTATGTGTAGCGTGATATAAAAATTCCTATTTGACCGTCGCCAGAAATATGAGAAAATCCATTACCTGGGGAATTGATTTTTTTCACCCATGTACTACCAGAATCTGTGCTGCGGTATAAACCATCATACCGTTTAATACACACTATTTTCGTGCCATTGGAAGAACAAGATACGGATCGCCAGTCTCCGGGAATATTAATAATTTTAGTTAGATAATTACATGTATTATTGCTCATGAATTTTTTTCTTTTTTATTTAATTAAAATATATAGTTGTAAAGATAATAGAAAATTACTATTAAAGTTTAATATATACTAATAGTTGGCAATGATGCCAGCCTTAACAAGGAGGTATGAATGGATTCTAATTTATATATAGTTGGTTATGAGTACTCATATAGCTACAATGCATATTATGTAGCCAGAAAAGATATGACTATGGATTGGGCTTCTAATAAGTTAGTTGCCAAATCTATACAATATTTTATAGGCGATAATGAAGTAGATAATATTAAATATGAAGTTATGGACGTCTCAAAGATGGCTGATATGCCAAAAATGGATGATAATGGTTTAATTATTATTGGCGCCAACGGCCGACCAGTAATGGAAAAAACTGCTCTTGAATTAAAATATGTGAAAATATATTCACAATTTAAATGCTTGAGCAAAAAAGATCCAACGAACCCAGCTACCACTTATACACATTCAAGACTATTTTACCCAACATGCAGAGCCATGAATTCTCTATGTTCGGGTATTAGCGGAGCTTACGTTCCTGCTATAACAGTCTGCAATCAGCAATTATTCTAATAGTTTATGTAGATTCCCCCTCTCCTAACCGGGAGGGGGAATTTTTTTTGATAATAGTCTTCCTATAAAATTCTTAGATTGTTGAAAAGGACATTTTGGCTCCATCTCTTTATCTAAAATTTTATTTTTTTCTTTATGATAAGTTCCGGAGTCCTTAGTCAAAGACCCATCAGTTGTTAGAAATTGTTTTCCACCATTTTCGAACTTTTTCTTATTGTAATAAAGATAATATTCAAACACTTTATTACTTTCTCTTGAATTTCGATTTATGTTTTCCTCTTGAATTTCACATTTTTCTTCAAAACTCTCTCTTCTTACTGGTAGTAATTGTGCAAATGGAATTGTTTTTTTAATTTGGAATTTTTCGTTTTCTTTATTGCAAACTAAATTTATCCATATGTCATATTGCATCCAATCAGTCTCTAAAACAGCTTCCATCACATGATATTTTGTGTGTTGAAAATTAACTGGACTTCTAAGGTGTAGGCACCACCCAGGAGGAGTCTGAAGGATAAAACCTGTCCAAATTTGTATTACATTCGGCTCGACCATTCCCCAAGTGAATTTGGTTCGACCATCTTCTGGAAGCCATTTATCTGGCTTGGAATTGTCGCACGGTTTGATTAACGACTTTATAATTCCATGGTCATCATCTCCGTAATCTTCTAGGTATTCATATTCGAATTTTCCATTTTTATAAATAAAATTGAAATCTATTGGAGGATATATCCAAAATCCATATTTGTTTGCGTTTGTGTAAGGGCCACACCAACGTACAGCGGCAGAGTTAGCAGTTCCCAAACAAGTTTTTTCTGCTTTTTCAACTCTGCAGCCTCTTGGATGCAGTCTCCAGATTTTGATATTTTCCATGATTATATTATCTATATTTTTTGTTTTTTGTCAAATTTTTGAGAAAGAATAAAAATACACACTATATTGATTTTGGAAGATTACACATTAAGATGAAAGGAATTATATGCTAGTTCTCAGTAGAAAAAAGGATGAGACAATTGTTCTGAAGAGCCCAGGTGCCGACGATATCAAAATCACCGTTGTCAGGATTGACAACCGCAATAAAGTTCGTATAGGTATAGATGCTCCTCAAGAAGTCACCGTAATCAGATCTGAATTAGAAAATAAAAATTTATCTAGCGATCTAAGCGATGATCTCCGAGTGGATTGAGCAAACCATGGAATAGATCTGGGTAATGTCTAAAGAATCGATTTTTTAATAGGCCGACCACTCAGCTATTGGGTGTTTTTTGTAATTTCCTAGTTAAAAACATTATTCCAAAACCTAATACAGCCATGCAAACAAGCGAGTTGGGTTCTGGCAACTGAACAATTGTGTTTGATATTCCTGGGCGATTTCAGCCAGCAAAAAGATTTAGCCAAAATTTTCTTCATCATTTTAAAATTTTAACAAATTTGGCACACTTTGAATAATCTTTAAGGTTTTTGGCTCCAATATAAGCTCCACAAGATCTTATTCCTCCCAAGATTTCTTGAATAACATCTGCTACCGGGCCTTTGTAGGGTATTTTAGATACCTTGCCTTCTGAAGCTCTGTATTCTTTTTTGCCAACTCCATGCTTTTCTTGTGCGTAATGGGAGCTCATTCCATAGAATGTAAGTGCGGATTTATTTTTTTCCGCATCATATTCCCATTCTCCTTCGCATTCATCTGTGCCTGCAAACATGCCTCCCAACATGATCCAATCGGAACCACCACATAATGCTTTGCATATATCGCCAACATCTTTGCAACCACCATCACTCATAACCAAACCTAACCTGCTTTTATTTGATTTTAAACCATGGGCGGCATGAGAACATTCTTGTACACATGAAAAAGTTCCATATCCAACACCTGTCATTTTTCTGGTTTCGCATTGAGATCCTGGGCCTATTTGGATTTTACAAATATCAACTTTCCCGTGAATTATAAGCTCTTCACATATTTCTGGTGTTGTGACATTCCCGGCACAAATTATACTATCTGGAAACTCTTCTCTTACTTGTGCGCAAAATTTAACAAAAGATTCCATATAGCCATTGGGAACGTCTATTACTATATTTGGATTTTTATTTAGATCTATAGAAACCTTTTTTATTTTTTTAATATCTTCTTCTGATTTCCCTATTGTTGCCCAAGCGTAATCAGTTCCAACTTCATTGATTATTTTACTTAAGTCTTTGTGGGAATAATATTTGTGAAGTGCAGTAACAATTTTATAGTTCGATAGTTTTTTTGCCATTGCCAAAGATGTAAGAGGAACCATGTTTGAACACATGATTGGAATTCCCTCCCAAATCCTTGGAGAGTTATAAAAATAAAATTTTCTCTCTACGATAACTTCGCTTCTACTTTCAAGAGTGGTTCTCTGAGGAACAATTAATACGTCTTGAAAATCTAATTTAAAATCTTGTGAAATAATCATAATAAACTCCTAGTACTTATATCCTCTGACAACTTCTTCTTTAGTAATCTTTATTGCTTTAAAGAATTTAAGGCTATTTTTGTCATGAGGTATAACCTTAATTTTTTTACCAAATTTTATCTCTGCAGTTTTTTTGGCTTTTTCTAATATCGTAGTGCCAAATTTTTTACGTCTATATTTTGTTTTTACGTAGATATAAGTTCTTACGGAATTGCTATTTTTGGATAAAAAGAAATCCAACATAGACCATCCAATTAATTTTTTTTTATCATACAAACAGACAGCAAAATAACTATTTTTTTTTCTTTTTTTGCTTAATATCACTCCTTCTCTCATATAGTCATCGCCAAGAGGAGTGGAAGATAATAGAGTTTTATACTCTTTTTTGCAATTTTTTAAATCTTTTATGACCCAATTCATGAATTTGATTATACATATACCAGTTCTATTAATCAATAAGAAAGATATTTTCTAAATCTATATTCATAGATAATTCATGCCTACCACCACTAGCGATCCAACCACAACAGCACCCACTACGACTATCCGCCCAGGCTGCCCAGAAATTCCGCAGAACTGCTGTGACATTCCATGTAAAACTTTTGCTTTAAACAAAGTTAAAAATGACTGTCCGACAGACAAAACTATGACTTGGATTGCTGATTTAGGTTATGATAAATTATATTTTAAATTTGATGAAAATGATCTTCATATAACAAGTAAAAATAATATTTCTTGTTTCAATCAAATAATACTAGATTATAAAAATAAGATTAAAGATGGGACTTTGGTTAGTTTGATACAAGATTGTATTACGACTCCTGCACCAACTACTACTTCGGCTCCTTGCTTTTTGAGACCGTCCGGTTGTCAAAACATTCAGACTGGATTGGATAGTACGGGAATTGTTTTCTTGAGAGGATTAAATTCTAACGCCACTATGCAAGGAAGATTTTTTGCAATAGGTCCTGATGACATTAATAACCCCACAGGTACTTGGGTTTTTTATGGTGAAAATCAATCAGGTAGATTTATTGATAATGAATATGTTTGTTTTACGCTACCTAGTAGTTATAAACTTAATTTAGAAAATTACATAGGCATACAAGATGGATCCTGCTATTTAGCAAAAAAGACCACATTATTATCTATTGAAAATCCATGTGTTCGGCCGGGAGTATTTCCCAATAGTGATTATTTGGCTTTGTATTGCGGTCCAACCGACACTACATCTCCACCCAACACTACATCTCCACCTAATACTACATCTCCACCCAATACTACATCTCCACCCAATACTACATCTCCACCCAATACTACATCTCCACCCAACACAACGCCTGCTCCATGTTGGTCTTTTAATCAATGTACAGATTTAGAGTGTTTTTCTGTATCGTGTCAGACTGGTGGTTATTCTAGTAGAAGTGATTGTGAATCTAACCTTAATGGAGATTGCAATCCCCCTCCAAATTCAATTGAATGTTGGGAGTGCCCTTCGTGTAATTCAATTTTTGTTCAACCTAGTTCTGAATTCGGCGGAGTTTCCCAAACTTGTGAAAATCTTGGATTTTTTAGTAGCCTTGCATCTTGCCAATCATCTGGTTGCGAGGCTCAACCCACAACAACCACACATGGTCCGTGCTGTCCTGGCGAATTAACAATGAACGTTAAATATAGTAACACAGAGGGGCCTTGTCCTGGTGGACATCAATGTGATGGGGCTACTTTTTATGTTAAAGTTAATGATACTGTATTGGGAACCGCTAATCTGGATAATATGATTGACGGAGGAGATAGAGCAGCAGGATTTAGTATTCCAAGTGAGCTTATCGGTGAAGGCGGAGTGGTTTCATTTGAATTGGTTTGCGTTGAAGGTGAATCTTGGGGTGGCCCGAATATAGATCCTCAATTTCCTGGATGTCACACTACCGTTGAATGGGTTCAAATTCTTGATAATGGGGTTGAAATATTCAACGCTTGCGTTTCTGCTGGTTCGGTGACCACAGTTGGCCGATGTGATGATCCCTCGCAATGCGGGCCTACTACATCACCGCCTACAACATCAACATCCCCGCCTACAACATCCCCGCCTGACAATTGTACGATTGAAAATTGCGGAGGCTTTCCTTGCCCCAACCCCTCAGATAAATGCTGCGGAGACAATGCTGGTAACTGTGGTTGTTGCTCAGAAACTACTTGGGTTTGTTGCCCAGATCAAACATATTGCGCAGCATCCTTGGGTGATTGCCCTTAGTTTTATCTTGGCAAGTATATATAAAATATGCCAAATATTATTGATCATATCATAGTTGAAATTGATTGGACCAACAGTGGAATTAACGATCTAGACACAACACTGACGGTCGCAGATATCAACGATAGCGGACAAACATTATACCCTCCCGGCTGTCCCGATTCTGATATTAACTCAGTTTGTGCTGATTACACAGGTCCAGTTGGAGCTTGTACTGATAATTTAGCTGATTATGTTGAATATGCTGGAGATCATACAGGGATTGGCAAAGAATCTTTTGTTGTTCGTGTTGACAATATATTAAGCAGCTTTCCATCGGCGCTTATTTTGGATTTGCTTCCAAAAGCTCAATGGGGTCACATATTGAGTCAAGAAGAAAGAGGCTCTATAAATAATGTAGGATTTATAAGAATTAATTATAAATTATATTCTGGTGGAGTTGCTTCTGTAGTGTCTGGGCAATACATCTCAAGTGGAACTCTGGTTAAAAGTCTTTATACTCTGGTGGATCCTGACGTGCTACTAGGGTCATCTAAATTGTCGTGCTGTCTTGTTGGTGGCAATAAAATTCAATCTTGCAATGATTTTGTTTGTTTAGATGTTTTTAGAATAAACTGGGATACCGGTAGTTTAGATGCTTATCAGAACCCTCCTGCGGAGAACAGGATATATGTAGACCTTACTGTTTTAGAGGGTTATTGTGATCGTAGTTGTGAATGCCCTGCAACTACAACTTCAGGCCCAACAACTACAACAACCACTACAACCACTACAACATCACCCCCATGCGCAGATTCTAGCATGTTGTATTTGGGTGCAGCCATAGGTCCTCATGCTCCATACGGAGTGACGGTTCTTCCTAATTTAGCCTTGTATAAATATGATATAGCTTCTAAAAAATCAACTAGAATAAGTCACGATGTATGGGGAGACCCTATTCTTGGAGATTATTTTCCAACAAATCCTAACTGTATCGATATAGCTCATACTAAAAACAAATTTTGGATTGGACCCGTCAATGGTGTCCACCCACCAGATTTTGAACATGGCATAGGGGGATATTGTGATGGTTCAATAATAACTGAGTGGGATATCGAGTCCTTTGAACCGTTCACAATGTCATATAAAAGGCAATTAATTTTATCTGATTCTGTGCCTAATTTTGGAATGAGTTGCGATGGAGATGAGACTATCATTACAACCAAAGCAGAGGATCCCTTATACCCAGAAGGCGGTGGCAGAATCATAGTTGGAGTTGACACAAACAATACAAGTTCTGTGACCGTGCGTGCCGAACTACCAACAAACTGCAGCTTAAGTAGTGCTGCTGATATATGCCTTACAAGCAATGGAAAGCTAATAGTTTCATGCGGTTGCATGATTACAAGCCCATCTTGGAACATACTAGTGTATGATTATGAATCTGGTTTGTTGGAAAAAAACTATGATATAACAACATCATTAATTGGTTGCAACTCTTTCCGTGCTGGCTATGGCGGAGTCACAGGTCTGGGTGGAGCAGGTGAAGATATATATCTTTTTACAATTTGCGGCGATGTTTATAAAATGAATTCCGATGGCACTCTTACCCTTTATGATGAAATAGGAAGAGATCTTTGGGATGAATATAACGATACCCTTGTTTATGGCGGGTATAAAAGTGGACAAAATACAAAATTACAAATTTTTGCAGCATCCCAAATAAAGGATTGTATAACTCAGTCTTTGCCTTCTTCATGTAGTTGTAATTCAGTAACAGATGATTGTAATATTATTTCTGTTTTTATAGATATTCCTCGTTCTATAATAGCTCCCGTAACAACAACCGTCAATCCCAATGATTGTAATATTTATTTATATGCATGGGGAAATAATTTGTTTGGACAAATTGGTGATGGAACACAATTTGAAACCCCTGGGTTTTCCGGTGGCCAAGTTCGTCATAAATTGGTTGGAAATGGATTTGCTAAATTATCAAGTGGTGAGAATCACAGTCATTTCTTAGCAATAAAGTCTAATGGAGATTTATATTCTTGGGGCAAAAATTTATATGGAGAGATTGGCAACAACACCAGAACTGACTCGTTTAACCCAGTTAAAATCGGAGAAGATTATATAGAAGTGAGTGGGGGATCGTATGCTTCTTTTGGCATAAAAAGCAATAGTGATTTATATGCATGGGGAGATGTTGTTGGCGATAACAAACTAGATTATAACACTCCAACCAAAATAGGTGAAGGCTACAAAAAGGTTTCAGCTGGCGAACAATTTGTTTTTGCAATAAAGTCCAATGGAGATTTATATAGTTGGTGGTATAACTCCATAAACAGCCCAAAGTTTGGGCCAAATAATTATATTCCAACTAAAATAGATGAAGATATAGTTGCGGTAAACAGTGGAGATGGAGGTGGAATTGCATTAAAATCCAATGGTGATTTATATCTGATAGCCTATGATGAGTTTTATAATTTTTCTATAAAAACAAAATTGGGAGAGGGTTATAAAGTAATGGCTCCCGGACATGGGTGGAATGGATACGCCCAGCAACAATACACCCCGTCATTGGCGGCGATTAAAAATAATGGAGAGTTACATGTTTGGTACGTCACGGATGATGTTGTTGGAGACTTTCAAATAATTGAAGGTGATTGGCTAGAGGTTAGCACTGGCGAGGATTTTGTTTTGGCTCTGCGAACAAACGGAGACGTATATGCTTGGGGAGGCAACTTCAAAGCAGCAGGGACATCTCGTCAATCCTCGACGCCAATAAAAATTGGCGAGGGCTATTCTTCTATAGCTACATCGGACTGGACCAGTTATGGACTAAAATATAGTTGCCCCACTACAACTACAACAACAACAACAATTGCTCCTGCGATTATATCCGGAACACTATGGGCTTGGGGATATAACGGGAAGGGACAACTTGGAGATGGAACAGTTTTAGCTAAATCATCACCCATCCAAATAGGTTCTGATAATGATTGGAAATCTATAATTGCTAATTCTGGGACAAACCCGGCATCACACACCATGGCCCTAAAAACTAATGGAACACTATGGGCTTGGGGATATAATGAATTTGGCCAACTTGGAGATGGAACAGTTGTTGATAAATTATCACCCATCCAAATAGGTTCTGACAGTGATTGGGAATCAATAAGTGTTGGATCTAATTTTACCATTGCAATAAAAACTGATAGAACACTATGGGCCTGGGGAAATAATCTAAAGGGTCAGCTTGGAGACGGAACCGGGATCAACAAGAATTCTCCTATTCAAATAGGTTCTGATAATGATTGGGAATCAATAAGTGCTGGAGGAGAATCTGCTTTTGCCCTAAAAATCAATGGAACACTATGGGCTTGGGGGCTGAGTCGCTTCTGTCAGCTCGGGAATGGAATGTCTTCTCCCAACCAACTCTCTCCCATCCAAATAGGTTCTGGCAGTGATTGGAAATTAATAAGTACGGGAGAGAACTCTACCATTGCTCTAAAAAATGATGGAACACTATGGGCTTGGGGATATAATGAATTTGGTCAACTTGGTGTCGGACCGCCTAGATCAACATTAGACACCCCTACCTTAATAGGCTCCGACAATGATTGGAAATCAATAAGTGTTGGAGGAAATTTTGCCATTGCCCTGAAAACTAATAGAACACTATGGGCTTGGGGATATAATGGACAACACCAACTTGGAGACGGGACCTGGGTCGATAAAACTTCTCCTGTCCAAATAGGTTCTGATAATGATTGGGAATCAATAAGCGCTGGAACAGCTCATACTGTTGCCCTAAAAACTAATGGAACATTATGGGCTTGGGGGGCTAATGGATCAGGACAACTTGGAAAGGGTGACCCCTCAGCCCCCTACTGGGGCAGCATTGCCCAGGTAGGTTCGGATACATGGCACACCGCAATTGCCGGTATTGGGGATAGTCTGGGTATAAAGTCTAATAACACAAACACTACAACAACTATTGCTCCAACCACAACTACAACTGTTGCTCCAATCACAACCACTGTTGCTCCAACCACCACAACCGTAGCCCCAGATCCATTTGTTTGTGTGAGTGGTTCTGTAAATTGCCGAGCAGTTATAACTGATGATATTTGTGCTAATGATCCACCTCAATGCGGCACTTCTGCAAATACATTTATAGGAGGGTTTGGATCCAATATATGTCAGGCAAAACCGGTAGGAGCAAGTACTTTTGGTAATATTTTCTTAAATTGTCAAATTCAGAATTCCAATGATTATCAGGTCGGTATCAGCATGTGTCTTTGGGACGGAAGTATAAATCTTGTGAATTTAAGCATATACGGATTTAATGTTAATTCATATATCTTTATTTCAGATGCTGAAAAAGACGTTCCATCTGGATCTACTTCTTCTTATACTCCTTATAACGGCAGGTATTTAATAGTATCACATGGTCCTTTCTACTCAGTATTGCGAAAAGTTGGTAACAACGATCAGCCCTGATTTAGGAAGGTCTCAGCTTCGTCAACCATTAATTTTGGTATCTATCGTGCATTAAAATTTGATGTTTTGGGCAATTTATATTTTGGTTATTGATTTTTTATCCTTATAACTTTCCCGATTATAAGGCATATATAAAATATGCCAAATATTATTGATCACATCATAGTTGAAATTGATTGGACCACCAGCGGAATTAATGGTCTGGATACGACACTAACAGTTGCTGATATATCGGATAGCAGCCACACATTCTACCCGCCCGGTTGCCCTAGTAGCGATATAAATTCAGTTTGCGCCAATTATATCGGCCCAGTCGGAGCCTGCACTGATAATTTAGCCAATTATGTTGAATACGCTGGAGACCACACAGGTGTTGGCAAAGAATCTTTTGTTGTTCGTATAAGTGGCCCCAATAGTATAACAAGTGATTTCCCGACTGCCGACAATATTTTATTGCTTCCTAAAGCCCAATGGAGTCACAATTTAAAAAAAACCGAGAAAGATGCAATAAACATAGGCTTCATTAAAGTAAAATATGAATTATATTCTGGCGGGATTGCTTCTGTGGTAGATGGTCAATATGTTTCAAATGGAGCACTAGTAAAAACTCTCTACACCCTTGTAGATCCAGATATGATGTTAGGATCAGCGGGATCTAAATTAAGATGTTGTCTTCTAGGTGGATCCAAGGGTCAATCTTGCGATAATTTTGTTTGTGTAGATGCTCTAAGAATAAACTGGGTTAGTGGTTTAAACGGCTACCAGAACCCCCCTGCGGAGAATAGAATATACACAGATCTTAATATTTTAGAGGGTTATTGTGATCGTAGTTGTTGTAATATTTTGATTACCGACATTGTAATATCAGAAACTTTTAGCAATGGCGACAAAACCTTTAAATTAACATTAGACCATCAGACTAACTGTTGTGAAGCCAAAGCCAGTATCGCTGGAGCGCCTTACATTTATGCAAAAGATGTTAGATGTAAAAATAACTTGGTTTTTGCCACAGTTAATATACCAGGTCCTACTGAAAATACTAATGTTTGTTTTAAAATGGATTGTTGTAGTTCTTCTTCAGGTTGTACCACTGAAGATTGCGGAGGTTTTCCTTGTTCCAACCCCCTGACAGATAAATGCTGCTCAGATGGCGCTGGCAACTGTGGTTGCTGTCCGGAAATTACTTGGGTTTGTTGCCCAGGTCAAGTATATTGTGCGGCATCCTTGGGAGATTGTCCTCCTTAGCTTTAAACATACAATCTTGTGATTAGACATTAATTTCGACTAGTTTAATTATATATAACTTTACCAAAAGTAATTAAATAATGTCAAAAGAAATTGAAAAAAAACTAGAAAAGTTAGACGTAACAACCACAATATCTCCTTGTGCTTCCTTGCCTTTAGGTGACTCAGATGTTGATTGTGGAGCATGGTGCCCAGATCCATTGTTAAATTGTTGTGAATGGCTGGCTGGACCGGAAGCCTACGCAAGAATTCAAGACCCCATCACTTCATGTTATTTTGGATATACATTAGGTAAAATGGATTGTTGTCATTACGGAGCGGGCAGCGTGCTCATCGCCTGTGATTGCCCTCCCATTGGAAGTTGTTCTAACGAGATTTGCATAGTAGTTCCTCCTCCTGGCACTACAACAACTCCTCCCCCGGTGTGCTTCGGCTTGCCCGATTTAAGCGGTTATTTAGTTGAAGCAATGTATAGCGATACTGATGGTCCTTGTCCTGGAGGTCATGCCTGTAGTAGAGCTCGTTTTAATTTATATGTTAATAATAACTGGATCATGGAGGTAAATTTAAATAATGATTGCCCAGTAGGTAGATCCAACCAGGTCACTGGTGATAAGATCTCGTCGTCAGTACTGCCAGGGGGCACCGTCGCAGAAGATGGAGTTTTTAAATTTTTCTTACAATGTTGTTGTTGTACCGACGTTCAGGGAGTAGACATGTTGTCTTCTGGTCCACCTGCAATTGCAGGGAATGTTGCGACGTGCACTATTTCTACCACAACTACAACCACAACAACAACCACTACAACAACAACTACTACAACTCAAGGTCCTTGTTATTTTGTAATAGATGATGATTTTTTTGGAACTGGTCACTGGGAAGGTGACTGTTGTTGGTGCCGAACGACTTGTATAGCCGGCCACCCAAGTAACCCGATTTGCTATAAGTGTCCTTGCTGCTCTCCAGCAGGAAGTAGTACTGCAGTTTTTTCAGAATATCAATCCTGTGATGACTCTAGGATAAATTGTGACCCAGGACCTGATAATGTCTGCACTACTACAATTGAACCCACAACCACAACTACGACTACAACTACAACTACAACCACAACCACTGGTCCTGGCAACTGTCGTCATACCGGCTGTCATGATGGAATAACTTGGTTCAGAATTACAAGTCCAGAAGGCGAGGTTGTATTAAGTCAGTGTTTTGTAAATGATATCATAACCGTATTAGATTCAGAGTGTACTACCACAACAAGTACCACCACAACAACTATTGAGCCTACTCCAACTTTAACAGAAACCCCAGGTTTAACTAGAACACTTACCCTAACGCCAACTTTAACAAAAACTCCAACTCAAACCTTGGTTCCTTGTGAATTGTATGCTTGGGGAAATAATTCTAATGGTCAACTTGGAGATGGCACAACTATTAATAAGTACACCCCAACATTTATAGGAAATTTTTCCAAACTATCCGTTGGTGAAAATCATACTCATTTTTTAGCAATTAAGTCAAATGGAGATTTATATGCTTGGGGAAATAATTCTAATGGTCAACTTGGAGATGGCACAACCACTGACAGATCAATACCAACAAAAATAGGCACAGATTTTATTGAAGTTTCTGGTGGCACTGCTGAATCGTTTGCAATAAAATCTAATGGAGATTTGTATGCTTGGGGCAATGGAGGTTACGCAGGCTCACAACTCCCAATTGTTCCTACAAAAATAGGAAGTGAATTTTCGGCTGTTAGTTGTGGTGAAATCGGAGCGGTGGCACTAAAGACTAATGGGGATATATATAAGATCTCTATTGACCAAATAATCACCGGACCGATTGATAGCGGATTTATAAAAATTTGTGCTGGCGAGATTGATTATGTGGCACTAAAAAATGATGGAAATGCCTATATTGGCAATCTTTCTAATTCACAATTTTATAAAGCAGGTTCGGGTGGTTACATCGATATTAGCATTCACCAGTTGCCATTTGGAATCAAGTCTAACGGTTTTATATACTTGTTGCAAGGTCCAGATACTGAAGCTCTTGTTTTTAGCGATCATAATTATAAAATGATAAGAGGGTTGGAGAATAGCAGCGACGGCTTTTTATTGTTAACAAATGACGGTGATATATATTCCTTGAGTTTAGGCGGAGTTGGGAGAAAAATAGGAAGTGGTTTTGACTATATTAGTGCCGGAGACGTCTCTTTTTATGGTTTAAAATGTGCATTAAGCCCTCCAACCTTAACTAGAACCCTCACCCCAACTCCAACTTTAACCTTAACTTTTACTTCTACCCCTGGTTTAACAAATACACTTACTTCCACACCCGATTTAACAAAAACACTTACTTCTACTCCAACACTTACTTTTACCCCAACATTAACAAAAACTCCAACTCTAACAAAAACGCTTACTTCAACTCCAACTCTAACAAAAACGCTTACTTCAACTCTAACTTTAACACCAACTTTAACTCCCACCCCATCCGCAACAAGATGGTTGACAAAAACTCCAACTTCGACTCCGACACTTACTTCGACTCCAACTTTAACAAAAACTCAAACCCATACCCCAACCCTAACTAGGTCATCAGGACCAAATCCAACTCCAACTCTCACAAGAACGTTTGGCTTAACTCCAACGCCAACTATAATGCCATGTTCTTGCAACATGGAAGAATACACACTTGAGTTGGTGTTCAAGCCAGAGCCAGACAACACAACATTTGGTAAATTAATAGATTTTAAAGGCAAATCTTCAGATAATGGAATTTATATATATGATAATGGAGCAAATCTTTATATATCATATATACCAGGAGGTTACGTAGGTCAAACTGAACTCGAAGTCAATGATTATAACCAACTGGTCATCACAAGAAATAAAAATACTAAAAATGTTTGTGTATTTTTAAATAAAATTAAACAATTTGAATTTACAGACACGGCAGGCAATGTAGTGTTAAATGATAATATATGGTTGTTTGTAGATGATGATATTACTGCTGTTGAAAATATCGGCAATAGAGTTTCTAAAATTAAGTTATTTGCTGAATATTACACGCAACAAGAAATAATTAATCTTCCAATATTTCATGGAAAAATATCAGGCTGTTCACCAGAGGATCCTTGGACTAGACCAACAACCACAACTCCTGCTCCGCAATCTTATTGTTCTATAAATAGTATAGAAGATATACCTAGTAGTTTATTTTTAAGTATAGATTGTGAATATGATGAAATAACCACCTCTATTCCAACCACAACAGTCTCTCCTTCTACTACGACAACTACTACTATTTCCCCAACAACAACAACGACAACAACAATCTCTCCGTTATGTCTGCCGGAAATCCCACAGAACATAGCCATAGAATGTGTAAACCCGGGAGACACTTCCTCATCAGTATTGGCTTCAATTTCTTGGGAATATCCAACTTATTTGTGTAATATACCTAACTGGATGACTGTTTATGTCATAGAGGCAATGTACAATGCCGAAGACCCAGGCTCTAATTGGGTTGAGAAAGATTCATTTTTTGCAAGTCTTTATAGTGGCCCCAATCTGGGCACCATACCCAGGGTATCCCGCACTTTTCAAATAAGTAGAGCTCTAGGAGATCACCGATTTAGAGTTACTGCTGCCCTTATTCAGGTAGGCACTCTATGGGATCATAACACCTCTCGCTCTGTTATTACATCTACAATTAATTGGAATAATTGCGCTTTATTAGCAACAAACACTCCTACTCCAACCCCGACTATTACCCCAACTAGGACTTTAACTCCCACCCCCACACAGGCACCAGCCCCAACCAATACTTCTACATTAACTTCAACTCCAACAATCACAAAGACATCTACATCTACTTTAATAAATCCCGATTTAACACAAACGCCAACTTCAACTTTCACAAATACTCCAACCTTGACTCCAACTGGGACATCAACCCCAACCTTAACACCAACCTTAACACCAACCTTAACAAATACCACGACATCAAATAACCCGACTAACACACCAACTTTAACAAGAACATCTACTAACACACCAACTTTAACAAGAACATCTACTAACACACCAACTTTAACAAGAACATCTACTAACACACCAACTTTAACAAGAACATCTACTAACACACCAACTTTAACAAGAACATCTACTAACACACCAACTTTGACACCAACATTAACAAGAACTCAAACTCCATCTGCAGCAAATCCAAGTTTGAAAGTTCTCTGGGTTTCTTTCGTATAATCGAGGTAAAACTATGCAACTAACAGAAGAATTAAAAAAAGAAATAGAAAGATTACATCGTGAAACACCTGATAATATTCACGGAGTATCTTTGGGATATAAATATAAAAATGGCCTAAAAACAAATGTGATAGGTATTGTTTTTAATGTTGATGCTAAGATACCAGAAACCGACCTGCCTAGTGATCAGATACTGCCAAAGACAATAAAAGCCGGAGATCAATATTATCTCACTGATGTGATGGAGGCCAAAAGAGCAGAATTTGTTTCTTGTTATTGTAATTCCGCTAATGCAAATACAAATCCTTGTCCAACTGTTCAAGATATAACAAGGCTGGCTCCTTGGCCAAACGGTGGGTCTGCATTATTGCCTATGAGGGGTGGGCAAGAAATAGTTCAATACCCAACATCGTGGTCTAATGTGGGCAACTCATATTATGCTAGTTTGGGAACGCTTGGTTTTTTTTGTGTAGATAACATTGACAACAAGATAGTTGGTGTCACAAATAGTCACGTTGTTTGTCATAGAAGATATTTTGCCACAAACAGAAATTGGGCTACTGAGAACTCAGATGCGTATAATACATTCGAACCAAGAAACTGGATTTTGGACAATAAGAACCATAACCCGGGCGCTATAACCTTAATTAACTCTGGTTCATCTGTGAGAATTGTTTGTCCTTTTATTAAGAGATATCAACCTGTGGCACCATCGCCCACATACAATTATTCAGATGTTGCTTTAATGGTTATGGATCCTGGTGCGATATCTTCTTCTGCTTCTTATAAAGTATGGCAGCCGATAGGAACAACAGACTACGCAGGATTTCTAGATTTTGCTACAACTTTAGAAATAGATAACTTATTGAACACTAATCCAAGATTATACAGCACTGGAAGAACCACTGGTCCGAAGGGATACGCTGACACAGCAACATGTAGACTTCGTGTAAGATCAGTTGGTGGTTGGTCTAATGTCTCGAACGTAGGAGAAGAGGCCGATATTACTGTGTGGGGAGACTTGATAGAATATGGCTATGAAGATGGTAGCAATGGAACGTCCTTAGGGGGAGATTCTGGTTCGGCATTACTCGCAGATATATCCGGGGTCAGGAAAATAATAGGTTTAGTTTTTGCTGGAAATGGTACCATAGGACTGGCCTCTAGGATAGATAGAGTTGCCTCTGAGATGAATATACGTGCATGGGATGGAACCTATAATACAGCACTACCTACATCAACAACCGGAGCCTTCACTGGCAGTGCAGTCACAACAGATCCGGGTAATATTAAATCTAGCCAGACAATCTTAGTGTATGGCGGAAAAACTTACTACCAAGTTGGATTCACGAAAACTACTGGTTTAACTAATATAAATTAATATGCAAAAAACAATTCAAGACATCAAAAACTTAATTGCCGACCATAGAAGTTATATTTGTTCTGAATTTTGCGATAATCCAAGTTTTGTGTATGAAGAGATTTCGAAACTCAATAAATTATTGGAAGAAAAAATTAAACTTGAAGAAAAGAATAACCAAGAATAATTTATTGGATGACATATCCTTTTAATTTTATTTTTATTTAACTCTCTCGTCTAAAAAATGAGAGGGTTTTTATTGATTTTTTTGCCTATATCATCTATAATTACTGATAGATGATAGCCTATTTGATCAGTAGCAGAGAAGAAAAATTATCTGAAATATATTTGTCAGGTGATATTAGACAAATTTTAAATCTTCTTAATTGTGAAATTCATACTGAGATAGATTTGAAGAATGGAGATTGCCTACTTATTGACAAGCATTGTTTGTTACTTGTCAATAACTATTCTAAATTTTTTGAAATCGATGGGTTTCTCCCCAACCCAGAAAATGGTTTGATTATAGGTAAGGGTTTTACTGATCCTAAAAATAGCTTAGAATATTACAAGAATACAATAAAATATCACAATATGTTTTATCTTAAAGAAGTCTTCAATCACCAGTAAGCACCGTTCTCAACCATTTTATATTTTTTTGGGGTTTCGTTTTCTAATACACGAACCCAATGTTTATTGTAAAATACTTGTCCAATAATTTTACTATCCCATCTAGATCCCGCTATTCCGAAAAGTATCTGCAATGCTCCGCCAAGATGAATTGCCTTTTTTCCGCTAGTTTTGGCGAAAGACACAAGGGGTAGTGAGCTGGCACCGGTACCGATTAATGCCACATCATAGTTTATGGCGTTCATTTGCTCTTTCATGTCTGCTATCATCTCGGACCAATCTTTATATTTGCTTGGTTCTCCGACACCTGGAGAGTGCTGATGACCCAATGTGATTAAATCAAATTTAGGCAAAATTCTTTTATCTTCCCATAGAACTTCTCTTTTATTATATTGGTTTCTGATTGTTTCCGGAAAACTAGTTACGACCAAAACTTTTTTATCTTTTAGATTTTGGGTCCAAGGAATTCCTGAATAATATGGTTCCAAGCTTCTTAATGGCACTAATGTAGAATTTGGTGAATATTTTTCTATAAATCTTTTTTCATATTCGATGTCATATGGGGACCAAAGCGAAAGACAATCCATATCTTTAATGCAATAAATTAATTCATTTATAAAACTGATTTTTGCTTCTGTTGTTTGTGGAAAAATACCATTTTGATAATATGTCTTATATTCAACTTCTTCTGTCCAGACCGGCTCCTGCCCCTTTTCATGATATTCAAAATAGTTTTTTACACATCTTAACTCATTGCATCCTATTTTGCCAGCAGCAAATGGTTCTTCATTATTGAATTTTGAAGAAAGGTGTGTGCTTGCATCTACGAAATCGTTTATATATTTTTGCATTTGTTTATTAAATACCTATTTAAATTGAATTTTATGAATTTTTCTTTTCTGTCAATGCCTGTTGCTTCTTGAAACCAATCTTGCGCTGTTAAATAATTGTTCTTATTAATATTCCAGTAAGGACTATGCATTTTATGAAATAAAAATGGAAAATCTATTAAGTACACATCTAGATTTTGTTTGGTGGATATGTATAAAAGATACCAATCCCATGCACATTGGCCCATTAAGAACTTATCATTATCAAAAACAATCTTTTTATTTAAGATAAAGAAATCTAAACCATGCCAGTTTAGAACTGGGTTTTTTCCTTCGTCGTAATCATATTTGTGTCCGACAACTATAGAGTTTTCATCCAACTTGCTTGTTATCTTATTCCAATTTTCTTGATTTTGCTGAATCTTTATATCGCTATTTATTATGCAAAAATATTCTGACTGGCTTTGTCCTATTCTTATTATATCTCTAATTCTTTGGAATTTTTTGCCATCAAAATTAGCGGCCTTATTATATATCTTTTCACAGTTAACCTCTATGTTTTCTGATGGGTCCTGTACCGCATATATTTTATTTGCAAAAAGTAGCCAGCTCTTATATTGTTGCCCAACATCTCTTGGGTTAAACGAGGTGTAAAAATCTAATTTCATCAAAAACACCTCATTTTTGAAAATTTATAATAAGCTGATAAACAATTATTTTTCATGAATTCTATTTTTTCATTATTATAAGATTTTAGTATTTCCAATGTATTGATAGCCTCTTCTCTCTTTATGAATATTGCAATATCTTCCCAATTAAATTCTTTTATAATCGGAGGCTGCCACTCATCTGAAAAAATAACTGGTATAGAACCTATAGACATACTCTCCCATAATCTTAGAGTATTTGGCCCAGTACCCTCTGGACACAAAGAGAATATTGTATCCGATAATATCTCATTGTATTTTTTTGTGTTTTTTTTATATTCCTCTAAATAAGATTCTTCTAGCTCTTCTTTTTTGATTTGTTTTCCATATACTATTTTGTGATAAAACCATCTTTCTTTTAATTCGTAAAGAGTTCCATCGACTCCTTCTAAATATTCTTTTAATTTCAATCTAATATCTGACCTGTATTGTTTTGAATTTGATCCTATAAAAGATGTTATATATTTTTTATCTTTATTATTTTTTATTATTAATCCTTCCCGCCGGTCTAGGTTCTCATAATTAACTGCTATCAATGGCCAGGAATGAAAATTAAATTTGTCTGATCGATTGTTCTTTTCGCAGTGTGATAGATGAACATCTGACACCCCTATTTCTTTCCAAAGATTCTCAATATATCTCCAGCTAATATGCTGACAAACCGTATGAATTTTTTTACCTTTGAATTTTTCTATTTTTTCAAATATGAGTTCTCTATATTTTTTTAAGTTTATTCCTTCTTTTGAATGAGTTAAATTATCGATAAGAGTTGCCCATGGAAAAGCTAGGTATATATTTTCTTCATCTTTGATATAGATGTGATTGTTAAATGCTTGTTTTTCCGTTAATGCTGGATATTGCCAATCTAAATTTGTTTCTATAAAAATATGCATTAATTATTTTTTTTATTAAAATATGTTTCGCCTTCTTTGTCGACACTTATTTTTACTTTATTTTCTAAAAAGTTTTTTAATAATAAGGCCCCCACTCTGGCGTTTGTTGCCCATGCAACAATTTTTATCATGCTGTCTTCATCGGTTATTCCTTGATCAATACAATTTGAGAGTATCGAATCGAGCTCATCCATAGATAAAGCAGTATATTTTTTTTCAATTTCATTCCAATGCAGATCATCAGCCGCAATTATATTGTTTAATGTTTCCCTGTATAAATTGCTCATAATATCTCCTTTTTCGTATTATACATAGGTTAATTTAAAAATCAATAAATTCTGCATTATACTTATCCGCTCCCAGATAAGGAGGGGTCATATTTAGCTGACCACCCGGTCATAGGTATGGTCTACTTGATCAAAAATTAATAAACTAGAATATATACTTTTATGGAAAACAACAAACAAATTATCGCTATGCTTGATGGAAAAGAAATCCGCATCTCCAAAGAAAGAAAATGCGGAGCCTCCTGTATGGCTAAAAATGATCCCCGCCTTATTGCAAATTTAAACCAAATTGAGGCATTAAGATCTAGGGGTCCGATAAGCTCAGATAGTGTTGTTACCATACCAATAGTTTTTAATGTAATATCTAATCCTAATTTACCTTGGACAAATATCACCGATGCAAAACTAAATGAACAGGTAAATCAGTTAAATTTAGATTATTCCGGAAACAACCCAGACGTTGTTAATTTACCTTGTGTTTTTGCTCCTTATTTACCAAGTGGAACAGGAATAAGATTTGAAATAAATCAAATAAGAAGAAAGGTCTCAAATACACTTATATTTTCGAAAGGCAACTTTTTTGGCAATTGGGCTCTTCAAGAAAGTATGAAGTATGAACCGGCCGGACTTAATCCGATATTAATACTTCCTAATAATATAAAGCCTCTTAATATATGGGTTTGTCTTTTTAATAATGATGGACTAATAAGCAGCGATCCGGATTTACTAGGATATAGTTATTTCCCCGATTTTCAGGATGGTTCAGCGGATTTTTTAAGAAATGATGGCGTGGTTGTCCAGCCATACTGCGTTGGAAGCAATAATAGTCCAACCTTTTTACCAAATGGCACTTCCAGCACGTTTGGTAGGGGTCGCACATTAACCCATGAAATTGGGCACTGGTTGGGTCTACGTCATACTTGGTTCGACGATGAGGTTAGGGACGCCCAAGGCAACCATCTCAGTTGGCTTTGTAATTCGAGTCCTGATGATATTCCGCCAAAAAAAGGTCCATCATATGGGTGTCCTTCCTTCCCTAATCTTTCTGGCCACCCCGTGGAGGGCTCTTGTTTTCCAAGCTCTCCAAACGGTGATCTCACCGTTGGTCTTGGTATAAGTAAATTTCCGCTTGTTGAAGGTTCTGGTACTTTATTCATGAATTACATGGATTATGTAGATGATTCTTGTATGATTATGTTTACCAAATCCCAAAGAGACATAATGAGGGGTTTCCTTTCGACAAGGTTTAGGAAATCATCCATAATCAGTGTGACTTCTCCATTCCCGAGCTCTATATCTGTGCCTTGTACACCTACTATTACACTGACCAAAACAATAAGGCCTACCAAGACGCCCACGCCCACTTGCACATCCACTCTAACATTAACTCCTACTCGCACATCCACTCCAACATTAACTAACACACTAACATTAACTAAAACTATCAGGCTCACAAAAACTCCTACTCCAACTTTAACATCAACTCCAACATCAACACCTACTCCCACACCAACATTAACTAAAACTATCAGGCTCACAAAAACGCCTACTCCAACATCCACGCCTACTCCAACATCCACGCCTACTCCAACTCAAACATTAACAAGAACAATTAGAACTACAAGAACACTTACTCCGACTCCAACGTTGACACCAACCTCAACAAAAGGAAGTTTGCCTGGTACTCCAACTAATTTAATTGTGACATCAAACGGTGCCGGATCTGTTAGTATAGCTTGGGCTGTACCATTATCAGACGGCGGCAGAACAATAAATAGTTATATTATCAGATATACCCGTGACCAAGTTAATTATAGTTATAAAACAGTGGCATCTACAGGTATGATGAATGCAACAACAGTTTCAAGCTTAGTTGTGGGTTCAACATATACATTCAGGGTCGCAGCAATTAACTCTGAAGGACAAGGGGGATGGTCGACTGGTTTTCAATTTCTTGTTACCTCTTGATATATTGGATATTCACATCCCTCATTACTTGTGACGTATCTTTTGTTGTTTTATAACAAAAAATCAACAAAAAACGTATATATTTTATGGAAAACGAAAAAATCGTCCATATATCCGAGAACATCAGGAGATGTGGAGTAGACGAAATAATTAGGAGAGACCCCGCTCTCAGAAGAACCCTCAAAGCAGCTAATATTCACGCATTAGAAGTCACTCTCAGCTCAGATAGTGTTGTTACCATACCAATAGTTTTTAATGTAATATCTAATCCTAATTTACCTTGGACAAATGTTACTGATGCAAAACTAAATGAACAAGTAAATCAGTTAAATTTAGATTATTCCGGAAACAACCCAGACGTTGTTGATTTACCTTGTGTTTTTGCTCCTTATTTACCAAGTGGAACAGGAATAAGATTTGAAATAAATCAAATAAGAAGAGCAAATTCAACCAAACTTTTCTCGGCTGGCGGAACTGGCGCTGATTGGATCCTTAATGAAAGCATGAAATTTTCTAATCAAGGAGGAATAAATCCAATATTAACGCTTGCTAATGGTATAAAGCCTCTTAATATATGGGTTTGTTCTTATAATTCTGATGGTAATCCATCAACTGGATATGACCTTTTAGGATATTCTTATTATCCTCATTACTCCATTTACGGCTCAAATTATGCGAGAAATGATGGTGTCGTGGCTATATCCTACAGTGTGGGCAGCCGCAATAGCCCAACAACTGACCCAAAAGGAAGAACATTTTTTGGTTTAGGTCGAACATTGACCCATGAAATTGGGCACTGGTTGGGTCTTGCTCACACATGGAACGACAACGAGGTTACAGACGAGGCAGGTAAGCATATTCGATGGGTTTGTGACGCAAGTCCATTTGATTTGCCGCCTCAAAAAGGCTATTCATTTGAATGCCCTTCTTTCCCTAATTTCAATAACATAGAAGGTGGCTGTTTTCCGAGCAGCCCAGGTGGTGATCCCACCGATGGTCTTTACACGGGCCTCTTTCCACTTGTCGAGGGCTGTGGTAGTTTATACATGAATTATATGGATTATGTTGATGACTCTTGTATGATTATGTTTACCAAATCCCAAAGGGATATAATGAGGGGTGTCCTCTCATCAGTGTATAGAAATAACTCAATAATCAGGACGACCTCTCCATTCCCGAGTGCCATATCTGTTAATCCTTGCACACCAACACTCACTAGAACAAATACTTCCACTCCCACCAAAACTTTAACTCCTACACCCACCAAAACGCCAACACTAACCCAAACCAAAACGCCTACCCAGACTCCAACAAAAACCCAGACTTTAACTATAACTCCCACATTAACTGGAACTCCAACATTAACCCCTACATTAACAAAAACCCCAACCTTAACCAGAACGATGCGAGTTTGGCCTGTACCTGGGACGACACGTGTAACGCAAACTCCAACATTAACCACCAATTCTCAAACCCCCACCCTGACCAGAACCCCAACTTTAACCAATACTCCGACCCTAACTAGTTCTCAAACACCAACAAGGACTAGCACACCCACTCCCACTCCAACTAATACGCCCACCTCAACTTCTACTCCCACTCAAACATTAACCAAAACAATTAAGCTTACTAAAACCCCAACTTTAACACTTACGCCGACTCCAACATTAACACCAACCTCAACAAGAGGAGGCTTACCTGGTACTCCAACGAATTTAATTGTGAGATCAAACGGTGCTGGGTCCGTTAGTATAACCTGGTCGGCACCACTATCAGATGGAGGCAGAATGATAAATAGTTATATTGTCAGATACACCCGTGACCAGGTCAATTATAATTTTAAAACAGTGGCATCTGGAGGTCTGATGAATGCAACAAATGTTTCAAGCTTAGTGTTAGGTTCAACTTATACATTCAGAGTTGCAGCAATTAACTCTGAAGGACAAGGGGCATACTCGACTGGTGCTCAATTTGTTGTGCCCTCTTGATTTTGAATAAATTTTGTATATACTTTAATTTAAAGTGGAGTTAAATTATGCAAAAACATTTATCTGATCCATTGGATTGTTTAATAGAGTGGTGCGAGAACAATAGTGAGATAAAAGATAAATATCCACTTATTATTAATAATGCAAAAGACGAATTGAAAAAATTAAGAAAAAAAGCTGAGTTTTATTGCGAAAAAACAGATAAAGGTTGTTATCAAAAATCAAAAAAAATAGATGAAGAGTTTAAAAAATTCATTGAAAAATGGATCGAACAGAAACAGGCCGAACTAAAGAGAATCTCGTTCCCAGAATTCAAAATCATGGTGGATGAATATTTGGCCAAACACAATCTTAGACAAGGGCAGACAATAATGAATGTCCTTGGGGACACATACCCAGAAATATATCGTGAGATAACAGGCACAGATTTAGATTGTTTTTACAATGATGAAAAATCAAATAAGCTTTTGGAATATTTGGAAGAAAAATTAGGCGGTAAGTAGTTGATATTTAATATTGATTTGTTATAATCAATTTTTGGCCAACGTTACCTATTATAAGGGTTATAAAATGGATCACCAATATTTAGAAGAACAGATTAACAGTATTTTAACCATTTGTGATGATTTAGATTTGTTAGCCATTGGTATTATTGATGAGGACCTCACCACAGATGAAATAGCAAATATTACCATTGGCATAAGCTCTTTAATTAAACTCAAACATAAAAGATTATTCGATACTTATAAAAGAGTTTTTAAGCTGGATGAATATAACGAAAATTATTGATTAGTTTGCTGGACAACAAGTTACTGCGACATCGCAGTAGTCAAAATTCGGCACTTCTCTTGCCGCACAATTCCATCCGGGGAGACTATCCATGAAAATAGATGTGCCCCCACAAGGAACATAAAACATTTGATATCCTGTACACCCCCCACAGCCCATGACCCAGGCGCCGTTCCAATAATGAGAGCAATTCTCACAGGACTGCTCAGAACAGGAAATATTTGTATTAACCCAAACATATTCTCCCGGGTTATTATAGCCTGGTCTTGGTCCCGGTGTTTTTCCGTTTCCTGAAAAGTCGCATTCATTCCCAAGTTCGTGATATGCGTTACACCACAATGTTTTCCGACAAGACTCTTCTGACACACATCTTTTAACTCCTTCTCCAACATCGCAGCAAACAAGCTCGCCATCACAGTCGATCGTGTTTACACACGGCGCTGGCGTTGTGGTTGTTGTCAAGGAAATACACTCGCAATTTGACCCAGCTCTTATTTGTCCTTCTGGGCAAGGGTCGTAACAATTTTCATCCACAAGAGAAAAACATGGTACTTTTCCTTCTGGGCATTCACAATTGCATCCATCCATGGGATTAGGAAAAACCTTGCCACCAGTGCAATTTGGGCAACACTCGCAAGTCAATGGATTCAAGGTCTCCCCCTCCGGGCAAGTTTTTTGCACACTTATTTCATTTAGATAACTATAGAGAAGCGCAATAGAAGCTGCTAATTCTTGTAATCTAGTAGCTAAGGTTTTTTCATTCATTTCAAGTATGGATTGCTTAATAAATAAGTCAGCTTCAGCACTCTGTTTTATGGATTCTCGAGTGCTTAGTTCCATTTCTTTTGCAATCACGTCCTCAGCTTTTACGTCATACTGTCGCTGCAGATTTTTTGCTTTCTCCATTCGCTCTAGAATAATTTTGCGTATTCTATTGTCTTCATCTATTAGTTTATTTAATTCATGCCAAATAGGGTCGTTTTCTACATCGATCGTTACTCCGCTTTTGCTTAGCTCATTAATTATTTCTCGTAGTTTATTTATTTCATCATCTAGGCTATTTTTTCTGGCTATTGCGCTATTTATCTGAGCGACGAGATTGTTTATATCATCCATTAAAGCGGCCATTTGCGATCTTAATTGACTAATTCTGGTCGCCAGGGCTCTTATAGCAGCTATTGCATCATCAACTATAGCAATTAAACCTTTTATTATACTTTTAAGGTCAAATATGCTTTTCATTATAGCGCAAATGCCAGCTTTGGCCGCCGACACGCCAGAAGCAGCCCCAATTATTAGATCAATAGTTATCTGCGAAGGCTCCCAACAACCGCATGTTCCGCCAAGCAATCTTGGTGGCCCTATTCCATCCTCTGTTATCGCCCAGTTACCCCTGGTTTGATTTCCAGGGCAGGGCTCGGGTGGTGTAACAGTTAATCTAAAGTCGCACTGTCCTTGTCCTGGCCCCCATGCGTTAGGTGGCGGATAAGAGCCAATCATAAACGGGCTCAAAGAATTCACAACGCCTGATATTTTTCCCTCTATCGCTTCTGCAGTTACATCTTCATAAGAAACTTCTTCTAATTCTTCGTAATATTTAAGATGTATTATTGCGGGGTCATCTTCTGGATTTATATTTGAATCATTAAATGAAATTGTTATATTGCCACTAAATTCAGCATCGGTGTTTATATCGTAAATTGATATCTCACTAGATTCAGAACTTACTTTCTCAAATGTTACCTCACCTGCTTTGGTTATATTTTCAAAAGTTAATTCAACGTTATTATCGCTTGATGAGATTTGAATTTGCGTACCTAGTCCCAGACGCAAGTTATCTTTTGAGCTTGTTACTAGAATATCAAATTCTTTTCTTGTATGATATTTTGCCCCAGAGTAGTTGACCCCAACTTTATATGAAATTCCTGGCCTGTGGTAGAATATTTGATTGCTTTTAAGTTTATTTCCTTCTATCACAAATTTATCATTATCGTTTTGGCCAACAAATTCAGAATAGAGAGTGAACACCCCATTTTCGTTTTTATCTACTGTTAATGTTCCAACCTCAGTCCCGCTCTCCTGAAGCTCTTCTATTTCATTATTGGATAATGATAGATTACATTCTTTTTTTACTGGGTGCGATAATTTTTCAGATTGATCACAAGATATAGAAACAACTGGTACCCATGCATTCTTTACATTGGACCATTCTACTGTTCGTATAATTCCATCTTTGCCTTTGCACCTAAATGACATTTTTATCCTTTTTGCTTAATAAAAAATCACTAAATGTTTTTTGTGTATACTCTGGTTTTGGTTTGACTATCTTTGGCAAAGTGTTGAATTCTTTGTCTCTCTTAGCCAAATCCCCCTTGACAGTTAGATCAAATATTTGGCTCAATCTCTTCATATAAGCATCCCAATTTTTATCAAGTTGTTTTATTTGGGCTATTATCTTAGATTTATTGTTATAGTCTAGGTGCTGGAAACTCTTGGAAAATTTAACGTAAACATATCCTGTTAGTTTCCGGTTAGTTCCACTGTGCCAACCTTGTGTGGTGTTTTTAGGCATGTACAAAATTATGCTTTTAGGATCAATAAATGGGATTGCTTTTACCGAAGGGTTGTTAAAGATTTCATCTTTTAGCACGCCTAGATATATGTCGTATTCACGATCAATTTTAACTGGAGAGCTATTTGGTCCGTCTATTGGATAATCTTTTAGATAACCTATTTTTTCCGGGCTACTATACATTGTGATGTCGCCTTCTTCATCATCGATTTCTACTTCAAAGTTTTTAAAGTCGAAATCAGTTTTTGGGCTTTTCATGTAACCCTCTTTTATCAATTTTGCATAAACTTTTTGAACATGAGTTTCATAGTTTTTGTCTAGAACATCTATGTAATCTAAAAATTGTTCTAATGCTGTGAGTTGATCATTTGCACGATCTTCATCATCTATGGATAGATTTACTACGTGATATTCTTTTTTGCCTTGTTGATGATCATCCCAATTAATATCACTTATTGAGTATATATCAATTGATCTTTTTATCATACTCTCTAGATCTCTACCATCCCTCCAATTTTCTCTTGCTTTTTCAAATTTATCAGTAGTTTCCCTGGTTGGTATTGTAAAACTCACACTTGCACTATAATGTAAATACGCTCCGCCTTCTCCATCAAAATCATCAGTAACATCATGATAAACATGAAAATGTTTCCAGTTAGCACTATGTTCTCTTATTTGTTGTTCTGCTAACTCCTCAATATCATCTGCACTAGTTGGATCTTTACGTTCTTCTTTTTCATCCTTGCTAGTTTTTCTTGCGCCCGCAAATTTTTTATCAAAAAATTCTCCCCAAATTTTGTCTGCGGGAGTGTCTTGATAAGTTCCGCCTTTTAGATCAAACTTATCGTAATCTTCTTCTGGGTTTATGTCTTTTATAACATCTGATTGAGCGGATTTGGCCCAGTTTTTAACAGCATCGTAAAATCCTATATGATCTATGCCATACGTGCTAATCTCGGGGGCCAGCAGATCTATTTCACCTTTGTTAAATCTTCTAAGTCTCAATCTTTCAAGTGGAACTATTCCGTCTATTTTTCTGTCTTTGTCTTTGAATAATTCAGATTTTTGTATATCCACACCAGCTAAATCTGAGTTCTTAACAACATAAGCTATAGCACCACCAGTTCTTGCTTCTTGTTTAGCGCATTTAAAATGAGATCTCTTTGGGTCATGGCAGCTTGTAATATTGTCATGGTCGCTCATTCTCACTAGATCAATTGGGCTTCTGCTTATTATGATGCTTGCGCCTGTTTGCGAATTTTTAAGATGAGAACTATTTTTTTGCCACCAATCCAATAATTCTTCGGCTTTATTTGATGGTGGTGTTTTAAAGTTTATTGCGCTCTGCAATGCTTTTCCTACTTTTTCTGGTCTATTTTTGTCGCCTTCTTTTGTTTTTATTTTTTTATAGACTATTTTTTTTTCAACCAAATCTCCGTAATCAACTGTGTAACCCAGATTTTCAAGCAGTTTTATTAATTCCTGCAGTTCTTTGTTTGAATCCAATGGTATCAATACTCTTAGTTTATCTTTGAATATATTATTAAATAATAAGTCTCTCTCTGGTTCTATGCCGGCAAGACTTTTGATCTCATTGATATTTTGTTCTAGCCAATTCTTAAAATTCATATAAATATGTATTGAAAAAACTGATTTTTTTTGGTATAATTTTATCTCAAGCCAGGTTAAAAAAGGTTTAATTATGGGTATGTTTGACTATTTAATTTGTCAAGGGCAATTACCTATTTCTGACGAATTAAAGGATTTTAAAGTGGATTGGGATAGAGAGGTATTTCAGACAAAAAGTTTGGACAAACTCCTTTTTACCTATCTTATCTCTAAAGATGGTTATTTATATCGTGATGCTAATCCTAAAAAAGTGGCAGAGAATTCCGCCATCCCTTTTAGCACGGGACTCGCCTTTAACTTTCACGAAGATAATTGGGGATTGGATTGCCCGGAAAAAGAAAGAGCCAACGGCTTAGAAGACGCTTTAGCTTTAATAGATTATAAGATTGAATATCACGGCTATATTATATTTTATACTATAATTCACGATTTAAAGCATGGGTATTTAAATAAAGATTGTAGGGTAGAATTTATGGCTAAGTTCACTGATGGAAAGCTTCAAAATATAGAAGTTAAAAAATTAGATTGGTATAGAGCCGAATCAGAATGTAAAAAAATTCATCTTGTTAAAAAAAGAGGGTTTCTCGGGAACCTTATTATTGAAACTGGTTTATTTTTGTCTAGAATTAGTCACAAAATCATTAAACTTGGTTATTGGATATGATTGAAAGAAAAAGAGTTATGCCCAGCTTCTGGGTGTTTTTGTCAATTATAGGACTATTAATTAGTTCTATTTCTATATATGAAAATATTTTACTCTATAATAGATTTATAATTTTAAAAGAAGAGTATATTAAATTACAAAAAAAATATAATGAACCAAATTTATCGATTTTTGACAAAACCTAAAATAGTTGTTATACTTTTTTTACTGGCATATATAACGGCTGTTTTTCCAATGATTTTTGGTTTTATTTTGCCGATGAAAATTTTTGTTACTATTTCGCAATTTTTGATTACACCTCTCCTTTTTTACTGTCTTTTTCTAATGCTTTTGAAGTTAACATGAGTGGCATTAAAGTTTTAATAGATACCAAAAACTACGACAATCAGCCAATAAATGGCTTTGGCTATATTCTTAGAAGATTAAATGCCCAAGCATATGAGATATGGCTAGAAGGAATGGAAACGGTGCTGGTTTTACATCCCGACGAATTCAAGGAGATTGAAGAAAATGGAAATATTTAATAAGTACCCAGATATTAGTATCAATGCTGATATGATAGATGATAACTACAGAGTCACATACACAGAAGTTGTCGAAGATTTCGGTAGGTATTTTTTTGTAAAGAAACAGGTAAAATTATCCAAACATCAAATTGAAAGAATGGTTGAAAGAATATTAGAGGAATGTGAAAATAAGAAACAATAATTACTCCTGTGAATTAAAAGAAAGGCAAATATATGAACGGAAAAGGTGATTCCCCAAGACCTAAAACCGTGACTCAAGAGGTTTGGGATAAAAATTGGATTAAAATATTCAAAAAAAAGCCTAAATAACTTATTGTGAAAGAAAATAATATATTTTCAGTGGGTTTGGTGGGTGGACCTCTTTGCGGCCAGGCTGTGACAAGCAAAGATGGAAGGATGCCAAATATTCTCCCTATCCCATATAAAAGAAAAAAATATACCTATAAATTAAAAATAAACAATAAATCAAAAGATTACACAGAGATATACTATCAATATTATGTAGAAAAAGGAATGGACAATGGGTGAATTATCTGAATTATCAAAAAACTACGGTACCGATAAGAACACATTGCATTGTTATATTGATGAAGTCTATGAAAAGGTGTTCCCAAGTAGAAAGAACTCGGCCAAAAAGGTTCTTGAAATTGGTGTCTATAATGGAGAAAGTATAAGGTTGTGGAGAGATTATTTTATCAATGCAGAAATTTATGGTCTAGATATCTCGGAGTGCAGTGCGATTAAAAACTCAGACAGAATAACCCATGTTGTAAATGATGCTTATGATAAGAGTGTTATAGACTCTCTTCCAAATGATTTTGATATTGTTATTGACGACGGCCCCCACTCACTAGAGAGTATGAAGATATTTTTAAAAGAATATTCGAGCAAAATTAATCCGAATGGTGTGCTAATTTTAGAGGACATTCAACACTATAGTTGGCTGGATGAATTGAGAGAAGAAGCACCAGAACATCTTAAAAATAAAATTCAATTTTATGATCTAAGAAAAATAAAAGATAGATACGATGATCTTGTTATGGTGATTGATCTAAGATGAAAATCCTATTCTTTTTTCTTCTTTTTCCTTTGTATAATTTTCTTCGCTATTGTTGTATATCTCGGCCAGAGTCATTGGAACACTTGTTGTCTTTTTAACTCCAAGCTTCTTCAATAGCTTATTGCTATTTTCAATTGATAGTGGCTCAAAATGATGTTCTAGAATAAGCCTGCCCTTTCTCAGCAGTGCGCTATCAATTTTTTCTCTGTCTGTATTGAAGGTGGCAATTACCAATATATTTAAACAGTCGCCTAATATCCCGTCAGTTACGTTTAGAATATTACTGATTGCTTCATTGTCTTGTGTTTCTCTGCTTCGCAGCGCTTTCTCCGCATCCTCTAGTAAAAGGATACAGTTCCTTTGCCCCATGATGAAACTGAGGAAATCCGGACTTGTCAGTTGTTCAGCAGCAGTGCTGCTTATGTATATAATTTTTCTTGTAGTTTCACGGCTAAGATATTTTATAAAAGTGCTCTTTCCTGTGCCTGGGGCACCACTGAATAAAATAAGTCCATTTTTATTGTTGCCGAGATACTCTGAAACTTTTTTATATTTGTCTGCAGCTTCTTTTCCATAATTTAATTCTATATCGATCTTTTCTTGCGGAAACTTTGTATCGAATTTTTGTGTTGATAACATTCCATCCATGGAGCAAAGAAGATGGATGTTGCTATTTTGCTTAACATCTAATGAATACTCTATATTTTTTTTGATTTCTTTAAGAGTCTTTTCCTCTAGATATAAAATTTTTACAATATATTCATTATTATCAACTTCATTTTCTTCATCCTCTTCTTCTATTCCAAAATCCAAATTATTTAGTATGCTTGCTTTTTTAGACAAAGATATCATTGCATCTTTATATTCAAAACATAACTCTGCAATTGTGTTTGTTTTTTTATTTTTTTCTAATTTCTCAAAATTGTGAGTATAGAATTTTTTGGCCCCTAATTTTTCAAGATTATTTATGGTTTGTCCCTTTATGGGAACCCTAATCTCTAACACAGAGGGCTGAGTATTTTTGTGAAAAACATAATAATAATACAGATTTATATTTGTCCCATATTCATTTGGAGGAATTTTTGTCGCATATGGGCGATAGGTATGTGTGGGTTTTTCCATAATATTTTCCATTTCTATTTCATCTCGCATTTTTGCCATATCATCATTCTACATAAAAAATAAAATTTCTTCAAGTAGTCAATTCAACTTTCTCACTTGGCTTGACAGCACAAATACCACGCCTAGAATATCTTGTTCTGAGTGCCCGATTCTCAGGGGATCTTGTTTCTTTTTGGTACGGTTGGACCAAGGAGAGTCGGCTGGATATTAAAATAATAAAATTATAAGGCATCGAAATGCAACTTGAAAAGAAGTTTTTCAATTCTAATAACATTATAACTGAAGAAGATAAGGATTATTTCAAAGGTCTGGTGGATCCAGACAATCATGTTTCGCCTTTTTATGGTTTTGTGGGAAATCGAAAAGCCATATCCAAGCTTTCTATTATTGCTTTTGATGCTCTTCAAAAAGAGAATCACCTCTGCAGGGATATATCCCTCTGCATCACAGGCCCGGCAAGTAGCGGAAAAACCTCTTTGGTGAGAAAGTTCGCCAAAGTGTTGCAGTTGCCCCTGGTTGAGATTAGCCCTAGAAGCATCACGAGTCTCGACGATTTAGTGGAACAGATTTCTATTTCTTTGTATAAAGAAAATATTCCCCTGGTCGAACAGGTCAAGGATAGCAATTCTTATATGCTTCCTCCGTGTATTATTTTTATTGATGAAGTTCATGCTCTAAGAAACAATATTGTTCAGGGTCTTCTAAAGGCCACTGAAACCAAGGATGCTATTCTAACAACCGAGTCTGGAAGCCATATTGACTGTTACAAGGCTTGTTGGATTATAGCCACAACAGACATAGGTAAAGTTTTTGATGCCTTTAGGTCGAGATTCAGTGGCCTAGAACTTAAATATTTGACTAAGAAAGAAATTGGTCAGATAGTTCATCATAATTTTCCTGAATTACCTCAGAATGTTTGCGATTTGGTTGCGCACTATAATTCTAAGATACCAAGAAAAGCCATAGAATTTGCGAAATATATGAAACTTCACAGGTCTATGAATGGTTTTTCTTGGGAAGAAACAGCCAGAACCATTGCCGCAAACGAGGGAATTGATGAACACGGGATGCACGAAACCCATCTGGCCATTTTGAAATATCTCTATAAATATAAGACTGTGGCCATGAAGAGGCTCCAGTACCTTCTCAATAAAAAGACGGAAGAAATAGACAAATATATTCTTCCTTGGCTGCTGGCGGATTCCGAAGACCAGCCCAGCCTTGTTTATGTCACCCCTAGAGGTCTAAGATTAACCAAGCAGGGCCGCAAAGAATTAATTAAAAGAAATCTTGTAGAGAAGAAAATTAAGGAAGTTGCCTGAATATATAAATTGATGCAATTCCGAGAATACCTAGAAATGGCAAGTTTCATCTTGCCTCATAAACTCAGAATAGGGGACAGTGTTGTTTCCGCTGTGGATATGCAGTTTGAAAAACATCCCGCCACTATTAACAGTGATGGCAGGGTTATGAACCAAGGTTCCAAATTTATAGCAAAAGTTCCACAATCCCCAGATTACCTATCCTATGACGGTCAAGGAAGCAGTGAATTTGTTAAAAAAGATAATCTAATAGATTATATTAAAAAAGGTTTTCATAAAATACCAGATAATTGGTGGAAAAAAGCAAATTTTATAACAAATGAAAGTGTTGGAAGTTTTAGTGTTGTTACCTGCAAAGATTTAAATAATCCGAATTTTCAGATTTGGGGCGCACTCTCAGATTTGAAATGTAAAAATCAAAAAAAGCTTAAATTAAAGAACCTTATTGACAAAAAATAAACCCTTTTATATAATAATCCTCTTCAAAGGAGGAATATTATGGGTCCAATGCTTGAAGGCGTATCTGTTTGCAGAAAACAAAAACAATCACCAAATGTGGCACTTGCGTTAGTTGCTGCGATGATGTGCGGTAAAGACTTGGCTACAGACAAAGAATTGATGGATTATTGTGAGAATTGGATTGAAGAACACGGCAAGATAACTTATAAAAAAGTATTTGACTTTGTTGAAAAATTGGGCTATGAAAGAGAGATTGCTGAAATTTCACTGTGTTTTGACTGGTCCCCTGATTTTGATCCGAACTGTTGATCCATTATCTTCGTATTTGAAATAGTTGAAAATCATCCCATCTAGGAGACTCGCCTGTGTGATATATTAAGATTTTTATAAAAATATTGACTAAGAATGGAAGTTTTAGCCAATTTTAAATTTTAAAGGAATATAGTTTTTAACAAAGAGTTACTACCATGAAAATGAGAGATTATATTAATAACGGTTTTGAAAACAGGGAAAAGAAGATTGTTGAGAAGAGGGATTTCGTAAAGATTCCGGCTTTTCAATTAAACAAGTTCCAAAGTGAATTCAATCTTAGTTTCAATCAGGAAATGGCTAAAATGTTGGCTGACGCTCTATTAAATAATGAGGATACCATTCAAAATAGAGGTCGAAATATTCCGCCTCCCCTATTCGCTCTTCTGACCAAATTAGAAGATATGCAGAAGAATAGGTTTTTTGATGATCGTGATGAAGGATATGATCGTGACGATCGTCAAGAAGATGAATATTCTCCTCGATAACTTCTAATTAAAAAAACATATTTTTTAAAACGCTGGAGCGATCCAGCGTTTTTTTTGCTTGCATACAACAAACTAAATGATATAATAGATTCACACACGAAAGGTAAAATTATGTCATACAATAAAGAATACAGAAGAGAAAAGGCAATTGAACGTCAAGAATTAAGAAATAAGAGAAGCCACTCTGAGCAACTTGCTGTTTTAGACAAGATTTTTGGAGTAGGTTTGGGGGCAAAAAAAGAGCGTGAACGCTTAGCCGGACTTATTAGCAATAAAAGTAAACCCAAAAAAGAAATTGAGTCTGACGCTTCCGAAGAAAAGCCAAAGAAGAAGAGAAAGAAGAAAAATCAAGATAGTTGATGTAATTCATCACTCAAATTATCGTTGAAATAGTCTTCGTTAAAACCTTCATATCCATGATATGGATGTGTGTAGTCTATTTTAACAAATTCTCTTAGTTCGTAATTATCTTTGGCATGCTCTTTGTATATGTCTTTGAGATTTGATATAGCAATCTTTACCATTATATTTTCTGCATTTTCTACATCTGCATAGAATCCATTTTCATCTTTTTGGGAAAGAGAGGACGTAACTCTTTGCCAAGCGTCTGATTGAGCCCCATCTTCATATCCAAGTCTACCCGCTGATTCTACTGCGCTGAGCAATTCTTTGTTGCGATTTATTGCACCCATAATATCATCTTCATCATATTCTTGCCCTTCTGAGGTTAGTATTTTTTTGATGATTTTGATGTTTTTGTCTGAAATATGATCAAAAACATCTTTGATTGATATGTGGTCTATTTGTGGATCAAAATTATCCATAAAAGATAAATCTTCTACATCTCCCGAGTAGTATCTCTTTGCTCTCTCAGAAAAATCTTTAAAGCTATCAAATTTATCGACTACCAATTCATCTCCAACCACTGAGTCGAAAATATCATTAAACATTTCTTGTATTTTTATTAGTATTTCTCTTGGATTCTTTAATTTAAATATTTCTTTGTTAAAATATTGCTCAATATATAGATCGTAATTTAGACTTGGTTTTAATTTGTAAAGAGTTTGTTTTACACTTTCATCTAAATCATCCATAGAAAAATTGTTCTCTGGCTTGTATCCTCCACCCTTGACTGTCTTCACAATATTATTTTTTAGTAATTCTATTATCGCTGGGTGGAATCTTATTGAGGGCTTGCTATTGTTTCTGCCTTTCATTTCTCCCAAAGCACCGTCGTTAATTATGAATGTTAAATATGCAACATTACTTGTGTCTCTTAACGATAGAATGTTATCGCCTTCTTTTCCTGCTGCATTTCCACAATGACCTGCACTTGCGCCTTCTTTTTCACATGATCTTTTATCTAATAGAACCCATCTCCATCCATTCCAAGAAGATCCTAAGTGACTTAGATCCATAAATGTATCAGCCTCTGCCGCAGGTTTAGCTTTTGAAGTCTCAATTCTTTCGTGCCATTCTTCGCTTTCTTTTATTAGCATCTCAATAGTGAATTGGCTGTTGTTGAGTTTTGATTTTAAAATATTGTTGTCACTATTAGCCACTAAATAATCAATTGTTTCATCTATTTGGTTGCCAAGTTGAGCTAACACACCTGGTTGTGCATATCTCATGAATCCCCTATTGTATGGTTTATTGTATGGGTTGTTGACTGTTACACTTGTGAGTTTTTTGTAAAAATTATAAAAAAAGAAATTGATATATGTGGTAATGTATTTGGAACCTGGATTCACCCCTGATAAGATTCTATTATTTATATAATTGACCACTTTTAGATAATCTGGGTCCGACTTTATTTCTTTGTCATTTTTTAGCAATTGCGCTATAGTTTGGCTCTCTATTAATAATAACCATTCTGAAAATTTGATTTCTTCCATATATAATATATGCTTAGTTTTAAAGATTTTATCAACCAATCTCCTGCTCCTATGGAATTAGTCCAGAATATTAAAGTTAGTGAAAACTTAAAATATCACTTAGATAACAAGATATCTCTCTCGGAGAATATTTTCAGGTTATACAGTGAGTCATATTTTGATCTTATTAAAGAGGTCAGAGAATTGTATAATAAAAATATGATATCTATCAATGATGATGACCTCGAATTGGTATCCAGCGATGCAGGTGAAACAGCCGACTATAATGGGAAAACTATTTATTTGGATTGCCCCGTTATTGACAACGAAATAAATGAAGCTGAGTATAAGGGAAAAAAAGTTCAATTGGGAAAACCCCATAGAACTCCTGGTGAAAACAAAAAATTTGCTGTTTATGTCAAATCGCCATCAGGAAATATAAAGAAAGTTCGTTTTGGAGATCCTAATTTAAAGATTAAAAATAATAACCCATCCCGAGCCAAGAGGTTTCGTGCAAGACACAAGTGCTCAGAAAAGAAAGATCGGACTACTCCTGGTTATTGGTCGTGCAATATAGCGAGATTTGCTAAATCTGTTGGTCTGGTTAGCTCGAGGACATGGTGATATGAAATTTCCTTTTGAAGAAGAAAAGATTAGTCCCAACACATTTGTTAGAACTTTTAAAGAAAATGTGCTAGATGATGATCTACAATGGCATTATGATAAAGAAGATAGAATTATCGAGTGCAATGAGGATACAGATTGGATGTTTCAATTTGATGATGAATTGCCAATTCAAATAAAAGGACAGATATTCATTCCGAAAGACAAATGGCACAGACTCATAAAAGGAACAAAAGATCTGTCGGTTGTCGTAAAAAAAAGCCTTCCTGAAAAAATTTTTTAGGGGGGCTTGACAAGCTTGAAAAATCTGCTATTTTCTCGCAGCCCCCATAAATGGGGATGTTTCTTTCTGGTACGGTTGAATCACACTGCCTAGTCGGGGGACTGATTTTGGAAAGGATTTCCACCCCTGACATCTTTTTCATTTGCAAAGAATTTTCATTTGCACAGCCCCTCGGCTAGGCAGAAATAAATCCCATAAGTTTCCCTCTGGTACGGTTGGTCAAGAATGGGGCAGAAATAAATCCCATAAGTTTCCCTCTGGTACGGTTGGTGACGACGGGTTCAAGGAATGGCCGACACTACAAATAAAAGGACAAAATAATGTACTATATTTTTACCGACAAAGAAAACAATCATCTTTTGAAGATCGAAAAGACTCGTGGAAGAACCAAGAGTGGATTCACTCAGAAGTCGGATGGCAATTGGTATAAGATTGTTACGCCTGAAGAACTCAGAGTTATTGTAAATTCCAAAATTACAAATTTTGAGGAGATAGAAGGTGAATACGAAATCGGTGAACCCAAAGATGGTTCTTTTCAATCAAGGTTCTTGAGTGAAAGCAGGATCGAAGGTGGGGTATTTTATCCCAAACCCGATCCTTCTTATATCTCTGGGACAAATGTATCCAATCTATTTAAGAATTTGGATAAGCTCAGTGAGATATCCCCTCAGAATATTCGCTTAGTTGGTCCTCATGGTTGTGGTAAGACCGAATTGGCTATCCAATATGCGGCACAATATAATATGCCAATTCTTATTATGGATTGTGCTAATCTTCGTGAGCCAAGAGATTGGTTTGGTCATAAGACCGCTAAGGATGGCTCTGTATATTGGAAAGAAAGCCAGTTTGATAAGTGCATCACAAGTGGTGGCCATGTAATTCTTTTGGATGAAATCAATAGAACTTCTCCAAATGTTTTGAATACTTTGCTTCCATTATTGGACGATAGGAGATTCACCTATCTGGAAGAAAAGGGAGATATCATTAAGGTTGGCAAAAAGACAGTATTTTTTGCGACCATGAATGAAGGTGCAGGATATACAGGGGCGTCCAGTGTAGATTTTGCTCTTGAAGATAGATTCCCAAGACTAATTGAGCTTAATTATCTCTTGAACAGCCAGGAAATCCAACTGCTCATTAGTAGGACTGGCATTGCAAAGTCTGATGCTAATAAGTTGGTGGATATAGCAACTACTATTAGGAAGAAAAATATGGGCCTTGATGCTTCGTTCTCCAAGAGCGTTAGCACAAGGCAGCTAATATCCATCGCACAGGATTTTGTTGTTGGTGGAGTTCCAACACTCGAATATACTTTGACCAATCATTTTAGCAGCGAAGGCGGCAGAGAGAGTGAACGAGCCGCAATCCTTCAAATGATTCAAGGAAAGTGGGGCAATTGACATGGCATTTAATTCTTCAGAATATAATGTGAATTATTCTCCCACTAGTATTTGGACAAAGAAATTAGGAATCTTTGATTATCAAGAAAAGACAGATAACAAGAACAAATGTTTGTCTCTGCTCAGGCAATTAAACAGATCCGCCAATATTATTTTGAATGATGGAGAAAATGAGAAGAATGTAAAAGTATCGTTTAGTAGTGGTGAAGAATCCAACAGTGTCTGTAAAAATGATATCTTCATTAGTCCTGATGATTTTCTTAATTCTAAGGATGAGTTCATAGTAGATGCTCTTACCGGTAAAGTTTTATTGGCAACTCAACTTAAGAGATCTGTAGATAAAAATACTTGGAAAAAAGTTAAACTTGAGTCTAGGCTCGGCGGCAAGCGAAAGGGTTCCGATTTCGATTCTTGCAAGAATATTTGGCAGGCAATAGAGCAGTTCGTTGCAAGAGAAGAAGTAATTAAAAATTGGGAAGGCTTTGTTCCCTACTTTGTAAAACATTCAGAAAATTACATCTCAGAGAAGGACAAGATTCAAAGTCTATTGAATAAAACTTTCGACATAGATGGTTTTTCTTCTATGTTTGCTTGGAATATTCTTTTTTCTGAGAATTCACTAAAGATCCCCTTTCAGTATTCTGAATTATACGAAAAGTGCAAAAAACTTCTCGATATAGATAATTTGCCAGCCGATAAAAGGTGGGAATTTAGTAAAAAAGTTGTTGATATTGCTAAAGAATATTTCAAAGAAAATTCAAGTCACTCAGGTAATCAAGAATCCACAAAAGATTCAGATGAATCTAAGGAAGACTCAAACAACTCGGGTAATTCCGGTAATTCCGATCAAGAATCCACAGAAGATTCAGATGAATCTAAGGAAGACTCAAACAACTCGGGTAATTCCGGTAATTCCGATCAAGAATCCACAGAAGATTTAGACGAATCTAATGAGTCAGAATCGGAATTTGACAACTACAAAATAACAGATAATGAACTTTTCGGAGATAAAGTTAAAAATAAAAGTTTTTCTGAGGCAAAAACTATTGATGTAGAAGCTCCTCAAGAAGAAGATTATGTTTGTCGTATTTACGAGAATTGTGCCGAGCCGTTAGAGCCAAAATTTATTTTTAAAAATGAAAACAAGAAAAATCTATTGTTGAGAGAGAAGTATCTGAAAAAATTTAAGAAAGAAATTCAATCAATAAGCAAGTGTTTGCTTTTTAGAAATACAGATTCTTCTGTTGAAGATTATGGGCATGAGAATGGAGCCATAGATGAAAACAGTCTTCATAAGCTCGCCTATAACGACTATAGAATATATTCTGAAAAGACAATAAAATCTAAGAAAAATATTGCAATCTGTCTTTTAGTTGATGAAAGCGGCTCTATGATGGATAGACATAGAATAAATTTGGCAAAAGAGGTTGCTTTTGTTTTATCTGAGGCCATGAAATCTGTCAGCGGTTTGAAAGTCTGTATATATGGACATACCGCACAAACCGAAAACAACGAAGACATTGATATTACTTGCTACAAGACTTTTGATCAACAAGATACCTCAAGTATTTTTGAAATGAACGCCAAGCAGCAGAATCTTGATGGTCATGCCATTAAATATGTTGCGAAAAAATTTGCTGAGGATTCTTTTTCTTTTGATAAAAGAATTATGTTTATTATTTCCGATGGAGAGCCAGAAGGATATGGCTATGGCGGAAGTCCTGCCATTAAGCACACCGGTAGTGTTTGTGAATTTTGTCGTAAAAAAATGTCTATTGACATAATCGGTATTGGTATCGACAATGCTTTTTCTACGACCACAGCCGAAAAACTATATGGAAAAAACAAAAGTATTGTTTTAGATGATGTCAAGAAGTCCCTGTCTGTTATGTCAAGATACATAAGACAGATAAGCCTTAGGATGTAAAAAAAAAACTTGACAACCTAAAAAATAAAAGTATATTGTTCGACTTCGGTTTGTTTGTTTTCTTTTTTTCAATTAGGAGGTAATTATGTCAAAGGACGGCAGAGGGCGAAAAGAACATGAACTAAAGAAGATGTGTCGTGAACGTGCGGAGGTTCGCAATGCTCTCTTTGAATTGGCGTCTTCTATGAGACGAATGACTGATCTTGTTAGTCATCTCGTTTCTAATGGTATCAACGTTGAAGCCGAGATTATCAAGGTCAAGAGCATTAGTGTCCCCACCCTCACCAGCATTCTTGGCGAGCATGGGCACACTAGGCAGAAGGGTCGTCCCAAGGGGACTGGTAGCACTTCGTGGATCAACAACCCACAGGCTATTAAGATCGTCGCAGATGTTCTCAGGAATCATGGACTTCACAAGGGTCGTGAGAAACTCCTTGAAGAAGGAATCGATTGTAAGAACGAGAATGGTGAAAATGAACACTATTCATTTGTTGGCGATAATGGTAAGAAACTCTTGAGCATTACAACTCTAAGAGAAATTGCCAAAGATAATGGGATCACCTTCGCAGTTGGTCCTAAATCGTCATCTTCTTCATCCTCTGTTGTTGAGGATCGTTATGACGAAGATGATGATGATGACGAAGATGATGAAGACGAAGATGATGAAGACGAAGATGATGAAGACGATGATGATGATATCGAAGATGCCGAAGATGCAGAAGAAGATACCGAAGAAGATGATGAAGATATCGAAGAAGTCGAAGACGATGATGAAGACTTCGATGATGATATCGATGATTTTGAAGACGAGGATGAAGAGGACGAATAGAGTCCTTTTCTTTTAACCTCACCAAATTTCCTTCCGGTACGGTTCCATCTTGTTGGTTTCTCCCTCCTTCCTGTGTAAAAATGGGAAGGGGGGAGAAACTTTTTTGAAAGGCATTTATGAAAAAGAAAAAGATCATCTTTTCTGATATTGACAAGTTAACTAAAAAAATAAAGAGAATCACTCTTGATGTCAATGGAAATTTTACTGTAGATCTAAATCAGCAACTATCAACTCTATTCAACAGAACTATAAATATAGATGAAGTATTATCTGTTGAATTCAAGAAAATGATAACAGAGGAAGAGATTCGATCGATAATTTTGGATAATCTCAAAAGAACAAAGAGTGGCAAGTATTCCCTTCCAGAAAAAGATCTGAATAAATTTATGGATTTATTTCGTGTAAGACTGGCAAGCAATATTGTTGTCTATCTAGTCAAAAATAATTATGTGGAACAGGCTTATGATGAGGAGGAGAACAACTTTTGTTTCTTTTAGATGAAAATAACTAAGATAGACCTTCATGTTAAAATCGATTCTCTATCTAGACTAGATCATTTAAGAGAAAATATAATTGGTGTCAAGAGACCCAATTGGTATACCGAGAGTTATGATAATAGTATTGTTATAGCCGGATATCTTGTTGACGAATCAACAGAATCAGATCTGCAAAATTTTATCGACAATATAATTAGAAAGGATTTTGATGAGGAAATAAAATTCCTGATCTTTGCAGAAAATCGTTATTCTTTTGAATTAAAGAAAAATAACAAAAATTATGTCATCAGATGCCTGAGAACTGAAAATAAAATCTGGCGAATTTGGAAAGAATTTCACAATATTGAAATTCAAGATTGCGAAAAAACAATAATGAATAGTTTTAAACTAATGGAGAAAGAATTTATTTTGGGTTCTTTTACAACATGAATAAACAAGAATATATCCATCTTGCAAGTAAATTTTCAATCGATCAAATGATTGGAGAATCTTATTTGATGGACATGAACGAAATAGATCAATTTATTGATTCAACGGATAATACAATTAAAATTTTAAAGAGTGTTCTTGAGGAAGAAGGTGTAAGTAAGAGTACGTTGAAATCTGCGCTTGAGCATTCTCTTTTATTTATAATGTCTTCATCTTCAAGAATGCTCAACATTAATCGTGCTGGTTCTATGTATAAAAGCAAACTTTAGAAAGGACTCACTTGCCAATGAAAGTCGAATTCCCACTAGGAACTTTTAATTTTCGTCCTGAGTTGATTGGAGATATGAATCCGGGTAAAAATTATTACCCTACTATAGACGAGATCCAAAAAGCTTGTATTGAAATAAGAAGTAAGTGGCACACTGAAGAAGTGAAAAGGCGTAGTTGCGACAAAAGTAGAAGCGACTGGGTGATTCCGACCTATAACACGTCAGATATCGAAGGTTCCAATTGATATCATTGATTGTGGCATATTTTATGTGTTTTTTTGTATTCATTCTAATGTGCAAGATTCTTCACCTTATATGATAAATCTAAAAGATGTTCTTTCTATACCAAGTGTCTCAAAGAGAGAAGATAGGGTCATAGAATTCATATTAGATTTTTGCCGTAAGAACGATTTGTATCATTATCTTGATGAAAAAAGAAATATTTATGTGCAAAAAGGATCATTAAATGAAGATGAGTATTTTCCTTGCGTGATTAGTCATATGGATACTGTCCACAGTGATCAAGACTATCTTGTAGACAAAAATATTAATCTTAATATTTTTGAATTATATAATGAATTTTCCGACTATAAGCCGATATTGGTTGCTTATGATCCAATAACCAAATTAAAAACAGGCATAGGCGGAGATAATAAATGTGGTGTGTACGTTTGCCTAAGATTGCTAGAGGAATTAGATAATATAAAGATTGCCTTCTTTGTAGAAGAAGAAATTGGTATGCTTGGATCATCTTCTTTGGATCCCAAATTCTTTGAGAATGTAGGTTATGCCCTTCAACCTGATGCCCCAACGAATAACTGGTTCAGCAAGACTTGCAGTGGACATAAACTCTGGACAGAAGAGTTTTTTTCCACTGTTGAAAGCATATTAGACAAGTATAATATCAATAATATCTCAAGGGATCCTTTCACCGATGTTGTTCAATTGAGGAAAAATTTTGATTTCTGTTGTGCTGTTCTACCTGTGGGCTACTACAATCAGCATTGTGCAGATGAATACGTTGTAGAATCAGACACGAAACTTTGTGTAGAATTAGCCAAAGATATTATAAGCGACTTGGGAAATAGAAAGTTTTATATGGAGAGATCTTCTAACTGAAAGAGTTTCTTTTTGGTACGGTAGAAGTTCATGGAAATAGATGTAACAAAAATTTTAGCTGAACTTATGTCTAATGCTTGCCGAGATTCTTTGGAAGACAAGAAATACGGTTGCAGAGAATATCATATAGAATCCATCTTAGTAGATAATGAAACTAATCCTTGGCAATTTACCTTAAAATATTACAAGGATGAAAGTATGAGGCCCACTAAGATCAAGCGTAACTTAAATTATGTCCAAACTATTGAGATGCTTACTCGTGCTATAGCAGAATTAGCGTCTCAGACTTTGCAGAATTCATTGCCCCGACGCCGCAACCTTGAGAAAATTTGTTGTTGACAAATTTTTACTAGTCGTCTACATTTTGTAGTGTTCCGTTAGTTTAACCAAAGGAGATTCTTCAATGACTGATAGTGTTGAAAATACTGAGAAAGCCCCCAAGGTCAATAAGACCAGCATAATCCGTGATCTTATTGCCAAGAATCCTTCGGCAAAGCCCGCTGAAATTGTCAAGGAACTTGCAGAGAAGGGTATTGAAGTCACCAGTACCTTCGTTTCTGTAACTAAGAGCAGGATGAAGAACCCTATCCCCAAGAAATCAAAGGTGATGGCCGCTGGAAAGCGCCGTCGCAAGGTTTCTCCTAAGAAGGGTTTTTCTGCAAAGAAGAGCCGTGGACATAATCGTTACAGCAATCAGCCTGTAATTGAGCATATGCTCCTTGTCAAGGGTCTTATGGAAAAGATGTCTGTTGAGGATATTGTTTCTGCTGCAAACGCACTTAAGAAGTTGTCTTATTGACAATTTCTTGAAAAAAGGAGGGTAATAATGGGTGCCGCCCAAGCCCCATTATTACCCTCCTGATTAATTTGTTTTTATCTCAAATAATATTGGGAACATAATCATGGATGTAATGGTTGTTGACAATAAGGCTAATGTTGATATTGAGCCTGCAAGTAAATCTCAAACATACTACTTGTTCCTGCTCACTGGCTTGGATTCAAGAAATTGCAATCTAAGTAAAAAAGAATGTTTCGAATTGATTGCCTTATGGAAAGGCAATAAAAGAGAAGATCAAGAATTTGTTTATGATTTCTTGATTACAAAAAATGCGGTTGTTCGTCGTAAAAAGAGTTTTCCAAAAAATAACACAAAGAAGGGCGCTATTATGAATAAGTTTAGTCGTAAAGAAACTTACGAGAGAATTGACGGTCTTGTTAACGCAAAGAAGAGTTGGGATTATATTGTTAAGATCTTGAACAAAGAAGGTCATGCAACTAATCGAATTAGTGTTGGCAAATGGACCGTTAAAGGTTCGTACGATTTTTATCGTAGAACTCAGCCTGAGCGTCCCACCGGAGTCAGAAAGGTTCAGCAGGAACGAAGGCTTGAAATGTGTGAACTGCTCAATAGCGGCAAGACAATCAAAGAAATTGCTGCCCAATTTAATATTTGCGATGTGGCTGTGCGTAGTGCGATTAAAACCGCCCTGCGTAAGAATGAAGCTGTCATAGACGCCAAATATAGTTTTGGTAAGAATGCAAAGCGGAGTAGGAGCAAGAACAAGAACAAGAAAGTTCTGACCCAGAAAACTGTTTTAAAGCCCAGTTTTCCCGCTTTTGCCATTTCAGAAATGAAGTCTGTATTGGATAGCATTCTTGATTCCAATATGGACAACAGTTCTAAACTGGCCATCATTAAAACTGTGTTGAGTCAAAAGTAATAATGGAATACCTAATTCTTATTGCCATTGTATTCTGTTTTATGCGTGGTGTTTTTGCCCCAGACACAAACTCGACTTCATATAAGTTGGGCAAAGGTCTGGGTCATAAGACTAGACTGGAACGGTTGAAGTGAGAACGATGCGATCTGCGGCTTGTCGGGCTCCCGATTTTGTAACCACAATCAGTTGGTGAAAGGAATACTATTATGAACGATGAACCAGTTACACCTGTTCAGCAGAAGAAGGCCCGGCTGCCACCCAAGTTTAAGGATAATCACTACTACGTGATTCAACCTAATGGGCTTAATACCCAGGGAAAACCGCTGGGTAAAATACTTGGCTTATATAATGCTAACAACTATAGTTTTGAAGATAGTAATATTACATGGGATGAAGATATAGTAACTGTACTCGGTGGCCCGTTTACTATTGAGTGGTACGAAGATCTTCTTCGTGGCATCAAAGACCACTTTCCCCAGGTGAACGTGCATGGGTTTTCACCTCCCGAGCCACACCGTCCAATCTATGCTGTTTACGCCACTTATGCGTCCGTTGCGGCTCATCTGCTGGGCTACTGCATCAGCAATTCTGATGAGGACATTAAGGCATATTACGATGAACAAAATGGCTATGGACTTGACATTCAAGTTGTAACTCCTATTGTGATACCCTCTGGTTATGCGACTCAAAAGAGCGAACTAGTTCGTCAACGAGAAGTGCTAAAAAAGCAAATTGAACTCATAGACAGAAAGATACAGGCAAAAACATGAGACAAGAATAGAAAAATAAACCTTAATATCTGGGTACGTTGGTGGGATAGACTGGATAGAAAACACTGATTCTTGATCTTGTTTCTTTCCGGTACGGTTTGGTGTTGGTCCGTTAAAACACCTTCTTGCAAAGATATTTATGATTTTAAATAAAATAAAAAAATTATCGGATCTTCTTAAAGATACATCTTCAAGTTTAGATAAAGTAAAAATATTAAAAACTCATCTTGAAGATGATGATCTAAAAAAACTGGTGATGTATGTTTACAATCCGTATTACCAGTTTTATATTACAAGCAGTGTTTGCGAAAAGAATGGTTCACTGAAAGGAAAATCTTTCAATGACGTCTTTGAATTGCTTGATAATCTAAGAAAAAGAATTGTCACGGGACACGAAGCAATTGGCTGCGTGAATTCTTTTATTGAAAAAAATCCTGATCACAAGGATATTTTATTCAATATCTTGGACAAGGATCTTAAAACAAGAATAGCAGAAAAAACTATCAATAAGGCAATTCCTGGACTCATCCCTGAGTTTGAAGTTGCTCTTGCTGAAAAGCATGAAAAAGATTTAGATTTTTCTTCTAGCGACTACTACGCCAGCAGGAAATTAGATGGATGCCGATGTATTGTTGTTATTGATGAAAACGGCAATGCAACCTCCTATAGCAGGCAAGGTAAAATTTTCACCACGCTTTCTGTTCTTGAAAAAGAAGTTCAAAACTTGGGTCTTAAGAATGTCGTCCTAGATGGTGAAGTTTGTATCTTCAAGGATGGCATTGAAGACTTCCAAGGTATTATGAAATTAATTAGGAAAAAGGATTATTCGATTCCTTTTCCTGTTTACAAAATATTTGATTTTCTTAGTGCAGAAGAATTTTATAATAAAAAAGGAAAGTTAAATCTCGAGGATAGATTATCTCTTCTTGAGAAGAATATCCCCAAAGATAATAAATTCCTTCATATATTGCATCAGGAAATCGTTAAAGATGATGACCACTTTAAAAAGCTATTGAAGGAAGCGGATGATAGTAATTGGGAAGGCTTGATGCTTCGATTAAATTCAACATATAAAGGCAAAAGAACAAAAGAGCTATTAAAATGCAAGACATTCTTTGATGCTGAGTACGTTGTAAAGGATGTTGAATTTGGACCTATTCATCAAGTTGTTGACGGAAAAGAGATAGAAGAAGTAATGCTGAGTTGTGTTACTATAGAACACAAGGGGTTTCCTGTTAGGGTAGGCAGCGGATGGAACGTAGAAGAAAGAAGAGAGTATTATAAAAATCCTAAAAAGATTATCGGCAAAACAATCACTGTAAAGTATTTCGCAGAATCTACCAATCAAGATGGTGGGCTTAGTTTGAGGTTTCCTGTTTTTAAGTGTCTATACGACGGAGAACGAGATGTCTGACTTTGATGGGGGATACCCTGTTTATATCCTAGATGACGACACAGTTCTTCATGTTAAAGAAGATAAAAACCATACAGAATTTTGGGAAGAAGTTGTCGCCCCAATAGTAGCCAATAAATACAAAGTATCACTCTCCAATATAATCAATCTTCCTTATTGCCAAAGAAGGGCGAGAATCGTTGGAGATTGTTTTTATTTTGGAGAAAAGATTACAAAAAAGCTTCTTAAAAAGATCGAAAAGACAGTAGGGCATAAATTAAGACATGCCTACGATGAGCACGAAACTAGATGCGATATCAGCGTATCTGAGTTTCGTTCTAATATCCCATATCAACAATAACGTATCTGTCACCAGTATCAAGAATATTATCCTGATAGTCAGTTAGTGATATTCCATAAAATCTTTCGAGTTGGAATAGACTTTCGAACATTTCGGCTAATTTATTATGTTCTTCATCCGTATTCTTCTTGTATAGATTCAATATATCTTGCTGCTTTCTATTGCCACCAGAGTTCAGCCAGTCTTTGGCCTTTTGAAATTGTCCTCCAAGAGCAAGCATATAAAAATGATTAGTTGAATAATCCATTGGTTTTCCAATAATTTTTTCAACTAAAATCGCAAGAGATTCATTTGGCTTGGTTGCTACCGTTTTAAAACTTGTCTTATCTGGCCATGGATAAATTTTAACAACGTTGCTACTCTTTATCTTTTGAGCCCTTATTATATTTTGAACGTCTTCCTTGTGGGATGTTATTTTTATTAGGATATTGCTGTTTTCTGGATGTTGGTATAGAGTGGCAAAACTTCCTTCGTTTACTTTTACCAATGGTTTTTTGAACCCTAGCAGTTTGGCAACGTTCGTTTTTTGAGTTTGATGCTTTTGTGAAAAAGCTTTTTCGCTATCATCTTCTAATTCTTCTTTTATTATCCACTCTTTAAAATTCATACATTATATATGAACATTAGATACGGAATTTGTTGTATTATTCTCTCGTTAGAGGAAAATGATCCTCCAAAGAAATTTCAAAGAATGACTTATAAAAAGTTTAGTCAAACTCCAAGAGAAGAGGCCGTGACTGAACTTAGCAAAAGAATACTCAATAATATTGATGTTACATTCAATGCTATAAAGTATTGTAAAGAACGTAATTTTAATTATAGGCTAAGTAGCGACTTATTTTCATTGATAACGTATGATAAGGCCGATTTATCGCTAGAGCAATTGCCGGATTATGATAAAATAATTGATCTTTTCAAGCAGATAAAAGAATATAATGCTGTGAACAGTGTTAGGATAAGCCTGCACCCTGATCAATTCAATGTCCTTGCCAGCAAAGATGAAAATGCTTTATCAAGAACTATTAAGGAATTAAATTTTTATAGCTGGGTTATGGATCAAATTGGATGCTCTGCTGATTATAACTCCCCTATAAACCTTCATATAAATAACAATCAGGATAGTTGTGAGGAGATAATCGATAGGCTATCTGCTAGTTTAGATATATTGGATGACAATTGCAGGTCTAGGATAGTTTTTGAGAATGACGATAAAACAAAGTGTTGGAGTGTAAAAAAACTATCTGGATTTTATTATAAAAAATTTAATTCGCCAATTACTTTCGACTTTCTCCATCACAAATGCCACCCGGACGGATTATCGGAGAAAGAGGCGTTCGAACTCTGCTGTCACTCTTGGGGCAGTTTTAAGCCCCTGTTCCACTACAGTGAGTCTCGGGATGAAAAGAATCCAAGAGCACACGCAGACTATCCTTCAAATATTCCCAGCTTTTACGACAGCGAAATTGACATAGATTTTGAGTTTAAGAAAAAAGAAAAAGCTATTGAAAAATTCATTACTCTAAACCATTAGATATTTTATAATTATCTGTTAAGGTTTCCATTATATCTTTATTTTCATAATTCTCAGATCTGACTGAATCTGGATGTGGCATATGAATTATACATGGTTTGTTATGGTTTAAATATTTTCTTTCCAAACCAATGCCAGTTAATCTATTGAATATATCGCAATCTTCATATCCATAATTTTTCATCAATTCGTTATATCCGCCTATTTTTATCAAATTTTCTCTGTGAACATAAAGGAATCCGTGTAAATATCTAATAAATCCCATATCATTGTCGATCAGGAAATCTTCCCAGTTACCTGTTAGAAACTCATTTTTTTTAATTTTATATTCTTGAAAAAAGTCGTAATATGGATTTAAAATATAATCCACATCCATTTTTATAATCAAGTCGCCACAGGTATTTTTTATTGCTAAATTTGGTGCTTTTACAACTGAAAAGTATTTTTCATTTTCTACCCTGATTACTTTAATCCGATTATCCAACTTTGATAGGTAAGATATGTCTTCATCTGAGGACCAATCTACTATTACATATTCTTTTATATCTTTATGTTTTATCCATGATTGAATAGATATTTTCAGCATATCAGTTCTGTTCTTAACAGAACAAATCAATGAAATAGTTTCTTCTTTTTTTGGAACTAATTTTACTTCTTGTTTTTTTGCTATAATTAATGGAATTTTATTTATCTTTGAGGAGATGTATGAAAAGCTACTCCAATTTGATCCTATTATTTTTTTTGTTCCAGACAATAACATCATATCAATCAATGCATCTTTTTGACCTGGTTTACTTTCTAAATGATTTATGTTTTTAAAAAACTTTTTATCTTTGTTCCATAATAAATTTGGAAATTTATTTACAAAATAGTTGTTGGTATCCTCACAGTCTGTTGATAAGAAAAAATTACAATCTGGATTTGCTTCCATTTCTTCATTTATTTTAATCACAAATGACTCATTATCGGAAATGCCAAACTTGTCTTTCCATGGACTTGTTGTTGAGTCTCCTCTTCTTATGTGAATCCCTATGGTATTTTTATTAAAAGACTTTCTTATATTCTTTATTTTATTTTGTATTTCTGGTTTGAATTTTAAACTTTTAATGAAGTCATACTTGCCATAATTGTGCCACAAAGAACTTAGCATGTATTCAATGCAAGAATCGCCACAATAACAAAAAGAATTTTTTTTAATAAAATCAATTATTGAATTTTGTTCAATTTCTTGAACATATTCGTCTGGATTTTTTTCATTTTTGTAAACCACCCTGTCTAGATTAAAATTATCTTTGCTGAATTCTTCATATTCTTTTTCATTTATGAATTTTAATTTTGTTTTTTGAAACAAGTCGTAGAATTTCTCATCAGACCACCCTGCTCCCCCACCCCAGAGAACTCTTAATTCGAAATTATTCTCTTCTGCAAAATTGTAAAAAGAATTCAAAGTGCGCAATCTATTTGCCAATCCATGTTTTACTTTGATGCAAATAATTCTATTAGAAGGCTCCATATCTCTCATAAGAGGATTGAATTTTTAATTTTTTACCCCTCTCGGTTTCCTTTTGGTACGGTTGATAACGGGAAGGTCCACAGAGAATTTGTCTTAAATGTTTAAAAAAATAATTGCACCCCTGTCGTTGCTGTTTATTTGTTGTTTTTCCTTAAAAGCCCAGGAAGAATCGACAGATCGAATTACTACCACACAAGACGATAATGGTTATTTCAACACTATTGAAGAAATTTGCGAAGCAGCAAACGCAGAAGATCACAATAAATATCTTTCTCTTCGTGTGAGTTCCACTAAAAGAGAGAAGAGAGAAATTGCACTGTTCTTTTTGTCTAATAAAATTAATATATCTATATTAGACAAAAAGTTAATAGATATTAAGGATGATTTTGCCGAGATAGCAGTTGAATACAAAATGACTGTTAATGAAACAAACAATATTATTGTGAGCTTACTTGCAATGAAAAAAATAGACTCTGATTGGAAGCTAATCAAAGAGACGGTGATTAGTAAGAAACTGGAATCCCGGTGTAGGAGTGGAAATTGTCGTGCTGTTGATAATGATTTTTCTAACCCTCCTAGACTAAATTGCCCCAATGGTAAATGTCGTGCCGTGGGCGATAGTCCTTTGTCTTTGCCTCCAAAGCCTAATTGTGCTAACGGCAGGTGCAATCTTCTTATGAGAATTGAGTAAAAAAAATAAAATAGTTTAATAAATAACCTCATGAAGGTTATTTGTGAAAACAATGATTATTATCCTGCCGCTCTTAAGACCGGCAACGTCTATGATGTCTATATTGCAAAAGATTCTACTTTTATCATAATTGATGAATTTCTTGAAAATCAAGAATATCCAAGAAATATATTCAAGATAATGGAACATTCTTGACAATTTGATTATAAGCTTTAAAATGTTCAGGATGAACTTATCTAAAGTAATAGAAATTAGTTATGCCTTGGCGGGCAAACACAGGGGAAATCATAGGTGCCGCCATTTTAGTTTTATTTATGAAAGAAATACATTAATCTCTGTGGGGATGAACAGCGCAAAAACTCATCCATTAAATTTAAAATATAATTATATCAACAAGCAAAAAGATAAAATTAGTGATATTGTTGGCACCCATTCTGAATTGAGTGCAGTTCTAAAATTAGGCTATGAAGATTGTAGTGGACTAACAATAATAAATACAAGAATCAACCGCAGAAACGAGGTTGATTATAGTCGCCCGTGCATAGGATGCATGGATATGTTGACTCAACTTGGCTTTAAAAGAATTTTATACACAACTAAAGACAAGACGTTTTTAGAGATATGATAGATAAACTAATAGATGATGGTTACGTTAATGTAGTGAAGCATCCTACTGACGAACTATTTATCTACAATTATACTGCTCGGGCACAATATGAAAATAAGTGGGCAGAATATCCTGAGATTAGGAAATATAGAGGTCTGATATTGGACCCTTCAGGACAAATAGTGGGTAAATCTTTTGATAAGTTTCATAACTTAGAAGAATATTCTGAAAATAGTATTCTCGGTCCATTGCCGGATTACAACGATTTCGAAGTTTATGACAAACTAGACGGCAGCCTGGGTATATCGTATAAATACTCTGGGGGTGTTGCTATAGCAACAAGAGGCAGTTTCACATCAGAGCAGTCCTTTTGGGCCACCAACCATCTAAATAAAAAATATCCAAACTTTAACCCGCCAGATGATTTGACTTTTCTTTTTGAGATATTATATAAAAAAAATAGAATAGTTGTTGATTATGATTACGAGGGATTAGTTTTACTTTCTGTTTTTAGAAAAGAAATAGAATTATCTCGAGAAGAAATAGAAGTTATTTCAAAAGAGTATGATTTTGAATTAGTGGAAAAGTTTGATGGGATAAAAGATTTTGATAATATAAGAACTCTTTATGCAAGAGATAATGCCGAAGGCTTTGTGATAAAGTTCGATAATGGATTAAGGGTAAAATTAAAATATGAAGAATATTGTCGATTGCATAAAATAGTCACAGGTGTAAATTCTAAGATAATATGGGAAATGCTAAAAGAGAACAAAAACTTTGATGAAATTTTAGATCATGTCCCCGATGAATTTTACGATTGGGTAAAAAACACAAGAGACGCCATACAGGAAAAATATGAAGGAATAATTGAATCTGCGGAAGAAAAGAAAGAAAGTATTAAAAATTTAACAAGAAAAGAGCAGGCAGAAATTATACTTCGGGATTGCAGAGACTATTCCGGTGTGGTATTCTCTCTGCTTGATAATAGGCCAGATAAGGCAAAAGAAATAAGTTGGAAATTAAGCAAGCCAGAAAATGATAAGCCGTTTAAGGATGAACAACAAGGCTGAGATAAGGGGGATTTATGATTAATATTAAACCACGCCTCCAACCAGAAGATTTTGAATTCTGGTTTAGTGTTCGTGGCTTTAGCAACTATGAAAACTACTGCTCGGAAACTAAAGAAAAAATTTCAACCGATCCCAGGTTCGCTTTTAAATATGCGGAAAAATTTGGGCCTCTTCCAGAAGAGTGTGAATCTGTATTTTTAAAGAGTCCCGAATATGCTTATAATTATTCTTATTGGATAAAAAATAAAAGACTTTCTCCTAAACTTGAGAAAGTTTTTTCCCGATGTCCTAAGTGGGCTTATATTTATGCAAAAAAAATAATTAAAGGTAGATTGCCAAAAAGCATAGAAAAAGCTTTCTTAAAGTCACCCGAATATGCACTGCAGTACGCATACCTCATTGGTAAGCTGGAAGAAGATTTAGAATTTGTTTTTTTAGAAGATTGTGAACTTGCTCTAAAATACGCAAGAGAGATAATAAAGAAAGGATTCTCGGGAAAAATGCACAATGCATTATTTTTAAAATTTTCTTTTGAGAAAAATAATGGTTATCAAAAACTTCATCTATCTCAGTACTTTCAAGAGTTTCCACAACCAACCTAGTTCAATCAACCTAATAAAATACTTATATTTTTTAATAACTCCGTATCATTTGCGATTTCTGCTTCGTTTATAAAATTATCTATATTTAAAACTTTTTGTCTTAATGTAAGGGTGTTAGTTTTTATTTTTTTTTGTTTTGGAGTTCCACTGATATCAAAGAAGTTTTTGGGATCCTCTCCTAAAAATTTAATAATATTCTTATAAAAAGAAATATAATTTTCTCCTGTTAAATTTTCATAAGTCACATGTTGATAATCAATATTGTTCCTTAAACAGAAGTTAAATACTATTTCTTCTTCTTCTAATAAATCTTTTTTATACTCAATAAATTCTTTGTAAAATACATTGATTCCAATTGAATGAAATTTTATTGATTCTAATTCTGAATTATAATTTTTTGTAATGCCTGCTGTTTTGTGCGAAATATATTTCAAAAAGATATTATTACGAGTCAAATGTATAATTTTTATATTATTATTTTTTATATATTTTAAAAAATTGCTGATCCCGATATGGTCTCCTGGCGGCAATTTATTATTGGTTCCTATGTGATGACTAAAAAATACCTTAAATCCAAAATGTTCCGACTGTTTTATCTCCTCCCAAATCTTTAAATATTCAATAAAGTTTCTGTTTCTGTTTCCTATAAATTGATTCGGATCACTACCAAATAAGATTTCACATCTTTTTCTAACTTCTGAATTGTTTTCTGCTAAATTCAATAAATTTAAACACGGTCTTACTTTGTATGGATGAAATATCTCATACTGGCAACGTATGCTTTTTTGACTATCGAGGAACTCACATAGCATCTGAGACCCACTTCTGGGTGTTGTAACTATTATAAATTTTTTTGCCATAATACCAATGCGGATTATTTGCTAAAAAACCGGTAGAGTCATCGACTCTTTTTCTTCTTCTTTTTCTTTTTCTTTTTGAGGCTATTTCTACTGGCCTTTACATATACTTGATCTGGGCCTGTTTGGTTGGCTAGTGGTGGATATTGGCCCACACCGCCATATTGCGGGGGATATATTCCCACTATCTCTTCTCCAAATATTTTCTTTACATATTCTTTAAAAGTTATCATAAAGTTATATATCCACTATATAGTTTTTTTACTTAGAGCTTAAACTATATAGATTTATGCAAGACGATGCAGTTCCAACTACAACTCCATTATTTACCGTAGGAAGCGAAGTTTATTCTTTGCTTCAAGAGAAAAATGGTTATTTAGAAAAAGTTGTAATTAAAAAAATAATATACAATCCAGAAAATCAATCTTATCTTTATAAAGATACTTGGAATGGTATTTATTTTGAGGAAGATTTGCGTGAGATACAATCCCCAACCCCAACATTAACACCCACTTTAACGCTAACAAAAACCCCAACATCCACTCCAACAAAAACCAATACTCCGACTAGCACTAGGACCCCAACATCCACTCCAACAAAAACAAAAACCAATACTCCGACTAGCACTAGGACCCCAACATCCACTCCAACAAAAACCAATACTCCGACTATTACTAGGACCCCTCTTCCCACACAAACATCAACTCTTGCCCCAACCCCAACCTGTACTTCAACGCCCACATTGACTCTTACTCTAACGCCCACACTGACATCAACATCCACTCTAACACCAACACCTACACTCACTTCGAATACAATAATTCCAAGCTGTAACTCAATTACTTTGGTGGGCATCAATGCGGACACAACAGGAAATTCTGCGACGAAAACATCTGCTGGTGGTTGGGATTCATCATCGTATTCCGTTGAAACTTATTCAGAACCAGTCTCAGTAACATTCCAGGCTTCAACTAACGGAAATTATTTTATGGGTGGATTTTCTTATAATCCAACTACAAATACTCAGACTTATATAAATACAACCTATGGATTTTATATACAAAATGGATTTTTAGAGATATACGAATATGGAGGCCAAGTTAATGTCCCCGGCTCTACCATCACATTATCCACCGATGTTTGGAAGGTAGATTATAATGGAACAAATGTTGAATATTATAAAAATAATAATTTAATTTATACCTCATTAAATCCAATAACACAACCACTGCACGTTTTCTTTGCACTTTTGACTGGGGGGCAAGGCGTCACTAATATTTGTGTCAGATCAACAAACACTCCAAAACCGACGCCAACAAATACACCTACCAATACACTTGTTATGCTTTCTTATGAAAGAAGCTCAGATGCCCCAATCAGCACAGATCAAAATTGGGGTTTATTAAGATCAGTCATACCAAACAACATACAAGGGTGGGGCGAATCATGAAAAAATATACCATAGTTTTAAAAAACATTTCCGAAAAAGAACAATTTCAATCTGAGCTGAGAGGGGTTTCATCACTAGAGTATATCCCCAATAGAGAGTGTAATATCGAAAATATTGAATATTCAAGATGTTTACTTTCGGAATTAACTGATGAGGAGGCTGTTCTATTAAAGAACGATAATAGAGTTAGTGCTATAAAAATGACAGCACCAACTATTTTAAAACCAGCTGTATTTACTTCCGAAAGTCTATTGCCATCAAAAATATTATTTAAATCACAATCAAATACAGATAATATTAAAATACAATCACTATCTCAGCAAGCAAATATAGAAAATATTCCTGATGGTAATGGTGTTGACGTTGTTATTGTGGATGGAATAATTACAGGAAAATCAAGAAATGAAAGTTTGATTTTTGATGACGAGGACATACACCCAGAATTATTGGATATAAACGGTAATTCTAGAGTAGAATTGATAAATTGGAATGCATATGTTAATAAACCAAGGTCATATCCATATAAAGCTATTTTAGAATTTCCTCCTGAAAAAGATAATAATCTTCATGGACTACACGTTGCCGGAACAGCATGTGGTGCAACATTAGGGTGGGCAAAAAATAGTAAAATATATAATATTTCTCCTTATGCAGGCCCACTTGGTTATCAATACCTATCAGCCGTAACAAATTGGCATTTATCAAAAGGAAATTCTAGGCCAACAATTACCAATCATAGCTATGGTGTTAGTTATCCTCTTTATGAGGCTAGATATATTACTAAAATTATAGCTGGCGGGGTGGAATACATTGCCCCAAGAGAAACAGAACAAGCTGTAGCGGAGGCTGTGATCAACCAAAATGGTCAAATTGAATCATTTAATATTATTAATTCGGGTGCTGGTTATACTAATAATCCGGACATATCATATAATGGTGGTGGTGGAGATGAAGCCGCAATAATAATGGCTAGTGGAACAGTAAAAGAGATAACAGTTACTAATATAGGATCTGGATACAATCAAAATAGCCCACCAAATATTATATTTTCTCAGCCCTTGGCAGGAGTAGCAGCATCTGGAACGTGTACGGTTAACTCTAATGGGAATATCGATAGTATTAAAATAACAGAATGGGGTAGTGGATACGATCAGCCACCAACTATAACTTTTGATGACCCTGCTTCTGGGACAACAGCAACAGCAACAGCAATAATTGGCTCTAATTTTATTAAATCCATACAAATACTAAATAGTGCTCCTGGCTTTGGGAGAAATGGCACTAAAATATATGCTGATCCTCCGTTTATTATATTCAGCGGAGGAAATTGTATTAAAGATGCATTGTGGACAATTTCAAATGATAATGGAGAATATAATACTTATTGTGGGCTAGGCGAACCAAACGACTATTCGAGGATTGTTACTGGTCTATATGTTATAGCTACAAAAAAGACTAATATTGATTCAATTAGTTTTAAATATACTTTACTAGGAGGGGAATATGGTTCGGTACCGAATGTGTCGTTTAGATACCAAGGCCCTTCCTTGGAGGGAACGTCGGGTCCAATAGCCAGGACAACAGTAGATGAAGGTCAAGTTTCTAGCATAATACCATCATGGTCGGAGGATGTCTCGGTGAACGACTCATCTTACGGATGGTTTACTTCTCCACCACAAATTTATATAACAAATGGTGGTGGATTTAGTGAAGAAGTTTTAGATAATTGGGGAATCCTTCTTTATAAGGTATCAATTCCAGGCAATCCAGCAGCGGGGTTATTTTTTCCTACTTATATTTACCCGGCTCCTGCCAGAGACATAGTTATGGATTCATTACTAGAGGATATGATAGAGGCGGGTGTTGTAGTTGTTGCAGCTGCGGGGAATAGTTTCTATGATATACGAATTCCTACCTCTGGTAATTATGATTTAACCATAGAGGCAAATTTATGCAATCTACAAAAATCAAATCCATCAATTCCATATGACGACAGCATAACAGAAGATATTATAACCCCAGGAGGCAATTATACTGCTCTGTATCGTGGACAGTTGTGGGGGGATAATATCTATGATTTTTTTCCATTTCAAGGAAGCAGTCCAGGATCAGCTAGTGGAGTCATTACTGTTGGTTCTATGTCTTATGAATGCTGTCCTGAGATTAAATCTTTATTTAGCAATTCAGGAAAAAGAATAGACATATATGCTCCTGGCGGTCAAATCTTATCATCAGCTTTTTTTAATGCTGAGTCATTTGGTGGCAGTTTTTTTTGCGATCATCCAAAGGATAATAGATTTGGTATGTCAAAATTAAGCGGAACAAGTATGGCTAGTCCTCAAGTTTGTGGAGCAATAGCCAGCTATTTAACAGAAGGCAACATACAGAGATCAGAGAATATAGTAGAGCAAGCCACGCAATGGATCAAAGATAATGGTATACCAACATTATCTAACGGAGCTTTTCCATATAATCTTCATGACGGGACAAATAAAATTTTGTATTTTCCCAACATTATAGTAAATGTTTCAACAACTGCGATTGCTCCAACGTTAACACCTACTTCTACACCAACCCCCACACCAACCAATCAAGATGTTCCTACGACTTTGCCTCCATATCCAACTAATACTCCAACTTTAACAAATACTCCAACTTTAACAAATACACCAACTCTAACAAATACACCAACTCTAACATCACCAGAGCCAATGCTAGTTACCGATGGATTGGTATTGCACTATGACTTCAGCAATCCACTCAGTTATTCCGGAAATGGCTCCAATATAGTTGATTTATCAAATTCCAACAATAATGGAACCCTTATAAATAATTATGCTGCGGCTATATCTTGGGTTAATGATGGTGACAAAAGTTATTTTAATTGGTCAACAAATGATGGTGGAAGTGGGAGTAACTCATTTGGAGGTTGTATACAAACAACCTCAACTAATACCTATAAAGATTTTACCATTGTATTTCAACCGGATTTTAGCACCTCTGGAATAGTAGGTCTATTTTGTATTCCAAATGATAAAAGTTTAAGATTTTATAATGGAAATACTTGGGTGATACCAAATCCCGGTAACGGTGATGATTGGGCAGGATCACCAACAACATATTATGTAAACGGGCAAGTGAGCAATACAATGCTATCTGGATGGAATATTTTTGGCGGAGCAAAGAACAATAACAATCCAGCTTTCCCCGACAATGCCAGGCTATATATTGGCACAAGCGGTTATCAAGACCGTCATATGCAAGGTAAGATTGCTGTGGTATTGATGTATAATAGAGTTTTAACACATCAAGAGCAAATACAAAACTATAATTTCTTAAAAACAAGATTCGATCAGATCTCAAATCCGACTCCCACACCAACCAATACACCAACACCTACACCAACGCAGACGCCCGAAAATGGAAATCCATATAAATTTGATCAACCTAAAATTTTTGATATTATCCCAATAAACACCACGAGTTTAGATAAAAATGTGGCTTCAACAGGAAGAGAACCAGTAAAAATAGAAGATAATTATAAAATATACATATTTGAAAAATTAAATAATTATAAAGCTGATTCAGGAGGGGGACATACTTCCGTTCAATCTACAATATTCTTTTTATCTGTAAAAGGACATAATATAAGAGGTCCATTAACTATTGATTTCTGTTCTGGAGATGGAGATGAAGACAATAATTTATTTGAGATAAGCGGTCCTTATTATAATGACTTTTCATACACCGGATCTACTGTTGCAATACTTGTCAAAGAGGATTTGATTTACGAAAATAAATCCGAATATAATATAAGAATTAGAGCTGGTTCTTGTGGTTGGGACGAATGTTATTCTTTTGAAAAATTATTTAAAATAATTTTAGTAAAAGTCAATCCAGAAAACATTGAACTTAAAACTGATATGGTTATATTTTTAGATAATCCTTGGAGGGATAATAGACTTCCTTTGTCCTCAAATCTGTATACAGTCTTTAATTATGAAAATTCAATTAAAAAAATTGATGCTTATTCTAATATAGAGTTTGCCTCCGGTGTTGGCGATGATGATAATTATAGATTCTTGCTTAGTAAAGGAACATTCACAGACTATGTTAGTGGCTTGTCCAATATTTGGTGTAATTGTTATACCAGTTGTTATACTCTCATATGTTATAACACAGAAGGTTTATCAGATGGAGATGTAATAAGCATAAGAATTAAATTATATAATCAGGACAGAACTTATGGTAATTCTTACGCAAGCAGTTGTGATTCTTTTTTACAATATTCTACTTTATTAAGCCCAACACAGCCAAGAGCAGAGTATGTAGAAAAGATACTAAATATTCCTGTTTATCAATCAACAAGCATACCCAGAACAGACAGTGTGACAGACTTTAGTTTAGTTGCTAATACTTTAGATGCGTCATATCCAGAATATTTATATTTGTGGATTATTCATCCAAAAGAATATATGTTTTTAGATGAAAATATATATATTAGAATAGAATATACAAAAAACAATGGTTTAAATTGGAATTTTTTAATTGACGCCTATTCTTCTGGGGGATGGCACAGCTTCATCAACTATGGTTGGGTATTTTTTGATTTAAAATCACAAATATTTTATACTCAATATGAACGTGCATCATCACAGGAAAATCATAATTCTCCAATAAGTTATTGTGATACTGTTCAGTTTAGATGCGCCACAGTAGACAAAAGTGGAGAGGTCGAATCTTTATCTAATTGGACTTATTCAAATGTTTTTTCTACTTTAAGCCGTTTTGGAGAAGACTGTTCCAATCAAGTTGAATCTAAAAGCCTATACATCTCTTTTGACTAAGGATTTTTTATGAATTTTGATCATTATGTTAAAAATTTATTTTTATTAAAAAAAGACGAAAATATAAAAAGTATTTCTGTTGGAGTAAAAACCATCTCTGGACAACCGTCCGAAGAAGAAGCAATAGTTTATTTTGTTGAAAAAAAAATTGATGAAAAAAAAATAGATCCTGATAAAATAATTCCAAAAACTTTAAAAATTAATGGCAAACAATATAAAACAGATGTTGTAGAAGGTAATTTTGAACTTATTGATTGTTATGCCTATAGCGATACTCAAAAACAATCTAATTATCTATGGTGTACTGATTGTGAAAATCCTCCAGAATCTATACGTGCTCATAGAAAAAAAACAAGACCTTTAATAGGTGGAATTAGTATTGGAAATTCAACAATAGCAGGCGTAGGTTCAAATCTAACGGCTGGTGGTTATGGTTCTGCTGGTACATTAGGTTTAATTGCTATAGATAAAAGAGATGGCTGTGCAGTTGGAATAACTTGTGCCCACGTAGTTTGTTCTGATTATTTAATATCTAACGAAAAAAATAATGTAAATAATACAGCTGAACAAATTATTAATCAGCCAGCTTATTTTGACTGTCCTGGTGATATTTGCTCTGATACAGCTATTGGAAAAATAAAAAGACATTCCATAGCAAGTGCAAATCCAGATTATGAAAACTATATTGATTGTGCTTTAGTTTCAATAAATAATGGTTTATTAGATGAATCTTCTTTCGGTCAATTAGGATTTTCTTCACAAGAGTTAGATTGGGCCACAGAAGCAGAATGTAATAGTTTAATTACCTCAAATATAAAATTATATAAAAGTGGTAGAACTACAGGCGCTATAGGAGGTGATGATTGTCCTATAGTTCCTTTTGCATTAAATGCATCATTAACGACAGTAGCCCCTGCACAATATAAATATCCTAGTATTCTTTATCAGGGAGGTATAATTTTTAGGTATGCAGCAAATTCACCAGTGCCCGACCGCTGGGGCCAACCGATGCCGAAAGAAGGGGTTGCAGTTGGGGGAGACTCTGGATCTGCTTTGATTGGGGATTTTAATGGAGTAAAAAAAATAGTCGGCATAATTTATGCGGCAGGCTCACAATATGATTATCAAGCAAATTTGAAAGTGGGTGTTTATGGCATAGCGTATCCAATATATAAACTGGCAGAAATTATGAATGTGGAACCACTATCACAAACTCCTGGTAGAAATACTATAAATTATAGTAATTCAGAAAATTGGACATATAAAACTTTTGATTCTGATGAACCTTTTATTATTTTTGAAGGCAAAAAATATTGGCAGATAGGAACAGCAATAACTAGTGATACGCCCAAATTAAAATATGAAAAACCAACGACCAGTTTTTCTACAGAAACTTTTAAAATCTTTAAATTTTTAGATTCTAATTCTGCTAATTATTCCATACGAGATTATATGGGAGATCAATATAGTACTTTTACTACAAATGCATTTATAAACTATGTTCAAACAGTAGGAACTAATGGAGCCCCCAGTTATTATGGTACTTATGACCAATCTGGAAATGTTTTTGAATGGATAGACTCTTATGAAGCAAGTTTAGATGATGTTAATACTGTGGGAATAAAACAAAGAGGTGGAAGTTTTGATTCTTTTTTTGACGAAATAGATAAAAATTATTATAGAATATTAGATGGAGCTTCTGATAATTATTCTGTAGTTATCCCAAACGGAGGAGAAAGAATAAAAGGTGGACCAACGGTAGACGCAGGATTTAGACTATCTAGTAAAACCAATCCATTAAATTATTTATTTAGAATTAATGAATTAACCAATGAGTTTGTGAATGTATCAGATGCTTCCAATCAGCCAGATTCAGATACTGGATTAGGAGTGGTTTCTTATAATTATAGTATAATGAAATACACTGTGACTAATCAGGAGTATGTTGAATTTTTGAATTCAATAGACCCAGAGGGAACTAATTCAAGAAAGACATATCATATTGGAATGACATACGGGATAATAGATCAAAATTCTTATTCAATATTAACTAATAGCAGTAAACCAGGCGGTATAGATTTTATTAGCACCAATGGTAATGGAAATAAATACAAAGTAAAATTAAATATGGCAAATAAACCAGCTATTTATGTTAGTTGGTATAGTGCTGCAAGATTTGCTAATTGGCTACACAATAGAGTTGACAATCCTGATTCAATCGAAACAGAGACTGGCGCTTATAATCTTAATGGTATTTATTACAATGGATCTTCAAACCCCCCAGAGGCAAATTTTGAAGCAAGATATAGAATACCAACAGAAAATGAGTGGTATAAAGCAGCATACTATAGTCCCATTAAAAATGTTTACCACAAATATGCAATGCAAAATAATAATATTCCTAGCAAGGTTTTTACAGCAATGTCTTATCAGCTATACAGGTTTACATTATTTGGATATGGATTATCTGATAAGGTTGTTTCTGGAAATGGTATGGAATTATTTCATCATTATAAATTTTATAGTAGCTATTTTCCAGAATATAATACGGGTACTTCTAGAATAAAGGGTGTTGAAGATTTGATTGATTCTGATGAAAATGATGTTGGCACTGGGGTAGAGATTATATCTTCAAGTAATAATTCATTATTTTATACTCCAAATCAAATAAATTGTTTTAATAAAAATAAAAATATTTATATATATATGAATGAAAATTCCTCTCCTATAGCAACAATAAATTACGCAGAACCACTGGAAAAAACAGGTTTTGGATGGGATGGTATTTCTGGTGTCAATTTGAAAAATGGAAGCTTTAATGAATTTACATTTGTTACTATTAAAGATGGTATTAAAATTCAATATGATAGTTTTTTCAATAATCAAAATTTACATTTTTTAAATTGGTCACAAGATTTTATTTCAGTAGAAATTTTACCAAAACCAATAAACTACAATAGATCATCAAATATCAAGAACGATTTTGGTAATTGGGGAATATTAAGAAGTGTCGTCAACAATAATATTTGGAATAATTAAAATGAAAAGATATAATATAGCTTTAAAAAACAAATCAGATCAAGATAATTTTTGCAACGAAATGGTCTCTGTTGGGGCTACTAATAATTATGTTCCAGATAGATCTTGTGAACTTCTATCAAAATTTAAACACACATCAAATGCTACATTTATATTAACTGATGATGAAGTAAAAAAATTGGAAAAAGATCCCAGAGTTTTAGCAATAAACCAACCATTTGCAGATAAAAATTATTTAATATTAACATGCGAACAACAAATAGAGGATGAAATTAAAAAATCTGAACCTCTTGGAATATTCAAATCTGATAGATTTTTTAAATATGAAAATCCTACAAAAAATCATCTTGATGCAATAAAAGAATTAAAAAAAAGAATTTATAACCAACCAAATCAATCAATAAACACTATTCAATCATTGACATTAGAAGATAAAGAACTCACAATACAAAATTTGCCTGGTGGAGCAGATGTTGATATTATTATTTTTGATGAAGGACATCTAGATCCGGATAATCCAGAATATTCTATTAAAATTAATGGTATTGATAAAAGTAGAGTATTTCAAATAGACTGGTTTTCTCTTTTAGATACTGGAGTTTTTCCATCACGCACTGAAGATTTTCAGTATCCATATGGACCGACATATGCGGATCCCCCATACAGGAACCACGCATCTCATTGTGCAGGAATAGCAGCTGGAAAATTATTTGGATGGGCAAAAAAAGCAAATATTTATACCCTTTCTTATGGTTGGGTTGATAATACAGGAAATTGGATAGGTCCAGAAGCGATACTAGAGTTTCATAACAACAAACCTATAAATCCTAGACACGGGAATAAAAATCCTACTATCGTAAACATGAGTTTTGGTTTTGCTGCATATAAGCCTATTAATAAAATTACTAAGGTCGTATATAGGGGAGTAACATATAATGCACCGAACGGAGGTTTCACTGGCGAACAATTAGCTAATTATGGATTAATATCTTTTAATTCTTATATAATACATGGTGTAAGAGGTGATGCAACGATAGATAGTCAAATACAAGCAATGCTAGATGCAGGAATAATTTTAGTGGGAGCAGCTGGGAATTATTTTCATAAAATAGATGTGGTAGGAGGAGCTGATTATAATAATCATTACTATTATTTAGCGGACGGTCAAGAGCGAACAGAATACTATCATAGAGGATCTGGACCCACCTCAAATAATGGAGTAATTTGCGTAGGTAGTTTGTCTAATTATTTTAATGGATCTGAGGAATATAAGTCTGTTTTTAGTGAGACTGGACCTGGAGTGGATGTATATGCTCCGGGTGAAAATATTGTAAGTTGTATAGCAGGAAAATTTTCAGACAACAGTGATAAAGGCTATGACGGAGCCTGGTCCTCTTCTTATGTAGAACATCCAGATAATCCCAATTATAGAATAAGAAGAATGAGTGGAACAAGCATGGCTTGTCCTCAAGTTGTTGGAGCTTTGGCTTGCTATGCAGAGTCAAATAGAGAATTAACTCCAGAACAGGCAATGAATTTTATAAAAGATAATGCTATTTCTGCTATAACAAGCGTAGGTTCAAATTATAATGATTTTAGAAATTTGCAAGGCGGAACAAATAAAATATTACATTATCCAAATATTAGTATAGCTACTTCTCTCTCAATCTTGACCAACGCTAGTTTTGAAACAACTACAGACGGAACTACCTCGCAATATATACCGGGATGGACTACGTATGGAGTTGCTAAATCTTCCATTTCTGTTGAGATTATTGACGGAGGCCCGGCACTAAAAATTTCCAGCACGAGCAAGGCATTCTGCTTTGAATTACCAATAGACCCTGCCCAAGACTATATTTTAAGCTTTAGAGCCAAAGCCAGTAATGCTAGACCGAAGGTAGAGTTTAATCCTACGTCTCCCTCACAATTCTGGATACCAGAACCAACACAATCTAATTTTGACTGGAGGAATTTTACATTTACATGGTCCGCCTCAGCGAGAGGCAATGTAAAGGAAGTATGGATTGCTCTGCTACTGGAATGGGTTGGAAATGGGGCGACTGTATGGTTCAAGGATGTGAAATTAGAGCCTGTTGGCGGAGGCATCAATTCCATACCGAATTCTACCTTCTCGGAAACCGTGATAGAAACAACCGTGCCGAATGGTTGGTCTATATATTCCGGAGTAGCGACAGTTTCGTTGGACCAGACCCAATCGACAAACAAATCTAGGAGTCTCAAGGTTAGCGGCGTCGGCCAGCCTGTAAGGATAGCTCAATCATTCAATTTGGATTCTGTCAAAACTCAAGGGATAAAGAGAGTAAAAATTTCTGCGTGGGGAAAATCAAATGGGCTCGGAAGTGATCGAGTAAAATTAGAAGTTTATGGAGCTAACACATCCTCTCCGACTATTTTAAATCTTTCCGGTGACACTGATTGGACAAAAGGAGAGATCATATTGAATGTTGATCTCCAAAGTTCGTACCTTTTATTGTGGGTAAATGCTCCGAGACCGTTTTTGGGCGATGCATGGTTCGATGATATTCGTATAGAGGCTGTTGAAGATTCAGAGGTCGTGAATCTCCTTTCCAACCCTTCATTTTTACCTTCTGTTGCAAATCCTAATATTCCTGATTATTGGGGAGTTTGGGGAGATGCCACTTTAGGTATAGATCCTTGGACGCTTGATTTTTTTAGTATTGTAGATGAAATAAGTCCTGTAGCTTCTGCTGGCGTAATCAAAATAAGATATCCTTCTACAGGAAATTTTGTTCCAAAACCAGGCTCCAATCAACTTTCAATGTACTTGCTCACTGGCTCTCCACTATCGTTGGTTCCCGGAACCTATACTTTTTCAATTTACGCAAAAGCGGATCGTTCAAATACTATTATTAATATCCAGCATCCATCAAAATTTTTTGCTACGGCACAGGTTGGTACAGAATGGCAGAGAATAACCGCTACAAGTACGGACTTTGCTCTATTGCCATCAATTCATATTCAAGATCCAAATAGCACGGTTTGGTTTTCAGCTCCTCAGTTAGAAGCGGGCTCTAATGCTACATCGTTCCGAAAGCCACCAGGCCAAGGAATTACTAGTAACCCAAGTCTCTCAAGTAATGTTTCTGCTACGCTAAAATCTACTATTCGAAACCATACTATTAGTAAAATATACAGAGAAAGAGCAGCAAACGTAGTTCAACCGCTAACCATATATACAGAATATGATTATGTTCTAAATGAAACTAATGTTAGGGCAAGATTGATCTGGTCTGGCAATGGTCAGACAACCATTCAGTGGAAACTCATAAGTGCTAATGGCACAGATTTAACAACAATACAATCAATAAATTTGAGTAAGCCAGGAATACACACATTCAATGTACCCATTTCTGGGTTGTCGGCTGGGGTCATTACAATTCAGGCTACGGCCTATTCTTCTGGTTCAGTAGTCGGCATGGCTTCAAATAACTTCAGAAAACTTAACAACGTGGCACGAGATGTTCGAGTGAATCGTTTCACTAGAAGTTTAAGAGTAAATAATGAACCATTTATTCCACTGTTTCTTCCAATCAACCCTACCGATGTTACAGATTGGCATTTGAATAGGTTTAAGACAGCAGGTTTTAATTGTTTAGTGGGAACACCAGGAACTCTACTTCAATCTGAAATTATAAACAACTCTGTACCACTCTCAAAAATTAATAACATAAATCAGCAGTTAGATAAATTGCATGCAGCAGGCATGGGTTTATTTTGGCCAATCCAATGGTCTCTCAATGACTGGTGGAATAATAAAAATTTTTATGATGGAAATATTTCGGGTTTAGCCAATACATATCAATGGATAGTCTCTACGTTTAAAAATCATCCCGCTATCTTGGGATGGTATATCATGGACGAACCTAGTGTATCTGATTGGGAAACCAACAGTGGTTTCTCTGAGTCAAATGTGAAAGATCTATGGCTTGCTGTTAAGACCTCCGATCCCGGCCGTCCGGCATACGTTAATTGGAATCATTCTTGGCAAATATCTCCTTATGGAGGATTTGAATGTACTGACATATTGAGCCATGATGACTATTCTTTATCGGGAGAGACTTTTGATTATGGGGAATTATTATCTAATGTCAGGATGGTAAATAATTCTCAAGTAGGTCGAAAACCAACGTTCGAATTTATTTCGGGGTCGTATGACGAAGTTTTAATGAGACCATCTGCTGCGGCCCTGCGTGTTCATGCTTGGTTACATCTTGTTCACGGAACAAGAGGTTTTGGTTATTGGTCCAAGATTCCTATGGATCCTCAGGTATGGGCCGAAATGAGGACTTTCAATGAAAACTCTGCGGACTTACACAATCTTATTCTAGGAAATCCTGATGCTGTTTTGAGAACATCTAGTATTCCAAGTTCAACTATTCAGTATGCCATGTGGACGGTGGATGATTTTGCGTATTTGATCGCCGTGAATACTGCTTACTGTGATCAAACATTGAATATTGATGTCGCAAGCTTCTGCGAAAGGACGGTATCATCTGCAATTAAGCTTTATAGTTCAGGTAGTATTAATTCGGTTGATGGCATATTGAATGATAATATTGGACCATTAAATTATTGTGTTTATCGTTTCGTACTGGAACCAGGGACTTGACGACACCTTCCATGTCTAGCGTAAATGACCTCGATGGAAAAACATAAACAGACTGAGGCAAGTCAAGTGTGATATTTATGGGAAATTACTGTAACTAACAAACTATATTATTTGGATGCAAAACAAAGTTTGTTTTTTAATACCATCAACTTCAAATAAGTGCGATTATAAAAGTGTAGAATCTTCTACTTTATATTCCGAGTACTATAAATCCATTAAAAAATTTGATATTGAAAAGTATAATTTTTTGATTGGCTTTGATAGCGATGATATCTTTTACAAAAATAATTTAGAAGAACTAAAGAAGTTGCTTCCAAATAACTTTGATTATTTTTTTATAGATAATCCTAAAAAAAGTTATGTTGAAATAGTCAATAAATTATCAATTATAGCTAAGAATTTCTACAATGCTGATTATCTTTTTGTGAATGGGGATGATCTCAATCTATCTAGATTAGATTTCATAGATTCTTTTATTGAATATATTAACTCCAATAAGCAGATAGGATTGGGACATGCCCAAGACTGCTCTAGCGTCTATGGTATTTGCACCAACCCTTTTGTTAGCATGGAACATGTCAACAGGTTAGGTTATTTTTATCCTAATGAAATCAAGAATTGGTATTGCGATGATTGGATTCATTTACTATATCAAAAATTAGATAAAGTTATAAAAACAGAAGATTGCATAATAAAAAACAAAGTTATAGCAAGATATGATATTTTTAGTGTAAAAAATAGGTTAGATATTTTGGTTAATGAGGCATTTTCTAAGTTTTGAAATATATTCTGTGTTGTCATTTGTTTTTTTTTGAAAAAGTTTCTGGACTTTTTGTTTCTTTTGGGTACAGTTGACTGTTGCGACGATTGATCGTGTCAAGAGAGGTTAGAGTCTTATTGGGTTTCCCGCTGAAACGGAACCTTTTTAATCCTTTAAGTTTCTTTTTGGTACGGTTGTTGGTCGTGCGACAGTCCTCATGTGAGGCTGGCACAAAGAATAGTTTTTAAAAGAGGTGTAATTATGGCTCGTCCTAAGAAGTATGTTCGTGGTCGTCGTGCTGGTAAGAAGAGTGTTGATATGGAAACGTTCCTCACTACGGTTGCCAAGGTGGCTGCTGCTGGTGGTACGCAGTCGGAAGTTGCCGATAAACTCGGTCTGACCGCTGGTGCTGTCAGCCTGCGTTGCAAGGCTCTCCGTGATCGTGGTGTCAAGGTTCCGAAGTTCACCAAGGCTGGTACTGTCGGTCGCCGTATTGACGTTGCCGCCTGTAATGCTATTCTGGCCGCTGCGGCTGGTTGATCGTTACAGCAGAGGTGGGGAGCCTGCAACAAGGTGGTTGTGGAACAGGTTCAATTCCTGTTATCTGCTTAAGACCCGCCCTAAATTGATTAGGGCGGGTCTTATCTTTTAATAAATCGAGATTTTATGCTTAGTGATAAAATAAAAGTATTTCAAAATTGTGCAGGAATTAATTTCGCAAAAGACGGGTATTTATCCCCGGCTCTTATCGCTGAATATACAGATTCTGAAATCAATGTATATTCAGCAGATTTTAATTCGCCTGATGATAAAGAAAAATTTGCCGACTTTATCAGATATCAGATAATTGAAAAACAACTTGTTGAGTATCTTTTTGTTGCTGAATCTTGGATGAGTCTTTATGAAAAAGATGGATCTTTTGTTAAAAAGATAGAAGCAATAACAATGACTCACTGCAGCAAGTTTCTTCCATATGAAACAGGCTATTATTCGGAAATAGAAAGATTTTCCGAAGATACTGCTATTCTTAAAGAATGGGTTGAATTTGGTAAAACATATGGTAGTGAAGGTAATTTTTCTAATTTATTTCTTAAATGTTCTCACGAATGGAATTGAATAATAAAGGAATCATAATGTCTGTGATCGAATCTGCCAATCTGTATTATAAAGAAGGCGCCAGTGACAAAGTTTATCACGCTACCATTGAAGATATTAGCAATGGGTATGTTGTGAATTTTAGTTATGGACGTAGGGGAAGTGCCTTGAAAACAGGTAGTAAAACCCAAAGTCCAACTACTCTCGAAGATGCCAAGACTATTTTTAATAATCTTGTAAAAGAAAAAACGAGCAAGGGATATAGGTTTGTTGAAAATGCCAATCCCTCTGAAATTCCTGTTGTGAGTGATGATCTGCCTGATACTCCCAATGAGATACAGTGCGTTCTCTTAAATCCAATTAGTCAAGATGAAGCTGAAAAGCTTATTAATGATGATAATTGGGCTCTCCAGCACAAACTTGATGGTGTCCGGTTTATGCTGGGCAAGGAAAAGGATCAGTCTCCCCACGGAATTAATCGTAAAGGCAAAAGGATCAGCATTCCTACTGTGATTTGGAATGTTGTCACTAAGTTTGATGATAATTTCTTAGTTGATGGTGAACTAATTGGTGAGACTTTGCACGTTTTTGACATTCTCGAATATCGTAGCGAATGTCTCAGGAAGAAAAGTTTGATTGAGAGGATGAAATATCTCAAGACTTTGTTTAAGTACATTGAATCTGAGAATATTATTCATACTCCTCTTTATCTTGAAAAGAAAGAAAAGCGTGAGGTTTATGACAGTTTGCTTAAAGAAAACAAAGAAGGAGTTGTCTTTAAGCATATTGATGCTCACTATAATATTGGTCGCCCTGCAAGTGGCGGAAACTATTTGAAGTACAAGTTCTATAGCACTTGTAGTTGCGTGGTAACTGATATTAATAAAAAGCGTAGTGCCGCTATTGGTCTTTATAAGGGAAAGAAACTTGTGAAGGCTGGTAACGTAACCATTCCTGTTAATTTCGATGTGCCGAATGTGGGCGAAATCGTAGAGGTAAAATACCTCTACGCCAGAAAGCAATCTGGTTCTCTGTATCAACCTATTTATTTGGGTGTTAGGAATGACATCTCAAAAGAAGAGTGCCAGCAAACACAATTAAAGTTTAAAGCAGAAGAAGAATGATCAGTCTTTCTTTTTGAGGCTTTCATTCTCTATCTGCAGTTTTCTGATTTGGCTTTCAAGTTCGTTGATTCCTCTTATGATTCGGAGAATTTGATCCCTTTTCTCTTCTTCATATGTGTTTGTTGCGATTCTTTTTAGTTCGCTCATATCCTGTGGCAAAATAGCTGGCATATAATTCCTTTTTGTTAAAAATCTTCCTAAAAATAAGATAGTAAAAACAAAAGTTTCTTTTTGGTACGTTGAAGACTCGACCTCTCCACGGACGGAACTAATAATTGTGATATACAAAAACAAAAGCAAAGCAATCAAAGAAACTGGCATTAGTTACTTGGGCAGCGTCAATATGACTGCCAAGCATTCTAAGGCATTTAAATATAACGAACTTACATATTCTTTGTATTTATCTCCTGCAAACACATCTGGATTTGAAGTTTGTGCAGGAAGAACAAAAGAATGCACAATTGCTTGTTTGCACGAATCTGGACTTAATCGCATAGATCAGAAGCAGAATAATATCAATAAGTCTAGAATTGCAAAGACAAGGCTCTTTTTTCAAGAGCGTGATTATTTCATGAGTTGGATGATTGATGAAATTGAATCAACAAGAAGTAAGGCTAAGAAACTTGGATATAATTTTAGTGTAAGATTAAATAACACAAGTGATTTATCTCCTGAAATCTTTACACTTGGAGATAAGAATATTCTCGAGATATTTGATGACTGCCAATTTTATGAGTATAGCAAGATTTATCGAAGAATTGCCTTAACTAAGAAATATAAAAATTATGATCTAACTTTTTCATATAGTGGAAATAATATTGAAGAATGTCAAAAGGCAATCAATATCGATAATACTAGAGTGGCTGTGGTTTTTAAAGATAAGTTGCCTGAAAAGTTTATGGATCATGAGGTTATTAGTGGGGATGAATATGATATGCGTTATCATGATCCAAAAAACGTAATAATTGGTTTGAAATTCAAAAAGGTTAGAAACGAAATCGATCTTAATAACAATTCTTTTGTTGTCTAAATATAAGTGTCCGCCACACACAACAGAAAAATCTCAAGAATCCACAGAAGAAAATTTTTTTCTAGATAGCCCCTTGTCTTTTGTTTTTTGTTGTGTATCGTTGATCTGAAGAGCATATCTGTGTGGTATGCGAAAGAACTAGAGACAAATGGAGGATTTCACCATGTCCAAGAAAACAGCCGGCGATAAGAGAACATACGTCACCATTGAGAATTTCCTCAGAGCGTATGAGAATCCTGCTTTTGGCTCTATTGGTGAAGTGGCAGACCATCTTGGCCTCAAGCCTAGTGCCGTGAGCCAAAGAGCTAGTAAGTTACGCCAGAAAGGTGTTGACCTTCGTAAGTTCAGTGGCAGTGGTCGCCCAAATGTTGTTGAAAAAGCAAACGAAATTCTGAAGCTGATTCGCAGCAAGAAGTAAGTTTGTAAAATAACTGAAATCCAATCCCCCATTGGTCATCTTAATTGCGACCAATGGGGGATTATTTTTTTTAGCATTGACAGATCACCATTATTTTTGGTAGGCTCAAAGGTTTATTTGTTGCTCAAAGTCCCTGCCGTGTTTCTTTTTGGTACGGTTGTCCCCTGTCCCGACAAAGAGGAAAAAATGTCTACAACTACTGCCCCTGTAAAAACGCCAGTTAGAAGCCCCGATAAGACACCCAGCAGCGATCCTTTTAAGAGTCCGAAACCAACTGTGATGCCCGAACCAAAAAACTAATATGTATAATAATTCTTTGCATGTGAATCCTGGTATTAGAAATTTTTGGACTAATCTCAGGAAGAATGATTCTGAATTTCATGTATTCAAGAAAAATAGGAATCTAGTATATTTCGGTCACGATCTCAGTAAGAGTAGTTACGAGTTTGTTCAAGATAGAATGAACAATCTTGGGATAAAGTTTGACCATAATAATTTGACGATGAGTTTCCTTAAAGCCCTTGAAGTTGAAAAGGGCAAAGAAGAAGTTCTTAGGGATCTTGCAATCAAGGCAGTTTGTGAAGCATTTGAAATTCCAGAAGATTTGCTTGATGCGAGTCTCAATGATGATGAAAATATTGAAGTAAATAATACCGAAGAAAACTTCCCTGAAAATGTAGATTATGATTCTCTTGATCAAAATATCAAAGATCTGATCAATAAAAGGATCTTGATCAATTCAATTATCCAAGGTGCCAGCATTCATGCTTTTTATACAATGCACCATCTTGTGAAAAATGAATTGGATGAAGTATCCCCTGAATTGATTAAATTGTATGATGAAATCAGTGTGGGTACAGTTTTTTCTTATTGGAAGATTGACTATTCAGCTATAGTTGATAAGATGGATCCCTCCATGCTGGTTCAGGGTAGTTCTAAGGTGGAATACGAAGAAGATTCAGATGAACCTTCTGTTGTTGCGGCCGCTAGAACATTTGCAGTTCTTTGCCAAGAATTAGTGAAGGGTGCAATTGAATGTATTGCACTTCATGGCAGCAGAGATATTTCGGAAGAAGAACTCAAAATTGTTTATAGTTTTGCTGATAAAAGAAGCGACGAACCAAGATATATCCAAATTGGTTCAGAAGTTTGGCGTAAAATTCTTTGCCTGATCAAGCAGTATAGAGAAAATGAAAAGATTTCTCTTCCTGAGTTCATCATGAAAATCTGTGTTCTTGAGCCAAATGATATTGAAAATTTCTTTGAGTTCTTTATGTCTGGTGAGAATGATAAAGCTATTGCCCTCCTAGATTGATTTGAGGGAGGTTTCTTTTTGGTACGGTAGAGTGTTGTCAGCGACGGACAAATAAAATTTTTACAAGGAGATCCATAATATGAAGATCAACACGAACGGTTCTAATCTCAAGACTAATAACTTTAATGCCGAATCCATTGAATTTGGAATTGGCGATGTTAGCACTATCATTGATATCCTCCGAAATAGGCTTTATGCAAATCCTATTAGGACCTTGACCCAGGAATATCTTTGCAATGCACGGGATAGCCACCGTGATTCAGGCAATAGTGATACTCCGGTTTCTGTTACGCTTCCCACCAAGTTGGATAGCGTTCTTAAGATCAGGGATTATGGTACTGGTCTTAGTCCGGAACGTGTCAAGGATGTTTTCGTCAATTATGGAAGCAGCACAAAACGTGCCGATAATGTCCAAACTGGTGGTTTCGGTATCGGAGCCAAAAGTGCGTGGGCATACACCGATAGTTTTACCATTCTTAGTTACTACAATGGTAAGCTTCGTTCATATATTGCCCATACCGGCAAGAATAGCAATGGTACTCTTGAACTCATTAGTGAGGATGACACCAATGAACCCAATGGTGTCGAAGTTCAGATTCCAATTCGTGAGTCCGATATTGAACAGTTTGTCTATGCTGTTTATCGATGCACTTTCTTTTGGGATGTAAAGCCGGAATTGAAGGGAATCACCAAACTGGAGATTCCTGCTTCTTGGCTAGATTCTAGCAAGAATATTTCATTCAAGAACGGCAATTGGTTTATCCTTCATAAGGATGATTTCATCAAGCGTCTTTTTGATTCTTATCACGCTGACATCTTTGTCCTTATTGATAAGATCCCATATAGCATCAATAAATTTGCATCTCATGAACTTTCTGCCAATGTAAATGCTCTCAGGAATTCTTCATATGCAACTCATATGAGTTTTGTTGAAGTTGATAACGGAATTCTTGAAATCAGTGCTACTCGTGAAAGTGTTAGCGACAAGGATGATAGCAAGAAGAAGGTAAATGATATTTGCGGTGAGGCCATCAAGAGTCTTGTATCTTGTGTTGATGATGAACTTGGCAAGGATTTTGCCACTATTGAAGAATATATCAAGTTCTACTTTAGTGTGAAGTGTATCTTTAACTTTGCATCACTTCCAACAAAGATTGAGTTTACCTTCAAGAAGGGTGGTTTTGATTATAAGTATAATAGCGGTCGTCTTGTTTCTACGAGTTTTGATGGTTGCCGTATCAATAAGTATCACCTCAAGCAACAGAAAACTCGAAGCGTATTGAAGATTGAGGAAAACCATCCTATTGAGATTGATCAAGCCTTGAAGTCTTGTTTTATTCTTGATGATGGTCGAAACCCAAGATATACTATCAAAGAAAAGATCAAGAAGTATTTTGCGGATAACCAGAGTGTTACTGCGGTATATTGCATCGAAGGTTATAACACCGATCAGCAAAAGCGTTTCACAGAACATCTTGGTGCTAAATATATGCTTGATCTTCCCCACAACAGGGTGAGTTACAAGCAAAAGAGAGAGGCTGGCAAGATTAGTTATCGGGAGATTATGCTTAGTAGTGCCTACAGCAGCAAGAAATTGGCTTCTGGCACTAAGAAGGATGTTACTCTCGATGAAATCGAAAGTTCATCTAATGAATTCGTTGTCGTTCCTTTCTCGGGCGACGAAATGTATCACGATGAAACTTTTGAAGATAATGTCAAGTTTATCATCAATCACGGCAAATATACCGTGATCAAGTGTTCTAAGAAGGATTACGCCTTGATCGTTGGTTCTGCAGACAATGTTCATACTTACGAAGATGTAATTGAGAGTTTTCCTGATTATATCGAAGTGGATGATAAGGTTATTGAGAACTTTGTTTATCGTCAAGCAAGCAACACTCTTGATTTTATGAGGAAGTTCATTGATAGGGTCGAATGTCCCAAACTCAGGGAATACTTTGAAATCAAGGGTGGAATCAAGGAAACGGGTAGGGGCGGAATTCCGCCTGCTGCTCGTGCGGATATCCCCGACCGTATCATCAGCCTCTACCCACAGTATGCCACAATTAATGGCAATCTTGATAAGATGAATAAATTGGAGAATGAAATCAACTCAAAGTATCCGCTTCTGAGGTGCATCTCGACCGGCATGAATTATGGTTATGGATATTATGGTCACGGTCATGATCGTGATGAGGTTGGCCGTAAGAATAAGGAAATGAATGATCTTGTATTCTATATCAATAATAAGTCCAAGGTGAACTAAGGAGATAAGCCGTGATCAAAGAAATATGGACAATCATTTGTGGTGGAAGAAGCTTTGATAAGAACGATGAATTTTTTCAAACTAAACATACTTTTAGACTTGAAAAATATAAAGATAAAATCGAATGTGATATATTTAAGAACTACTACAAGGTCAAAGAAAATTTAATGTCCTTGATGAAGGAATTGAATGTCTTGGAGGATAGGATCAACGACAAATATCCGCTGATGCTGTGTGCGGGCATAAGCCCGAAAGGTTCCTTCCGGTACGGTATGACACCAGAGCAGGTGGACGAGGAAAACGAAAAGATTCTGAAAGAATTGATCTTTTATATTAACTCTAAGAAATCATGAAATACTATCTTCTTTCTAATTCAATTGTTATAAATACTTCGGGTCAAACTTATACCATTAGCAATAATGACTATAGGTATGATAAGATTAAGACATACCTGAATGAAGGTAAGTTTGAATTGGTTGCGGATGCTATTAATCCTACCAAGAATCTCAATAAAGATGGTTTCACGGTTATTGATGGACTTGTCCATTATGGCAAGGATCCTATCCCGAGCATATTGGGTAATCAGTTTCTTCTCTTCAAAGAAACAAGTTGGGTATTCAAAAGTCTTTTCAACTTCTGGTATAATCTGAAGAATAGGGTCGATGATCATGCTGCCTCTGAAATGATCCAGGCTCTTATTGAGAACAGTGCCTATCCTGTTACCGAGGATGGGTTCTATCTGATTTATTCAAACAACAATTCAGATCAGACAAATAGTGTTTTGAATAAAAAGAATCAATCTGATTCTCATATTCATTTTTATAATATTGCTAATTGTCCCGAGAAATATTTCACAGCATTTAGCAATCGTAAAAATCTTGATGAGGTTCTTGAGAGTGTTTTCGGATTTAGTGCTAAGAAACTCAAGAAACTTGCACTGCAGAATATTTTCAAGCCTGATAATAATTTCTTGGACTATAGGTTTTTCTTTTTTGGAGAAGCCTTCAAGGATGCTCTTCATGCAGACAATCTTTATGAAGTTATTGAAAAGAATATCTTTAACGTTGACTTCGGAGATATTGCCGGCTATGGCGGTTTGAATAGTTTTATTAAAGATTACACAAGAGAAAAAGATGGATCTTACAATCAAAAGAAAATCCTTAATTTTCTCAAGAGTTCAACCCGTCAGGCCGCATTCATTGAAATCGGGGATCAATACCCAAGGTTGAAGGAAACCATTAACCTGGACGTTCAACAGGTTGGTCTTGTAAACAACGCAGATGAAATCCTTAACTATCTTAACAAGGAAACTGCCAAGTTGCAGGATCCCGAATTCGATCTTAAAATCAAGGAAAATTTTCCTGACTTTTGGAGTCTCAATGAACATGAAGTTGACGATATGAGATTGTTGATGCCCAATACAAATTACGATCTCAAAGAGTGGACTAATATTATGCAGAACTGCATCCACGGTTATGCCGATAATGTTTTGAAGGCTAAGACAGTTGTATTTGCAATCATGGACAAGAATACTAATGAAATGATTTATAATGTTGAAGTTGCAAGAAAGAACATTGTTCAGTTCAAGGCTCGTGGAAATAATGAACCCAAAAAGGCAGATATGAAAAAGATTTGCAGCCTGTTGGCAGATCGTGGTTTGCTTTTCAAAGAGTGATGGATAAACGAGCGTCAGCGATGAAAACAACCGAATTAGAATTAACAAAAACTGAACTTCGTTATTTAGCCGACTTGGTTATCAACAACATACAAGATGGTAATTATTGGGGCAATAAAGATCAATTTACCAAAAATCAAAACAAAGTTTTTTCCAAATTGTGTGAAATTGGTATTGAGTTTGGTTTTGATATAGACTCATGGGTGACTAGGGAGCATTATTAAAGTTAAACAATAATGGCTAAAAAAAATAAACTCATGGCGGGCTCCAAAAAACAATTGGAGGCTCTTAAGGCAAAATACGGTCATAGCATCAATCATGTTGATGTTACCCTCCCAATGACTTACAACGAAGTCCTGAGTTATTTTGGGCCTCCATGCGAAGAATACGAGCCTCTGTGTGGCTGTTGTCGTGCTTGGGTTGAATGGCAAACCTCCGGCCAGAGAGTCACCATCACTCTTGAAAGAGACGAAGTCATAAAAATGATATATTGATTAAATGTATTAAATGTGCTATAATAAGCACATGCCAAAATACTATGTAAAATATAAAAATAAATCACTCATCACAGACCAATCAGATCCAGAAGAGGCAGCATATTGCCTTATTCTTATATTGGGTCCACAATGGATATGCAGCCATTCAGACTACATTCATGTTGATGAACGTGGATTCAGAACAGAAGAAGCAGAAAATAAATTTGAATTTACAAGTTTATTAGAAAAAGTTTATAGAAAAAGGTATCCAGAGTGATCTGGATACCTTTTTTTTTTAATTTATTCATCGCTTTTGTAAATATTTTCTGCGAATGGGTTGTTTACTGCGACAACCTTAACGTTATTATCTCCTATTGTAAGCATTCTAAAACGCTTAATTAATTGGTCTCTATTTGGCTCATCTTTTAGAGCAAACACAGCAATGTTCGAATTGCTTGGCCAAGGAATTTTTTTGTTTATTCTTGAAACATAATAAACAAATGTTTCTTTATCCTTGCTTGAATCCACAATCTCTAAGTTATTGTTCATCTTTACCTCCTTGATAAAAGTTTGAACTACATAGTATTTATCCTTCTGATAATAATTTTGAAATTTACTCTTTACTAAAATAAAATTTTACACTATAATATTTCAAGAACTCATTAATTTAAAAAGAAAGAAAGAAAATATGAGCAAAGTTAAACAGTGTTCACCATGTGGATATCAAGTATTACTTGAACTTTTAAGTGCCCAAGAAATGCTTGGCACAAAGATTATTTTAAATGAAGCCTCAAAGACAATGCGGGATTTCCAGGCAATTGTATTAGCGGTTGGACCAATGCTTAAAGAAGATTATGGTTTTAAGGTCGGTGACAGAGTATTGCTATCTGGCACTGGCGTACCAGTCCCAAATTATGATGATAGTGAAAGAGATAAGGTTCTAATGGAACCACAATCAATAAAAGCAGTTCTTTCTTGATTTTTGATTTAAAAAAGACTATATTAAACTTTAACAATTTTTTAAAAAAGGAGTAAAAAATGATTGATGTTTCTAATGTTAATGATGCGCTACCAATTTTAATGAAAGATGATTCAACGTTTGAATCACTTAAATCAGATTTCCCAGATATCCTTGCGGATTTAGTTACGTTTAGAACAAATCCAAACTGCAGTTGCAGAGGAAGAGTGGTCAAGTTCTTTACAACTAAATTAGAGGAATCCCCGGGAGTACTTAACAAGTATATTAAAGACCCTAATTCTCTAAATACTGAGCTTCAAAAAATAAAAACTCAGAGAATTGACAATAATTACTCAGGCAGAATTTTGACTGTCAGCAAGGGAGATGAGGCTTGGAAGACTTTTGCACAAGAAATTACAAGTGGTGGCAAGTATTTCCGTGCATTTAGTGTTGTTGAAAATGGAGATTCCCTAAAAGTATATTTTCTATGATTTTCTTAATCTATTTAATAACTTGTTTGGGAGTTGCTTATGGTTGGAGCGATACTGATGCAAGTGTTCCTTTTAGGAACATGGTGGCAAAAGTTCCATACATAAGGACAGCTTTATTGTGTCATGAATGCAGTAGTTTCTGGATCAGTTTATTTGTGAGTTTGTTTATCAATCCCCTCCAAGATGCTACATATCCAGGAGTGAGCAATATTTTTTCTGCTTTTTGTGGATTTTTTATAAATTTATATTTTGTCAGAAAAAAAATAATTCCATACAAGGATTAATTTTACCGACAGCATAAATATTATAAAGGAAAATTATAATATTTATGCTGTCTTATTTTGAATTCTATAGCGAGCAAGGAAATCCAATAGTACAGAAGGGTCTGTTTAACAGAGCCACCAGTTTTAAATTATTGGATGAAGTAAATAAGCCGAAGCCCATATATGCCTCTAGGTGGATGATAAGAAGGGATATAGAGGCTGTTACTGAAATAGCCTGTCGTGGCAAGGCCCAATCTGAAAAGAAGCGAATAAAGAGAGATTTGGAAGATTCTTTAAGCGATCCTAATATGCTCGGATTGGTTTGTGAAGATAAAGATGGAGAAATAATAGGTTTTGTCATCTTTGCTTCAACAAATACATTTTATCAAATCTTGATTTTAAACACAAAAAAGGATGCAAAAAAAGTAATCGAAAGTTTACTCTCTAGAATATTCGAAAAACTCGGCAGCCAAGGCACCCCAAGACAAAAATGTAAAGTGGTTGTAAAAGATAATAAAAATAGTCCATCTTGGTGGTATAAATTATTAAAGGATTACGGGTTCGATGGAAGAGAAGTAGGTGAACAATGGATGTTTACATACTATAGTCAAAAGGGTTTTGGAGATGACTTTGCTCAAGGACTCCTTGAAGACAATAGTTAAAGAAATCCTTTCCCTCCGGTACGGTTCCTGTTCAGGAGAGAAGCCGTGCAAATTCTAGAAAACTATAAATTCAAATCAAAGTCTAGCGAAGTCTTTGTTAAAGACTATTCATTTAATAAATTCGTGAAAGACTTCCCTGAATTCTCTGATTTACTACTCAGAATGAAAACTCATCTGAAAAATAATCATAAATATTATCTTGTGGATCTAATCATTAAAGACCACAAGAAAAATCAAAAGACTTGTGTCGATGTTCGCTATCATGTTGATGGTGAATATGAAAGCAATAATCAATATTGTCTTTGGGTTAGTGGGCCAAATAGAACTTTGTTCCCTAAAGAACAATTTAATTTAGAGAGTTTTCCAAGTTCAAGAAACGACCAGAATAATTTTTTGGAATTGTTCCTCAAAGATAAGGAATCTTTCGAAGTGCCAGAGGAAACTTTTGTTGTATACTCCAGCAAAGATCCCCATAAAGGTGTGGTTTGCGAAAAGGATGGCCGACGAATCTTTGTGCGTTTAATGGCAACAGATTACATAAAGCCAAAGAATTTCATCAAGAAGGGTTTCTCTCAGGTACGGTAGTCTCTTGTTAGAGAGACTCAAAAAACAATAGAGAGAAACATGAAAGATAAAGATTGGATCGACCAGAAGGTTCTTGAAAAGGTCATTAAGAAGAATTACGTTAATAACAAGAATAGTTTTTGCAGCGAGTGCGGTGCGTATACAAAGGAAAAGGTTTGTAGGGATTGCCTTGTTGAAAATGAATACTTGGAGTATGTAAAGTAAAGTAATTATGTACGATAGTTTTAAATATCTTTATCCGCCTCGCCCGGAAAATGCCCTGCCGCCGGATAGAATCCCGGTGTTTGAAAAGTCGGGGTATACTGGGCAATACAAGAAGAATGGCACTTGTAGCATCTTTGCAATCAATCATCCCAAAGATTTTATTGCAATGACTCGCCACAATGATAACCATAAACAGTGGGAATTTTCCAACTATTTTAGGGATTGTTTCACAAAGTATCTTCCGGCCGATAAGTGGCACGTTCTTGTTGGTGAAGTAATTCACAGCAAAACAACCAGCATCAAAGACACTGTTTATATCTTTGATATTATCGTATATAACTCCGAAGAACTTTATGGAAAGACTTTTACTGAACGGCAGAATCTTCTGAGGGATATTTTCCATCCTGAAAATAAAAAAGAAGAATACAGCCACTTTGAAATTGAGCCAAGATTTTGGCTTGCAAAAAATATCGAAGAAGGTATCCTAGATCTCTTCAACAATATCAAAGATAAAGATGTTGATGAAGGCTTTGTGTTAAAAAAGAGAGATAGCGTCCTAAAGGATTGTGCTGGTCAAAAAAGCAATAATAGTTGGCAAATAAAATTCCGTCATCCTTCAAGGAAGTATAGGTTCTAAAATGCTTGAGTTTTACAAGAACAGCGATATTCGGGAAGAACTCAAGAATATTCTCAGCGATAGGCAACTGATCAGTTCGCTCTTTAGAAGCGTTCCTGAACTTGAGTCAATTGGTTTCTCTGTAACCAATGAGTATGACGATAGCAACTATTATGATAGTGTAAGACTTGAAAGCGTCAATGGTTATTCTTGGAATCCTTATGAAGATGATTATGATGATGATTATGATTCAAGCAATAGCCCTACCGGCAAGAAGTTAGACGAGGAAATTGCACGGGCTTGTGCGAGTTTAATTGAAGAAGTAGGCAAAGATTTTGGATACGGAGATGAAAACTCTCTTCTAAGATCGGATTACACCTCGCCCAGTTCTACAACTAAGCCCTACAGAGAATTTAATAGGTTTATTCTCGATCTTGCTGCTGGAAATAAGCTAAAGGACGAATCTATTCTGGCTAAGATCGCATCAAAATTTGATCCAAAGTGGGCCTTGTATTACGCCTTTGATCATGGAAGAATGAACAAAGAAATTGAGGACAAGATCTTCCTTAAAAAGGGAAACATGAGGGAAGCCTACCTTTATAGTGTTCATGTTTTAAAGGATGTTCTTCCAAAGAACATTGAGGATTTTCATATTCTTAATTCTTTTGGAAAGAAAAAGGAATCCTCTGATCAGGAATATCTTAATAAGTATCTTGAATTCAAGAAAACATTAGTTGTTGAATAATTTTCAACCTTATCAAAAAATCTAACTTCGGCCAAATTTGATCCTACTACTTTTTTGTTTTCATATTCTTTTCCAATAACGATAATATTAACCCCTTGATCAGACAGTAGTTTCTCCATTTCCTCTTCACTATCAAATACAAATACGCTATCTACGTGTTTGATGCTGAGGAGAAACTCTTTTCTATTTTCTTCTTTATTGAAAGGTCTATCTTTGCCTTTTAATAAAGAAACTCTTTGATCGCTATCTATTCCAACGATTAATCTGTCTCCAAGACTCTTTGCATATTCCATAAGTCTAATATGGCCTATATGTAAAATATCATAGCATCCGTTAGTCCAAATTGTTTTCATGGAGTTGATACTCCAAATTGACTGACTACCTTCAAAGAGCATTGGTTTGCGAATCTTATGCTCTTTTCTATATTCTTGGTTTTCATATAGCCCACAACAAATGCAGCAAGAAAAGTATCTCCTGCGCCGCAAACATCCCTAATCTCAACTTTCCTTGTTGGATATTTTTTTATTTTTTGTTTGTGGAAGTGTATTGCCCCATTCTCCCCGTCTGTAACTACTAGGTGGCAACAATCAGGGAATTTTAAGCCTTGAATGTTATTCAGGTATTCTTTTTGATTTACCTTCAAGAAGTCAATAAAGGATAAATCTTTTGGTTTTCTTTTTGTATCCATGAACCTAACAGCACTGTTTTTGCATATAAGTTCTAAATCAGGTTCTTGTAAAAACCCTTTGTTATAATCTGATATTACTATTGCATCATATTTTTGATGTTTGTATTTTTTAGTGTTTATTCTTTCGCAACTATCGTGAACATCTTCTCTAAAGACTATTGAATTATATCTTGTATCAATAAATCTTCTTTTTATTATCTTTTGTTTATTTGTTATTAAATCCACATCTGCAGAAGGCAATAAAGAAAGAATATTTCTAACGACATTTGCCGCCATGCCATCTGTCGAGTTCTTCTTTCCATTATTTTTAAAACACAATGCAGGGGCTTCTGGACATACTCTTTCGCATGTCCCGTAGATGTATTCGTCAGAGCAGGATTCGCCAACTACTAATATTCTCATATCCCCATTTTTTGTTGACTATTTTAGTATCCACAGTATAATAATAGCATGAAATGCCCAATTTGTCAACAAAAGATGGATCTCGTAGTTACTAGTCACAAAAATAAACCTTTTGTGGATAATAATCTATATCCAAAGATGTGTTTTGCTTGCTATAGTGTTCCTAAAACCCTAAAGCAGACTCTAGATAAAGAAGGAAATATAAAAGAACAAATAGAATTGGAATATTCTATAGAAAATCTACATTCAGCCCAAGAACTTTTTGATCAAGGTTCTGCTGATAATCTTAATCAGGCAAAAAAATCAGTGCAGAGTGTAAAAGCTTTGAATGTTTTAAAAGTAAAAAAAGAAACTAAGAAAGATAAACCAAAATTAGACTGCCACTTGATCTAAGTGCTTATTAATTAGATTTTCTATTTTGGCATAGTCCGACATTCTATAGTCTGTGTGCTTTTGGTTCATGCTCTTATTGTTATCGGGATGCAGATAATAATCTTTCAATAATTTGGCTAATTCTTTTTGACCTTCGGTTCCCTTTTTTTCAAAAATTTCATCAAACATTCTGCTTATAGAATCGTGCCATAATTTACTTACATTTTCTTTACCAAGCATCTTGATCATTCTAAACATGTAATCAGATGGCCTGTCGCTTCGCCACCCGTTTTCGTTAAGAAGTATCGCAGAAACTGAGCCCATATTGAACACCGATCCAGCATCCAGGAACTCTTTAACCAGATATTCCATATTTTCTCGAGAATCTCTTGCTCGAAGATATTTGCTCCTAAACACTGAGTCAACTTCACTTGGAAGCAAACCTTTAATATTTTCTCTTCCAAGAATATTAAGTGTTTCTTTGATATTATCCGAATGAACAATCCAACCCACAATCTCTCCTGGGCTTGTTTTTAATTTACTTATTACTTCAGGCCCTAATAGTTTTGCCATTTCTGTTTTATTTGTAGACCTTTTTATAATTCCAATTATATGAATCCCTTGCATTTTAGTTAGATTATTTTTACCAATAATATCCACCATTTGATATGTATCTAATTTTGTATCAAGCCTGCTATTTCCCGAATGGGACTTTGCTTTCGCCAGTGGCGGCGAATTAGAAATGAGATCATGAATTTGCGATCCAACCAATTCGCCCGTATGGTCAGCGACCATTTTCTTAACAGCAGGATTATTGATATTTGATGAATTTATATTCCAAAGAAAATCATGCATATTAAATGAATCGAAATTAATATTTAAATCCTTGATCATAGATGCTATCTTGAAAAAATCATCTCTACGATACACTCCGGAGTTATTGTTAATAATTTCCGCTAAATTCCGGCCTGATATATTTTTCTTTAGATCTTTATCTATTAATGGATTCAAAAATGTGGAACTATCAAATTTTAACCTGATGTTATAACAACTGCTTGCTCCGTTTGCATATTTCTTTAAAAAGTCATAATATTTCACATCTAATTCTTCAACATGGTTGTCTTCAACATCCATGAATTGATGACTATCTTCTCCCTCATCTAAACAATTCACAAATTGATACACTGGTTTATCTTTATCATGGATAATATAAATATTATTTCCTAAGTAGCTTTCATGATAATCTCCATCTGGTGCTGCGGTACACCATTGGGTCCCTTTACCATAACTGCATAATATTCTTTTTCTGGCTTTTATTTCATTTTCATCTTTTGGTAATCCGTGTTCTGTTCCACTTCCCAACGCCGGTAGAAAATAAAGTTTTAAATCAGCGTCTGTGGCAACCAATTCTATTAGCTTATCATCACCCTCTAGTGTCTCGCCACTTTTTCTTAATTTTCTTTCTTGTCTATTGCTTATCTCTTGACTTGCTTTTATGTATTCTTCAACTTTTTCTTTGATTTCTTGTCCAACCTTAAACCAACCTTTAACTCCTATTTCACTTTTAGGCAATTTGCCGCTATCAATCATTTTTTTGGCAACATTGATTGAAATTTCCAAATCTTCTTTTCTGTATCTTTTTACGCTCCAATAACCCATTGCAAAACTAAACCAATTAAAGTTTTCAAGATTCTTTTCTTTTAAAACCTGAATTATGATATCCTTAGGAGGAAATAATACTATTTGAGGATGAGCATCCAAATATCTTTTTTCTTCTGGTTTGGCGTATTTTACTAGATTAGCCAGGTACGCATCAAAGTCAGAAGCTATATTTTCGTTTAAAAAGAACCAGTTCTTAAAATTCATGATACTTTATTTAGATATTTGAGTTTGTTTTTATTCTCTGTATAATAGGGGGATGACCTACACAGAAAAAGAATACGAACTGGCGATGAGATATGTTAATGGTGACATAAACGATGTCCAGTTGAATTATTTAGCCGTTCAGGGCAAAACAACTGAAAAAAGAATAAGAGAAATAGCCGAATATGTCAATTTCGTGAGTCCGTTTTTAATTGCATCCGGACTAATCTTGGCTTTTCTGGCTTTTCACCTAGTCTTTTGTTTTCTATGTGTTGTTTTTAATTTCAAATAACTAATTTTTTCCGGGAAATCGTAGACGACCGGCAAACTGCTCAGTCTCTTATATTTTCGATATTAAATAGCCAGTTCTTAAAACTCTCTCTCCAATACATAGTAGATGCTACCGGACTACTGAGAGTATAGTCCATATTTCTTCCGCTATTCTTTACAAATCCTAATTTTTTGTAGAATCTATTCAAAGCTTCTTTCTTACCTTTATCTGCTTCTGGTCTGATCACAATAGGCTTACCAACTCTTTTTGCATAATCCTGCAACATTCTGATTATATCTGAACCAACACCACTGTTTTGTTTTTCCTCTGGTATTTTGACTGTCTCCAATTCGATTTTATGTTTATCTTCAAATGCAGAAACATTTGCGAACGGGTATTTTTGATTTATTTTGTCCAAAACAAGGTCTAGCATAATATTATCTATCTTTTTATTCAAAAAAAATACAGAGATTGCTCTTGACCCTGAACGCCTTTTTGCTACAATGCTCACTGTTCGAGGACGATTTTTAACCAAAGGAGTAGATATGATTAAGTTTCTTAGTTTTGTTTCTTGTTTAGTGGTTTGTGCTGGATCGTATGCCGGCCAGACCAGTATTGATAGCACCGATACATCAGTTTCGGTTCTCAGGACCGATAGCATTGCCCCTGCTGCAACAACTGCCGCCCCAGTTGCTATCGCTAATTGCTGCAACACTTGCAATAGTTGTAATGATGGTTGCATCAACAACTGTGATAGTTGCTGCAAGAAGCGTGAAAGGGCTTTCAGCCGCTCCCGCACTCATACTGAGAATGTAACCTGCCAGAACTGCCAGCAGGTTAAAGAGGAGACGGATACCGTTGAGACTAGTCGCAAGCGACTCAATGGTAGTGTAATCAAGAGAAGTCGTAGCCGTACTTCCGTTTCGGTACGGTAACTGCTTGTCCCGCCACCCCCTTGCTCGTGTCTCCCGTGTTCAACCCGCACGGTCAACGTAGCATATCACGGTTCTCCTGCACAACCAGATATGCCGAGACTCCGAGCAAGGGGGTTTTTTATTTTAAAAAATATGAGAGAATTAAACTCTGAGGACTTGAGTAAGTTCGCAACCAATAACGGTTTCATCCTTAAAAAAAAAGATGAAGAATATGAACTTTATAGCAAAACAGAAGATAAGGTTCTGCTTTTCAAGAGTGTAAAAGAAACATTTAGAAGAATCTCTGACGAAATTAATACTTTAAAGAAAACGAAAAATGTCCTACATTGACAACAGTAAGGAAATCAAAGAGACTATTCTCAAGTTGAATAGCCTATGTGAAGCAAATAAAGAAATTTATATCAATCAACTAGATCACAAGGCTAATCTTAGTTCTGCTCTTTTCAAGATCAAGAATAATCTTGAAAGGCTAGTTAAGAATCCAAAAGACTTGCCAGAAGTTATTTTCAATTGCTTTGAAATTGCAAAGCCATTGACACCATACTATAGCACCGATCTTGGTAAAAACAAAATTGATCAGCCATTGACCAACGAAGAAAAATTAGGTTTTCTTGAGAAGTTGGAAAAGTTTCAAGTCACAGATGAAATGAAAGAAAAATATAAAGGAACAGTCAATCAAGGAGGTTAGTGTGAACTCTGATTATCGGGTTGTAAATATTGGTGAGGTCAAGGACTATTTCATTATTCAAGAAGTTTACTATAATGATAATGAAGAAGTAATCAGTGCGACAAATGCAAGCCCCTGTGGAAATTCAATTGAAGAACTGGTACAATTTGCCGATTGTGTTTTAAAGGCAAGTAAAAAACCAGTCCTAAAATTGTAAAGAAGGGGATAAAAGGTTTAAAGGTTGATTTTGGTTTGATTTAGGTTGATTTTTGGCCCAGTAGCTCAATTGGATAAGAGCAACAGCCTTCGTGAAATAGGAGTGCTTAAAGAGAAATCTTTAATGTAGAATCGCTTAAATTCGGTGAAGGCTTAACTGCTAATACCGAGCCAAGCCTAAGCAATTAGGAAGGTGTAGAGACTTAACAGGCGACACCTAAAGTTGAAAGACAATGGTGAAGATAAAGTCCAGACCACAAACAGTAATGGTAGTGAAAACTATAGTGGTACCGCTAAGCTGTAGGTTCCAAGTTCGATCCTTGGCTGGGTCATTTTGTTTTGTTTTGAAAAAGAGCAAAGTATTTACTATTAATATTTTGTAGTAATCACACAAGAGTAGCTCAACGGGTAGAGCGTTTGACTGTCCAAAGCCACTGAATTGAAGCTCAAAAAAGCTGGCAATCTATCGGGTTCAATACCCAAACAGTGGATTAATCAAATGGTTGCAAGTTCGAATCTTGCCTCTTGTGCTTAGTTTTTTCTATCATGATAATCAACAACTTCTCTACACAATTTAACAAATTCTTCTGAACTTAAAGTGTGTTTTGCTAAATTGGCCTCCTTGAGAACAAGTTGACAATTATCTAGTGTGTTTTCTCCACCACTGTCAACCAGAGTCTCTAGTGGTGTTGGTTTTTTTATGCCTACTCCTGAAATGATTGAAAAGAGGAGGATTGAAGTATTAGAAATTCCTGAAGATATTTTGTCTGCTGCTCTTGGTAGCCCATCGGCCAAGAATCACAAGAATAAATACCCAATCATCAATGATTGGGCTTCTAATCAGGAAGTCGTAAAAGCACATTATGAAAGATACCAGGAAGTTGTAAGCGATAAAAGCAACTTCTTTATCAGACCCGTAAGTGCAAACTACACAAACAATATTGCAAAGTCACTTTTGAATAAAAGTAGCCATTGCATTCTTGCACCAATATTATTTGATGCTCCCAATCCTTATTGGGAGAGTGATTATCATGATATTTTGAAGAAACATCCTGATTTGGAGAAAAAGCTAATTCTTGTCCATATCAGCGACATGGAGTATGATGAAAGAATTGAGCAAAAAGAGAAGCATTCTCCAAAGGTTAAAAAGTCTTTATATAATCGTGAAGAGAATTGTTCTTCAAAGGTTGAAGAGCCTGTTTTGAAAGCTAAAGATTCTTCTGGATCAGGGACTATTCACGTTCCCATTCGTTCTAAACACCCTGCTCAAGAGAAAACCATGAATCGTGCAGATATGTTGGTCGCCAAGGTCTTCGGATTGATATCTGCTAATCCAAGCCTTAACAGGAAGGAAATTCATAATCGGTGTGGCAACAATTTTAAGGCTGGGGAGTTGGATACAACTTTGCAAACGCTTATCGCCCAAGGCCGTATCTACCTTAAAAAGGTCTTGACCCGTGGGCGACCTGCGGAGCGATTCTGGCCGATTGGCTTGGAATGATCTGAGATTACGATAAGTGAGCTAGAGTAATGAACGATGAATCTAAGGTGAATCATGAAACCTAAACTAATCGAACTCTTGGAAGAAATCATAGAATCTGCTGATTCTTATTACACAGAATCAAATCCAGAAGTTCCAGTAATACTGGAAAAAATAGTTTTTAATGCTGCTAGAGTGATTAAGATATTATCAAAGGATAATAAAAAAATATCTATCACAGAAGGTGACACTCTAGCAAACATCCGAACTACAGATTCTTATCGTGAAATGCCAAGTGGTCCGCCGCCTTCTTTATCTAAAAATGCAGAGATTAAGAGTTTGAAACTTACTGATAAAGAAATTGAGGCGATTGAACTGTCGATGGTTAAGCGACTGGATTTGGATGCTATATACACTCTCCGCAATCTACTTGAAAGAACAAAGGGAAAACATGAGTTTTGATGATTGGTTAAACTGTGATCGAAAAGGAGGCTCTTTCTCTGAAAATGTCAAAATTTTCATTGAACAAAAAAACACAGATGGCATAATTAGCTTATTATCAGAAGCTTACAAACAAGGATATGATAATGGATGTTTTTGAAGTTCTTCTAGACCCCCACCAAAACTTGCTTCAGAGGCTTAACTTACGGAATGTGAATGATGACTAACCTACCAGAAATAGAAAAAATATCAGTAATGAGTCTTAAACCAGATGATATACTGGTTTTTAGTACCGATGAAAAAATACCTAGTGCTGATTATGCAAGAATAGACCAAAAAATAACTGACTGGAAGATTCAGAGCAATATAGCAAACAAACATTTGATACTAAATTCTCTAAAACTAGAAGTATTGTCAAAAGAACAGGCTCAAAAACTGGAAAATAACTAATGATTAATGAACCTATTGCATGGGCGGTCATGCAACCCGATTCTTATTCTGTTTTCGTATCATATGATAAAGCGGTTGCTCATCGTGATATTTGTGCTGGTGGTGATATTATTCCTCTTTATCGTTCACCCAACCCTACCGATAAAGAAATTGAACGATTGAAACTTACAGATAAAGAAATTGAGGCGATTGATTGGGCGGAAATGGATGCAATTCTGCAAGCGGCAAACGAAACCTCTCCAGATCAGATTCAATTGTGGCAAAAAAGAGCCACCATCCTCCGTAATCTATTAGAAAGAATAATGGATGAAAACATAATACCCACAGATGATTGGAAAAATGTTGCTTTGAAACTTGGCGAATTATTGTCAACCCAAGGCCCAGAAAAGTATTATACTTTTACTCCAGAACAATGGTTTGAGTGGGCAAAATCTACAATAGAGGGAAACAAATGAACGAAGATAATTTTATAGAATTGTCCGCACCCGTTTCTCTCAAGGATTTGACGAGAGAAGCAGAAGATTATTGTGAAGAACTAGGAGTTGAATATAATCCTAAAAAAATAATGGTTGGTACAGACTATGGAACTAGAGTAGTTTTATGGTATGATAATGAGGAAAACAATGATAAACAATGATGAAGAGTATCAACAAACAATATTTAATATTAATGAACAAAAACAAAGACTTATTCAATATTCTCAAAATTGGGAAAAAGAAGGCTATTCAAAAGAGCAAGTCAAAAAACTACTAGAGCCATTAGAGTCTTTTCATATAGGGCTTGTTGAAGAAGCCGAAAATTATATGAATGGAAAAAATAAATGAAATATTATCTATTCACTATATTTTGTACCCTAATCTTAATGTTTTGGATATATGCTTTAGAAATTAAAGTGAACGATCTAGAAGAAAAAGTAAGAATTCAAAGAGTAGAAATTGATTCACTAGTTAAAAATAAGGATTGGGTAGAAAAATGACTAAATACAAAATTTGTAAATTTGTTGATGGTAACGGAAAAGAATGGTATCAAGTCAAGAAAAAAGGGTGGTTATTTTGGCGTTACTTGGATACATTTGAAAAAATGGCACTACGTTCTTATAGAGTTATTCTTAAACTTTCTAATGTAGAAGAAGCAAACAAATATATCGAAGAAGATAAATGGCGTGATAGATCATGGCAAGCTAAAAAAGTAGAATGTTGGAATTATAATGACTAAAAATCAACCTAAAACATGGTTCATAGATTTTGATGGCACTCTTGTGACTCAAAAAAGCCACATGAGTTCAGAAGATTTTATTCTTTCAACTACAAAATCCTTCTTTGAAGAAATAATAAAAGAAGAAGACTTTGTAATTATTACCACCGCAAGAACATGCGATGATAAAGAAAGAATAGAAAAATTCCTTAAATATCATAATCTTAAATTTGATCTAATTGTTTGTGGAATCCCCAAAGGCTCAAGAATTTTAATAAATGACAAAAAGCCAGACGGGACTTTAACTGCTTATGCTCATAATTTAGAAAGAGACAAGGGAATTGATCTTTCCCTATTTGTTTAAATGAAAAATGTTGTATAATAAGTCAAAGGATTAAAAAAATGCAAAGAAGAGATTTTCTAAAAACCAGTGCCTTATCATCAGGATTATTTTTAAGTAATAATTTATTTAATAATAGTCATCAACCAAAAGATATTGATTTAATAATAGATGCTATAGAAAAACAAGCATCACTAAGTTATGTTCCTGTTTCTAGCGAATCACCAAAAGTTTTTAAATTATATGATTTTCAAAAAGAAATTATAAGAAATATTTATGAAAATGAACAAGTAATTATTATTAAATCTCGTCAAATAGGAATGTCAACAATTTTGAGAGCGATTGTAGAAATCAATGAGAAGCAATTTGTAAATTCTTCAAAATATCATTTTGATTTAAAGTATTATTTGGGCTTGCGTCATGATAGAAATATTTTCAGGAGGGTGGGTGATGAGTCGAGTGTCAAAAACATTTCCAAAGGCGAGAAGGCCATGGGTGTGATTGATGAAAATATTGCAGTTATTTGTAACCCGTCAGCCCTTATGCCTCTGCCATATATTAAAACTGTTATTGCTGGAAGTATTGATGGGCAAGGCCGTATGAAGTGGGTATACGATAATGCAGAAAAATACGGTTACAAAGTTTTTGTTTATCCGTATTATAAAACAACGCCTAGTTTAGAACGTTGTTTCTTGTATTTTAAAAAGAACTTGTCTAAAAAGCATTGGCAACAAGAGTTTGAGTGCAAGTTTTCTTGAGGACAAAAATGAAAATAGAATATAATGAAAATCCATTAGCAAGTAAAGTATTTCTTGACGATACTGAAAAACGGTTATTGTTTTGGAAATACAAATGGGACATGATCGGAGACAGTGTTTCTTGGATTGAATTTAACATAAAAGAAAAAAAAGAAACTAATTTGGATAATATCCAAAATAAATTGGCTGGTATTTCTGAAAAATTTATGGAAACAAAATATGATGAAGAATCTATAAAATATTTTATAGAAGAACTACAAAGTAGTCATTGTGGAGATTGTGTTTATGAGCCTCAAACTTGTGCAAAATGCTATGCGGAAGAACATCTTGGAATAGATAGCACACCCAACTTAAAACATTGGGGAGGAACGGCACGTAGGATCATGAGTGCATTTTCTAAAAACTCAACAATAGAACAGGCTATTGATATATTAAAAAATAAAAATTACGACTCAGATGAATATAAAGATTCAGATGAATATAAAAATTGGTCTAAAGAACATATCGACAAGTGGAAACAAGAAGATATTTGGGCTATTGAATACTTAGAGTATTATAAAAAAGAGATATTGAAAAAATAGAATATTATGAAAACTCATTTAGCAAAGAAACAGGAGAATTAAATGTCTAGAGTGGGTATTGATTTAGATGGTGTTTGTTATGATTTTGCCGGATCTGTGTGGCGATATCTTTCAGATATAGGACACGCATCGGCTGAAATTGCTTCTAAAACAGGGAATCCCTCAGACCCAGATATTTGGGACTTTTACAAAAAATGGGGTATGGATCTTGATGATTTTTTAAAGCATGTGCATGAAGGAGTAGATAAAGGTTATATTTTCAGAGGGCCATGTAGATTAGGAGTTAAAGAATCATTAAATTTACTTTTAGAACATGGTCATACTGTTGTTATAGTAACCGATAGAAGCCAAGGTTCTACTCCTGAATCTGCAAAGTCTGCAACAACACAATGGCTTTTAGAACATGAACTTCCTTATCACGAACTCCATTTTAGTGTTGACAAAACTGGATTTGATACTGAATATTTTGTTGAAGATCGTATAAAAAATTATGATGCACTAGAAGCAGCAGGAATAAAAACTTATCTTGTGGATAGACCTTGGAATCAAGAAAAAGACAATAGAAGAAGAGTTGATGGAATTAGGCACTTTGTTGAAAAAATAATTTTTCAATATTGAAATGACAAAATTTCTAAGTCTAATATTTCTTGTTTTTTTAATTGGGTGCGAACCCGGTGAATTTAGACAAGGCAAGGTTATAAATAAAGAGTTCTTAGCCGCACACAATGAAAAAGCGTCTGTGCTTGAGCCAAGTTTTGGATTTGGCTGGGATGGTAAACCAAAAATAACTTGGAATATAGTTCAAAAAACTGTATTGATTCCAGACAGATTTTTAATTACAATAATGATACAAGACAAATCAGGCTGGTGGGGTGAAAAGATCTACTTGAGTAAAGAAGAATATGATTCTTTTACTTTAGGAGATCATTACCCTCATTTTGAAAAACCATGAAATTATGAAAACCTTAATAGACTTTTTACCAGTAATTGCAATATTTTTAATATTGCTTTGGGCTTTGCGTTTACCAAGTTGTAGTCTTTATGATTATCTAAATGGAATAAAACCAAATTCTATTAATGAAAAACAAAAACAAGGCGTTGTTGTGCATTGTAAAACTTGTAATGCAACGGGAGAGACCAATCAAGATGTTAATTTATTAATGTCTGAGGCGTCGTTTGCTATTTGGTATAATATTCATGTAAATTCAAACAAATGTGAAATTTGTTCAAAAAATAAACTTTGTGATGTTGCTCAACAAAAATATGATGAAATTATGGAAAAGTATAAAGAACTCGGACCAAAAATTGAAAAAGCAGTTTGTCCCGACTGTATGGGAATGGGAACTTACACCCAGTTTGATGGATATAGATTTGGAAGAGAAAAATTATGAACGAACAAAACACTAAGAAAAGAAGATTCAAATGAGATATTCAAATGACGTTATGGGAATGGTCAACTTCCCTGTTGATTCTGAGGAATACAAATCCTCCGATGAAGGCGGAATGTTTGTTCAATTATGGTGCATAGAAGAAGAATTGCATTCTTGTGGAATTTGTTGTGGATATGATAGTATATTCACCACAAGGTCAGAAGTTTTAGTTGGAACAGAAACAGAAAAAAATACTGATAATTTTCATGAAATTGAAGAGGGCAAAAACCCTGTTGATTGGGAACAAAAGTTTTACTTAACAGAAAAATTGTTTGATAGACCTCTTGAAACTTGTGATGTTTGTAGATGTTCTTCAATTCCCCTAATTGCTTGTGTTACAATGGGTAGCACAGGATGGAGTGGTTGGGATGGTGACGAATATTGGCGTTGTAAATATGAAGATTTAAATGACGCTGGACAAACAATATACAATTCACTTAAATCCGCATACCCAAAATCTAAACTTTTACTTGTAACTTGGTTGGACACATGAAAATGAAAAAAATTAAAAGAAAACAAATAAAAGAATTAATAACCTCTGTGAGTCCTTGGGATTTGTCTGGAAGTCCAGAAGATATTTGTAAAAATTTAAGAACAACTCAAGATGCTTATTTAGAAGATCGAAATGATGTTATTGAATCATGTTGGTCTTGGGAAAGTACTGCTTATAGTGATCATGGAGAATTTGAGTTAGTTATTACTAGACTAGAAAACGATAAAGAGTATAATGCTAGAGTTAAAGAGTTAATGAAAATTAAGGAAAAGAAGAAAGCCGATAAACAAAAGCAAGATGAATATGAACTACAGGAATATTTGAAACTAAAAAATAAATTTGATAAGGAATAATATGAACTGGGAATGTAATCGTTGTGGCTATAGAGTTCAACCTGTTAAAGAGGTCGAACCTGATGGAATGGCTTGGCCTGCTGGTCGGGCTTGCTCTAGATGTCTGGGCGAAATGGTATATCGCCCAATTTATAAAGGTTTGGAGGTTTTCTTAAAATGTATAAAACAATATCGGATTTAGGTAAAAAAAGTGGATGGAACGCTAGAGTATTTCAGTGGGAAGATTCTGATGAAGTAAGGCGTATGCTTCCAAATCCACAGGATCATTCAAAATGGTACTATGTAGATTTTTACATGACGAATGATTATACTAACGGCACTCGTATAGAAGGAACAAAAGAAGATCTACAAAGAATAGTAGACATGTTAAATATTGCAATTAAAAGAACTTAAAATGAAAAATAAAATTTTCTTATTGTTAGTCCTTTGTTTTATTGGATGTAATAGTACAAATAAAAAATTCTACAAATACTCTGTTAAATTAACCAGACCAGATGGAGTTGTTCATAAAACTTTTATTATAGAAAGTACGAGTCTACCTATAATACATTCCGCCTATGGTGGGCAGTCTGAATTTTTTGAAGCAGAAAAATATAATGGAAAATGGACAGGAGCATGGAACAGACATTTGGCTCCTGTTGGTTGGCTTGTTGAAATTGAACCGCTGATGGAGAATCAGTAATGAACTACGAAGAAGCAGTGAAATATAGTTTCTCTATTCCTTGGAAACTTGATGTTTGCCATGTTGGAGAAAGATGTTGGTGCAGACTAATCCTGCCAACTGAGGTTATTAAATACACTCAAAAATATAGTACTGGAGAAGAAGAAACTGAACGAGAGATAGAGATAATGCCAGATGGCAGTATAGACAAAGAAACAGCAGAATACTTTGTTGATTTACACAATGAAAAACTTAAAAGAGACAAGCTCGTATCCGAAGGTATTGTAAAAGTTATAGAAACTCCTATTAACCAAGATTATGGAGAATCTCAATAATGTTTAAAAATGACCACTCAGCAGTTCTTGGTTTTATAATCGGGGTACTTAGTGTGCCTCTTATGATGGGAGTATTATCTATTTTCATTAAAGATGACAAAATTAATGAAATAGAATATAAATTTCAAGACACTCTAGAATTTATAGACAAAGATACAGGAGAAACTATTGAGAGATTTGACAACGTAGAATTTAGAGTCTTAGGCCCAGAGGGTTATATGTATATGGTTAAAATGATAACAGGCCCATCACCAGAAGTTTTGGTCATGAATCAATTTCCGCCAAATACTTATCTGAGATTTTATCAAACACCAGAGAAAGTAAAATGAACTTAATAAGCGAATTAGGAAACAAAACAGAAAAATGAGTAAATACTTTGTTCTTGAAAAAGATGATAAATTTTTAGTTTGCGAAATTTTGGATTTTGGTTCTGAATTTCCTAACTCTTTTTCAACAAAAGAAGAAGCAGAAGAGATGCTTAAAATTAAAGAGCAAAGTGACAAAATTGCTAAAGATGTCGAGAGAATATTCAATGAACCATGATGATATTTGGACAAAATCTCTCCAATTAAAAAAAGCAAGAAGAGAGCATATGTCAAAATGTATGGATAGTTATGATTCTAATATACACGATCCAGCATTAAAACAATTACAAGAAGAGTGTGAAAAATTGGGACACAAATTTGTTTTTCAACAATTTACTGTTGGGCATTATGCGTATTACTCTTGTGATTATTGTGGTTTTGCAAAAATAGAAAAAGGATAAGAAAATGAATTTCATATCAACATTTATTCAGAGTTTCATAGTATCGGTAGCATTTTTTGTGTTATTTATTTCAACTATAGGTCCAATAATTGCTAAAACTTTTAATTGGCACGGAGATGATCCTACTGCCTTATTTGGACCAGAATGGATTTGGAACTGGGGTTTCTTTTTAACTATAGTTTTGTTCTTTATTGTAGCCTTATTTATTGAAAGGTCGAGGTAAACCATGCCAAAGTGTATTATCGGACCAAATGGAGTAGCACATGGCTTAATGTGCAAAGATGGCAAATTATGTGGACAAAAAGGAAATATTCTACAAAGTTATTTAAAAGATTCTAAGACAAAATCAGATCTACTCCTTATAGGTCCAATGTCATATGTTTCAAAAAAACCTTTATGGCCAATTTTGTGAATTCGCTATTTTACAAAAAAAGAAGATATTCAAAAATTAGTGGAGTAAAAAACATGATAACAATATTTGATGACAATAGAAATTTTTATCCTTATGAATTAATGAACTTCCCAGAAGGTGAAAGTTTTGTTAAACTAAATATTAATTCAAAAAACCCTGTAAATATACTTTGGAAGTATGAGAATGACCAAGAATTATTTGTTTTGGGTTTAATTATTGATGTTATTTGTCACGATGGGGGTGTACTTAAAAATCTTTATATTCCTTATTTTCCTCACGCAAGACAAGATAGAAACACATCAAAAAATCAACCTTTTTCACTAAGAGTATTTGTTGGATGTTTGAAGGAAATTCTTTTTGGCTACCTTACGAATGGGCCGTATCTGGAAAAAATAAAAATTCATAGTTTAGATATTCACTCTGGCGTTTTGAGTTCTCTAATTAACAATAATCCTTACTTAGTATGGCTATCAAACCCAGAGTTATTTAAATCATTAGATTCTTGTGAATTAATTCAGCATTTTAATTTTAGCCATATAAATTGTATAATTTGCCCAGATAAAGGAGCGAAAGATAGATCAACACAATGGGCAGATAAATTAAACTTGCCAATTTTATATTGCGAAAAAACAAGAGATCCAAGTACTGGTAGATTAAGTGATCCTGTTATTGTTAATATGGAAAATTTAAGGTCTGAATGGGCATACCTTCTAGTTGATGATATTGGCACAGGATTTGGAACTCATATTCAATTGGCTAATTTTATTAAATCTAAAATTAATGTTCCAATAGAAATTTTTGTTTCTCATGCTGGATTTTCTAATGGAATCGAACCAGTATTAAATGTTTTTGATAGAATTTATACAACAAACAGTCTGGTCAAGGGACACAACAAAATATTAGACTTGCAAAGACAAAACAACCCGCTACAATGGGGGAGTATATTTGTTGTTGATGTTGAAAAAATCTTTGAAAAACAAATGCAAGAGCGGCGAGGAGCAGACCATGAATAAAACCGACAACGAGCCGTCTCCTGGTTCTCACGGGTGGTATCGCATTGTCGTCGATAGTCAAACAGGCAAAGTCATCAGGCGAGAAGACTGCGGCGATTCTCCGCTAAAGGTTGAACGTGAAGCAAACGACGATGACGACAAATCGCACACGCTGATAGCGTCCGCTGTGGTTTCTCTTGTCGCCTCTCTTGTTACTTCGGCGTGTTTTATTTCTTGCCAACGGCAGGACGTTGACGGCCGACTTCATCCGGCTCTCTTGAAACTGACGGACCAACAGAACGACCTAAACATCCATGACATCCAGTTGGAGCGGCTGTGGAGCAATATTGTTCTCACCACAATCTCGGCCGCTTTGTCCCGTAGACCTCAAGCCAAGACGAAATCAAGCGTCTGCGACTTACCCACTTGGAGCGGCAGGTGCCTGATATTAGCCAAACTTATAAATTATTAAATATTGCTCTTGAGAAAAGCTTAATAATTAGAGATTGTCGGCAGGTTTTCTGCGATGAAAAATTGTATAATGAAATTTATGATATAATACAACACACTACTACCATTGACACACTAGATCAAATGGCAGATGAAGTGCATTGTTTGGCAAATAACGGTTATATTGATGATGATGCGGAGCGTTTTTTGATAATGAAAATTAGTGATCAAAAAATTTCACTTTCTAATACTTAAAACAAAAAGGAGTTATAAATGAACACTTTGCCAATTTTACTCAGCGACAGTTACAAACAATTTCATTGGATGATGTATCCAAAAGGAATTACTAAATTGTATAGTAATATGACCCCAAGAAATTTTAAGCACCTTAAAACAGATCGTGCATTATTTTTTGGGCTGCAATATTATATTAAGGAATACCTTATCACACAATGGAACGAAAACTTTTTCAAAAAACCAAAAGAAGAAGTTGTTAAAGAATTTAAAAGATTTCATAAACATTTTAGTAACTATGATATGCCAACAGAGCATATTGAAAAATTGCATGATTTAGGCTATATGCCAATTCTTATCAAAGCATTACCAGAAGGTAGTCTTGTTGAAGAAAAAGTGCCATTTTTTACTATCACAAACACCCACCCAGACTTTGCTTGGTTGGTTAACTTTCTTGAAACTCAAATGAGTACAAGTATTTGGGATTTTTGTGTTGTAGCAACCATTGCTTATGAATATCGTAAAATATTAAATAAATGGGCAAATAAAACTTGCGATAATAGAAATTTTGTTCAATGGCAAGGTCATGATTTCGCACAACGAGGAAGAAGTAGCCAAGAAAGCACACTAAACCAAGCAGGACATTTGCTTAGTTTTACCGGCACTGATACCATTCCCAGTGTTTTAATGCTGGAAAAATATTATAATGCCAATATGGAAAAAGAGTTAATCGCAAGTAGTGTCCCGGCTACAGAACACAGCATTATGACTAGTTATGGAAAAGAAAATGAAATTGATGCTTTTGAAAGAATCTTGGATCAATTTCCAACTGGTATTGTGAGCATAGTTAGCGACAGTTTTGATCTGTGGCAAGTATGCACTAGTTTTTGTACTCAACTTAAGGATAAAATCTTAAGCAGAGATGGAAAAATGGTCATCAGACCTGACAGTGGAGATCCTGCTGATATCGTGTGCGGATTAAATATACTTAAATTTGATAATTTTAAAAAAGCCGAAGAATGTTTTCATTTTCATATAGATAATGGTAAAAATCTGTTTATAGTTGATGACAAGTGCTACAAGGTTAAAATTCATTCTGGTAGTGAGTTTATCTACGAGCCATATAATCTAAACCCTTCGGAAAAGGGAGTTGTAGAACTTCTTTGGGACGTTTTCGGTGGTACAATTAACAGTAAGGGATATAAGGAACTAGATTCTCATATCGGAGTAATCTACGGCGATAGCATTAGCCGAGAAAGAGCAGAAGATATTTGCTCTAGGCTAGAAAAGAAAGGTTTCGCTAGTAATAATATCGTTTTTGGCATAGGAAGTTACACATATAATTATAACACTAGAGATAGTCTTGGTATTGCTGTTAAAAGCACCTATTGCGAAGTAGATGGTATTCCTAGGGAGATTTTCAAAGACCCTGTAACGGATGACGGCGTTAAAAAGAGTGCAAGAGGATTACTGAAAATAGACTCAAATGAAAATAGAGACTATATTCTTAAAGATTGTGTTTCTAAAGAAGAAGAAACTCAAGGTTATTTGAAGCCAGTGTTTTCTGACGGCAAACTTTTAGTAGATGATGAATTGAGTGTCATTAGAACAAGAATAAACCATGCAGAACTCTGGCTCTGTCCAGCGATTAAAGATGAACAATGAAATTTGGCAACGATATTTAAAAAAAGAAAGAGAAAGATTTTAGATGAATGAGGAAGAAGCCTGGGGCTGGGCATATAATAATCCAACTCTTAGCAAGCTAATAAGAGAAGCCGAAGACTTTTGCGAAGAATTACGTAAGCCTTTAGACTACACAAAAATAAAAATCAGTACAGATTACGGAAGAAAGGTAGTTATGTATTATGAAGAAGAGGAAGAAAATGAAATATAAAATTTGTAAACTAATGGGCTGGGATGGCAGTGAGTGGTATCAAGTTAAGAAAAAAGGTTGGTTATTTTGGAATTGGGTTGGGAAATGTGAAGGCCCAATAGAATTGCCGTTATTTGTTGAGTTAAAATTTTCTACTTTTGAAGACGCTGCGAAGTGGATAGAACAACATGAAAAATTGATTAATAATAGAAAACCAAAAATATTAGAAGAAGTTACATATAATGAATCAGTTGAACAGGCAAGTCGTTTAGGCTATATCAACAATCATAAATATGGAACGGAAAAAGTGGAAAAAGATTTTGCAGACACAGAGACTCTGATACTGCTGGAATTAGTTCAATTAAAAATTGCCGTAAGGTCTTTGCTGGATGATGTTAACGAAAGATACCCAGATAAAAATCCAAGAGAATGGACTTGCAAACATATGCAATTACTGGATGACTTAATACAGAAGGACGTTGTGTAAGAAAGGCCAACAACAGATGAAAATTCCTCATTCAAGAACAAGAGAGCAAATTATAATTTCAATGTGTTTTACTTATCGCCATGATTATGGTCTTGCTAAAAGTCCCGGTGTTAGTGGAATGATTAGTGGCGGAATGACCGAAGAACAAAGAAAACTTTTGTATAATCAAATGGCTCAAATATTTGATAATGATATTGCTCCATATGTAGACTTGAAATGTTTTGGTGAAAATATTCCATGTTCAACTAAAAAATTTCGTGATCAACCATTTCACTAGTTCCAAAATGATATGTGGAGAAAACAATGAACACACTAATTAATGTGCTAGGAGGTATCAATATTATTCTAGCCGTCATGAGTTTTTTGCCATGTTTAATGGGAGGACTAATGATATTTGATGCTCCTGGCTCAACAGAAAAAATATCGAATCATATAGTATCATTTTTGTTTTTAAGTTTTCCAGTAGTTTGTTTAGTTTGTGGAATAATGTCTTTGTTTGTTAATAATAAATACCCCATTTATTTTGCACTATTTCCTATAGTTGAAGGAACAACATTCGTTTCAATATTGTATTTAATTTCATGGCAACGGAAAAGAATTAAGTGAAATAATAGGCCTAAACACATTACTTTAGAGGAATAACATGGATGAAAAAATCAAAATCACCACAGAAGGTAAATCTGTAGTTGCTACTCATAAAAATAAAGTTATTCGCAAATGGGATACTTTTTTCTACTTTAGCACAAAACTAGTGCTTCAATCACTTTCTCGGCCTTGGCATGAAAAGCAATTAACTGAAGAAGAATTTAAATCTAAAAATCCTCTCTTTTCTTTTGTTAAAAAAGATGTTTTATCAAAAGTATATCGTGCCTACTTAATAAAAAATAATTACAGTTCTTTTAAAGAAGAATATGGAATAACCGCCTCTACCGCTAGAAAAATCATAAATTCAAAAATGAAGGAGATTTGGGTTGTAGACCCATATCTTTTTACAAAGTTTTGTTTTAATTTAAAAAGAAAACCAAGCGCCGATAAAGTTCATAGACTCAGTGAGACAGTAGATCTATTAAAGCAAGTTAAAATAAAAAATCATTTACCTTTGGTTTTTTATTTTGGAGTCAAAGAATCCGAACTACCTTCTTTATTTGGTGAAGATTCTTGGAAAGAAATTTCCAAAAACAGTGAGTATAGAAACCATGTTTTGTGCAAAAGAGTTTGTAATATTTCTGCTGACTCTTTTTTGCCGCAAAATAGGTTAGAGTATGCTAAAAGATTCAAAGAATTTAACAAAATAAAAAAAACCGGTGCCCTAGAAAAATTTTATTACGAAAGCAATTTTGAATTGATTTATATTGTTTGTAACATATTTAAAATAAAAGAAATAAAAGATATCTGTAGTTCAAAATGCTTTGGTTTGCCTCTATGGGGTCAAGTTAACTCTAGTGATCACTATAATTTATTTGTATGTATAAAAGATTTCCTAGATCTAGCTAAGAAGCATAAATATAAATACGATATCAATTGGACGAGAGAACAATGGGAAAAAACATTAAAAACCTCATAGATGTGGCCAAAATAACGGCCAAAGTGAATTTTCCCGCTCGGTACATTTATGGTAATTTTAAGCCAAAATACTAGAAAATTTCCCGCTCGGGAAAGTGGCCAAAATAACGGCCAAATAATGGAGCTTGGAACAAAAAATGAGTGACGTTCCTGAATTAGACCGTTTAATCGAAGAAAACGAAAATTTTCGATGCAATATGAAATGGCGTCGAAGAGACAGATCTTCTAAACTCTTTATGTTATTCATGATTTTACTTTTTCCAGTATATTTTTTTAATATTTTTATTTTTGGTGTAGAAGTTGCATCGATATTAATGGTTGTACTTTTTATTTTATCTCTTTCGCCATTAATTTACGAATGTTCACTTGATATATTTGAAGGTCTTCTTAAAGATAGTTATAAAAATATGGACATGACTAAAAAGTATAATAGAAAGTGAAGATCTTTACAAAATAAAATTTTTGATTATACTCACCTATTATGTTCCCGATCGGTATTGTTTTCGTTGTTTACAGGACGGAAATGGGGTAGAGTTGCTCCAGATGGCCTAAATGTTCCCGTTCGGGAACACATCAGGCTCGAGAAGACCAAGGAATTCGAGGAAACCATCATGGTGAATGTAGCGTAGTGGTAGCGTGAGGGAAGTTCCGAACTGCGACAGCAGAGTAGGCAAACAAATGCCCTTGTGGTGGTTCGATTCCACCCATTCGCCCTGACCAAAGAAAAAAACAATGACCGAAAAATTTACTGAATTCAAAGAAAGGCTATCTTCTATTGTTAAGGAAGAATATGCAAACGATTGGTTGCAAACCCCAAATAAAGCTTTTAACGGTAAAAAACCTATTGATTTAATTAATGAAGGAAATTTTGATCCTTTGTTTGAAATGCTGTATAGATTAGAGAGTGGAATACCGGGATAAACAAAAGCAGAACCAAAATGATATCTGACTATCAAGTTGAAGCTGAAATAGAGCCGTGAGGTGAAAATGACTAGTTACTCAGAAAAATATCACCAGTTCATCTCAAACGTTACTTATGAGGATGTTGATTGTTTCATTAAAAATGGAACTATGATTAATGGGGAAAAGCCCAACAATATTCAAAAGATAGCTTTGTTTTCAATTATTAAGACAGAACCATATTATGCTTACTGCTATGCTAGGGATGTAATTAAAGACCGGTGGATTGAAGTTGAAGAAATCATAAAGAATAGCCGTCCAGAATATATCCATCATTATGCCAAAGATGTTATCAAGGGACGGTGGATTGAGTGCGAAGAGATTATCAAGAGTGATCCCCAGTATGCTTATCTTTATTCCAGAGATGTAATTAAAAATCGTTGGAATGAAGCAGAAGAGATTATTAAGACTGACCCATATTATGCCTATCTCTATGCTAGAGATATAATTAAAGATCGCTGGATTGAAGCAGAAAAAATTATTAAAACTAGTCCTGCATATGTTTACTATTACACCAAAGATGTCCTAAAAGATAGATGGATTGAAGCTGAGAGAGTTCTAATCCACTATATGTATCTTTACGCCAAAGATATAATTAAAGGCAGATGGATCGAATCAGAAGGGATTATTAAAACTGATCCACGATATGCCTATTATTATGCTAGAGACGTAATCGAAGGTCGCTGGGTTGACGCAGAAGAAACCATAAAAACTAGTCCAGAGTATGCCTGTGGTTACGCTAAAGATGTAATTAAAGGAAGATGGATTGAAGCAGAAGAAGTCATCAAGACTAGTCCAGAATTTCTTTATCAATATGCAGTCGAAGTAATCAAAGGAAGATTATCAGAAGAACTTGAAAGTGTTTTTGAAACACTCGAGTTTCCTTCCGGTACGGTTGGAGAGTAGCGAACCTCCTAAACCTCCCATTAAATAATTAATATGCCTAAATTTGAAATTACTATTGAGCGTGAAGTCCCTAGTGTTAGGGAACGTGCCAAGATTGTGGTAATTGCAGATAGCGTAGAAGATATTAAAGATAACTTTGATCTCGATATGATTAATGATGATGATATTGAACTTGAGTGGGAAGAGGTTATGGAGGGTCACGGTGGATTTCCCTGTGATTATGATATTCATAGCATCGACCCCGTGGATGACTCAGTTGAGGCAGATATTGAACTAACTGATTCTGACGAATAATAAAACAAACAAGTTTCCTTCCGGTACGGTTGAGAGTAGTCTCCATAAAACAAAAGAAACAAAACATGAAAACAGTTACTAAAAAGCAAGTAATGATTGGTAATTTGGAAGTTGTTGGTGACGTTCATCTTCTTGAGCAGTGTCACGGCTGCTTGAGTCTTAATTGGCAGGGAAATGTTGAACGTGTATTGACGCCCACTACAACCAATACGTTCAACGTGCCTCCCGGCAAACGATGGTACGAGCCTATCGACAAGGGCGGAATCCCGCTGTATGGGTTTAACGAAGCCGGGAATGTAATTTGTTGTATGGTTCTTTTAGCCAAGGGTGAACAAGACCATAAGGGCAACAAGTACAATAGCGATGTTATTTTGGTTGCACCAGCCGAACGAACAGATACTTGGGGCTGGGACGTTTTGCAGAAGTAGTGATCCCCATAATTTCATAGAAAGATAAAATAATATGTCAAAGGAAAGTGCAACAAAGAAGAAGTGTCCCACTTGCGGCAAGGGCATTTCAAGCAAGAAGATTGCAGATAGCCTAATGCCAGATAGCCTGACAAGTCTTGGGACTGTTGCTAGGCTCAATAAAGATCTCACTAATAAGATCAAGACCCTCACCAAGGATGAAGTGAGGTATATTGTCGATTACTATTATATGATTCAAGAGAATCGTAAGCGAAGCACTAATCAGATCACCGCTTTTGGCAAGGATAAAGAGCCTCATGAACTCTTTAGTTTCTTGAACGATCAAACAGAAGTTCTTGAAACTCAAATCAAACGGGCTATGGATCACTGGACTGATAGTTTTTTGATTGCAAAGATTTTGAAGGATAAGGTTTACGGAATCGGTCCTGTGATTACTGCTGGTCTTGTTGCTCATATTGACATCAATAAGGCAAAGACCGCTGGTGCTATTTGGCGTTATGCTGGTCTTGATCCCACAAGTAAGTGGGAAAAGGGTCAAAAGCGTCCCTGGAACGCCAGCCTTAAAACCCTGTGCTGGAAGGTTGGACAGAGTTTCATGAAGTTCTCTGGTAAGGAAGAGTGCTTCTATGGTAAGCTTTACAAGTCCCAGAAGGAGTTTCTTGTAAAAAAGAACCTTGAAGGCGGATTCAAGGAACTTGCTGATTCTGTCTTGAATTCAAAGAACTTCAAGAACAAGGAAGTTATCGCTAAGTATAAGAGTGGAATTCTGCCAGATGGTCATGTGGATGCTATGGCAAGGCGTTGGGTGGTTAAGTTGTTCCTGAGTAATGTCCATGAACTTTGGTGCAAGGTTGAGGGAATTGATTGCCCCAAGCCTTATGTCATGGCTCATTTGGGACACACCCATCATATCATTCAGCCAAATCTTTTGGATATTGATGAGTATTTGAAGAAGGATTAAAACATGAATTACTATATTGAAAAGCATGATATGGAAATTATTCTTGATGCTTTAGAATGTCTGAGTGAACATATCAAGACTAATAACAATAGTCCATATCCTTGGACTGTTGAAGATGTTGATGCACTTTTTCAAAGTTTTGATAATAGCAGGTCAGAGTAACAGATTATTGAAAAACTGTTTAAGTCAATGTCTGGGTAAGTAAACAATGAATAAAAAGTTAAATTTTTTTAAAGATTTCACTTTAGGCGATGTCCTAAACAGTATAAATGAAAAATTTTTAGTTGATATGTCTAAAGATGAAGAAGAATACTTTCTCTGCCAAATAGAAATAGATAAAGTCGAACAGAATGATGTTGGAATTTTTGATGGAAAAAATTGTATGCGTTGTCTTTCCTCAAAAGATGTTCTTAAATTAATTGATCATATTTTAACAAAAGTCAAGAGTGAACCAGGTTTCTTGATTTTAACATGCGTCATGAGTGAACCAGAAGCCCAGATAGGTTTATTGATAACATGAAAAAATAGTAGAGATCCGGCCGATTCCTTTTACCATTCGGCCCGAGAATAAAGAAACAAAAAGAAAACCTTAAAAATTATGAATACTATTAAAATAGCCGCTGAAAAAGACTTGAATGTTGTAAATAAAATTTTTGAATGTTGGGACTTTCTTAAACTTTATGGATTTGTTCACGAGTTTGATGAAGATGAAGAGCAAATTTTAAAGTTTCTAACCGAGACTAAAAAGACTATTGAGAATTTATCAAACAACCCAATTCAGACATTGATGGAATCCGATCCACATAATGAAGTTGTAGAAATTAATTTAAGCGGAAACAACGACCCGCTCAAAAGTTTTGTTCAAAATTTAGAAGATACTAATAAGAACAAAGTATTTTTCTTTTATGCGGATGTTTACGACCAAGTTCCAAATTTTGATTGGCCTAAAATTTGGGAAAAAATTGCCAAAAATACAATCGAAGCACTACTGATGGAAAAGTATGAAGTAAAGTGGATGACCGGCGGATACGTTGGCAAATTTCCGGTTGAATAAAACCACATCGTCTGACTTGTGGTCAAAGATTGGAATTGTTTGGAACAATGTTATAAGTTAGACACCAGGTGATCTTTGAAAATCTTTAAATAAAGGAAAAGAAAAAATGAACAATAAGACTGGTTCAATGGTTTATGCTAAGATTACAGGTCGAGGTGAGTTTCCTATTGATATGTTAAGGTATGATTTGTGTAGTCCTGCAACAGAAGAAGATAGCAATTTGATTCGCAGGACATTTTATGGTCTTAATTATAACTGGATTGTGATTGTTAAGCGACCTTTGCTTGAACGACGGCTTAAGAACAATCCTGTTTTTACTTATGGTCGTTGGCAGAGTTTTGGTTGTAATATTGTTGAAGTTAATTCTTGTTACGAAAGTCGGATGGTAAAACCGGAAGTAATTGCCGGGTAATTTAAAACTGGAGAAAAAAATGCTAACCGAAATTAGTGTTGTTGCAAGCGATGATGAAACTTTTGAAAAGTATGGTGACGAAATAGACTTTAACATTGAAGTTGAATGGGACGAATCAACAATAAGTTGGGAAAGTGATATTTGGAATACTTACGTTGGACCAACTGGAATTTTAGAAGAGTTTGTTGATGCTAAACTTAAGCAAGCCAAGTTAGATGGCGAACTTATGCCCCTGACTGAAGATCTTGAAAAGTTTGCAATCAAGAAACTGAGGGAGGGATGGCTTAAGGCCACAAATACATCAAATGGCTATAGTGGTGAAATCTTAGATATGTATGAAGAATAAATGATAAAACAAGCAATGAACGAGTTGTCTATTGAAGAAATTCAAAAAAATTTGAATTTTACTGTCCCCAATATCACAGATTTTGTAGAAAAATACAAAAATCATTTTGAAGAATTTCTAAAAGATCCGACAGAACTTGTCACAAAAATAATTCGTGCAATAGTGTCTAAAAAAAATTATGAGCATTTAGCAGAAGAATTAGATTTGCCGCCTTCATATGTTTATAGTATTGGCGTAATGATGAAAAATAATTCAGAATTTATAAAAAATTCTAATTCATTTGAGTCTATGCTTTGTTCTTTTTCAAAAAATATAAATTACGAATCTTTTTTACATTCAACAAAAGCAAAAAAAGAAAGCGAATTTATAATCAATATTTACAATTTTGAATTTCCAGATTGGTTTGACGAATCTGAACCATTGGTGATAACTTATCCTTGTGATATTTCTAATTACTTTGAATTACAAGATAATTTACATTTGAGGATTTTTGAAAACAATCATTGGGAATGTCCTTTGAGAAATCAAACTGGAGATAAACATCATTACATTACTGCTGAAACCAATCTTCAAAAAGAAGAAATGTTGCAATTTTTATTGTTGGGCTGTAAATATTTATTTTATTGAGAAGAAAAATTTATGAATATCGGAAAACTTATTAAAGAAAATCGCAAAAAATTAAATATGACCCAAAAAGAGTTGGCACAAACTCTTGGAATTAGTCATATCACAGTTTGCAGATGGGAAACTAATTTTATAGTTCCAACAAATTATAACTGGATAGTTCTACAAAATTTATTCGGACTACGAAAAGACAATTTAATAATGCCAACTAAAGGCTTTACACCAGTAAAAGTTAGAATTATTAAGCCTTTGAAAAAATTCAAGAAAATAAATAAAACCGCTGAAAGAAACAAACAAATTATCGAAAATTATAAAAAAGGAATACCAATAGACAATTTAGCAAAATTCTACTCCATAAAGGAAAGTACAATAAAAAGTATTCTACTTAGTCAAAAAATAAAATTAAATGTAAGAGAATAAGATTTTGATTCCCAGCCAGTGGCTGGGATTTTAACAAGAGTCAAGAGTGAACCAGAAGCCCAGATTTTTTCATTTTGCCGGAGTGAACCAACCTGATTGATTTTAACAAGGACGAGAAGTGAACCATTATTAACGATTTTAACATGAACGTTGAGTGAGTCATCAGACTGGATTTTTACATACTGCCGGAGCGAACCAAGCCCGACGATTTTAACAAGGTGATCAAGTGAACCAGCGATGGTGATTTTTAACAAAAGAACCATCATTCGATATTTAACAAGGTAGTTGAGTGAACCAATGTGAGAGATTTTGCATGTATAGTGAGTGAACCTTCGACCCGGATTTTAACACTGATCAAGAGTGAACCTAGCCCTTCGATTTTAACAAGGTAGTTGAGTGAACCACAGTCGGGAATTTTAACAAATTTGGTGAGTGAACCATCATTCGATATTTTAACAAGGTAGTTGAGTGAACCACAGACCCGGATTTTAAACAGTGATCAACAGTGAACCAATTTGCTTGATTTTAACAAGGTGAAAGAGTGAACCTAGTGCCGGTATTTTAACAATGTGCGAGAGTGAACCAAATAAGAAGATTTTAACATGATGGTTTAGTGAACCTAGCTGTGCGATTTTAACAATGTGCGAGAGTGAACCAAAAAATTCTACTTGAAAAAAGTTTAAAAGTGTGTTAAAGTGAAAAACCAAGTTTCCCTCCGGTACGGTTGGAGGGAACTTTGTGAGCGTGACTTGGGGCTGCCTCTCCTAAATCTATAGTCCGTAAAAAGTGTAAAAATAATCAGTGCAGAATAACCCACAAACACTCAAAGGAGAAATTAAAATGAAATGGACAAATTGTTATACGCAAGAAAGTGCCAAGTATATTGCTAACTGCCCTACTATTGCAAGGGCTTATGGATATTCCACCAATTATAAGCCTAATCAATCATACAAAATTTTAGAATTTAAAAATGGTCTTGGAGATATTTGGTGTGAAATACAAATAAAAGGTATTTTCTTTAATAAATGTTTTAAGTGTTGGCATCCGTCTGAATATGGCCCAACATCTTTTATACCATCCTTCAAAAGTAAAGAAGATATTAAAGATTTTTTCATTGCTCTTGAAAAAGAATATAGTAATTATAAATTAAAAAACACAATTACAATTCAAGAATCATCAATGTGAACTCCAAAATAAGCTGAAGTGGCGAAACTGGCGAAACGCAGGGGACTTAAAATCCCCCACATTAGAAACACTGCGGGTTCGAATCCCGCCTTCAGCACTGTAAATAAAAACAAGGGGGCGTAAAGGTATCGACTGGATAAAAAGATTTATAACTGCATGTCGAGGTTAGTCGAACGGCCTCGTTAAAATTCGACTAAAGCCTTAACTGGCACTGTTAATTACGCAATGGCTGCCTGATAAAAAGGGCAACCACGAATCTAGGAAGCTAATGTTGGATGCGTCCTAAAATTCGTCGTCAAATCCAACTGGTTTTCTGGTGGTCAACTTACCTGAAAACGAGAAAATAGGTTGAGAGATTTTAAAGACTTTTGTTTATTGTAATCTTTAAAATCTATTTGAACAATAAACCAAACATGTGAAGAAGTTATATTTTGATTTATTTCAGGACAGGAGTTCGACTCTCCTCGCCTCCATTTATAATTTCAACTAAAGGAAAACATGAAAAAAATCGTTAATAACAACAACAATCTAAAAATAAAAAAGATCGTTGGTTCTACCCTTTGCTTTTTGATTTTATCTTCTGCCGTTATTGCAATTGCAGGTATTTGGGGTGGATTGACAGGAGAAATTGTTTGGCAATGTCTCCTTACATTTGGTGTAGCAGGATCATCAATTGCCTTGGGTGCTGCTGTCTACTTTAAATAATATAGGTTGATTTCCCGACTTTAAATAATCTGGATTGGTCAAAGGGGTTTGACTGTAAATCAAATGCTATTAGCTTCGCAGGTTCGAATCCTGCATCAACCAGTTTATTTTTCCTCTGCCCTCTCCCTAGTGCCTCTCTCGCCCCACCGTTGGCCCTCTCCCGCCCGTTTCCCGCTTCTCGTTCCACAGACTCCATGAGCAGCAAAAACCTTCACAGTCACCTTTTTAAGAAGCTCTTTTAAGGGAAAAAATGAAACCTATTGAAGTTGGATTTGATGGAAGTTTTCAGATATGGTCAAAACACTTACCATCTAAAACCACAGACATAAGACTGGCAGAGTTGCCAACATCTGAAAACTTTTCAGAATCATCGAATCCAAATTTTCAATTACCCAATACATTTTTATGGATCAGATCAGAAGATCCAAGGTTATTATACAGAAACAAGGATGGCACACTTTATAATGTTAATTTTGAGTCTATAGCAAAATCTGTTTGAATCAACCACTAAACAAGAAAGGACTTTTTGTTGTGAGTTCTGTTAAAGCCAGTAAGTCAGTAAGGAATTGGGTTGTTGCAACATACTGCGATTATGGTCAAGAGAATAAAAAGAGAGTTCTTAGACTTAGTTATAGTCTAAAATCAAGTAAGGGTGCTTGGGATAAACTCAAGAATTATTTCAGCAAGAATGGTTATCGTTGTTGGCAAGAGGATAAAAAGGGAAATATCCTAAACGACAGTAGGTCATAGATCATGGAACATTTACAACAAAAATATTGTTTTTCATTATTAAAAAAATTCAATATTCCTATTGAAACAATAATAGATGTGGGAGTATTTGTTGACACTCCTGTTTTAAGAAGTTTTTTCCCAGATAAAACTCACATATTATTTGAACCAATAGAAGAATTTCGGCCAATTATAGAAAATACATACAGAGATATTCAACACAAACTTTATAGTTTTCCTTTATATGAAGAAGACTGTGAAGTGAAAATGAAAATTAGTCTTGATGAAAATAAAAAAATTAAACATTCAAGAATAACAAAAGAAGATTGTAAAAATTTTCGTGTAATGCAGGCTAAAAAGCTAGATTCAGTACTAAAAGACACCGATTTTAAAAAACCTTACTTTCTAAAATTAGATGTCGATGATGCCGAATTAGAAATATTAAAAGGTGCAGTTGAAACTCTAAAATACTGTTCTGTTATACAGATAGAGATGCACCCGAGAGATTTTCTGGAACGTTCTAATTTTATAGAACAACATGGTTTTAAATTGTTTGACATAGTGGATAATATTTACTATGAGGGACAATTAAGACAATTCGATATGTTTTTTGTAAAAAGAGATATTTTAATAGAATATAATAGAGATTTTGAGAGTATGAAACTATTTGATCCAAATCTGTGGAAATCATTTAGATGAAGTAGTATAATCCATCAAGGAAGATGGAGGTAGTAATATGAAGTACGGAAACTGTCTTTTTGGTGCATTTGTTTTATTGTGGACCGAAAGAAAAAATAATCCACGATTTATAGTTAGGTACAGACCAGAGACCAGAATCCCGCACTTTATGGTAATTACCAAGGACTGTCTTTATCATTACAAGACTATTAAAGATATTTTGCCTTGGCCACTATGCTATATTGTTTTCTTGGGAGAGTTTCAAAAACTTGAGCACGATAAAGAATACTTATTTCAAAAAAGAATATGAAGAAATGTATTGAAGTTTCTTGTAGTTTCTTGTATATTTGCTATTGAATTCAAGGAGTAATTAAATGAAAAAAATAGTTGCAAAAAAGTGGATTAAGGCTCTTAGAAGTGGAAAATATAAACGAGGAGAAGGTTTTCTCAAGCACTTCAACAGCAGGAATCAACCAAGGCACTGTTGTTTGGGAGTTCTTTGTGAGTTATATAATGAGTCAATGAAAAATAATCACAAGAAAACTCTTGCGGTTAAAACCTCTAATAGTGGTCGGCCTGCCCACGCCGACCGTCCCGAAAATGGATATGTTATATTCGGTGGCAAATATGGTAATTTGCCTGCTAATGTAAGAAGGTGGGCAGGAATGAAAGACTCTAATGGTGGGTTTACTTACATAGGAAAAGATCAATATGGTGAGTATAAAAAATTTGAGAGTCTATCTATATTAAATGATACTGGTAAGACATTCAAAACTATTGCTAACATTATTGAAAATAATATAGAGAGCATATGAGAGACCTATCGCCAGAAGATATCAACGATTTGGACTGATGAGTTTGAATATATCATTCCAGATGGAAGTATAGATAAAGAAACGGCTGAATATGATTTACATAATAGATCAGTAAAAGATTACAAGCATTACAAAAATTAAGAATTAGGATTATATTAATGAGTTGGAACTATCGAGTCATTAAAAAAGCAACCAAGATTCCTGGGGGAGGAATTGATATTACTTATATTGTGCATAATGTATATCATGATGAAAATCTAGACATTGTAAACATTGGTAAAATATCACTTCCCGTGTCAGATAATGTCGAAGGATTAAAGCACAACTTGAAGAAAATGCTAGAGGCTTGTAAAAAGTCAGTTATTGACTATAATACTGGAGAAGAAGTGAATTAACACTCACCTTTGAGTTGATCGCCAAGGGTAACGTTCTGTGCCTCTAATTCCTATGATCCTGCTATATGCTGGTTCGCTATGGTTCAATGCACAATAATGGGGGCGTTTTTTAATACAAAGTAAACAATATGAAAAATTTTAATTGTGGAAAATTTACTTTTGTTGTTTCTTCTCAACAAGCAGATGAAATAAAAAAACAACTAGTAAATCTTGGTACTGATGAGAGCACTATTGACATAAAATTTGCATCGGGGCCAGAACAATATTTAGTAAAAATTGGCTCTAATAATTGCAATTTTGAATTTCCTGAGCCGTTAAAACATTTTTTTTATGACAATGAATGGACTAGTTTTAGAAAAATAATAAAATTATCAGATGGAACATATTTGTAAAGGATAATATGAAAAAATATAAAAGTATTGAAGTTCACGAAGATACATTTTGCGATATCTGTGGGAACTCATGCAAAGATAAATTGGGTAACTATGAAAGTGCATCCCTAAGTGCAGATTGGGGATATTCTAGTGGTAAAGATGGAACCAGATATGACATTGATCTATGCGAAAAATGTTTTGATGAAACAATAGAGTTCTTGAAAAGCAAGACATCTCCATCTTTGCCATTAGATCCCCTTCCCCTGAAGGGTCACGACGCCCACAATGGATTCTAATATGCTCAATAAAGAAGCTGCACTTAATAGTTTTGTAGAAGTCAAGAAGATTCACCTTGATGTTTTACTTTGGGAAAGTAAGCCAAAGAGGCCGAGCGAAAAACTTTCTAAAACATTTGCTTTTGTGAGAATATTTATAAATGATTCTCTTGTTCACAAGTATGGACCAAAAGAACAATATCTAATGGAGAGAATCGGTGGAGAAGAAGAACAACGTTTATCATACATAGATGATTGTAAAGAATACCTGATAAAAGTTGGTTTTATAGATCCAAGATTCAGTGCAATTCAACATCTAACCCTCGATAATGACTTTTGCGAATGGAAAAATATACCTTTTTCTTCTAACATTAATGAAGTTAAACTAAAGAGGGAATTGGTTTAAATATTTGATATGAAGATCTAAAAATCAAGACCACCAGAATATGAACGATATGCTAAAAGAAAAAATAAGTGAAAAGCCAGTCAGGATGATTGAAAAGGCTTGCTATTTCAATCAAATGAGGTCAGATGGAGACACTTGGCGTATTCATGGCGTTGTGGATGGAACGGAATTGATGCCTAGTCGCCCAATCGGTTTCGATAAAGATAAAAATATATTCGAAACCAAGAACACAATTTACAAGGTTGTTTCTTGGGGTACTATGACCAAGTGCATTGACGAAGAATTCTGGAAGCAAGTAGAAGCTGATATTAAAGAGATTAGGCAGCGACTTAATAGCTACCACAATTTAAAAAGGTTCAGTCTTGATTAAGATTATCAAAGAAATTGTTTCAAAAGAAACTCATTGCTATGTTGCCGTAAGCATGGGTGTCGATAGCGTATCTTCTTTATTTTGGTTGAGAAGCAAGGGATACAACATTACTCCATTGCACTTTAATCATAATCTAAGAGAACAGAACCATGCCATGGAAAATAAGTTCCATGAACTTTGTGGTAAATTAGGATTAAAAGGTATTGTGGGCAGAGGTGAAAACTTAAAAACAGAAAAAGATTGCAGAGATGCCCGCTTAAATTTTTATAAAGAGGTTGTGGATTACGAAGGTTATGTAATCACTGCTCATCATCTCAATGATTATGTGGAAAGCTATTTAATTAATTGTTTTCGTGGACAACCCAATCACAATCCTTTTGAATTAATTAGCGAGTTCGATGGATTCAAGATCATCCATCCTTTTCTATTAAGTAAGAAAAAAGATTTTCAAGAGTACGTTGACAGGAATAAATGGAACTGCTATACTGTGGAGGACGAAACCAATAAGGTTGTCAAAGGAAGCAGAAGAAATTGGATTCGTCAAATAATCATTCCAGAAATGAAAAAACAAAAGTTAAGTCTAGAAAAATATTGTTCAAGGAGAATTGAAAAGAACTTGAAGAATAAGACGGTAATTCTAGACTAGCACAGTTGGTTAATTTCCGAAGGTAGCAAAACGGTTAATGCAACAAACTCATGAATTTTCGTGCCATACGATTGGAAACTTCGTATGGGATGTCGTCAAATTCGGTGAAACCTAAATGCGTGAGCATATGGCAATGCCGAGCGAAGCCCGTAAGGGAACGTGTAGAGACTTAACGGCGACCACCTAAATCGTAAGATATGGTGAAGACAAAGTCCAAGGAGTGGTGAAAATCACACAAACTTGAATTTGTAGACTGTGGGTTCGAATCCCACCCTTCGGACGTAACACGAGGCCGCTTGACAATATCAAGCGGCCTCGTGTCTTTTAATAGCTCTTAAGGACATAAATTATGATTTGATTTCATAATTTATATAGTATTTAGCCCTCCATTTTATGCGTTGTATTATACTTGAAAAACTTACCACCCAAGCTATAATAAATCCATGTCTCAAAAAAAAATACAAACTGAAGAACCTGATGAACACTGGTCTTTTTTAGATTTTAAAGATAAAGTTGTTTTGGATTTGGGTTGTGGCAAATTTTATTCATCAATATCCACCGCCCAGTGGTTTTTGAATAAAGGCGCACTTAAGGTTATTGGTGTAGATTTAAGTAAAGAAAATATTGATAACGATAGGTTTGTATCTTATGCCAAGGCAATAAGATCCTCAAAAGATCTGGAATATTTTTTAAAATATGAGCCAGAAGTAATTAAGTGTGATATAGAGGGTGCCGAGATATACTTTAGAGATATTCCCTCTTTGCCTTCTGTCAAGCAAATCGCTTTTGAGTATCACTGTCCTGCTACAAAGAAGGTTTGCGAAGAATCTTTCATTAGATGGGGTTTTGAAAACATAGTTCAGTACCAACTTTTTAACGAGAGTACGGACAGAATTGGAGTATACTATGCTTCCAAATAAATCAGTCTTAATCTTATCTTCTTCTTTGGTTCTTGGCATCCTTTTTGTTTTCTTTTTGGAAACTAGGATATCTAGATCCACTATAGAAGAAAAACAAGCACTTTATCAAAGTGGTTTAAAAGAGGGCAAACTAGCCTTCTCTGCGAAAGAAAACATGTTTCCAATTGATGATAATATGGTTTATACCAATTGCACAACCTTCTTAAAATCAAAAGAAGAAGTTGAAGGATTTATAGAGGGATATACTTCTTTTTCAAAATCTAATTAATTTTTTATTATATCTTTGACTTCTATCTTTCCAAAGTAGGTATTGGGATCAGAGGCGTAATTGTTGGCCAAGTGATATGAATAGCACAATTCGCTTATTTGATTGTTTTCTATTCTAATCATGGGAGTTTTACCTAATCCCCACATAGGATAAGAAGCAGCATTTTCTCTTGATGTATCTAGCTTAGTAAAATTTGGAGTTATGCTTTCTTTTAGTTGTTTCTTCGGCATAATCCAAAAAGCATGATATGGTTGTGATAAAGTCATGAAAGATTTACCATTAACTGATGTTGTATTGATTGATTGTTGACTGGTAATGTCAGTTACGAATTTCTTTCCATTGTGATGTTCAACTCTAATAAAAGATGGAACACGTCCCAATTTCCATAATTCATCAAAATTTGATATGTATTCATTGAATGCATCGTAGGTCACCAACATATCATCTTCAACATACATGAAATAATCATAATTATCAATATTATCTATAAAGTGTTTTCTGTGCACCCATGTTAAATGATAAGGATGCTCTAAATTATGCACACATACTTTAGCGTTTAAATTTACATGTTTATTAGAATCTACAATAATATCAACATCTGCTTTGTAGGTAGCGTAATTATTCAATAATTGTTTTACGTAATCTATCCTTTTTTCAACATAGTGAAATGCAATGCAAACTAATATTTTAGATTTTACTTCCATGTGTTTATGTATTATTTTATAAAATTTTTTAAAAACCATCAAACTTGCACCTAAAGTTTCTTTTTGGTACGGTCTGGTCGCAGCCTCCAACCAAAAATCAAAGGACTACAGATATGAAGATTGTTGCTGCTTTTATCCTGATGATCGTTGCTTGTGCTTCGGTTCACACTTCTTATGCTTCTGATCCCATCAAGATTAGCGACTCTGATATTAATAAGATTTTGAAGGCGAAGGAAATTGTTCGGGGAATGGTGAACTATCCCGATACCCTTGTTTTTCATGAGTTCGCCACCAAGGTTAATGGCAATACTGTGACGCTCAAGTTTACTGCGAAGAACGCATATGGAGTGTCTGAGACTCATACCAAGGACATTAAGGTTGACTGAAGTTGGCATAATTAACTTTCTACAAAATTAGCCCGCAAGATCCGCTAGGCCCATAGAGAAATTTATGGGCCTAGCGTTTGGGCATTTATACCTATCATGAAAATTGAAAAAGATTGGATTACAAAGGCTGGTCTTAGAGCCATTGTAATATTTAACCAAAATGGACAATATCGCTGTGGTTATGTGGGTGTAGAAAAAGATAGCGGCTACTATGGGGTGGAAAACACTGATATTGATGAATACTTAACTGTTCATGGTGGTGTTACATTTTCTAGCCATTTAAACGGCCTGCCGGAAAATATTTGGTGGATCGGTTATGATTGTGCCCACAGCGGCGATCTTGTTAAATGGACAGATTCTTGGTCAAAGGGAGTAGAACGCTCCTTGAAATACTGTGTAAAAGAATGTGAAAGCCTTGCACTTCAGCTTTCCTATATTCCAATGAAAAATTATTTTTATGCCATTAATATTTCAAAAGGCAAACTTCCAGAAGATATGCACAAACAAATGCTTCTTCTTTCATTGGAAGCTCCCAATGGTTGCTTTTTAAAAGATTACTTTGTAAAATCTTACTTTCAATTTATTGGAGAAAAAGTTTGAACAAGAGAGTTGCTAAAACTTTTCATCAACTGATGAAAAATGGCTGGTCTCCAGTAAGTTACAAACATCATCCTGAGCATATCAAGAAAGCAATAAGTCTTGCTCACTTTCGGCCTGCTGCCAAACAGTGCTTTGCAAATAGTCAAAAACTATTAACCGACCAGAATATAATTGAACTATTGTATGCGGAAGGTATTGTGGTTGGATTAAGTGGTATTTTTATTGAGCATGCTTGGGTAATAGATTCAAATGGTATCAATCATGATATTACTTTGGACCCTGCTCCTAAAATAATTTGCAATCAAATTTTTTCTACCAAAGAGATTTACGCAAATATGGTGAAAACTGGTTGTTATACACCATTGGATCAAAATTGGCTTGATATTATGAAGACCGCATGTTATTTTGGTGTTCCTACAAATCTTCCTCTAGGGGAAGTAGAAGAAAAAGTTAAAAATCAATTTCAATTTCTCAAAGATATGAACCAAGAAATAGTGAAGTAAAATGGAACACCTAAAAGACTTAAAGATTCTTCCTACCGATTATTTTGAGTATGGAGGACAAATTGAACGATGGAAAGGTGAACTACCCACCCCCTAAAGGGAGTGGGCTTCAAGTTTCATAGCCTTGTCTAACGACAACGACTCCACTTGTTTTTGTTTATTGAGCGACTTGGTTCCCAAACCACTCATATTCAAACCTTGTTTTAGTATGTTGAGACTGGCGTTGTGGTCTCGGTCAATGTTCTTCCCACAAACGCACTTCCATTCACGATCTTTCAGCGATAATTCTTGATTGATGTATCCACAATCAAAGCAAGTTTTACTGCTTGGGAAAAATCGGTCTATCTTAATCAGTGTTCGTCCATACCATTCTGCTTTGTAGGATAGTTGACGAACGAATTCTCCCCAACCGCAATTCATCACCGATTTTGCCAACTTATGATTACTCATCATGCCCTTTACATTAAGGTCTTCTACGCATATGATTTGGTTTTCGTCAATCAACTTTCTGGAAAGTTTATGCAAGAAGTCCGTTCTATTGTTGGTGATTTTTTCATATATCTTGGCTACTTTAAGTCTTTGTTTTCCTCTGGTGGTTCCTCCTTTTGTCTTTTTGCTCAATTGTCTTTGGTTGTATTTTAACTTTTTCTCTAACTTGTGGTAGTGTTTAGGGTTGTCAAAAACTTCGGCGTTGGAGCAAACAGCAAAGCTTTTGATGCCCAAATCAACACCTATTTTGTTTTTGTTTTTCTTGAGTTTATTTTGCTCAACTTCACAAGTAAGTGAAACAAAATACTTGTTTGTTGAAGTCTTGGATATGGTGATGAACCTTATCTCACCAAATTCACGATGGATGTTTAGTCTGATTCCTTCCTTGAATTTGGGAAAATATATTCTGTCATTCTTGACAGAGATGTGTTGTGGAACTCTGAAACTTTGCTTTTTGTGTTTTGACTTGAAGATTGGAAACTTGGTTTCTTTCCTGAAAAACTTGTTGTATGCTGTGTCCAAGTCACGCAATGTGTGTTGCAATGTTTGGCTGTTGACTTCCCTAAGCCAGTTGTATTCGGTCTTCTTTTTAACCTTGGTCAGTTCGTTGGCACAATCGTAGTAGTTCAATGTCTTCTTGTTGTCTAAATACTCTTCTTTTCGTCTGTTCAAGAAATAATTCCACACGAACCTTCTGCAACCAAAGTGTTGACTCAGTTTTTCTTTTTGGTCTTTTGTGGGTAGTAGTTGAAACTTAAACGATTTGAGCATACAATGGTATGTATGCAGGTCAGTCCAAATTTATACGGGAATTATGGTTTTTGTAGATTTTACTGGGTACGGTTGTTTTGAGAAGTAGTTTCCCTCCGGTACGGTTTGAGACTGCGGGGACACCAAAATGAAAATCATTTTCTTAGATGTTGATGGGGTTCTAAACACTCCAAAAACAATAAAAAAGTTTGGTTTTGATTTTATTGATAACATTCTTGTGGCTCTTGTCGCAAGAATCGTCAGAGAAACAGAAGCAAAAATTGTTCTTTCTTCAACTTGGAGAGTTCAAGAAAAAGATAAAAATATTGTTATTCAAGCACTCAGTCAACATGGACTTGAACTTTTTGATTGCACTCCTGTAATTGAAAGGTCAGGAGGATGGACAGAAGGTGGATGGGTCAGGAGAAATGAAGAAATACAGGCATGGCTAAATAACAATCAAGCACAAAAGTTTGCAATATTAGATGATTTTGATGATGCTTGTATTGAAGGAAGTTTTTTTCAAACCGATGAAAACATAGGATTGACCGTTCCGATTACAGAAAAAATTATTGAACACCTAAAATAATATTATGAAAAATCCAATGAAAAAGTCAGAAATTTTGGCGAGTCTTAAAAAGAATTATCCCAACACTGGATTCATTACTATCTCTTATGAGGGAAGTGGAGATAGTTTCAATGATTTCTACGACTGCAATGCCTATGCTAAGTGTAGTTTGAAAAATCCTAAACTTTTGGATAGTTTTAGTGAAAAAGGCCGACCGCAAAGTGAAGACCTTAAAGATATAAGCAAAGATCTTCATGAGACTAAAAACATTCTGGATAGTTGTATTTGGAGTGTTCTTGAGAGTCATGATGAAGTGAATTTTAACAACGATGGTTGCGAGGGCGAAATTACATTTGATCTAGATAATGATAAGATCATTGTTTATAATCGTTACCGTGTAACAGAAACAGTGGACTCTCCTGACTACGAATACAAGGCAGGTGATTTTGAATAATATAAATCCGGCTCCAGGCGTCATTAACGCAAATTATCTTAACAACAACAATCACTCAACCAATAATTATAAAATGAATAATACTAAAGCGGCTCCCAAACTTTCCCCTAGTCAAGAAGCACTTGTAGCCGCCCTTAATGAAGGAAAGCGAAACAAGGATCTTGAAAAGATTATCCTTGAGGATGCTCAGTGCTGTGTTGATTATGCAAGGTATATAATCAAGGGTCGTTGGCCGGAAGCAGAAGATATCATTGTTAATGCCTCCCTTAATACTAAGGTGCTTGGAGAAAAGTCTTGGGGTCGTACCAAGACTTTAGTTTATGTTTATGCGAACTTGATTAAAGATCGCTTCCATAAAGCAGAAGAAAAGATGACTAATGATAAGAGTTGGTATGGGCATAATTACGCCTACACTAAACTTATTCTTAGGCTTAAGGGTGAAATTGTAGATTTCAATAAGCCCGGTATTGTTGTGTGGCTGATGGATGATATTAATAAGGGTAAAATTGGCAAGCGAATCAAGACTGAAAAGAAGTGGGAAATTCTCGATCAACTCTACAAGAGAATTACCTTGTTCGCTTTTAGCCACCCAGGGGATCGTAATATTAAGAAATATGTCAATGAGCAGAAAAAGTTCAAGCAATCTATGATGCTCGAACTTCGTCGGCAAGATAAAGATATGACTGTCGAACAGTTGATTGAAAAGTTGAAGTAATGGAATATCCTGACTTACAACCTTGGTTTGATAATCCCTCTGATGAATATCATGAGTTGGTTTGTGTAGAAGAATTTCCATATGATGAATAAGCGTGGAACCACCCTTGTTGAACTGCTGGTTAGCGTAACCATCATTGCAGTTTTATCTGGGCTGGTTCTCAGTGCTGTTCAAGCAACAAGAAAGTCTGCTGGTTACGTTGTTCATCTAAATTGGCTTAGACAGCGTAAATTAGATAATGCTCCCTATAGCAAGACATTAAAAATAGTCTTTATCGGTAATAGCCATACATATTTCTCTGATATTCCAGGGGTTATTGTTGAGTTCGCAAAAACAGTAGGAGTGGAAATAAAGACTAAGGTAGTTGTTGTTGGGGGTCAATCTTTAGAGGGTCATTGGAGTGGCCCTGATGCTCAAAACGCAATAACAAGTGAATTGAGTAATTTTGTTGTATTGCAAGATATTAGTCAGCGACCATATACAGACCCGGATTTATATCAAGAATATGTAAAGAAATTCTGTGATCTGATCGACAATAAATCTGTTCCGATATTATACTTAGTTTGGGCACATAAAACTAATTTATGGGTTCAAGGAAGTTTAACTGCTCAAGCTGTTCAAGCTATGAAAGACAATACCTATAGCGAAGTTTGTTTTGTTGGCGAAGCATGGAAAATAGTTCGTAATGAAAAACCAGATCTTGAATTATTTCTTGATGAAGTTCATGAAAATCCTACCGGGGCTTATTTGACAGCATGTGTTTTTCACAGTATAATTCATAGATTAGATCCAAGGGGATTGCCTTGCGAAGTTACTACTGAATCGGGGTCTACGGTTAGCGTTAGTCCTGAACTTGCAAATTATTTTCAAACAGTTGCTTGGCAAGTATCTGAAAAATACAGAAAAAAGTATAAAGCCTACTATCTAAAATGAAAACCAAGATCACCCTAAAAGATTATCTAATCAGTGTCAATTACTCAATTACTGATGGGGCTGAATTTCTTTGGGATTGTTACGGGGAAAATGCTCGCATAATCTCAAATGATAAGAAAAGGGGCAAAAATTTTATTTGCTCTACTGGTGTGGTTTTTGATGCTGACAAGCAAACTGTTTATGAGATGACTGTTTGGGATTATGAAAAAAATGAGCAATATCGTTGGATAAGTCCGAGATATTCAAAGAAGCATAGAGAAGAAGAAATAAAAAGAGGCTTTGTGGCAGGACAATCAATTGATAAGTTAAGTTTCATTGAAGTTGAAATAGAAAAAATACTGTCGAAAGCAAAAGAACTATGCCACACAAAATCAGCAAAAAAGAAAAAATGCTAGGTTCTTTTGTCCCTGTAACAGGAGAGTTCTTGGATTTCGTAAAAAATAACACACATATTCAATTAAATAATCTAGACCTTGAAAAAGTCTTAAATGCCTATAAGGCTTCTATAGTTAGAGGCATGGATTATGCTATAGTCGAATACTATGATAAATACAAAAAACCCAATCTCTTGTTCTTCGCTAGGGAGCATTTTAAACAAACGGTTTTGCGTCATTATTATAATTCTCTTAAATTATACAAGCCTCGTTTTAAGTGCCCTAAAAAATTAAAAAAAGATTCCAATTTTAAGAACCGCACTCACAGACTTTATCGAATCTTTGACTTGAAAAACAACAAAGATATTAGTGGAATTCGTATGTTTGAATATTGCAAAAAAACACTTCAAAGAAAGGTCGTTGTTCCAAACTAAAAATTAGTACCCGTATATACAACAATACCATCTTGTTGGTAACAAAAAAATAGTGGTCGATCACTATACTGTTACTGGGTTGAGGTTATCGACAGCCAATAGAGTGTAAGTTAAATTTAATATACATTACGCAGTGGTCTACACGGAACTGCGATACTAATTTTTTTGGAAAATTTCACTATGTTAAGAACCAGATTCAATTACTGGACTTGTAGCAAATTTGCAAATTGGGTTAGAGGTGAAGATAAGCCTCTTGGACTCACAATGGAAGGTTGGGAAGATTGGAGAAAGGAACAAGAGAACAAAAGACCGATTAGATATTATCTCTCCGATACTCTTCTTGGTAATCTTCAAGACTTTGTAAATTACCCTTCAGATCTCTACAATTCCATAAAAACTTATTTAAATAATAGGTTTGTAGATAAGACTCATTATTTAAAGACCGGCCTAGAGCCAGGACATTATCATGAAGTAGATGAAAAGATACTCTATGGTTTGTTTACTGAGTTATCTGAGTTTGTGGAGGATGAACTTTCTTGGATGAATTATCTAAGCAAAGATAAAAAAGAGAGAGGAAAATATAAGAGATCCGCAGAAGGCGGTATCGAATATCTTAATTGGGCGATGGGCCTTAAAAAAGATGAAGAAAATGGATACCAGAAAGAATATACTGAGGGTTACGGCGAGCCAACACCCCAAGCAGAATCTTCTAAAGAAATCTTAGAAATTTATAATTGGTGGAAAAACGTTAGACCATATCGTGAACATCCTCACGATATTAGCAAGTGGAGAGATATCTGCGAGAGTAGGATAAAAGATAAAGAGATTATAAGAGAGAGTCTCGATAAACTCACAAGCATCGAAGAACAATATGATAAAGAAGATGAAGATATGATGATCAGATTGATCAAAATTAGAAAAAGCTTGTGGACATGAAATTCCATAAAGTTTTTATAACAATATTTATAGGAATTCTATTTTATGTCTTCCTTGGAGTAATAATATACAATCAGAGAACAACAATATACAATCAGAAAAAAAATTACATCAAACATAGAAACATAATTAGTGATTTAGAATACCAGAACAAGAAACTAGAGTATCAGAATGATAAATTAGTAAACCATATAGAAATCTTAAATAATAGAATCGTAATCTTATCGGCAAGATCTAGTGAACTACCCACCCCCTAAAGGGAGTGGGCTTCCTGTTTCAACCTCGGTTGCCCTTGATTGCTCTCAGGTCTTACACCAAGTCCACAGGCTATTCCCGTAGTTCCTACGGTTCTTTTCGCTTCATTAAGTATGTTAATCGCAGCATTGGTGTCACGATCATGCCTAATCTTGCACTTCGGACACTCCCAACTACGAACACTCAACGGTAAACTTTCTACTACAAAATTACACTTTGAACAAGTCTTACTTGAAGGAAACCACCTTCCAACCTTAATGACTGTTCTACCGTGCCAGTTTGCCTTGTATTCAATTTGACGAACGAATTCGCTCATTGATACATCAGCGACACTCTTGCTCAAACACCTGTTCTTCATCATGCCACTTACATTCAAGTCTTCCAAACAAATCACTTGGTTCTCGTTGATTATTTGGCGACTTACCTTATGTAAGTGGTCATTACGGATGTTTGCTATCTTCAAGTGCAATTTTGCCAATCGTTTTCTTGATTTCTCCTTGTTTTTACTACCCTTATTTCTTCGGCTGTGTTCTTTGTTCAACATGCGTAGTCTGACTTCAAGGTTCTTGTAACTGCGGATATTCTTGTATTTCTTGCCGTCACTCAATGTTGCAAGGCTGTTGATTCCAAGATCAACGCCAACCTTGTTTTTGTTCTTTTTAAGAGGTTTGATTTCTTTTTCAACCAAGATTGAAACAAAGTATTGTCCTGCCTTATTCATAGTCAATGTTGCGTGTCGTATATTTCCGTTGATCGGACGGTGTAGTTTTACCTTTATGCCTTCATTGAACTTAGGGAAGTGTATTTTGTTTTCCTTCACCTCCACGAACTGAGGCACAGTAAAACTTTGTTTGTCTCGTCTGCTGTGGAACTTGGGTAATTTTGCTCTTTTGCTAAAGAAATTGTTATATGCTATATCAAGGCACTTTAGTTCAAACTGCAATACTTGACTGTTGGTTCCGTACAGCCAATCCTTTTCTTTCTTGAGATTGGTCAGTTCTTTTGCTTGTTTGTAGTAGTTTGGACTTTTCTTGGTTTTGATGTATGATGTTTTCCTCTGGTCAAGGAAGTGGTTGTACACAAACCTACAACAACCAAAGTGAATGGCTAGTTTGTTTTGTTGCTCCTTGTTCGGATACAGTCTGTATTTGTAAGTGTAGTGAACCATAATTATGCAAGGGTTTAAAGCCTGCATAATTATGTATGCACTTGAGTTGAAATTTTTTTCAGAGTTTACCGCCATTCATCCCAGCCCCTAAAGGGACTGGGTTTTCTGGCGGCGAGGATATAAAGAGGAAAAATCCAGGTAATATCATGCTTAAAGTTCGATTTCATTTGGGTGCTGGGGAGAATTATAAGCATTGGCAGATTCGCAACATAATTACGAATTCAGTCGAATATCATGATCCCAATAAAGTTCAATTATTGCTTATGGGATGTACGTTAAAAAATGAATCAAAAACAGCAGAGAAAGTTTTTGCTAAACAAAAGAGGGATGTTTGCGGATGGGTGCAATGCGAAAACATTGAGTTTTCATATAATTTTGTGAAACCTTCTGGCCATAGACTTTTTTATGATCCTAAAATCAGCCCCTACTGGCAATATAAAGATGATCCATCTAATCTCGATGGAATGGGATTTGAAAATTTGATTACATTAGGGCATCATATTTTTATAGAAACAAAAAACTGAAAGAGAAAGCCATATGATTAACGGCTTTCTTTCAGTTATAGGTTGAATATTAGTGGACTCACTCAGAACGGGCCAGCACCCTTAGCCTCGCCCGAAAGTCGGCTCCACCGGCTGGCTCAATAACCGCAACCTTTTTTTGCTCTTTTTTATACCCTAGGGCAACGCAATAAACTAATACCCCCATACCACAGATTAGGGTTATTGCTATTCCCATTATAAAAAGAAAGAAATTATCCATTAATCGAAATACCTCCCTAGACACAATATGCTAGGAACCCATATTCCAACAAAAATAGCTTGATTTTCATTTTTAAATAAAAACCATATGGTTACACTCAAAACAAAACTTAAAAATGCTGCTGTTATAAACAAATATCTACTTTTCATTCTTTTTGTCTCCTTTTTTTAGATCTCATCGAGTCTTTTTGACCCAAGGCTTGTTGTCAACTAACAATTCTTCTCTAACAATACTACAGTTCTTTGGGGCTTCCACGCCTATCCTTGCTCTATTTCCCTCGACACTTACAAGGGTAATCGTTACGTTTAATTCTGGGATGTGAATTTTTTCGCTTTCCTTGCGGCACAGCACTAGCACTATATGTTCCTTTTGTTTTATTTTTAGAAAAATCAGACAACAAAAACAATATAGCAGGTCAGTCCAAAAGAGTCAAGTTTCTTTCGGGTACGGTTGTTGGTAGGAACAGATTAAAACTTTTTTTAAGAGACCAATATGAAGTACGCTAAAATTACTGGTAATGGTGAATTTCCACTGGATATGCTCCGGTATGATACTGCATCCCCTGCCACAGAGGAAATGAGCAGTAAGATTGAGGGTACAATCAAGAACTACCAGCGTGGTTGGGAAGTCTACGTTAAAAGCGAAAGCAAGTTTCCTTGGACTGTGGGGCGTTGGGAAAGTTTTGGTTGCAAGATTGAAAGTATGCCCAAGAATTGGAGTACGGGATGTATTCGTTAATTATTATTTCTGTATTATCTATTTTGTTTTCAATTGGCATTGCCTTGAGTCCAATTCCTTGGATTATATTTGGAATGATTGATCGTCTTATTCAAAGGTATTTGTAATGAATAATCTTGATATTGCCGAATACAAAAACAAAACCGATTGGTATTTTGAGAATGAATACAGCACACTTCCTCTTTATGAGATTCTGGCGAATTATCCAGAGAGCATTTATGATGGAGTGGACAGCATCATAGAAGAAGCCCACGCAAAGGGCTTGCATTTTATTGAGACTGCCCGTATGCTCCGAGACTTTCTTGGAGAAATGTAATGAATGAACCTAATGTAAAAAGCCAAAAATGCAATTGTGGAAGCGGTAAGATTAGCGAGTGGATCTACGATGGATATAATATTCCATTGACTAAATGCTGTTCTAGTTGTAAAAAAGAAAAGTTGGGTAAATTTCGTACGGATATTATGAGTCAATATGACGCATATGAACCCATCGAACCGGAATTTTGAATAGGTTAGGTAAGATGGGCAAAACAATTTATTCCACTTGCCAAAATTGATTCAATGCACTACAGTATTCTGGTTCCCGGTATGGGGAGTTTGATTAGGAGGAAACATATCATACCATATGTTTCATTTCATGGAGGTTAGTATGAATCGTCTTGTTGCTGCTCTTTTTGTTTGTGTTCTGATTAGCGGTGTTGCTCACGCTCGTCCTCGACGCAGTTATAACACCTATAATACCCCGACTTATTCTGCCCCAAAGACATACAGTTATACTGGGGAAGATACCCCACGGCAATATAGTTATACTTCTGAAACTCCAACCAGAAGTTATAGCAATACCAGTTCGGCTCAGGGTGTTGCCGAAATCATGGCTCGTACGGGCCGTGTTGGTCACTGGGGGGGCAACAATGGGTATGAGGGTTGCGGGAGCGGTTCCTCCCAACAGGCCGCATACAACAACTGCTGCTATGCTAATAGCAACCTCACGACTGTTGACGTAGGTTATGCACAAGGCAATAATGGCAAATGGTATTGCTGCCGCCGTTATCGCTAATCTAATTTATTGTTAAAAACCCTCCGCACGACACTCTAATAGGTTCGTGACCCTAATAGGTTCGTGCGGAGGGTTATTTTATTTTTTATGAAAAAAATTACTATTTTGGGTGATGTTCACGGCAAATATAGACGTATGCACGAAATAATTCGTGAGAAAGATCGTCATGAATACATAGTCCAAATTGGCGACCTGGGTTTCGATTTTTCTACATTAGATAATGTCGATCCAAAAAAGTTTGTTATTGTCGGCGGTAATCACGATAACTATTCAAAAATAATTAATATTCCACATTATCTTGGCGACTATGGATACATGGTTAATTTCAACGGAATAGATTTTTTCTACTACCGTGGAGCATATAGTATTGATAAACAATACAGAACTATCGGAATTGATTGGTGGTCAGAAGAACAAGTGTCTGTTGAACAATTCATGAAGGCTAGGGAACTTTATAGAAGCATCAAGCCGGATATTATGCTCACGCATGATTGTCCGGAAACTATTTCTCCTTATTTGTTGGATCCACATACTCAGATGTATCAAAATCAAACAGGATATTTCTTGCAAGAATTGTTTAATATTCACCAACCAAAAAGTTGGTATTTTGGACACTACCATAAGAGTTGGCAAATGACAGTCAATGGAACTAATTTTAGATGCTTAAATGAATTAGAAACTTGTAGTCTTGAAATATAATCCCCCCCTCCTTGCCCTCCTGGTTTCCCTGCGGTACGGTTTGGTATCGGGTAGACTTCACAAATACAGGAGAAAAATAAATGAGTGATATTACGATTCGTATGCCGGCTGGCGGTGTTAGTCTGCCAGATAATGCACAGTGGACTAACCGTATCCAGATTCGCAGCGAAAGCAGCAATCGCATCTATATTGTTGCACAGAATAAGGAATCTGGTCGTTGGGGCTGTTCTTGTCCTGCATATTGTAGCCGTCGATATTGCAAGCATCTTTTGAATGGTTGTAATCTTGATCCTAGTGAGATTCACGGCAATACTGCCATTGCCGATAATCGTCCTAAGAACAAGAGGCTGAAGTAATGTCTCACCCATATCATCACTCTATCAGTAGTGCTAAAAAGTGGGGAGGAATTCCCGCCGATTATCAGGCCATTCATGATTGGTTTGATGAAAGCAAGAGTCATATGGCCGATATTCGCCATCGTGCTTTGAGGCATCATAGCGAAGGAATCTTTATGTGTGAAAAGATTTTCGGCATTACAATCACCAATAGCAATGGCAGGGAAATTCCTGTTCGTTTTATTGGCGAGCAGCACGTTAAAGAAGATTTGGGATTCATCCCCACTGTCAGCGATTATTTTCGTGAGATGAAAATTAAGAGTTGGATGACAGGCAACAGGGATTTTAAGGCTCCGACAGTCTTTGAAATGAAAGACGAAGAAGAAGTTTCAGTTTAATGTCCCCGTTAGGAGATTAGGTTATGGAAAACAAGTTCTGCGAACTCGGTGAAAAAATCCTTAAACTCATGGAAGAATACAACATGAAAGTTTACGATTTAGAATTCATCAACGAACTGATTGAAAAAACTGTTGAGCGTGATGAAAAAGAGTGTTCTTATTAGGGTTTTGGCCCTATTTTTGGCCACTTAATTGAACTTTACCGAGCGGGAAATTTTTGGTATATTTAGTGTTTTTTTAACGTAAATTTCCCCGCTCGGTAAAGTTTTTCCTATTTTTTTGGCCGCTATTTTGGCCGGTTCCAAAAATATGAATAAAAAACTTCTTGATATTTTTGTTGATCCAAAAATTCTTCTCAAAGAAGCAATAGAAAAAGATCTAAAAGAGATTGAAAAATTTCTTAAGAAAAAGATCTATGTGGTTGAATACTGGCATCTAGACGGAAAAGAATTAAAAACTGTTAGGAAAATAAAAGATCAATTAATTCTTCTCGGTAAGAATCTTGATATAATGGAAAACATAAAGTCTAAAACTTATCGCTATCATTGTTTCCGCATCAAATCATCTATAGATATAGATGATTTAAGAGAATTGTTGAGAGTTTTTACAAGAAATACTATAGAAGCACTTATTAATCAAAAAATTCAAGTAGAATGTTCTACTAACGACGCCCAGCAGTGCATAATAGAATGTCCAGAATAAACAATGACAAACACAGAAATTTTCATCACAGGTTATCTGCTAGGTATTGTTGGCATAGTTGCGATTTTATCTAGAAATATTCAAAAAGAAATGAAACTACAAGATAAAATTAATAGTCTCTTATCTAAAAGAGTAGATATTCTTTCAGACCAATTAGATGCTGTTTATGAAATAGTCAAACTAGAGTCAAAAAGATTAGACATTTACAATGATGACAATAATGATGCTGATTGGTGGAAAAATAAATAAACCCAATACATCAAATTTCCGACTCTATTATCCTCTTGTGCAGGTCATTTATTATCTCTGAATAGAAATTTTCATTGAACTTTTTATCATTTTCTGCTCTAATCATGGCTTCATAGTGAAGTACGTTAAAAGAAAACGAGCCAATTAAAAAAGAAACTAAAAAAATCACTAATAATCTATATTTCATTATGTCCTCCAACTTATCTATGAGTATTCGATTTTATATTTTGTTAGGATTTGATTAGTGAAATCTTTAGAAGGAGTTTTTCATGGAAGAAAAAATTAAAAATATCATTTTCAATAAGTTCAATAGAGAGGTTGATAAAAACACAAATCTCTCAGAACTGGTAGAAGATAGTTTTGCCAAAGTTGAAATGCTATTTGCCATAGAAGAAGAATTGGGTAAGAGATTGACCGAGGACGAAATTCTTCAGATAGAAAATATCGGGGATATTATAAACGTTTTCCAAAAGTAGCCAGAAGTTTCCCTCCGGTACGGTTTGAGGATATGGGAAATCCCGATTATATCCGGCTTAATCTGGAGCGGGTTAGTGATCTTGGCGATATGCTAATCACTAAATCGAAAGAATTCTATGATACCGCAATATCAAATCTTAAAATAGAATTAAGATTTGATACCGTTAGCAATTATCATGGATCTCCTTTGAATGAAGAAACTAATTGGGGCGGTTATAAGAAACATATACCAACGGGATATAACGGCTGGATCGGTAGTATTAGTTGTCTTGTAAATTCTAATCAAAATCCATATTGCCGTATAGGGCATCTCACCGACGCAGACCAGCATCTTTTTGGCTATAAAGGATTCAGGGGATTCCATACAGGTAGTGGTTGTCCCGGTCATAAATTCGGAAAATGTCCAATGAATATTGGATTCTATTTCTTTATGGATGACTTTCCACTTTTGAAATCAAGATATGATAAGTGGAAGATATTGAGTAGTTTTGAGAAGAATAAGAGTTGGGAAAATTCAAACCTTAATTACGAACAAGGATTGTGAACATGAGAATTAAAATTGATATGTATGTTTCAAAGAAGGACAGGCAGGCAGAGAATATTATTCTCAATGCCATTCCTTGCAAATATGAAGCAGCACACAAGGCGTGTGAATATGCTCGACATGTTCTAATGAAGCCTTGGCCCAAGGCCGAGAAAACAATTCTTCAGTGTCCACGAAGTAGTTATCTTTATGCCAGATATGTATTGAAAAAGCGTTGGCCGGAAGCAGAATCTATTATCGCAAAAGAAGCGTATAGCAGTTACTCTTATTCAAGGTTTGTTATCAAGGGAAGGTTTAAACTCGCTGAGAATAATAAAACAGAAGGATCTGTTTTTAATCCTCGTTGGGATACTAACTATAGTTTTCTTTATGCAAAAAACATTTCAAAAGAAAGGCTCAAAAGGTCAGTTGAAAATAAGATTGCTTGCTCAAGCAGGAATGTTGATTACGCAAAAACCTTCTTGAAAAATAGAAGGTGGAAGACGGCAGAAAAATGGATTTTAGACCAAGGATATTGTAAGATACAAGAATATATGAAGATTCTTACTGAAAAAGATAAGAAGGATTTTCACAAAAAAATATTGTTGAGTGCGATGGCAAAGCAGCAAAGTCATTATAATCCTGCTAAGGTTTGGATTGAAACTTATGGTCAAGATTTCTTGAAGGAGAGTACTAGTGGGATTGGATAATTACTGGCAAATGGAAGATGGAAAGCCAGCAAATATTGATGGAGAATATAATGTTAGTGGCGGCATTTGTAGCGGTCATGGAAATCAAAGTTTTCGTGGCAAGGTCTACAATAGTTTTGTAGAAAAATTGACAGGAGTGAGTCTTTACTCAAACATTATTGAAGTTGATGATGTGATGAAAGTCGCAGACATTCTTCGCAATGTTGGGTATGAGAAGGCAAAGAAGTATTTTGAATATCCCATTGACGAAAAAGAGTACGAAGATTTCGTTGAAATGTGGATAGCACACGCTATGAATGGTCATCGACTTGTAAGTTGGTACTAAAAAGAGAAATTAAAATGACAACCATTGCAAAATTTGACGCAACTAAGTTTGGTGGATATAATGATGCACCTCCTAACCTGAGAGAAATCACAGAGAAAGAATGGGCTAGAAGTCCATATTTTAGCGTCCATAGTTTCTTTCATAAAGAATTTCGCCAATTCATAATTAAGAGTTTGCCTACTAGAGATGAAAAGACCGGTGAAATTCTTCATGAAGGCCGGGATACTTATCATGATTTCAATTTGTATTACATTGACGAACATCATGGCTATGCTATTACCAATGATTATTGGGAGGGTAAAGTTCGTGTATTTCATTTTGGTTGTGATCACAAATATCACGAACTGAGTTTCCAAGAATGTAATTACAGAGGTATTAAGCATCTTGGAAATTGTTGGCACGTTCATGAATGCAGTGAATGTGGCAATATTTATGGTTGCGATAGTAGCGACTAGGATCAAGAGGATCAAGTTTCCCTCTGGTACGGTTGTGGGTTGTCCTGAACAAATGTAGAACTATTCGCAGCCAACTGTCTTATTAACAGTTCCTTCTAATGGGCGGCCGGTAAGGAAGGGTTCGACTCCCTATGGTTCAATTTGCTTGATTTGGTTAAATTAAATTAAATGCTTATCCCCTCTGAAATCACAAACTTGTTAGTCGAGGACGTTCTCAAGCCTTTCGTTTTATTGAGAGATAGGCTCAAAGAAATCCAAAGAGAAATCCAAAGAATTGAAACAAACCTTGACACAAATCTTGGCAAGGTTGTTGATTTAATCAGAGATAGCGAAAAAAAACGAACCAAAATGCTGGATAGTTTCAGGAAAGAAAATGGCTAAGAAAAGAAACTTTAGCGATATTTTTTCTCGCTATAAAACTTACGATGATTCTCACGGCAGGGGAAACGTAAAAGAGTGGAATCAAACATTCACTGAAAAGATGAATCTTGACGAAGCCAGAAGGCAAATCAAGAACAATGATCCTCTTTCTGTGATGGGTTTCAATGAAATGCCAAGCATTGAAGCACTGAATGATTCGTATAGAAATCTAATGAAAATTCACCATCCAGATAGAGGCGGTGATCCAATAGTTGCGAAAAAAATTATCGCAGCGTATACTGTGCTTTCGGAACAACTTCGATAAACATTTTTAATAGAAATAATTCATGGTTGCCGAAGAGCCATCAAAGGCAATTTTTATCTAAAAAATGGCTAAAAATAAAGGTATAGATTGTTTTAGAGAAATTTCACTAAAAGAAATTCTAGAGCATTTTAATAGCGATCATATTTTTATAGAAGTTGATCATAATGAAGATCGACTCTATAGCCCTTGCCATGATATAGAATATCACGATAGTGAATTAGGTCTTTTTTGGGGCGGAAGTTGTGAATTAACAATGAGCCCAGATGATAAAGTCAAGATACTAGACCACGATACTGTTAAAATAATTAAGAGCAAAAACGAGTATAATTTGGGTAAGATTTTAAGATTTTTTGTTTGTAAACCTCACAGTTTTATTTAAAGAAAGGATAAATACAGTGAAGCTTAAAGCTGAAAAAGTAAAGGAAAACATGGATAAAAATGAGGCGGTTAGTATCAGTGACGACCAAGTTCTTAATTTGCTTTTCAAGCAGGTTGAAAAGCCAAAGAATTATTTCAAGATCAAGGTTGTAAATGTTTTCGGTTATAACTATAGAATCAATATTTGGTCTAATATCGAAGAAGATGGATTGACCAAGTGTAAGATCTCCCACAGTTATTTTGTTCGTGTTGTGGATGATATTCTTACCATCTATCATTGATGATGAATGAGAAATTTCACATATAATATAGAATTCAATCCAAAGTTTGCATACTTGTATGCTCTCAATGTTTTGAAAGGATCATACTCCGGGGAAGATGAAGGGCTAGTCTTTTCATCAGTTTCCCCAAAGTATGCCTGTCTGTATGCTGTGAAGATCAAAAAAGACCGACTTTGCGATAGACTGCATAGTGAAATACTTTTGAGGATGATTGAGAACACCTACAATAGTATTGACAAAAGATTTGTTAAAGCTTATATTGATTTTGTAACAAAAAATGAGTCAAAAGAACTTGAGTCTATCCTTTGCTATTCACCAGGTTATTCAAGTTCTTGGTCGGAAGAAAATATAGAAGAAATTAAATGCTTCGTAACAGATGATTACTGTTGCGATATTGAAATTGATCATAACAATGAGCCAGAGTGGAACGACTGTACGGCTGTAAATGGTACTGGTGCGAGGGTATCGGTCAGCGAAAGTCTTTCTGACATATTGTTTGGTGAATATTACGATGAAATCGAGGAAAATTGCCATCAATATGACTACGAAGATGTTTATGATGCTCCAACAGACGATGAAGCATAAAGAATTATTATCTTCGTTCTTAGAAGTACCCGATTCATTCCATGATTGGATTGGAGATAAAAATTATTTCGTTAAATATAATGAAGAAGAAGCGAAGAAAATATACCAAAAAAATTATAACCCCAATAATTTTGGAATTATTTTCAAAAGCTTTAATATAACTGACGTTTCAATTTCAATGTATCCTATAGAAACTCCAATGTATCCTGGCAACTCAATATTTCGTAGTGCAATACCTCAATTTGATATTAGTGGAAATGGTTCTGGTTTCTCTGAATTATTTTTTGGATCAAAAAACGAATGTAAAAATATAATTTTAAGTTTATTGGGAAATCGAAGTTGTGTTGTGAATTTTTCTCCCATCTACAGTTTTAAGGATGGAATCTGCCTTAAAGATTACTCTATTGCTCTAAAATAAATGAATAAAAAGATGAAGCATGAGTATTCGTGAAGTTATTATCGAAACTGATAATGGTGAATTGTTCGGAGAAAATATTCTCGCAAGTTTTGTTTGCGATGTTGATTGCGAGTATATTCCTTACGAACCAGAAACAGAATATTCTCCAAAAGAAGGTGGATATACAGATATTTATGGATATACTTTTAAAATGACACTCTATAGTGCCGATGGAAAAAATGATCTCCTCGGTAGTTTTATAAAGTATGAAAATCTTAGTGAAGAAAAGAAAAAAGAAATCAATAACTGGGTTGGTTGGTGGATTGAAGAGCATTTCAAAAAAGAAGAAGATTATAATTGGGATGAATAATTTAGGCAAGGTTTCCTTCCGGTACGGTTGACCAGTGCAGGTCGCCAAGGGTTATTGGCGATAATCTAATTTCCACTTTACAAGGGTTGAATAATGAGCGACGGATTGAATCTCCATAAGAATCTTATCAACGGCCGAATCACTGATGTTGTTCGTCGTAATCGCAACATCAATCTTCCTATGATGATTTTTGGCCCTCCCGGCATTGGTAAGAGCGAACAGGTTCATCAGAGTCGTGATGGCGATGATGATATGATGATTGATCTTCGCCTTAATATCCTCGACAGTATTGATCTTCGTGGACTCCCTATCATTCAGAAGAATGAAAAGGGGACTGCAACCCATGTTGAATGGGTTAGGCCAGAGTTCATCCCGTGGCAGGGTCGAGGAATTATCTTCCTTGATGAAATTAATACTGCTCCCCCATCAACTCAAAATGCAGCGTTGCAGTTGGTTCTTGACCGCAAGGTTGGGCCTCACCATCTTGGCAAGGACTGGTATATTGTTGCTGCTGGTAATCGGGCAGAAGATAAGTGCCATGTTCATCCTCTTAGTGGAGCCCTTCTTGACCGATTTGCGGTCTATGATTACACTCCAGATTATGATACCTGGGTTGATTGGGCAATCAAGAGCAATGTTCATGAGGATGTTATCGGCTTCATTAGTTGGAGGAAGGATTTGCTTCTCCAAGATCGAAGTGATGAATATAGTGTGAGTACGAATCCTCGTAGTTGGGGGTATGTCAGCAAGCATTTGTTTGCCGGTAGCAAGAATCTTGCCGATATTCGTGCCTGTGTCGGAAGTCCTGCTACTGAACTTCTGAGTTATCTTGATATTTGCAAGAATCTTCCCAACATGGAAGATCTTATTGCCGGAAAGAGTAAGTGGAAGGAAGATAACAAGAGGATCAGCGTCAGTTATGCTGTTGCTAATAATCTTGCAAGCACCTTGCTTTCTAGCAAGACTCCTGCTAAGATTCTTGATAACTGCATGAAGGTCGTAATTGATATTAGTCCTGAGCCGGGTGCGTTGTTTATTCGTCGTGTTCTGACCAATGATAAGATTCGTGATCTTTGCTACAAGAGCGATATGGTGAGTAAGTGGCTTGAAAAGAATCAGGAACTTATTTCCAGTAGCATGATGCTCGCATAAAGGATCAACATACTACAATGATGTCATTACTCGGAATACTGAGCGGAATAATCGAAATAATCAGGAAGAAATAACAATGTCACAAGCACTTGCAAAAAAGAGTAAGGTTAAGAAGGAAGTAGCCGATCTATTCTCCACAGTCACCAAAGAAGAACAGGATAGTTTCCGAAAGAAACTTGATGTTATTATCTTTGGATTCGCTCATCATTTTCCATTCTTTGGAAGTGTTAGTGAAAGGTGTCGATATAGTTTGACCAAGGATGATAATTTTATCCCTACCGCTGGTATTGATAAAAACGGCCATATCATCTTTAATCTCAATTTCGTCAATTCTCTTGACAATAAGCAATTCTTGTTTCTTGTTGCACATGAGATTGGTCACTTTATTTTTGAACATAGTTCAAGAATTATGAATCGAAATCATATTCTGTGGAATAAGGCCGCAGACTATGCGATTAATCTTTTCTTGTATTATCAGTTTGGAAGCAAAGAGTATTTTCCAATCATTGATAAGATTTGCTTTGATAAGAATTGGGATGTTAATTCATCTGAGAACAAGTATGACAAGATGAATGTTGAGCAAATCTACAATATCATTGAAAAGGAAGCCGATAAACTTCCAAAAATCAAGATTGATATTTTTATTGAATCATTCGATGAAAATGAAGGCGAAGATAATCAGGAAGGCGATGGTAGCGGAGATGGCAAAAAGTATGTAGATATTCGTGAGCGACGAGTTCCTCTGCCCAAGAAGAATGGCAAGAATAAGGAACAAATTAGTCGTGAAATGAAGGACTATGTACGTCGAGCAGTTTCGGATGCCTTCAATATCAGTAAGAGTCAGGGTTTGCTTCCTGCTGGTATGGAGCGTATGATTGTCAGTCATCTTCGTCCCAAGATTGATTGGCTTAGTAAGTTACGTGAGAAACTCAGGTTTGGAACTGACCGTCTTGCTAAGGCTGATACTAATTGGAGTATGCCCAACAAGCGATTCCTTGATCGTGATTTCGTGTTCCCGAGTTATCACGGGCCTAATCAGCCTAAGATTGCATACGCCATTGATACAAGTGGCAGCATGAGTGAAGAAGATCTCAAAAATGCAGTTTCGGAACTTGATGGTATCCGAAAGCAATTGAATGCTAATATTTACTTTATGGACTGCGATGCAGATGTTTACACTGGTCGTTGGATTAATAGCAATCAACCCCTGCCTTGTTTGCAGGGTGGTGGCGGGACTGATTTCGTTCCGGTGTTCAAGCATCTTGTTGACAAAAAGATTCGCCCAGATTATTGTGTATTTTTCACAGATGGTTATGGGGAATTTGGAGAAGATCCTAAAAAGTTCAATACATTGTGGGTATTGACCAGTGATGTTAAGCCTCCGTTTGGTGATGTTATTCGATACAATGACTTACAGTAAGGAAACAAAATGATTGATCCTCATAATCCAGATGTTCAACCAGATATTCCATCTGTGATCGAATTAAGCAAAGAAGCTAAAGTTCAATTGCTATTGGAACAATCTAAAATTGTTGAATGGGAAGATCATCCTAAACAAGTATTGTGGATGATTACAGATAAGAAAAATGTTGGTATTGTGGTTCATTCAGAAGATTCTGATATTAAACTTGGTTCTACTACAAAATTGGCTAAACTTAAACTGAAGCCTTTTATTGGTAGTTTGACTATTGACTCGAAGTAGTTTCTTTCTGGTACGGTGGTGCTATGCGGGTGTTCCGTGTAGCAAGATAAATCATATAGGGATAAAAATACAATGGCTAAGGCTAAGACTTCCGGTAGTGGTTTCGGTGGCGTTGTTGATACTAAGGCAACCAGTGCCGCTAGTAAGAAGAAGGATTACGAAAAGATTGATTTCAATACTACCAGTAGTGTTGATGGTGTAAATCTTTTCGATAAGGTCAGTGCTTTGAAGCAGGCTAAGGCCATGCTTGAAAATGAACTCAAGATTTTTGAGGATGAACTCAAGGAGCAGATTCGGGCCAAGTTTGCCGAGATTGGTATTCGTGATGGAGCCAAGCCTGAAAGTATTGAGGGTCATGGTGATATTGCTACTGCTCGATGTGATTGCCGCCGTAGTGTTAGCACTTTGGATCAAGGCACGGTTAGCGATCTTGAATCAATGGGCATTGATGTTGAGTGCAAGGAGACTGTTAGTTTCAAGAAAAGCGTTCTTGATAATGAGGAAACAGTCCAGAATATTATTGCCGTTCTTCAAGAGCATGGTGGATTCAATGTTAGTGATCTTCTTGATCGTACGGTTAAGTATACTGCCGGCGAGCGAACCCTTGATGATCTTTTCCGCAAGGTGAGTGATCCGGTTGTTGTTAATCGTTATCTGGAGAAGGTTAGCACGATTGCTATTGCCAACCCTAGCCTTGGGGATGATCCCACCGCAAGCAAGTTCGCAATTTGCGATATTGTGAATAAGAGTGGTATCTTCCGTTAAAAAACGGAACTAGTATCCTCATTTCAAACCCACTAGGTTCTTAATTGAATCTAGTGGGTTTTTTTATTTTTATAGATGCGTATGAAAAAATAATTGAAATAAAACAAAAAAGTTGGATTATCGGTATCGGTACAGTCACCAATAAATAACCAGAAAATAAAAGACAAACAAACCCCAGTATATTTCTAATTACTTGAGGAATAAATTCAATTTTGGAAATAAGATAAACAACAGGTCCGCACAATAGTGTGAAAAGTAATACGGCACACGCTAAAACAGCTAATGATATCATAATTTATATTTAGTTTTATACTACTATATATTTGAATGATAATATACAAGGCCACTTATGGCGGAAAAGACGTAAAATCAATACTTGATTCAAAGATAGCCAATGGAACTTTGAAAGTAAAGGTTAGTAATGATTTATTTGGAGATCCAAGACCTGGTGTGTTCAAACATTTAGAAGTAGAGTCTAGCCATGGATCTAGAAAAATTCCCGAAAATGCTTACCTATCTTTACCTGATACCAATAATGAAAAATTAGGTATTTTTTACACAAATAATAATGTAAACAAAGTTGTAAGTCAAAGTTTAAAATCCCTGGAAAAATTTGAAAATGTTGACATATTAACTTGTGTTTGGCAGCCAATAATGGGCAACAAATTTTATGAGACTCAGGCTTTAACAAAAAGCAGCAGTCATTTGAATATCATAATCCAAATTCTACAACTTCTTTATGTTGCCAAGCAAACAGGAAATTATAAATATGTAAGTTTTTTGGAGCATGATGTCCTATACCCAGATGGTTATTTTGATTACCCAGATTTCGACAATGGTGTAACCACAAATATGAACTATATGGGGATATGCGATAGAGGTTTTCAAAAAAAGACAGCCGATCATGAGCCGCTTCATCAAATGACCATGATATTTAGTCAAGCAGTAGACCACTTTGAAAGCTTATTTAAAGAAGCAATCAGAAACGGTGGAGTTCTACTTGAACCAGGAAGAAACAGACAGAAATGGGTTTGCCGTAACCCGGCCATTCATGTGAACCACGGAAAGCACTTCACGTCACATTTTAGCATATACAGCAGAGATACATACGATGTGGACGCTTATTGGGGAGAATCCTCTGAGCTAATCAAAAGACTATTTTGATAGTCTTTTTCAAAGTGTGGATTTAAGAATATCTTGCCTTTTTCAAAAACCAATCTCTTATCAATTTCCTCCTGATTGTTTTCTCTTGAAGCATGATAATAGTTTTTATTCTCTCTTTTAAACCATCTGTATATTAGATGTATCTTTTCCATCTTGAAAGATTTTACGTTGTTGCCAAACGTGATATCAATATCTTCACCGACCATCTTATCTGGAAATACTATTCTGTCTAAGTATTTCTTACTATAAACATTACCTGTATTGGTTCCTGAGTTAATTTTTTCAAACTCATTGTTAAAAAACAGATAATTATAAATTGGTCTGTATAACTCATAATCAGGATTTTTGTTTATTGTTTCCATAGTGTTAGATAACGCAAAGTTCATCATCAAATCATCATCATCTAATCGGAAGATATAATCTCCCTTGCATTTTTGGTACGAATACTTTAGTTTATTTCCTATTGAATTGAATCTCTCTTTAGAGTTGATTATTCTTATTCTTGGGTGATCGTATTCATATTCAACATCAGGGCTATCGTTAACCACAACCAGCTCAGATTCTTGTTTATAATCCTGCTGTAAGTAGGAAAAGATGGCTTCTTCTAATAGATTTTTTCTTTGATAAGTTAAAGTTAAAACAGATATCATAAATCAAGTCAATCTTTTTAATGCCCAATCATGATCTTCTTCGTTTAATACAAAAAAATTGAAATTATTTTTGATCACAAATTCATCTACCGCCTCTATGACTCCAAAATCATCAAACCTTGAATAGTCGTGACCAGCCATTATTCCTTCTTTTTTTAGTTTATAAAGATAATAATTCAGATCAGATTTTACGCAATCATATAAATGACAAGAGTCTATGTAAATTAAATCAAAAAAATTATCTGGGTAATTTTTAACCGCATCGTATGAAAAATTTCTATCTATGATAACTTGTTCTGACTTTATTTCATTGGAGAAGCCTTGAATTACTTGTTGATATTCTCCTTCGCCCGAATATGCTGTGTTCATATTGCCTAAAGCAGACCCATATGTTTCATTTTTTCCATTTTTATCACTTCCGGATAACCATGGATCAACCAAATAAAGTTTGCTTGGCTTGAGTATATTTAAAATCTTTCTTGAGAACTCTCCATTATAAACACCCAATTCTATACATTGAGGATTTTTGGGCATGTGATGTGAAATTATTTCTAAAAATTCATCTCTATTTTTTGTTTTGATCATATGATATATACTAGTATGAAAAAATTCACAAATTGGCTAGAAAATAAAGCCCTGCTTATAAAAGAACATTCAATCTATTGTGTATCTATTGATGAATATTTTTTCATACCTATCAATAAATTTTATCTTACCTTCTGTTCTCATTTCAAAAACCTCTTCCTTAGTCAACATGAGAGGTTCAACCAACTCATATCTATAGTTATTATCCAAACAGAATTGCTCTGCCGCTAATTTTTTGGAAATAACGGACGGAGATGTTCTTAATTTTTTAGGCTTTACTTCAACTATTATCTCATTATTTACTAGAAAGTCAGGCCTATATGTATTATCTACGCAGTCAACACTCAGAAATACCCCTCAAAAAAATAATTTAATTTCAATATATATTATATGAAAAAATTCACAGTTTGGCTTGAGAATAAAGGTAGTAAACAACTCATACTAATGAGAGGCGTATCATCCACGGGAAAAAGTACACTCGCTAAAAAATTAGTTGGAAATGGTAAAATATTTTCCACCGATGATTACTTTATGCAGGATGGAAAATATAATTTTGATGTGACTAAAATAGGTCGTTATCATAAACTAAATCAAGAAAGAACTGAAGAAGCCATGAAGAATGGTTTATCTCCAATAGTTGTTGATAATACTATGACTCAAGCATGGGAAGGTTCAGAGTATGTCAGGCTTGCCGATAAGTACGGTTATTCGGTTAGAATAGAAGAACTTCCAATTCCGGATATTGATGAATTAATGAAACGTCAAGAAAGTAGAAAAAATATAAACAAAGCTCTTCCAAGAGAAGTTGTTGAAAGAATGATTGGTAAATTTCAACCAGGACTAACAGTAGATGATATTAGAAAAGGAAAAAAGAGTTCCTAGAATCTTGAATCATTAATATAAAAATATATAACATCTATTGCCAAATTTCTTCTAGTTGATATAATAACTTTTTATCAACTGGGAGGGGTAAATGAAAAATAAAAAGCCAGGCCCTTATCACAAATTATTAGCAGTAAACAATGGCATAGCCAGAGTTAAAAAACACTGTGGCTTTTGCGACCGAACTCATGTGGTAAACTTCCCATTAGATGATATTGGGATTGAAAGACGCATGAATACTTTTTGCAATGACTGCGAGAGAAATGTAGTCAAGATAAAGAAAAGACAGAATAGAGAAAAAGAAATGTAGACACTCCGTTTCCCTCCGGTACGGTTCTCTGGTGTTGCGATTAGCAATCGTTTAGGTTGCCGCAACACAAATCTCTACCGGAGGAATCGAAATGGAAATCCAGTATGGTCTGAATCTTTCTACTGGCTGTCGTGATGTTGATTTTAAGCCTGAGTCTAACTTTTACAGTCCCAAGGCTAAGACTAGCGGGCGTAATTATAAGGTTAGTCTGAATCAGTTTATTCATACCATCAATGCAGTTTTTGGTAACGGCGGCGACTATTCTGATGTTGCCAAGGAACTTGGCGTCACTAATAGTGCCGTCTATAGCAGGGTTAAGAAGTTGCGGGAAACAGTCCCAACGCTTCCCAAGATTGATAACCGTTCTAGCGATACTGCTGTTGAGGCGGCTGCTATTCTCGCTAAACTCGGTATCAACCAGTAATAATAGGGAGATATATCATGGAAGATAAGATTCCGTCTTATATGTTGGAAGATTATTATTCTAATCTCTTGTCTTATATCCGAATGGAATATATGACAGAATACACAGAGATGACAGAGCCTATGAAAAAATGCTTCTTGCATCTTTGGACTAATAATACTCCGATCCCTAATGCTGCGTTTTATTTTCATAATAGTTTTCGATCTGATTATACACTATAAGGGGATATAAAATGAATCGTGAAGAATGTCGTGTTGGTATGAATGTTATTTTCGGTAGTGGCAACGGCGAGAAAACTCGTGGAGTTGTAATTAAAGTAAATCCAACTAAGGCCAAGGTTAGAACGACCGAAAATCGTGGATACAGGCATGAGGCAGGTACTGTTTGGACTGTTCCTTATTCCTTACTCCAGGCCATTGATGATAATGGAACGGTTGTTGAGAAGGAAATTAAATATAATCCATTCACCCATGTTGATAATTTGATTCTTGAGGCCGTTCTTTGTTGTTATGGGGAACTTAGTCCCGAAAATTTGAGTTGCGACGGAGAAGCCAGTTATCTCCAGATTGTTAATAAGAAGAACAGTATCAGCAAGAAGTTGAAGGGCTTGCTTATGGCCTATGGGATGGAGGTTAGTGAAAAGCAAATCTATGATTGGCACGATAGCAAGCGTCAGTATGAAAGGAACAAGTGATGTCTGATCAAATTGATAGGGTATTTGCTTTTGAAGCATATGATATTGCAATTAAGAAGGGAAGGCATCCCGAACTTGAAAAACTGATAGCAATGTCACCGGAATCGAGTGTATCTTATGCCATCCATCTTAAAGCCTCGCAAGGCGATAGTTTTAAAGAAGGAGAGGAAAGTATTTCCAAAGACCCTGTTTGCTCTTTGAACTATGCTAAAAAGGTATTAGAGGGCCGTTTTAAACTTGGCGAACCCGCCATTTCAAAAGATGCCAAAAGTTCTTATGAGTATGCCTTAGACGTTATTGGCGGTCGATTTAAAATGGGAGAGCAAGCAATCTTAGATTCTGCTCGTAGAGGAAAAGATGTTAAACTGGCCGCTCTTTATGCCGCATCTATAATTGGGGGCAGATGGGAAGAAGCAGAGCCCTTTATAATGCAGGTTCCAACACTCATTCTTCCTTATGCCACCGAGCTTATTAAGGGCCGCTGGCATGAGGCAGAGAGTAAGTTGGTAGAATACAGTGACCTTTCAAGAAAATATGCCAAAGAAATGATTAAACTTCAAATCCCAGTTCTTTCTTTTGTTGAATAAAAATGAAACTTAAATTTGATCTTGATTTGACGGATAATAAGCACCTTCGCAATCATTTGGTAAGGAATGTTCTTTGGTATTTTAAAGATAATATCGACAGAACCAAAGAACTTGATGATTATTTCTGCACCAGTCCAGCACTTGCCTATAAGTATCTAAAAGTGTTTCTTGAAAAAGGGGATAAAGCCTCTCCTGAGATTGAGAAGGTTCTGAGCAAAAACATTCATTATCTTTTTTCTTATTTTCAGCACACCGAAAATCATAAAGTTCAAGACGAAAAGTTGCAGAAAAGACTTGATAAGAAGATCTACAATGATCCCCGCCTCTCATACTGTTATGCTTATAGTGTTCTAAAGTCTAGAATACCAGAAGAACATGAAGGTGTTTTCCTCAAAAACTACGACTTTGCATATCGCTATGCTTGCGAAGTAATCGGGGACAAATTCCCAGATAGTATTCACAAAATGCTACTTCTTTCGAGTTTTGAAGAAAATGACAAGGAAAAATATGGTCTTAAAAAGTATATTGAATGTTGCGAGAAAAAAGAATTTAAATATGTTGGAAGAAATTGGTATGATAAGTTTTAATTTAATAAAGAAAATCTAGGTTTCTCATCCTTATAACTTTCAAAATCGTGCCTATCGGCATAGGGATTAGTTACTATAACGCTCATGGCAACTGCCTTTAAAGGACTCTTTGTAAAAACCCAAAACTCTGGGTCGTTATAACGTGGGCCTATTGGTATATCTAATCTCTTAATATGGGATCCTTTAGCCCACCAGAAATTTCCAGAATAATGGGGCGGTGGATTATCGTCTAAATCACAACTTATTCTACAACTATCCGGAGTGAACTCTCCCCAATAATTTGGGCCAACTAAGTCGTATTCATTTAAAAAATCTAGGCATTCTTGGTGTTTATCCACAACAAAATACATTAATTTATCAGTCCATGATTTTATATTTGGGAAGCAAGAATCATTCATTTTACTTGCTCCTTTTGAGTGAAAGTATAAAACTTTATCCTCGGGTTTGGCTATTGAATATAGCTTATGAAGTGTAGTTCTCTCTCCTTCATTTTCTTCATCTGTTAGGTTTATAGTGAACTTGGGAGAAATTCCTCTGATATTGTTTGCTACGAACTCTCTAGAAATGCCAGTTATGATTATGTTAAAATAATCAAGCCTATCTAAAATCCCAGAATTAACAGTTCTTTCTAATATAGGCTTTATCACCCCTAGACTTCTCTCTGACGGTGCGTAAATATGATGAAATGCCAGATTTGACATGAAATAATATAGTTTCAACTAGTAAGAAATAAAAATCATTTATAGCAAGCATATATAATATTGGATGGAATAATCCATCCAATTACAAGGAGGTTTATTATGAACGATTATCTAGCTAAGCTCTATGTTACACCAAATAACAAGTATACAACTGAGGGTTGCTTAGACACCAGTGTTTATAACGGTGTTAGTTTACAAAGAACACTCAACATGATTTCAACACCAGAAGAAATCGTTGTTGTTGTTAAAGACGGAGCCGGTTTTTCAACAAGTGCCGAACTAACCGTCACCCCAGGTTTCATCGCTGACTGATATTTTTAATTTATAATTTAGATTATAAATGCACCCATGGGAGTAAAATCCTGTGGGTGTTTTCTTTTTTTATGATCCATGATATAACCAAGAATCATGAAAATAGAAATGACAGAAGATGATTTAGTGCTAGCGGCAAATAAAATAAGAAAAAATATTCATAGAAATATGATAAAACAAATAAAATCAGGAAGAAAGGCTAAGGATTTAGTTGGAAAGGTTCAAGAATATCTTGAAAAAAGCAAATTAGACTCGTTTTTAATGCTTGAAGAAACTGTTCTAATTATGAGAGCCTTCTGCAAAAAGAAAAATGATCTACTAATCATAAGCGATGATGAAAAAACAGCAGAGAAAATAGCTAATGATCTTTTCCAAAGAGGGGTAAATAATATATTGAATATCATGGCAAAAGAAGATGTTCTAGATTGTAGTTTTGACAATGATACTAATGATTTTTATTTCAATATGAAACAATGAAAAAATATAATTGCTTAATAATGAATAATGAGGTCTGGCTCCTGGAGGCTAGACTGGAGTATGACTTAAAATATTTTGATTTTATAATTTTAGCCGAAGCAAATTCTACTTTTAGCGGTTTAAGTAAGCCCTTTTTCTATGAAAAATATAAAGACATATTTAAAAAATATGAAGATAGGATCTTATATGTTAAACTCGAAAATTTACCAAAACCATACAAGGGTAATTTTTTAGGACATAATAATTTCAAGGCAAAAGAAAATCGTTGGATAGTTGAATTTTACCATAGAAACTATTTACAAAACGCAATACTGCAGATTGCCAAAGAAGGAGATTTGATTTGCAACCAAGATATTGATGAAATTCAAAATATAGATTCTTTAAACAAAATAGACAATCTAAATTACATAAATTATTTATCGTACTATGATTTTAGATTCACTATTTTAGATGATCCATTATCAAATTTTGCAGAAAAGGCATGGCACAAAGGCTTTGTAACTTCTTTTGAAAATTTACAAAAAATCAATATACACGACTATAGGAATATAAATAAGCATGATGATTATTTTTACTTAAGTCATATCACCCCGGCAGATTTTAGATTCGATGATCAAGATCAAAATCACATGGTGTATAATTCATACAGGGCCCCTGTCCAAGACATTAGCATTATTTACTCACCAATTGGTTGGCATGTATCATCTATGTCTTGTCACTCAGATAATAACACAAAAGTAAAATGTTTTGCACATCAAGAATTCGCAAACACTTTTGATAAAATTATAGATTTTGACTTAGAAAAAACAACAGAAGATATCGTAAATAAATTCATAGACAAAGATGATAAGAATGAAATTCATGCGTTAGCACCACAATTTTTGCAAAATTCAAGATTCACCTCTCTATTCAAACAGCATTTAAAGGAGTAAAAATGAAAGACGAGATTCACATTGAAGAACAAGATCTGTATAGCGAATACGTTGCAATGTCGGAAATAATGTATTGTTATGAATTGGAAGAAATTAATAATAAATTAGCAGAAATTTATATAGAAGAATATCTTGACAAATAGTTTCCCTCCGGTACGGTCTAGGGGTGTCGAGAGAGAAGCCCCAGAGGAAACTATTTAATATGAACGACTTGATTGAAAAAGCCCTCGTTCGTTTCCCGAAAGCGAAAAGAATCGCCGTAGAGAACTTTACTATGGGCTATGAAAGTCTTAGTAGTGAGGCTCAATCTAATTTGGAGTTGGACGCTAGACTTTACGATTGGAATAAAGACACAATTAACGCCATTATTAGCATTTTATCTTCAAAGGAAATAGGGAGAGGCTGAAATGGATTCTAATAATTTCATGAGGATTTTTGACGATAGGAATGAGCATAAACTTAGCATTGTTGCCTGTGGAAATGGGTATGATCTTTGCTGCCCAAACGGCAAGGTGGTTTACTGCGGGGTTGATCCAGAACTCGTTGAAGTTCTTGAAGATTATCTTATTGTTAAAGAATTCAATCTTATTGTTAAAGAATTCAATCTTATTGATAAAGAATTCAATCTTAAAGAATTCAATCTTATTGATAAAGAATTCAATCTTATTGATAAAGAATTCAATCTTATTGACGTATGACCATGAATAATATCTTCGATAAGTATAGTGCATATGAATTGCGACAAATATACGCAAGTCCCATTAGTGATTGGCCCGAACCATTTAAGAACTGGATTCACAAAGAAATAGCAGAATCACTTTTGGATTCTTGGCTTAAGAATGTTGATGACAATGAATATCGTGATCGTGTTCACGAAATTGTAGAGAATATGACATACGGTTATCCAGACAAAAATGGCAACAAAATGCTAGATTTGCCAATATACTTGGCGGCTGGCACACCAGTAAAAGCCAACATAAATGGAGAGTGGCTAGTTGGTAAAAAATTAGAAACTCCCAAAAAATTTGAAATGCTGGGTAGTTTTTCAGATAATAAAACTATCCTAGTTGAAATAGATGGAAAAGAACTAGCAGTAAACAAAGATTTGGTGAAAGTTTTTGAACCTTTGATGGTTGATGACAATGGAAATAAACCTAAACTAGAAGAATTTAAAAAAGATTTTAAGATTCTTGCGATTAATCTAAGTGACCCAATCAACAAAATTAATATCGACTATAATAAAGCCGAAATTGGCAATGAATTCATCAGAATATATCCAATAATCCAAGAACACGAATACAGATATGCTTTTCGAGAATATCCTTGTTGGGCTGTTGAGCAAGTTATTTTGGGAAAAAGAATAATAATTGCAACACCAATTGATACCATGATAGCAGTAAATTTATTTATAGACCGGCTTAAGTTTATCAAGTCTCGTTGGTTATTTTAAATATAATAACATATATCACAGCGTGATGAATAAATAACTTTATGGAGAGCAAAATCTAATATTTAAAATTTAAGGAGGAATATGTGGGAATGGAATCTCTATATTTTGTTGAAAAGAAATGAATCTTGGGAGATAGTTGAAAAAAATAGTGGCATTGCCTCTGGTATTGCCTCTCTATCATTAGGTGCTATACTTGGTTTCTTACTGGCCTGCTTGGTGGGATATTATCTATGAGCGAGATACTAGCACCTAGATTCCCTATGGTTGAAACCAATTCAATGGAATCTTATACAATCGAACAAATCAAAGATTCCCCGTATCTTTTGTGCAAATACTCGTTTCAAAAATCAAAAGGCAAATTGCCAAAAGATTTGCACGATGCAATGACATTACACGGTATGATTAATGCCAAAGATTGGTATGTTAGATTTTATTTTGACCGGATTCTATCCGGAGAAAATATTGATGATATTCTTCCCTGAGAAATCCAAATGTTAGTCAGCGAAATTAAATCCTGGGCGAAGAAGAATGGCTACATAGTCAAAACTGTAAAGGGTGTTGGCTATGAATGGAATAAAGAAGGCACAGATGAAAAGAACACCGATGATGACTTGAATGAAATGGCTCGCAAGATTTTCAATAAAATAACGGATAACAAATTTATTGATTATCAAGAAGAACAGAAACTAAAGTGATGTTGTTTCCTTCCGGTACGGTTTCCTCAAAGGAGTCTGCTATGTTGTATCTACTTTTCACTTTTTATCTTTGGACGATGGGTGTGGTTAATTTCGATAATAATACAGATGATGTAGAAAATATGATCGCTAGGGCCAGATGCCGACAAATATCAGTTGACAACAACAACTGCGTCACCGTAAAATTCCTCAACAGGGAGGATGCAGAACTTTTCGCAAAAGACCTCAAACGCCTCACAAAGTAACATGAAAACTAAACTTTCTTTTGAAAAACTTGAAAATAAGATTACTCTGAGTTCCATTAATCTTTCCCTTCCTAATGTTCATAGCCAACCAGAAGTTTATCACTTACAGCAAAAACATATAAAGGAAACGAAATTTTCTTCTCAATTGCATAATTGCTTATGGAAAGAGCATGGCAATTACTTTCAAAATAATTATAATATTAAAAATCCAAATCAGTCACAAATAATAATCACCAAGTCTGGTCAGATTATAAATTATATTCCACCTACGCCTACTCGGCCTTTCCCGCTTTTTATTGAAATAAAGTTTCCTGATAGGCCAATCGGTCGTCCAAGCCCACCTATCCAAATTAGCCCGCCTATCCAGATCAAATGACATATCAAGAAGAAGTCAAAAAACTTTCTGAGATATTTGGAATATCAATCTATAGAGGGAATAATTCTATAGTAGCATATCCTCCAATCGGAAATGTATTTGATGCTAGTTATCTTCATTTAGCAGATGCTCCATTGTATGAAGATGTTGAAAAAACATATAAGATTCTTAAAGATCAAATAGGGACTGGAATTCTTCCTTGTGAAGATCCAAATTGCACTTATTGCCATGTCTAAATCCAAACTTCTCAATAGTTTTCTTCCATTAGAAATTCAGTTAGAAGATGCTGCTAAAAAAGATCTAAAGTATATTCTCCAAAAGAAAAAAGATAGTGAAAAACTATCAAATGATTTTTATAAGATATACAATAAATTCGTTAAGGCCAACCCAGATATAACCGATATTATCGAAGTAAACAATGTTGACGCTACAGGACAATTTCCCGGTATTGCAAGAGATTTGATTTCTGTAGCGAAAGAAATAGTTGTTGATAATGATGGATTCGTATTTGATTTTAGTTGGGATGAATCAGACTTTGACTTACATGACCGTAATCACATGTCAAATCTATTGGTGTGTTTTTCAAATACATTTAAAATATTTGAAAAACTTCACCAAAAGAATCAGTTCTTTACAGTTCAAGTAGAAGATAGAAATGTGACTGTAGATTGGGGATTTGAACAAGGATTCATGTATTATGACTAGCCAGATAAACAAAATCAAAAAATATGATCATCACCTTGCTAGTAAAATAGAAGAACAGCATGGGTTTTTAACCTCTGGCGATATTGAGCGATTATCTGATTTTTTACCCGATCATATGGTTTTAGTTCGTTGTGGTAACGGCAGATTTATTACTCGGGCGTCAAGTGCAAATCATTTTGTTGATGTTGTGCGTTGTAGCCATGATTATGTCAGGGATGTATCTTTACTTGTAGATGATTATAAAGTAAACTAATTCCAATATGGAGAATAATAATGATTGTAAAAAATGATCCCAGCAATATCTCAAAACGAGGTCTTGACAAAAACAAACTATCCTATACAATCAAAATATTACATTGATAAAACTTATGGAATTTACTTGGCGGCGGAGTCTTTCCATTAATTTGAAAGAAATGAAAAAAAACGAAATCACAATCCAGCGTGACTCGTTTGATTTGTTCGACTAATGAGCAAAAGGCTTTGGAGAATGAATAACTAATGGAAGATAATTACTCTTACATACAATCTCAAAGAATTCAAAAAGAAAAGCAATACTGGACAAAATTAAGACAACTATCAGATAATGATAATGTTAAAGAATTCTATCAATTATATATGGAATATTTAGAGTGGAGTAATATTCTATCTAACGACAGAAAAGCAATTTATAAAATGGCTAAAAAAATAGCGGAGAATAACTAATGACTGAAATTAAAATGAAAAAAGGATTTACACTTGTAGAGGCTTTGGCTTATTTGTTTATTGTTTTGACTCTTATTGGGCTATTAGTCCCGGCAATTCAACAATCTCTCATCAACAATAATAAGCCCACAGAGAATGGTGAGAAGCCTATGCCAGATGGTCGGATGTATAACTTTGTTACTGTGAAGCACGACAACCATCTTTTTATAAGAGATGGGCATGATATTATTCATCATCCTGATTGTCCTTGTTTCACACTAACTGCCGAAAAGGGAGAAAAATAATGATGATTGAACAAGAGCCTATGGCATGGGCCGTTATGCAACCAGACTCTTATAGAGTTTTTGTCTCATATAATCAGGCTTTGGTTTTTGTCTCATATAATCAGGCTTTGATTCATCAAGAGATATGGAGATTTTTTCTAATGATGATCTTCACCATGTTTATTGGAACATACCTTATGGTGAAATTTAAGGAATAAAAGGAATATAACTATGAAAAAAACAGTTGCTACAAAGTGGGTTAAGGCTCTTAGGAGCGGTAAGTTTAAGCAGGCAGAATCATTCTTAAAGATAGATGATGATGACGGAAATCCTACACATTGTTGTTTGGGTGTTCTTTGTGAATTGTATAACGACGAAATGAGAAAGAGTAAGAAGAAAACCTTGCCAGTTAGGTCGTCAGACAATTTACTTCCTAGAAAAGTAATGAATTGGGCTGGTATGCAAAGTCGTGATGGGAAATTTGGGATAGATACTTATTATGAGAGTTTGAATCCTAGTGATCTTACTAGGATGAATGATGGTGGTAAATCTTTTAAAGTTATAGCGAATACTATTGAAAAGAATGCGGAAAGTCTTTAATGAGATCATTATCAGATAGTGATATAATTAATGGACCTAATGGAAAAATAGAAAGAATGATATGAGTTCTAACCAAGCCCCAAATTGGAAAAAGGGTGATATAATTTGTCTATTAAATATCTATGGTAGAGTATTATCAGTTTTTGAGGCAGAACATGATCCTCATTATGGAGTCAATTCTTGGACATCTAAAGAAGATTGGCATTATGGTTTAAGAAACTGCAAAGAACTTAGATTAGCAAATCAAGAAGATATAGACCAAGAAATAAAAATTCAAATAGAAAACGTAAAAAGAGAAAAAACACGCTTAAATAAATTGCTCAATTTTAGGGAGCGTTTGTCAAAATGAATAATGACCACAACACGATAATTCCTTTAGTCGGTGGCCCATTGTGCGGTAATATCCTAACTTCTAAAGATGGTAGAATACCATCTACTGTTCCTATGTTTCACGAAGGTAAGTTTTATAATTATGAACTAATTATTGAACAGGGCGAGTTTTGGACAAATATTCACTATCAATATACTAACGAGGTACTTGAAGTGAATAATACTTTGGAGAAAAATAATGATTGTCAAAAATGAATCAAAACATTATATTGATAAAACTTATGGAATTTATATGGAGATTTTTTCTAATGATGATCTTCGCCATGTTTCCTTATACAATGACAAGAAAGAATCTAACGTGTCATTTAGCGTAGACAATGAAGGAATCAAGAGGTTGGCCGATTTTATCAATAACTAAATATTGACTATGATGAGTCGCATGGGACTTTCCATGATGATAAGTCGTATACTTACCTACGGGAGACTAAACCAGACCGAATCGTGAAATAATAGTTCCAAATATCCTATTATTATAGCGGCCCTCTTTTAGTGGAATAAATTGTAGGGACGGGTGCAGTTGGTACATCGTAGTCAATATTATGGAGAATAACTAATGAACGATATTAGGAAAATAGGACTCAAAAAAAATGGAAGATATACTATAGATGAAGCGCTCAAATCTTGGAACTCATCTAATCGTAGAATGGGGTGTGTAGCAGCCACTAACTGGTTTTGTAGTAAGGTTCCGTCGTTCTACCCAGAACGCTTAACTAGATATACCTCAAAAGGTGAAGTTTTTCAACACGTTGTTGCAACAGATGGTAAAGTAAGAATTGATCTAGCACCCTATGCTGATAAACCTAGCGGAGATTATTGACTCCTGTATACAAGTAAGAGGACATAATATTGAAGATGGTGAAGAAAACGATACTTGAAGTGAGTAATAATTTGGAGAAAAATAATGACACTAAATGAACTTATAGAAAGACTTAACTGGCTGAAAGAGGACGGAGTTGATGGAGATACTGTTATAAGTAATATTCGTCTCTTTAAGAGTTATATTCAAATTGAATTTCAGAATGGCATAATTAGTCAAGTTAGTATGAGTTGTGCTGGTGGAAATATTATACCACTTTATAAACAAGTAGAAGTTTTGTTAAATGAGGAACAAAAACAAGCAATACAATATTTTATTGATGACTCAGATTCTTATGACAGAGTGGGAATCAAAGAAACAAAAATAGCAGCAGACTTATTGAGATCTATTTTACAAAAATAAACAATAAAGGCGAATCCTAAAGACAGCCCTGTGATTTTAAAACCCACTAAAGAACAGAAAGAAATTTGAATGAATATCGACACGATCTTGAACACTATACAAAATTTAGTGCATATCATAATTTTCCTTTTTATATGGTTCTTTGTTTACTTTTGGTGGCTAATGAGTCGGTGGGGAGACAATATTTATTATGAGACTGAACTAATTAGAATAATATTATCAGTGATTCCAGCAATATTTTACCTTTACATTTGTAGATTGATCTGAAAAGTTAGCCGATTTTATCTATAACTATTTGGAGAATAACTAATGAACATTAATCTTGAAAAAAAAGACATTAAGACTATTCTTGATTCTTTAGAAGAATATAAGATTAGGGTCGAGGGTTGGGCTAATGATAAAACTATGAATGTGAATTTGTATCCTTGCACTGAGAATGAAGTGGGAAATTTGATCAATCGTCTAACTAATACTTTGGAGAATAACTAATGTTTACTTACTCAAATGATAATTTAATTGAGATACAATCTTTGCCTGTTTTAAATCAACAAACTAAAACAAACGTAGAAAATCTCAAAAAACTCATAGAAGAAGGTGAAAATGCTAAAAGAAAATTAAACGATTTACAAAATGCTTGTAAACATGAATATTTTTATGACGAGGCAGGATACCCCTATGATTATAGATATTGTTCAAGTTGTGGCAAATTTATGTATGGTATTTAACCTTAACTCAAATAGGAAATTAAAATGAATTATATTGAAGTTAGTTCTACGGGTGGTGTTGGTATCATTAAAACTAAAAATATTGACACTGTATTCTGCTGCCCTCCATCTGGATGGCCGAACCATAATATGCCAGAATCTAAATTTTATCATATTAAGTTTTACTTAAAAAGGGGCGACCCAATTATTTCATTTTATCAAACTGAAGAAAAAATGATGGAAGAATATCGAAATATCTTTAATAAATTATTTAATAACTAGAGGAAAATAATGACTAATAAAACAGTTCAATATTATATTGATAAAGATAAACTGATTGATATTCAGATTGAAAATTGGAGTAATGGCAACATGGCTGTTAGTATTTACAATGATCGAAATAATAATTGTGTGACCTATATTTGTAATAAAAAAGAACTAAAGGGTTTGGCCGATTTTATTTATCAAACTATTGGAGAAAAGAAATGAATTTGAGCGACACAAGAAGTATGATTCTGTGGATAATTACTCTATTTACAGTAGCACCGATATCATTTTACCTTGGTTCATTTTTTGAATACAAAGCGATGACTGAGGAAGCAATTAAAAATCATGTTGGCGAGTGGGTTATAGATAGCACAACTGGTGCTGTGGATTTCAAATGGCGAGATAAAACTATTTGGATTTCAAATGGCGAGATAAAACTATTGGAGAAAAATAATGAGTAATTTTGAACAACACGCACTAACTGAATTTCGTTCTGCTGGTTGGGTTGATGAAGATGGAAAATTTAAAGACGAAATGCAGGAAATGATATGCAAACATGTATTAAAATTGTTAGAAGTTTTTAGTAACGAAGGTCACTCAGGATCTAGTGCTAATTATGCAATTGATCTATTTAAGACACTTGCGAATTTTGAGCCAATTGTTCCATTAACTGGCGAGGATTTTGAGTGGGTTGTTGTTGGTAATGGGTTTTATCAAAATAAACGCATGGGTTCTGTATTTAAGGCATCTGACCGTTTTGATGGCAAACCATATTGGATGGATGGTAAAGTATTTTGGGAGTGGGCTTCTAGTCCTGATATTGATGATGGCAAACCATTTAAAACACATTTTACAAATATTGATTCGGCTGTTATAATTGAATTTCCTTGGACAAAACCAGACAGTCCCGAATATATTTTTAGACCCACAGAACAATACCCCAATGAACATATTAAAGGTTAAATCAATGACACTCGATGAAATCAAAAATCTATCCAATACGGAATTACTCGACTTATATTCTTTATATGTTAAAATACATCATTACGATCCATTTGAAACACCAGAAAAGATCAAAATTTTGTACAAAAATAATATATCAATAGATGACCTATATGAGATTCTACTTGATAGATTGGAGAAAAAATAATGGACGATTCTGATAAAACCCTTGTTTATATTGTTATTTTCTTGTTGTGGGGTGCTTTTAGTGCTATTGTTGGGAGTTGTGAAGCAGGTAAAAGTATTAGGCAAGATGCTGTAAAAAATAATGTTGCACAATGGGTTGCTGATGAAAATGGTGCTATTAAATTCCAGTGGAAAGTTATAACTGAAAAGGAGAATAAATGATGAGATGGATCAGCCCCAATTATCGTGATGGTGATACTAGGATACATACGTTTTTTGCATGGTTTCCAGTTAGTGTAATAGCAGAAGATATTCGTGAAACAAGATGGTTAACTATGGTAACCGTAAAACAACGCTTGTATTGTGGTAGTAGGTACAATCATTGGATTAATAGTGAATTTATATGAATAAAACACAAATACAAAAAATCGTCATATTATACGGTGTTGTTGCAATTTATATGTGTTCTCTTTTTTTGTGGCATGACCCATTAATATCTCTGTTATCTATGGGGTTTTTATTGGGTTTTTTATGGAATGAAACTTTTTTTGCAGGGAAAGAAAAATACTATAGATGATGAGACTATGGGATTGGCCGATATTTTTGGAAACGGCTATTGGTCTACTAGAGGAAACTATTAAGGAATAGATCTAAACTAGGATTATTCATCACTGTCATGAAAGATTATTTCTACAAAGCTATAAAAGAAAACGAAAAAGAAAATAACGTTCTTTTTTGGGGATGTGTTCACCTAAATCATCTATCAGAGCATTGGACGATTCCAATTTGGAAGCACAGAGGCTATAACAGTATTGAAGAATATAATCTTGGCCTAGTCAATAACTGGAATAGTAAGGCAAACCATAATACTATCGGATTTCTTCTTGGCGATAGTATCTTCGGACATAATGCCGAAGAAAAATTCATAAAGTTTCTAAAAGACATAAGTTTTAAGAAACTTTATGTTATGCCTGGAAATCATCAGGGCGGATATAAGCAGATCTTTGAAAGCATTGAAGAAAATGTTTATCTTCCAGAAGAAGATAAAAAGGTGATCTTTGTTCCTAATTATCTTGAAGCAACCATAGGTGGACAAGAAATTGTAATGAGCCATTATCCTTTGGCAAGTTGGAACCGCCAAAGTAAAGGTTCATTTATGATCCACAGTCATTGTCACGCAAATCTATACAAAAGCGAAATTGGCAAGATTCTCTATAAAGCCAAAATTATTGATGTTGGTGTAGAGAATTGCCCATATCCAATATCTCTGGCTGAAGTTAAAAAGAAGTTCAGAGACATGGAAAATTTGTCTTTTGATCATCACACAAAAGATACTTTGATGCCATAAAAAAAGAGTTTGGTTCATATATAATGTATGAACTTTAAGGAATGGCTATTAAGCGAAAAAACAACAAGAGCAGGGACTATGCACTGGGCATATCCCGATGGTTATATTCGCTCGCATTACCCCGCAAGTTATTTCACCCCAGTTGCCGCTGACGCTATTCAGAAAATGGGGCCGAAATTAGATGATGATGAAGTAGATCATGGTGAAATGAAGTGGAAAAACCACGACAACACAAAAAAGTAAATTACTAACCCTGCCCAAAAGGCAGGGTTTTTTTATACACTAGGAGAATAATGTGGAGTCATGATCATCAAGATATTAAATTAGAGGGTAAACTCAAAAATCTTTATATAACAGGGGTATATGAGAACTTTGAATATTTCTTTTTAGACTATAGTGAAGAATATTTAAAAGAAATAATAAAAGAGAGAGACGCATTTTATCTTAATAAGTGTCCAATATATCATAGACCTTTTAATGATATAAATACCAAAGAAAAACTATACAGTGTTGCCAAAGTATCTAAGGCATTATTAACAGACGAAGAAATTCTTCATCCTCATCAATGGAGTGACAGTGCAATATATTCTGTATTCGAAAGTCTTGTAAATTCTATTAGTTTTGAGATATTTTCAGTAGAACATAAAAGAGAAAAATTTAAATACCGAAAACTAGTTAATGATACATACTCAGACATCTACAAAACCCCAAAAGTAATTGAAGATAAAAGCAAAGAAGTTGATGCCTGGTATATGATACTAGAATCATTAAGCGATGAACTGCTTGAGAATAGAATGTTTGAACACTCTAGGGCCAAAAAGATACTCGATGCAGACCCAGAAAAATCAATTGATTTAAAAATTAAAAATAAGATCCCAATTAATTATTACACTGAGACAATTGGTTATATACCAGAAAAAGAATTCAGAGATAGTGTTGATTACCTAATGGAACTTGTAAAATAAATTAGATATAGACTTCATAAAAAATGGTATTTTAACTTTCCTATTTCTACTCTTTGTGCAAGTTCAATTACGATATTAGACAATAATTTTAAACGATGTTCATGTATTTCTTCAGATTTCATTTCTATGCTTGTTTTGTCTATCTTTGTGAGTTGAACAATAAACTCTGAACCATTTTCGGAGTCATCTTGAACTATTTTATTTACCATTAGATCAATAAAACCTAAAACCAACAATTCAAAAAATAAAAGCTTGAAACTGCTGGGTGTGAAAGCCCAATTGTGACAATCAGTATGATTTTCAGAAAGTAAATTGTCTTGATATAACTTCCATGAAACTTCAAGTTTTTGAGGATAAAGAACAACTTCTTGAGAAGAATGTGGCCTCCAAGCACTTTGTTTGTCAGCCCAAGATTGATGATTTATGGAATCTAAGTAGACTTCAGAAGAATGTCTTTTGGTTTTATTGTTATATACCGATAATACTTGACCAAGAGGGGAAGGATTTCTAAAAAAATCAAAGTTATATCTTAAATCTGGGACTGCCAAGTTAAATACTCCACTCTCTTTAAGCAGGTTAGAGCAAGATTTTAAAAAATCAAGAATATCAACCACATGTTCTATTGAATGACTGCTTATTATATAATCTAAATTGTTACCAACTTTATTTTTTACCGCTTCCTCTAAAGACTCATTTTTCCAATCCCACAAAATGTCTATATCTTCTATATTTTTAGACAATCCATGCGACATGATTTCTGGCGATAGTTTTTTGATTAAATCTTCTTTAGAACATATATCGACTATTGTTGTTTGCCATCCGTCTTTTTTTGGTGCAATTGGATGATAAAAAGGTCCAATTTCCAATCCTTTATCTGTTTTTGATATGTTTCTAAGTAATAGTTTATAGCGTTTGTATATTTGAGTGTTTTTTACTAAATACTCAAGTTCATCTTTATTGTGACTGATTTCTGATTCTGATACTATTGGCGTATAGGGCGTCACTCTAGATTTCATATCAATATAACAAATTATTTGATATTCATTTTTATCTTTAGTGTCGAATATTTTGCCCGCTAGTATTTCGTTGGTTTCTTTATTGTAAAAATATACTTCTTCGTCTTTTGAAAATCTACTCATTTCTCTGACCACTCTTCAATTCTTTTCTTTGCTTGTTCTATAGCATCATTCATCCATAGTCTAGCATTTTGAGCGTATTGTTCAAAATAAATCATAGAACTTGGAAGTGAACGACAATGATCAATGTTATTATCATTTGTTCTCTCATAGTTCTGCTCTGAACCTATTAGTAGAGAATTTATACCGTTTTGTTTAAGTTGATAGTTAATTAATAGTTCTGTGTCAGGCCAATTTGGACCACATACTGCTGGTTTGAGTTCTACTCCACGATTATTACATAATCTTCGGAGACCCCAAGTTGCATCAATTTTGTCTAGTGCTATTACATCAAACATAGTGCAAGTATGCCCTAGCATCCATTCCCAATCTGGATGTGGTCTAGGACTAAGTTGATAACCAACTGCTTTATGCACTTCGCAGAGTTCAACCATTTCAGCTAATAATTCTCTTCTTTTAAGAAAACAGTCTGAATGGGTGCAAAACAAGAACCTTGTGTGAACGAACGATAAACTCAAATCCATAGCCGCTGTTACTGGTTCACTTGGATGCCGCCAACTATTGGAACGAATAAAATGAATCTCAACATCCTCATCCCTTAAATCTTCAATACTCCTAGTATCCTCGCTCCCAGTATCAACAACAACAATATAAGGTCTTTCAGTTTGTAGTCTGAGAGTTTCAATCACTAATGGTAAACTATCCATAGCATTGATACAAGGTATGACCGCTGTGACCTTATATTCCCAAGGCTTTTTAACAACTGATCCTTCCCAAGGCGTTGGTAATGATTTATCAGGAGCAATAGATGGTTTTTTCATTACACTATTATAGTAAATTAAAAAAAATTATCTAATAGTTAACTCTAGCAATTATTCTCTCCCCTCTCTCTAGATGTTCAACTCTATTTTGAAGATTATTAAACTGCTTTTCTGTTATGATTTCTATTTTTAATAGAGTTTCAATAGAGTCTTGAGTTAATTTTAAGGTTTTATCATGAACACTGTTGCTAGCCAGAATGGATCCTATGGCTAGGTATGATATTAATATTAAAATTAAATGTGCGTTATTGTTTTTCATAGAGTCTATTATTGCAGAATATTTGAATTTTGTCAAAGACCCTATTGAAAAAATCTATAATTTAACTATAAATAACATATCCTCGACAAATGACCTATTGTCTAGGTTCTTTATGCGAACAAAGAACCATCGCTCAAGATGAGGAATTGAGTATAATTTTTAGGTTTAAAGGAGGTTCGTATGGTTTATTCAAACAAGTTTGTAATGTGTATTATTATTGACGGTAAAATTCAAAAAGAATTAGCAAATGGAACCGTAATCATACCCTTTGGAAGTGAATACACAATCAGGTTTAGAAATAAAAACGACCGCAGAGCAGTCGTTAAATTTAAAATAGACGGTGAAAATGCAAGTGCTGATGGTTATGTTATAAACGCCAACAGTTTTATAGACATAAAAAGATATGCCCATAAAGATTGTGCATTCAAGTTTGTTTCTTTAGACAGTGAAGAAGCAATAGATTTTGGAAAAAACGGAAATAATGATGATAAAGTAAAAGGTTTGATTGAATCTGTTTTTTATTTAGAAAAGCAACTTCCTGTTACTTATACATACAATCCTTCAATTTGGAATCACAATAAGTGGCCAAATACCTCAAATACCTATTGGATGTCATCAACTACCCCATGTAGTTGGAATGCTACTTGTGATTCACACACATACAATAAACACGCTCCTCGATCCCTACACAGAAATAATAATTCAGATCACTCTGGAATCCAAAATTCATATCCAACCCATGATCAGATTCTTAATAGCGATATCAAGGACGGGGCTACAGTTGAAGGCAAACCAACGCAGCAAAATTTTTATGAAGTCTCAATTGATTTAGAATCTGATTTTGTTACTTTAAAATTATTTTTACAAGGAACAAAGCGTATCAATGGATCTTATCCTGTGCATGTCTCATCAGATAAAGAAAATAATATAAAAATAAAAATAGAAAAAGAAAACGAAGATCTTAGGAAACAAATAGAAGAACAAAAAAAGCAAAAAGAATTAGATTTTCTTTTAAAAGAAAATCTAAAACTAAAAGAAGAATTAGAAAAATTAAAAAATCAGTAGAATTGGAAGATGGATTAAAGAACATGAAGGGTCAAGTTTTAAAAGGCTTGACCCTTCACTATTTCTCAAACTGATTTTTTAATAATCCTCAGTATATTTCTGGCTAGACTAGCACTTCCTATCATTCTGCCGTCTGTATAATCATCCAGACCATAGCCACCTTTTTTATTCTTCTCAGTTTGTTTGTTTATTGCACTCTCACAGAGTTTAATTATCTCCAGAATTTTGTCTTTTTCTTTCATAAAAACTAAACTGTGAAGCGTGATAAACTTTAACAAAGAATAACTTTGTGGGTTATAGGCCCAAAGTCAGAAATATAAAGAATAACTTTGTGGGTTATAGGCCCAAAATCAAAAAAAAGATTTTTTTCATGTTTGTTTAAAGTGCCTTTTTTTATGGGCATATAGAAAGAAAATAAAAAGAAAATAAAAAGATGAAATGAAGATGGCCTGGCCCCTCCGCTTTATAGCCGCTCTTTATTCCCTCTATTATCTCCATTTTTAGCTTTTGACGGCTTTTTAATCTTTTTTAATCATCCCACAGCCTGATTTTTAAAAAAGCTTTAAAAGGCCTTATAGGAGCTTATGATCTTATAACTATTTGGGTTTAGTTTTTCTACTTCAACTTCCAGCCGTTATTTTTGAAGTTTTGGAAGAAAATGGAGGCAAGGTTCTTGAAATTGACGAAAATACCTACAAAGTATCCTATATAAATTGGTGGACAGTGCAGACTTGGAGAGCAAATAACATGAAATCCTTCTACGAAATGCTCAGAATACTAGAAAGCGAACAGGTGAAAACCCCCGGCGGATATTCACTTACTCCCGAAGAACTGGAGGGATACGAAAATGAACGAAGTTCTATGTATAAGGCTTTATTTCTTAAAGATATAGATGCTAAAAGAAAAGCCGAAGAAGAAAGAAGCCCAGAAAGAGTTACGGCCAAAGAAGCGGAAAGAAAAAGACAAGAAGATGAAAAAATACGGCAAAAAAAAGAATTAAAAGAAAAAGAATTAAAAGAAAAAGAACGGACAACAGAAAATAAATCTCCTAGACAAAAATATGATTATGTAATTAAGGCTTCCGGACTTTTACTCAATGAATTGCCAAATAAATACATAGAAGGAGTGATGTTATCATTGGGAATAAAAAAAGAAAATTTAAATTGGATGGTAAAAACTCATTTGGGAAATTTTTCCTTAGTTCCTTATGACGGACCCATGGAAGAACCAAAAGAAGATAGAGACTACGAGTTCGTTCAAAGGTTATTGAACTTGCTAATTCTTGAATGGAAAAATTTATACGGTTATGATTACATAACTGGGGAGTGGAATCCTTTAAATATTAAAGAAGATCACAAAATCATTGAGAATGTCTTTAAGAAAATAGGAGTAGAAAGAACAGGAGAAATAGGAGAATATCTTAATTTTAATGGAATTTATCACGATACAATAAGCGATGCGGAAGTAGGGCAGAAAGTTATTGTCCGAGTGCCGGGATTTATATTTAGAACTCCAAGAGGACCAATTATTCTCAGCAAATCAATAGTGGAGCCAGCATGAAGTTTATAAATAACAAGTTAATGTCTGGGTACGTAGTGTTGGTGGAACTCTGGGAAAAACCGGAATCGTGGATGTACGAATCGCTGGCCAGTTTTAAGTAGCTCAAAAACCATGATGGTTGATAATTTATTTATATTTTCGTTTCAGTTTCATTACTAGTCATTATTGGAATTTCACTTGAGACTCATGCTCCTAACTTAGTATATTTATTATTTTTCAAACGATAGCCTGGAACACCACATAAACTAAACATTAATATTTCTTCACCATTCTTTGTTGAAAAGTCATGGTATAAGTTGTTTACTTCTTCAAGAGTAGCTTTAGTTACTATTTTTTTAAGTTCATCTTCACCAGATTCAATTAAGCCTTTTCTCATGTCTTTTGCTATTATATTGCCGCTCACTGTGCTTAGGAGAAGTTTTTCACCATTTGATAAATTGTTCTGTGTGACCACTAATACATTGTTATCAACTGAATGGACTTTAATGTCTTTTGGTCCTCTGCCTAAGAACACAATGTAGAACATTGAAAAATCCTTACACATCAGTTCTTCTGCTTCACCTTGAGTTTTCATTCTTTAGTTCCTTTTCTCACTTCCTTGTGAAACCATCTTCCGCAAATACACTCTATACTGTAGAACCCCCCTGTCAAGGTACCACATTTGAGTTATTTTATTTTTTTTGTATTAAAAATATAATTTACAAATGTGTCATACCTGCAACTTTGCCGGACATGATGATGACTATAGTGTTCACACATTTTTGAACCTAAGATTTCTTCAGGTGCTCCTATATAAGGGTGTGACATACTATATAACATTTCTAGATATTATCGATCTACCAGACGAAAGTGAGGAATGGTATGAAAACATATAAAGAATGGAAAATTAGTGAAGATGTGATGAGCAGATCAGGATTCCTTAGTCATAACAAAATACCTCATGGTGAATATCATCCAAAGAACTTTGACAGATACAAGTTCAAGACAGATGAGAAAAAAGTTCAAGACTATCTTTCAAAAATGAAGAATTCAATTCTGAATGATGTTTTAATAGGAAGTGAAGCATTGAGCGGATTTTATAATAATGATCAAATTGTGAAACTATTAGACAATTATTTGACAGAACTAGCTAATCTTGGAGTCAAGTTTTGAAAGTTTCTCTGTTTCTTTTTGGTACGGTCTCTGCTTATGGAAACTAGTAAAAACAGTATGCTTGCCAGTTTCGACCAGAAACTCGCTGAATACAAGACTCTCCTAGAGAGTCACGACTGGTATTACAGTTGGAGCGACGATAATAGGGTCTGGAGTAGTGGTGAACAGAACCTCAAGCGTCTGAAAGAAATTGCAGAGTTTGGTGGTTTGGCTTACCAGATCCTGTTTAACGAGGAATACCAGAAGCATTTTAATGAGGGGTGTTTTAAGACTAGTTTTTCACACACTGGTAATCCCTCTTGTGGATCTCCTCCTTTTAAAGTCTAGAGTTTCCCTCTGGTACGGTTTTTGACTATGCAAAACATTAGTATCTCCTGCCGACTCTGCGGTGCAAAAAAAGATATTAGTGTTGATCCCTCCACATATGTGAAGTGGAGTACGGGACAAGGTTTGGTTCAAGACTTGTTTTCCAATCTTAGTGCAGATGATCGGGAATTGATGATTAGTCAGACTTGTGGAACCTGTTTCGACAACTTGTTTCCACCAGAGAATGATTATGATGAAGATTAATCCTCATCCTGACTGGATTGAAACTGGCCTAAAAACCCGTCCAGATTGTTATCATTATATACGCAAAGTGAGTCTAGTCACCTCTACTGAAGGCAAGGGTTATTGGAGCAGAGTGGCTAAAGATGTGAAGATAATCAAACTAGATTTGAATACCTACGAAGGACACGATGATCGGTTTGAATTAAGGGCGTATTTTTCCAAGAAAACTTGGAATGTTGAAAAGCATGGCTTAATTTATACTGACAAACTTTGGCTCACTACCTTTAAGAAAAGTCTAGTTGATTCTGGTTTCAGTAAAAAGGGACTCAATGCAGTAGACTATAGTGAACAGGGTATGCAGGGCGATGATTATGTGAGTATGGATGTATCGTCGCCCGGTGTTCACGATCAAGTTGATAGTTTCATTAAAGATTACGAAAAAGTTCTTTATAGTGTCAAAGACAGGTTTTTAGGTAGTTTAAGAAAGAAGTAAGTTTCCTTTTGGTACGGTTGGTGGTTGTTCCCGATTCAACGTGAGTCTGGAAGAAAGGGTTGTTTAAAGAGGGAGTTTAATACTATGGGTCGTGCTAAGGGTCAGGCTGGTGTGTCGCTGGAGCGTTTCCTTACCTGTGTCATCGAGACGCAGCGGGCTGGTGGTAGCGTTGAGGATGTTGCGAACGAACTGGGCATTGTGGCCGGTTCGGTTTCGGTGCGTCTTTCGCAGTTGCGGAAGAAGCATGGTCTGAACATCCCTCGCTTTGAGGGTGGTGGTCGGACTAGCAACACCGCTGAACGGGCAGCGATGATCCTCGCCTCGCTTGGGGTTGAGTGATAGTTAAATCTTCTCCCCTCCCCCTTTAATGTGGGGGAGGGGAGGGGTTGACGAAAAGTTTGTTTCTGGTACGGTAGTGTTTTGTTGCGGCTTTAGTTAAAAAGCAATAGTATGTTGCTATGGTTGAAACTTTGTGGAAAAACTTTAAGGAATAACTAATGACTGCTACTTTTACAAAAGACGTTACATTCGATGTTGAAATCGAATATAATATCAAGGCAACTAGCGATGTTGTAATTAAGGATACAGGTGATGTTGTAAAATTCGATAAAAATAATGTTCAGAAACGTAAGATTACACTTAGCGGCGAAACACTGGATGATATGCAACAGGACTTTTCTTACGCTGTTGGTTATAATCTCTCTATAGAACAAATGCTAGAAGTTATTTTTAGCGATGTTGATATGATGAATGATGTTCTTATGTTTGGAGGAAGCACAGATAGCGGAGCAAAAGATAATTTTAGCAATGCTTTTGGCAAGTTTGTTCTCAAGGATGATCGCCATTGGCCCAAGGGTGGTGATCCTAATGAATATACGAAGAAGTATTTTGATGACTTGAATGAAACAGCAGTTGAATTGGGTTACGTTAAAATTCCAAGTTGACTTCTTAGCGGTTGAGTGAAGAATTAAATCTTCCCCTCCCCTTTATATGGGGGAGGGGAGGGTGACGAAAAGTCTGTTTCTGGTACGGTAGTGTTTAGCCTGCGGCTTTAGCTCAATTGGCAGAGCAAGGGGCTTTTAACCTCTAGGTTCCGGGTTCGATTCCCGGAGGCCGCACTCTTTCTGTACGGTGAGTGAGCATGGAAACAATCCAAAAAGAAAAACTCCTCACCAGTTTTGTTGAAGTTAAGAAAATTTATCTTCATGCTCGTCGATGGTTTCAACGCTCTTATGGTAATACCTACCATACCGTTGAAATTTGGGTAAATGACCGATTGGTTCATAAGATTCCTTTCACGATTCTAGATCGTAAATCTGCTGGGTATGACCATCAATGGTCATGCGATGCCTGTAAGTGGCTGGTTGATAATGGTTATGGACGTTTTAATGGAGTCTATCCAATCAGCAGTTTATTTCTTTTTATATATTGCCGAGAAATTGGAATAGAGTATAATCATACTGTTGAAGATGTTAAAAGAAAGAGGGATCTTTAATGAGTGATCAACATTCTAATTGGTGGCACAAATTTATTAGTGGTATGCCTCCACTTAACAAGATTAGCAAGGACTTTGAAACTTCGTCTCAAACATTTAGTGAAAAAGTCGCAGATTTACGATCTAGAATCAAAAAGTTCAAAGAACAAGTTGAATCAGAGACTAAGGCTTTTTATAAGAAGAAGAAAAAAATTCTTCGTCGTGACCCTGCCCGCCCCTGGTGAAAAGGAAATTTAATTATGACTACCTTGACTAAAATTATAATGCCAAACGTGGAAGTTCTTCGTAAGACTGGTTATAAGGTTCGTGTTTATCACGGGCGAACTTATCTCCGTTGTGAAACTAATGAAAGGCTTAATACTCCAGAGATCGTTTGTGAGTATATGAGCAAGCGTGAATATGAACACTTCAATAATGAAGTTCGCCGGGTGAACTGGGAACTCAGTTGCAAGGGCGGCTTTACTATTGTGGAGATTACTACTCCTGATGGTCGTGATCTGAGGGGTAAGTTTAATGTTCCAGCAGGCGGAATGTTTAATCGTAAACTGGGCGTGAAGATTGCTACTAATCGGGCTCTTAAGAGTGGGGCATAAAATGAAGATTTTTGTAGTATTTGATTTTCCGGAAATTAAAGATGCTAATAGCGAGGAAGCCACTTTTGAGATTGATAGTCTGAGTGAGGATGTCAATGGTCTTGGTTATAATTGGTATATTGATGAAGTTATAGGAGAAGAGGATAAAGGTTGACCAATATCCTCTATTAGATTATAATAGAGGTATTATGGAAAAATATAATTGGATTGTTTGGAAGAACAACCGAATAGCAGGGTATGTATCTGCTTATAGCGAATGGGACGCAATTAGATTTGCCAGAATGAAGTTTGGTTGTGAAACCTGGGTAGAAAGAACGGTAGAATCTGGTACGGTGTGAGGGCGTCACACGGAGAACTCTAGATGCTAGACGATATTGACTTTAGTGATTTCATTCTTGGTGGTGAAACTGAAACCGCTCAGAAGAAGAATAAGAGAATCCCCCTTGAAGTTTTCCTCAAGAGTATTGTAGAAGCCGTCAAGAATGGCGGAAACAGTATTAGTGTTGCAAATGAATTGGGGATCTCTCCTCAAGCAGTAAGGCAGCGTTGTCATAAACTCCGGGCTAAGGGAGCCCCTGTGCCACAATGGTGAATCTTATGGATAAGGAACAGGCCACACTATTTTGTAAGATCGCAGGTAAACTTTCTTATTCAAAGAGTTTAACTCAAGATAATGTTCTCAAGAATAGTTTAGATGATATTCTCGAGATGATTAGTTTGTATTGTGATACCGCCCCTGATAATCTACTTCGTAATAATATCGACGTTGTTATGGAGCATAAGAATTGGCAGATACAAAAGGGTTTGGTACAATAAAAACCCCCAAGAGGTTTAAGTCTTGGGGGTTTACACCAAAAGTTTTCAGATTTGGTACGGTGGAATCTTGGCCGAGCGGATTATGGCAGCGGTTTACTAAACCGCCGAAGGTTAAAATCTTCCGGGGGTTCGAATCCCTCAGATTCCGTTTTATGGAATAATAATATGGATTGGAACGGTTTTCGGTACGGAATAAAAAAGATGCGTAAGATTGAACAAGAGATGATTGATAGCATCTTGAACAAGAAGAATCATTCTTGTGGCAACACTAGGGTTGAAGTTGCCGATGATGTGATTCTTGTCTTTTTGTTTAATAACCTGATTGCTAAAATTACCAACAAGACTGTAGGGATTAATAATCAGGGATACACTACATATGTTACCAAGAGCCGGCTTAATTGTATCCTTCGTAAATTTTGTGAAGGTAGAAATATTTACCAGAAAGATTTCAACTGAAGGTAGAAATATTTACCAGAAAGATTTCAACTGGTATATTAGTGGCGAGCCCATATTAAACAATAGTTCAGAATACCCCAGTAATGTTTGGAATTACTTTCCAAATGTGGTACTATTGAAAAGTTTTGAATGAAACAATACGTCATAATTGATACAAAGAAAAAATTTGTTGATGGTGAATATCCGTCAGGTGGTTTTGAAATATATTTATTGAGTGATGGTAAAGAGTTATATATCGACTCTAGTCCCGATTGGGATAGTGTATCAAATTTTGTGAAGATGGCCAGTAAAAATTCTACCATTCAGGTTGAATACAGGTCTCTGCTAAATAATAGTAATGTTTTACGTTCACATTTACTATGAACAAGGGCAAATCAAATACGGCCCATATGAGAATCCAGAAACATTACATAATTTTTTGGATAATCTTCCTTATGATGAAAATTTAATTGTCATGGAAACAGTTAAGGAAGAAACGGCCCGATAGTTTTTGGTACGGTAGAGTAGTAACGAAAGGATAGAAAAAATGGAACATTATCGTTATTATTGCACTGTTAAACTCAACAACATTGAGGACAGGCTCAATATTTATAACTGCGATCCCGGTGATGCCACTATGTGGTACGGCGGAATCTGTGAAGTTATGGAAATCTTTGGAGGTACGGTTAGTAACCTTATGGGTGAACCTGTAACTCAGGATCAAATCCTAGAGGAATTTAGGAAGGAAGAAAGTGACGCTAAACTTAGTTTCTGCCTAGCGACTGGCATGACCCGCCGTGATGCTAGTTCTGTGACGGTTAGTTTCAAACCTTCTGTGAATGTTTCTTCTGAGAACCCTGTAGACGAAAATAACAACAATAGTCCACTAAGGTTCCCAGAATAATGAATGAACATATCAAGACTTTTTTAAGTGAAGGTTTCGACTTTATAATCGGTAATCATGTAAGCGGATTTAGAGTTGCAGTTAGAGATAGTGAATATGGTGAAGTAACTTTTAGTACAGGCAATGATGTTGAAACTTTAATGCTTGATTGCATTAAACAGTTTGACAATAGTGTGAAAGTTAAAGCGGCTGAGAAGGTTAAGAGACTGGCGAGAAGGAAGAAGGAAATACAGAAGGAACTTGAAGAAGTTTCAACTGAACTGGCAAATATAACTCTGAACTCATTCCAGAAATAAAAAGAAATAAACAGAGAAACTTGTCTTTTGGTACGGTTGATGGACGTTGCGACGGTGAGCCACTTCGGCAAACGGCAACAAAGGGTTGAATAACGCAGGAGATTACTACTATGGGTCGTCAAGTTGGACAGAAGGGTGTCGCTCTGGAGAAGTTCCTGACCACGGTGGTCGAGACGCAGCGGGCCGGCGGTTCGGTGCAGGACGTTGCCGATGCTCTGGGCATCACGGCCGGTTCGGTGTCGGTGCGTCTCTCGCAGTTGCGGAAGAAGCACGGTGTGAACGTCCCCCGGTTCGAGGGGTCGGGCCGCACCAGCAACACCGCAGAGCGGGCGGCTGAGATTCTCGCCAGCCTTGGGGTTGGTTGAAGTTAAAGGCTGATATAATAATCGGCCATAAGAACCCCCTCCCGTAAAACGGAGGGGGTTTATTTTTTATTTGTTATAGACTATATTGTTTTTGGTACGGCCCTATCGTATAGCCCGGTCTAGTACATCCCCCTTTCACGGGGAAAACATCGGTTCAAATCCGATTAGGGTCATTTAATCCACTTCTTGATTGTGTTGCCTGTAACACCATATTTTCTTCCTGTGGCATTATAGCCGTTTACTTTTATTTCATTTAAAAGCAAATCCATTTCAGGTCTTTCTACTTTTCTCATCTTCATAACTTGTTGTTTATGTATATGGGATACGTAACATCCAGCACAATATTTGCTGCTCTTTGAAACTTTTTTATCACATAAGATACACAAGTGTTTAACAAACCTTTTGCCACTATGAGTATGTGTTTGGCTATGACAGTTAGGACAAAGTAATCTTAAGTTTTCAATTCTATTGTCATTTGATATACCGTTAATATGATCTAATTGTATTGTTAATGGTTCACCATGCCACTCACCATTGTTTCCACATTTAGAACATTTATTTTCCCATCCTAGTTCAATAAGTAATCTTCTTTTTAAATTACATCTATTATAGGTTGAGTTTTTAACCATAACTTGTGAAAGAGGAATTTTCTCTGATTGAAACTTCCTTCCCTTATTACTACCTAAGCCTAATTTAATATGGGAATAATCAATCTGCTCTTCGTCCAATCTTCGTTTAAGTATTTTGTACGATGCTCCACTTGAAACCATTTCGCATTTCCGTATAATCTCTGCTATGCTACTTGAAGATTTAACAATCTCCATCATTGTCTCTTTAGGTATCTTCCAGAATAAACTTGTTCGCTCCCTTTCACGCATAAATCTCCTTTAAAGTTAGAACCGTGTATACACTAATATAGTGTCCTAACTTTAAATTTTAAAAACATTATGAAACGATCAAATAACTATTCTGTGAAAGAAGAAGGCCGCTGGTTTGTGGTTTATAAGGATCACAAGCCAGTCACCGATAAAGGCGATATTCACCAAAAGCCATTTGTAGTCAAATGGCAGAATAAAGAATCAGCTGAAAAGTATATAAAAGAATTAAACAAAAACTTTGACGGTGAAACAATAGCCGGTCTGTATTCGGTACGGTAAGACAACATGAACACATGGAAAAGCAGTCATAACTTCCCTCCGGAAAAGGATCAGGAAGTTTATTACTTCGGCCCTAATATTGGGATCGGTATTGGCAAATACCATTACGAAGAACGTGAAATAAAGGGGACTAAACTTTGTCCTCATATCTTTGTGAATAATAAGTTCGGAGTAGTAGACGCTTGTGATGCTCCATTCTGGATGCCTTATGATAATGAAAAGGCTAAAGGTTGGTGTCCAATCATTCCAAAAGAATATACTAAGGGCATATACGAGAACGATTGATTTTGGTACGGTGTGGAGTCAACGAGATACAAACTGTGTGTCTGCCGACAGTATGGCACGGATGAAGATTACGGATATTTCGGGGATAGTGATTTTTGATTTTGGTACGGTTGTGGGTTGTTCCGAAACAAACATTCTTCAAAGGATTAGAAAATGTTTTACCTTCAGATTGCCAGTTTAGTTGTTGGATTACTTGTTGCTTGTCTCCAGTGTGGTAAGGAAGCCGCTCCTGTTGTTCACACTATTGTGGAGGCAAGAAAGCATCATCACAATGAACCCCAATATAATGTCTATAGGGGTTATGATAATAACTACCGGTATTGGAGTGATTCTACCGGAACATATTGGTGCAGGGTGGATCGTCAAGGCTCTATGGAGATTGCTGTGGTGAATCAGTCCTCACAATCTCAGCAGCAGATTATGATTTGTCAGACGCCCAACAACACGATTCGTTGATTCCGGTACGGTTCAAGAATACCTCAAAGGAGAAAAACAGTGGACAACTGGACTATTATCGACGATACTAAACTCCGCCACGTTTGGCGTTGTGCAGATTGTGATTGTGTTACTCATGTTACTCCGTGGTGGTATGAAGATGCCGGAACCCCGGTATGCGAAAAGTGCGGCGAAGATATGAAGTATCTTAGCACAGAGTTCAATAACATCTAGTACGGGTTTACCTTACCCAAGGAGCGGAGCAAAAGATGAACACTGAACTGGAACAAATCGCAAGGGCTATCATCGGCATTAGCGTTGCCGATCTTACTAACGCCGAAAGAATCATCTATAAGATTCTGAAGAAGCGTAACATCGTTTGTGAACGGGGTCATTATGTTGAACTTACTAATGATCCAGAACTCAATGCCCACTATGATGAAATGGAAATGTATAGTCAGAGTCAAGAGTGGCCCGAAGATTATCCCTTCTAGTACGGTGAATAAAAGTGAAAATCATTATTGAAGTGAACATGGACAACGATAGTTTCAATGATAACCCCAACGAACTGGGTGAGATTCTAACTCAAATCCCCCATAACATTAAAGCGGGGGATAGCGGTAATCTCAAAGACTCTAACGGCAACAAGGTGGGATTTTGGGACGTATTTGAAAGTTTCTAGTACAGGTATCCTATAAGCGGTGGAAGTCAAAAACGCCACTGGACGTTAGACCAGTATGGATACTTCTAAGGAAAAGAAAATGTATTGGATTTCTCGCTGGAAAGTTTTCACAATGAAAAACTGGATTTGCTACAATCTGTTTGGTGAACATCCAGATGATGTTGACACTTTTGGCATGGTTAGTGGGCTAGGCATTTTGGCTTTCTTGATTTTTTGGACTAGTTATCTTTTTATCTATATTCCTCTTTATTTCTGTCGCTAAAGGATTGAACTAATGGATACCATTGATACTCTCAAGATTTGATACTCTCAAGATGCTCAGGTGATACTCTCAAGATGCTCAGGATTTTTGTGGATACTGCTCCCCTGAATAGTCAGGGTATGGTTGAGCCTGATACTCTCAACTTCATTAGCATGAGGCTGGGTAGTATTGTTGAAACTCTGGAGCGAGAAAAAACTCTCTCTGATGAACTCCGTCAGATTTTGGTACGGTAAAGGTTTGTCCTAAACATCACTAAACATCACTAAAGAGTAATAAAAATGACAATAACAGACATTTTCATCATCGGTATGTATCTAACTAGTCTTTTTGGTACGGTTGTGATCGTAGCGAGTTTCTTTTGGGTGATTGACACTTTGGTCAATGCACTTTACAAGCCAACCTCTAAGATTAAAACCATGATTGCTGAGGATGGTAATGAATGGCAGGTGGGGTACATTGACGAGTTCCCCGGCTATAAGAAACTTTTTTAGTACGATCAATCATCAAGGAGAAAACCAATGAACGACTTCTACGATGGATTCTATGAAGATTGGTGGGGGACTAAGAATGTGAAGGGTCACGACGCCCACAAGGGATACAATAAACACGATATTGCCTCAAGGAGAAACTATCGGGACAGGGTATTAGAATACCTTAGACTGGAGTTTTGTGATATTGGGGATTGGTGGCATCTCCCCATCAGCGGTGTTAATATCAACAGGGTATTGTTAATCAGCCTTATTAACGACTGCCAGAATGATAATATGAAGATCAACAACGCCAGCGGTGTTGTCTATGAATGGCTGAAGGGCAGGAATCTGATTTAGTACGGTGAATAGGCAACAGAGGAGAGTAACAATGCAAGAACAAGTCGAACTTTGGCTCGCTGCTTTGACTGAGAAGTCTAACACCACTGGGGCTGAGACTAAATACATTCTTGAACCGGGGCGAAAGTATACTAGAGTGGTTCGTCAAGAGCGTTGGCTGGGTAGTAACGGGGAACCGCTGTGGGCGGTTAACAAAAGTGTCCATGCCTTTATAGACCAAAATGGGGATATTTATAAGGCAGCAAGTTGGAAGGCTCCGGCCAAAAATGGAGCAAGATTTAATGTTGTGAACGATATTCAACGGTTGGTCGAAGTTTGTGATCCCTATGGTAGTTATCTCTACAAGAGGTAAGATCAGGTACGGTTATCAACCAGAGGAGAATAACAATGCTTTGGCAAAAGAAAAAGAATCGGTATAATACCAAGCCGTATTACGAAGCAAAAGAGGGAGATGTTGTGTATCAACTCCGATATATTCCCTTCAAGGGTTGGCAAGCATCAAGGCAGGAAGGCAACAGTTGCACCCTGCCGGGAATAAAGAAGGACATGGCGGAGGCTATGGGCTGGTGCATGAGTAACCTTTCGGTACGGTAGAGAGATATGGAAAACAGTTTTTACGGTTTCTGGTCAAAGGGAGAAAAAATGCCAGACGATACAAAAACTAGTAGTGGTCTTGACCGGCAAACTTTGAGTTTCCTTGAAGATTATTACGCAAGGGAGACTGTGAAGCCGGTTTCAAGCCTTATCGAAGCCGCCACACAGTTTGAAAAGGAGCCAGATTTTAAGAACTATCTGGCTATGAGGGATCTTTTTAGGGATATTGAAGCAAATATGACACGGAGAGACGCCTTCCGTTGTCATAATCGGTAAAGGATAAGATTCGGTACGGTTAGGGTTTGTTCCGACAGCAAGCCAATGAGGCAAGCGGGAACCAAAGGGTTGGTAACTATAAGCAGGAGATGATTACTATGGGTCGCCAAGTTGGTCAGAAGGGTGTTGATCTTGAGACGTTTCTCACCACGGTTATCGAAGTGCAGCGGGCTGGTGGCAGCGTCGAGGACGTTGCAAGCAAGTTGGGCATCGTTCCGGGTTCGGTGAGTGTTCGTCTGAGCCAGTTGCGGAAGAAGCACGGGCTGAACATCCCGAAGTTTGAGGGTGGTGGTCGCACCAGCAATACCAAGGAGCGTGCGACGGAGATTCTCGCCAGCCTTGGCGTCGAGATGCTCTGAAGTTAGTCACACTCACCCCCCGGCCAAATAACAGGCCGGGGGGTGAGGCCCACGGGTTTCCAGTGGGTACGGTTGGTGGTTCCTGGTTGAAGCCGGGAATCTGACTGGTTGTGAATAACTAAGAGAATAACTAAGAGTTTCATCATGATGTGCTTCCTTGGATTGTGTAGCGGTATTATTTCTATTATCATTGATAATAACAACCCACGCTAAACAATCTTCGACCGTCCCGTTTGGGGATTCACTAGGTTCAATCCTAGCGGTCGATTTTGGTACGTCGATTTTGGTACGGTAAAACTTCAAAGGAGAATCCAAATGTGGCTTGCAATGGTCATTCGTGACAGTGTTCCTGAGAGTGTTACCAGTTTCGACAACTACTATGATGCAGTGGGTTGTGCGGACGATTGGATTATTAAGTTTGACCCGTCAGTAACTCATTCAACCCTCCCCCGATATTCTAGGGGTGAGAGTTACCATAAGGATGGTTTGAGGGTAGATATTCTAGAAATCAACTAGAAACTAGAATCTGGTACGGTCGGGAGTTGTTACCCGAAACGAAAGGAAATCATGGCGTTAGAAACCACTATTGATGATCTGGTTCAGCGGTTCGGAGAAGAGCCGTTCCCATGCACCTTCATCCATCGGTTCGACCCCGAAAGGGTGGCGGCATTCGACCGTGAACGGGCGGTACACTGGCTCATCGGCAAGGTCAATGGACCGAAGATCATGTTATCACTCCTGCCGGATCGTCTTGTGTTCGAGGAGTTGATTGATTCATTGGATTCCTATGGTTGGAATCTGCTGGTCGAGGGTGGCATTAACTATCGCATCAAGAGGCATGACTAGAATCCGGTACGGGTTAGTGTTGTTCCCTTACCACTTCTCAGGAGTTAAAGATGAAAGTTAGTAAGACTCGTCGCCTGAAGTTGCTCAAGGACATGGAAGCCTCAAAGGAGATTCACCAGCGGGGTCACTACACTGTCAACGAGCGGGTTCTGGTTGATACCATCGTCGGCATCATTGAGAATCAGCGGATGATTGAAATATCGGAGGTTGTGGAACCGGAATCTAGTACGGGTTAGATTTGTACGGTATATTATTTGTAACAACAACCCCTCAAGGAAAAATCAAGATGAACCTCCAGATTAAAGTCGAGAAGTATATGGACGTTGTGAACGGCAAAATGGCACGGAAGGATTGGATCGAATCTTGCTTTGCAGGTGATATGTATGAAGCAGTTATGTTCGTGAAAAGACTTTTTCAGAAGGGCGTTAAACTTCCCTGCGGAGATCGTCTTCCTTATCCTAAGGAGGGTTGATAAGGAAAATAGATTCCAGTACGGTTTAGAGTTGAGACCCAACCACTAAGGAACCAGAAGATGCCGTGGCAAATCGTTGATGAACCCAAGCCAGTCCAGTTCTATCCGGTCGAGACAGATAATGGCACAGAGTTTCGTCGGGTTGGTGGTCTTATGGTCAAGGGAACCATTCGACACTCCAAGGCTGACGAGGATCAAGTCTGGCGGGTTGTTTATACTAATCGGGCCGGAAGAGGCACTTTTAGTATTACGGCTCCAGATCGCACCGTAGAGCGTCAGAATCACAAACTAGACTTTGTGAAAGTAAAGGCTAAGGCTACGGTCTACAGGAACGGGAATCGTAAAGGTGGAATGACCCCTCACGCTTTCCAGCGGGAACTAGCAGAAATGTGCGGTGGAAACTTCGCTGGTAGTTTCTATGGTCAAATGGTCAATGCTGTGAAGGTGGCATTGGGGGCCGAATAAAGAGGAATAAAGTCCCCCCGATCATATTGCCGATTCCACGCTTTGCGTAGAGTTTTCAATATGATCGGGGGATTTTTTTGTTCTTTCCTTTTATGTTTTTGGTACGGTAAAAAACCAAAAGGAGAAAAAGTGATGACCCCAGAGCAAAAAAATATCATCGACCGTGCTCTTAGCACTCTTATCTGGGAGACTAAGAAGAATATTCTGGACACCCAGAATAGCGGTGAGTTTGATGCCGCAGTCAAACAGTTCCTCGTTGAACAGAGGAAGTTATTGGAGGATGCAACCATACTCCGAAAGGAACTCAGGGAAGAAAGTCTTTGGAATCCAGTACGGTAAAGGTTTGTCTTAACCCTAGCCCAAAGGAAAAACAAATGTTCAAGAACATCAAGTGGTTCGATGGATTGTCTTGGGTCAGTGGTTACATTCTGGAGATCATGTTCAAGGACGGTAAGAAGGGTTACATTAAGAATACTGACCGCAAAAAGATTAGTCATCTTTTTGAAACTTTGTGGAACGACCACAACATCATCGGTTTGACCGTCTATAATATTGATGAAAAGGTTGAGGATGCTAAGTATCGTTATCTTGGTTGAAATAGGTACGGTAAACTCTTGTTCCATCAACAAAGAGGACTAAAAGAAATGACTGCCGTTATCACTGGCCCGAATGTTGAAAAGTATCGTCTGCTCAGTCTCAAGAGTGCATTGAAGTTGGAGACTAAAGGATTGAAGCACTCAAGGTTCAACGTCAGCCAGATTGTGAAAGGTATTCTGGCCGAAAAGGGAATCAAGCCTAAGAATAATAAGATTCTGTTGCTCGTCCAGTTTGAAACCTACTTGGAGGGGGTCATCTGAGGCTTATGTCTGGTACGTAAAAGGCTTACCCCCGGAGAACTTGTGATGGCCGCTCGTTACGTTACCATCTCTGAAAACATGATTGAGCCTAGGCTCCTTGTTGAAGGTTACTTAAACGCAAACACAATAGCAGAACGCAGAGAGGCATTTCACTTATATCGTGTATTAACTGAAAGTGAAATGAGTCAAGTCGCTAGAGAAATGGGTTACATTGCCTTGGTTGATCTTAATCCAAGGTGGATTGAAACCAGTTACTGTAGATTTTATGTTCGGTTAACCTAGGGTAAAACCTAGGTTAACTTTTTAAGTTAACAACTTAATGTCTGGGTACGTAGAAGGGGTACGCTTTCGGTACGGTAAACTCTTGCCGATAACTCTGGGAGTTTCATCATGAAGAAGTATGAAGTAACCTGTTGTGACACGGGTAAAACAATAGTCTTGACTCATAAAGAGATGGTCGAAAAGTTCGGCAAGGTTGAGTTCAAAGAGATTCTGAAAGGATACCTTCCCCATCTGGTCGCTGTTGAAGTATTCAGTACGGTAGATGGTTGTGAACCCAACACTCAAAGGAGAGTCTAATGGATGACTTTGACCACTTTGATATGATGCAGGAAACAGTCCTCTGGCCTTGGGTTGATGATCCAAGTTATGACAATGAAGATGCAGAGGATGAATGTAACTATGATCCAACGGAAGAAGAAAACTAGTACGGTAAGAAACTGTTATCTTTCAATAACCAATAAAGGAAAAACCATGAAGCGTCAGACTGTTAGCGTTGAAACGTTCGTCAATGTCATCATGCGGCATCTCAACAATGGTGGAAACCAAACCAGTGTTGCTAAGGAGTTGGGAATCACTCCGGCAGCGGTTTGCCTCCGCCTCAAGTATCTCCGTCAGAACGGTGCTTGTGTTCCTAAGACTAAGAAAGAGTTGAAGTCTCGCCGGAACAAGGCAAGTATCGTGGCCGCTGCCAACAAGGAAATGAAGGGTTGGAAGTGAAAAGGGGAGAGGGGGGAGAAACAAAAAACTCCCCCCTCTCCTTCTGGTACGGTTAATGTTTGTAACCTTAACCAAAAAGGAAGTTTCAAATGCGTAAGACTCGTTGTGCTGGCAAGGCGGTTGGAATGAGTTATTGCAAGCATCTTCGCAAGTTTGGCAAGCGGGTCGCTAACAAGGCAACCCGCCGGGAAAAGTTCTAATCTGGTACGGTGTCAGCGATTGAGACTGACAAACTGTTGTTGAAAGCAAATGATAAGGGAGGGATTAAAGGGATGAAAAAGATCATTGTCGAGATCGAGGCCAGCGATTGGACTCAGGAAAACATTGATAGTTTACATGATTGGCTTCAGGACGAACTACAAATGGGCAACATGGGAACTGGCGATGATGCTCATGTCGTGAGCATCAAGTTTGCTGAAAGTCTCTGAGGCAACCCGCCGGGAAAAGTTCTAATCTGGTACGGTGGTTGAGTGTAAGGAACTTCAACCTCTGGAGAAAACAGATGACTCCTGTTGAGATTGCCATTAAGGCCAAAGACTTCTTGAAGGGTAAAAAGTATCCTTCAGAGAGAATGATCCAAGACGCATTAGAAGCCAGCATGGTTTCTTGTGGCATTGATCCCGAATCGGGTGCGGGGATGTTTCTTTATGGTCTGTCCTTGCAAGTCTGGTCTGAGCAGCGGTGATAGTATCTGGTACGGTTACTGAGTGTAAGGAACCTTCAACCCTCTGGAGTTTAGAAGATGAACGACATTCAAATGCTGGCTCTGAGCAAAGTGAAGTTCGACCGGGATAACATTCCGGTTGGGGATCATACGGTTGATTTCACGGTTCGGGTCAGTGGAACCGTCAAGGTGGGCGACGATTACGAAAGGGACGCTACCACTAGCATCCCGTGGTTGGAATCGGTGGCTCTGTGGCAGGAAACCGCTAGTGCTGCTTGGGATAGCCTTATCAGTCGCATGGATAAGGGGGAGACTATCACCCGTAGTGATCTGGTTGCAATGCGTAAGACTGGCCCGCTTGCCACTGGGGTGCTCGTAGATTGCATTAGAACGGCGTTGGTCAAGGGGGAGTCTGCGGTAGGGTCTATCCTTGATCGTGTCACAGAAGTCAAAGAGGGCGTCGAGAACGTGAAGCGGGAGTTGGTGAAACAACTCCCCAAGCAAAGTTGCAAGGGGGCAACTAAGGTAGTCTGCGATTGGCAGATAGTCTAGGTTGTCTATTCGATTCCTGGCAGCGAGTAATGGGTACAGCCGGGCGTTAGGCCCGTGCCGAGGCCATGCAGCCATTAGTGTGGCGCTCGCTGCCGGGGGGAGGGGCTAAACTCTCCCCCCCTTATTACTGGCGGGTAGGATTCTGGTACGGATTCGTGGTATGTGAGAAGAATCCGGTACGGTTCCTTGAAAAATGAAAACAGTTTTTGGTACGGTATATTTTTACAAAGTTAAAAACTGAAAAACTAAAACTGAAAAACCCTGGGGGTAGGGTTTGGTACGGGTACCGGTTCAACGCCATTACGCCCTTTTTCTTTTCCCTTTATATTTCTTTTTCCCGAGCCATGAACTTTAAATGAACTTTAGAATGGGCTTCCCTACTTTTTTTCAAAGTTATATCCAATTAACTTTAAACATACCCCCATAAACCTATAATTTTCCAAAAACGGTTTCTAAAAAAATCCGGCGGGTATAATTTTTGAGATACTGTAGGGTTTTTTACAATTCCCCATCAGGAGAAGGCTGGAATACATTATAGTCATATGTTAACTCTTCCCCAGCTTTAATGTCTCTCAGAGCTATGTCAATTCCTTCTTGTTCATCTTCACTGCGTATATTAATCACATTGTTATTATCAGAGTGATTAAAGAATCTAGCGTCGTCTGTGCATAATATGTAATTTCCTGTGGTTCTGCTAACATAGGCATATTTAAGAAACTGCAGTCTGCTAGTGATATACAGTTTTTCTGGATAGTCCGGGGGGAATTCCTGATCATATCCTTTGGTAAACTTCCAGATTAAAGTTCCCCTTGCTATATCTTCATCGGCAAAACATCCAATTCCGTGTATAGAGCTTTCTTTTAATTTTGTTTTAACGTATAGCATATGTTTCTCCAGTAGTATCTAATATCTATGATAATTTACTCTCATATGTTATGAGAAATAAAAAAATAAACAAAAAAAGATTAGCATATGGTAATGTGGGGGAAAGAAGATTCCATGAATTCTTGAAACAAATATGCAAAGAAATGAATCTCAATGTTGTGAGGCATCCACATGGAGTAAATAGAGTAGATTTCATTGTAAGCGATCCAGAATCCGAGAAGGATATTCTTATAGAAGTTGAAAGAAGAAAAATAGAAAAGTGGAAAAATAAATTCCCTTATGATACTGTTGATTTTTATGGAAGAAGAACCATAAGGAAGAACTGCCTGGAGATTGTGTTAAATGACCCATGCAATAGATCTTTGATATATTCGCATGACGTGATTGAAAATTATGAAATTGAAAAAATATATGGCCCGGGAAAGCCTTATTATGCTCGCCAGGTAAACACCAAACATTCTAAAGAATTTTCTTTATTGAAAGATGTTGACAAGATTAAAGACATTATTTATAATGCAATGAACGGTAGATTAAACAATTTAAATCTAAACAATAAAGGAAAGGTTAATATGTCGAAAGAAACCAATATGTCTGATGCGATCAAATGGATAGATGATAATCTATCTCTTGCCGCTCAGTACCTGTACTACTATCGTCAGATCTATTCATTTAGATTAGCTTCCAAGAAACCCAATAGTATCATTTCTCCTACACAAGAACTTTTAAAGAGTATCAGCCAGGTCTACAAGAATAATAATAAAAACTCCCAGCATAATGTGGAAAATATTATTATTAATAACTGGGAACAACATGGTGCGGGTCGTATTGCCGATGAGATAATTAATACGCTATCTGGTGGCGTTGAATTCCTGATTGACAGGGAGAAATATGGATTTGTTGCGAAACAATATAAAAATACTTTTGTTTCTATCTGGCTTCAGTCAGTTGACGTCAAAGATTGGTGGGAGGGTTCCATCAAGTCAAAAGACCCAATAAAGTATATCGAAGAGAAAATAAAGCAACGTCTCGTGTTGTTGGAGCCAAAGGCAGCGACGGCACTGGTTGCTGATTGTCAGATTAAGATGCCTGTTTTAAAGCAATCCACCCCAGCTAATGCTGGTATCCAGGAGTCTATTGCTGAAAAATTGGGTGATACACCAAAAACTTCGAGTTCTCTTTCCATAGAGGCTTTTCAACTAATGAAAGATATTGCTCCTTATTTGAAAAACTATACCAAAGAATGCATCGATGAGGCATTTTATGTAATGTCTCACTGGAATCAGTAGAATATTTTCTTTGTATTTAATATTTCGGAGGCTGACGCTGGTTATGTGAGGAAATTAAAAGGGAAATTAAAACCTTCCCTTTTAATTTCCATTCGAGAGAAATATCTTTTCGGTTTTTTTGAATGACTGGTCTTAGCCAGTGTAGCTCAGTTGGTAGAGTAGCAGTTTTATTGCCCGGTAGCTCAAAGATAGAGCGGCTGACTTTGGATCAGCGGGTTGCAGGTTTGAATCCTGCCCGGGCATCTTTAATTTTTTGGTTTGGTCCAACCCAATGATGATTTAATTTTTCCTCTTAAAAGAAGCATAATATTTCCTCTGTTTAAATTATTGTCTCGGCAGAATTTATTTAAATTTTTTATTTTAATTAAATTTCCATTTGGATCAATTATACTAAATTCTTTAGCATATTTCTCAGCTAATTTTTTGTGCCCTTTTGCCCTACCTTCCTTGTTTCTTGGGTTATTTTGATCGTGTATTCCATTTTTATTTTCATGAGCTTTTTTGCCGCCAATTTTTCCACCATTTGCTCCGATTTTTTTGTAGTATTGATAGATGTCTGATTCGTTTAATCTATCCAATCTTTTTAAAATTCCTCTTCTTTGTATTGATTTTCTTTCCTCGTTTGACATTTTGCCCAATCCAGCCGCATATGCTCTCTTGGCATTTTCACGTAGCTGTTCTTTTGTCATTGAAAACAATCCTTTTTTTAAAGTCTTGCATTTCATTCCAATTTCCCTAAGAGTTTCAATATCACAAGTCGGAGAAAATCTACTTCCATTCAGGCAACCTTCTTTGCCATAATGTTCTTCTGTTAGTTTATTTTCAAAATCAGAACATTTTATTTCGTCGCAAAACAAGCATATTATCTCTTTTATTATTTTGTTGTTTTTTTCTATTTGTTCTAAAAATACTTTTCTGTTAACTTTGGGGCTTCCAATATATTTGTCACTTAAAATATCCCCTTTAAACTTTCTTTTTCCGTAATAATACGGAACAACTCCATTCTCTATTGCATCTGGGAAACTTGTTTTATATATGTAAAAATTACCTTCTACTTCCTTGTAAGATAATTTTATTTCTACATTACTGTAAAAAATTCTTTTCATAATTATATAATAGTTATTAAAATCCAATCCCACTCTTTTTTTATCTTTAATCTTTGCTATAATATGTTCTCGGAGGCTGATGCTAGTGATCTGTATTGAGAAATTAAAATCTTCATTTTTAATTTCCGTTCGAGAGAATAACGTTTTCGCCATGGAGGGCGATGAGGGCAATTTATGCTTAACCTCGAAAAAATTAGTGATTTTCATTATAAAAGCTTTTACGGATACTTTTTATTTAAAAAGAATGAATCTAGCTGGGTGTTCATTCCTTTTGAAAAAGAATTTAACACCGAAGAGTTGATGGAAGTATTTGGTATCTTAAAGAGTCTTGATAATCAAAAATTTTCAAATAGTTGATTCTTTATTTCCGTTCGAAGATAAGACCTTTTCGCCGGTGTTTTTGATGTCGTAGTAAAAAGAATCGGTGTCTTCTGTTGTCCACCGGTCTGCATTCTCACAAACGAATATTTGTTTATCCACTTTATATTTAGGAATATTGTCGATCTTTAATGGGTTATTAATAAAGTTGCTATCTCTCCATAGTATTCTATTGTTTGGCTGAAGAGCAAAGTGTCCATTATCAAGTTTGATTAGGTGTGCATTTTTATAATCTTGGGGAGTATCGCTATAAGAGTTATTTTCCCAATCAAAGGTCATCATGTATGTTCCCCATACTAATGATTTATCTTTTAATATAACTTCACATCTTTTATTAACAAGATAAGTGAATACTATAACATTTATTTCATTTCCAAAGCAATCCCATAATTCTAATAAATCAAGTCTATATCCTGGGTGGTCTTTTTTATGAACAAGAGCACTTATTGGAACGTTGGCTCTTTGAGCACCGTTCTCTAACATTATGTGAAATGTTAATGCTCTTGCTGCTGTGCTTCTTGCTGCGAAAACAAGACAATATTCATATTCATCAAATCCTGATTGATATTCAAAAAGATGTTCTTTTTTTACAAAACAATAAAACGGGTTTATATTAACGTTCATGGGTAACTTCTGGGTGATTCTCTATTAACCAATTATTAAATGATTCCACTGCTCTTCCAAAGTCTGGACTTGATTTTACTCCTGATGGCAATTGCGGGAGCTGTCTTTTTGTTGGATCAAACTTATTAGTGGGAGCTTTAGTTGCTTTTACCTTGCCCCCTATTATTTGAGCTTTTCCCCTTGAAACAACTACATCTTTTCCATTTACTTTTTGCGTACTTGTTTTCATGGGAACTTTTTTAGCCATATCCAACATTTCTGCTTTTTCGTCTTCAATATCTTGTTCTTCATCTGTGAGTTTGGAAGCTACGGGTTTTTTAATGGGAGGAGCTGCACTTGCTTTATTTGATATTCCCAAACCTATTCCTGCGAGACTTCCTGCTACCAATGCGCTCCTTAGTAGTTTATTCTTTCCTAATGAGTCTAAGATTCCTTCGTCTATTATCTCTGGGTGTTTTTCTATTAGCCATTCATTAAATGTTTTCATGTTTTATATTTCTATTTGATATTCTGGATCTTTGACCATGCTGTTGTATTTATTAACAAAGAGCTTCAAGTCTTCTTCTGCGTCGTGTTCACTATTAGTGTGACTGTTAAATATTTTTCTCCACTTTGGAACTAATTGCTTTACATCTTTTTTTAGATCTTCTAATCCTTGTGGGTCGTTTTCTTTGCACCATTCAATTTGCTCCAACACATACATGGCTTCCCCGTATGCTTCATCTTCTGCCCAACCATCATTGTTATTTTCTTTAATTTCTAACCATTCATTAAATGTTTTCATGTTTTTATATATGAATCAAATAGTTAGATTTTAATTTCCATTCGAAAGACAAAAGTTTTCGGTTTTTGTTTTTCTTGACTTTTTCTCTATTTTTTATTATTATGGTTTCTTAACCTGAGGTATTTTATGGAAATTAAAACAAGTAAAGAAATAGTTTTATCGGCGGAAGATGTTGAAAACTTAATTATTAAAGGTTTATATCACTCTCAAGGTCTTAGTGGAATATTTAATATAAAGTTTAAGATTGCTAGAGAGCTCTCTGAAAAAGAGGGAGATTATAATTTTGTTTTCGATGGAGCCGAGGTAAAAATTAGTGAAAATATAAGAGTCTAGTAATATATAAATTACTATGAAAACATTTAATGAATGGCTCTCCGGTAAGTTAGAAGAAAATCAAAGTGCTGATGGGTTTAGTTTTAAAAATCATCCCATAGCAACTCAGCAAATTGCTTCGACAGTTGTTAGTCTAGTTCCAATTGATTTTGAACATAGTCCGAGCTACGGAGAGAGAAGTTCTGATTTTGGGTTATTAATCAAGAATCAGCATGGTGAGGCTAAAGCTTATCTGAGTCCAAACAAAAGCGTTGCCATGAATTACTACAATGAATTCATATCAGTCTTTAATCATTTAGTCACTCAAAGTAGTGAGAATGAGGTCGTTATTATGCAACCTCATACACTAGATAAATTACTTGCCCACATTGGCGTTAGATAGTTCACCAGTGATGAATAACGTTTGCTATAACAAAAGCACAGGTTATAAAATTTATAATAACTATAAAGAACTTAATAAAGAAGCTGATTAGTGCTTCTTGCATTGTGAGTATGGGAATATCTGGGGTGTCTGAGTCTGTTTTTCCCACTCTATGATCTATAGTCCTTGCTAACACAAGAAAGAATCTGTGTATGGTATTTGATTTACTCATGTTTTTATTATACAATATGTAACTATGAAAAACAATAAAAAAAATCTAAATCTATATTTGTATGTTTTTAGTTTTGGTATGGCACTATGGGCATATTATAATTTATACTTATTGGATGGATTTTGGATGGCGGCAAGTATTTTCATTGCAATATGGGCAAATAATATTCAATGGAATTTAAGAGAAAAATTATAAAATAATTAATATCTAATAGCGAAGGAGATTCGCTATGGACATAATACAAATTTGCGCAACAGTTCTGATAGTTTCTTTTACAACAGTCTTCAGTGTGGGTTGCTTTTGCCTCACCTGTGGTATGATAATGGTGTTGTTGGGAAAAGACAAAGATAACTAGTGGCCAACTATCGTGTACCCTTTCTCCTCTACAGGTATTGTTGAATACTTTGAGGATTATTGCGTACTAAATATAGACCAGGGAATTAGCGACTATTATAGAAGCCTGATACCTAAAAGCTTTTATGTTAAGCCTCAGATGAAAAAAGCGCACATCACAATAGTGCGAAAAGGAAAAGAAAAAGTAGAATCTTATGAATCTTGGGGGAAATACTCTGGAAAGATTCTAACTTTTAATTACAGTCCAATTATTCAAAGTGATAATACTTATTTTTGGCTAGACTCAGTTTGTAGTGAGATAGGAAGCATAAGAAAAGAACTTGGTTTAAACGAATATCGTGATGATACTTACTTTGGCGGAGTAAAAAGAAATTGTTATCACATAACAATAGGAAATATCAAAGATAAACTTGTTAAAGGTCATCATCGGTAAAAATAATATTTGTCTCATATTTATTGTAATAATTATTTTTTGGAATATCTCTTCGAATAATCTTTGTTTCCTTGGGCGTGAAAACAGAATCAAGAATCAAAGATAGAACGCCCAAAACAAATAATGATAGAATTATAACTAAAACAATCATTATAATTTTCTCTTTTCTGGTTCTTTGACTCTGGGTCCGTTTGTCAAGGGATATGATTTTACTTTATTCATAGTTAACCTTTCAGTTTGAGCCTAATATAAAAACTACCATACCAATTACAACTAGTAAAGTTCCAATAGTTGAAATTAAAGATAATTGAAATTGTCCTGTTGCTAAAAACGCAAATAAAATACAAAATAAAGGATAAGAGATTTCAATTATACTTGCGTGTGTAGCGCTTTTACTTTGTATTGCGTTTATGCAAAGATAGTTACCTGCTATAGCACTGACAAAGGCCAATATCATCCAAGATATCGACCTGGGAGTAAAGTCGCAATCTATTTTAGTTTTACTGGTCAATAACCAGATCATCCAAAAAATACAATTAGCGGTGCCGCTTAAAGCTAAATACATTTTTCGGTCTATGCTTTTAAGCACCACTTCGGTGGAACTGTAGGATAGAGCCCAACAAACGGCGGTAAGTAATGCTGTGATATACCAAGGCATAATATTATATTAGTAAAAAGAGACCTAGTGTAGTATATATTTTTATACTAAAATAATTTAGGAGAAATTAATGCAAACATACACCAGCAATCTTACCTCAATTCCATCTTGGCTCGCAGAATATGGTAATCAAACCGGGAAAACCATAGGTCTCAATTTTGGTTTCAATTCCGATGGCATGTTTTTTATTGGAAATGCTGGGGATGAGAGCCCAGCTTATAGCGTAAGAACCAATTTCAACATATCTGAGCATCAGGCTTGCGAGGTGATATTTACCGCTGATCACACTAATTTTTGCTCAGATCAAGGCATATGTTTTTACAATGATGGGCAATCTCCCAACTGGCATTGGGATCCAGATCCTTCAAGAATAGCGTTTCAAATAAATTGTCCAGTTCCACATATTTACGGCACAAACAAGTTTGTAAACAATTCTGGCGAGTATTATGGGAGTTGGGAGCCGGGCAGAGACGGCTCCGATGTTCTAGAAAGTGGCATCTATACATTTAAGGTAACATACGACCCAGCCGCCAGAACTGTTACCGCCATCACATATGAGGGAGAGAATACTTCAGGAACCATGGTGGACACCATTGTTTTGCATGAGAAGTTGATGGATGGTGGACCATACCGAATTGGATTTGATGCCGATAGTGACGGCAGCCTTGAGCCAGGAGACCCTCCTGGCAATTCCCCTGCGTATTTCAAGAACCTCACGATAAATGTCTATGAAACAAATGGGATATCGGACGACACAGAGTTGAACAATCAACTCAATAATCTCAAGACAGAATACGCCCAAGTCACAGATCTTGTGGAAGACCTATACCGTTTCTCAGACGATGCGGACATAGACATGGGAGAAGGCTCGCCAACAGGAGATGGAACAGACTACAATTTTAGTGAATTGGGATTTGGTAGTGAAATATGCATCCAAGACGATGGCAAAATTGTAGTCGCTGGATATTCTGGAACTAATGATTATTCAAAAAATATCAGAAGAATAGATGTTTATGGCAAAGAAGATGAATCGTTCACACCGCCAGTTTTCAATGGCCCATTAAGTAGCGTTGTTCAGATGAGTGACGGAAGGTTGGTTGTGGGCGGTTTTTTTAATAGTCTTGAAAGATTTGATGGACTATCCAACGGCACATCAATATCACAACCAAGCTGGGATCCCGATATCATATTAGATAATCAAGTCATTATCGGAGGAATGGTTTGCTTAAATCCGGACGGATCAATAAGCAAGAGAGATGGCGGAGATATTGGCTTTGAAGATAGAGCCATAAGTGGTATTCCCATTCAAGTTTACACCATAAAATTACTGGACGATAACAGCGTTCTGGTAGGGGGGCATTTTACTCATTATGACGATGTGGAATCCCCTTATTTGGCAAAAATAGATAGCGATGGAGTTATAGATGAAGTTTTTGCCGCCAATATTTTAGGCTTGGGATTGCTCCCGGGAGGTGGCATAAGTTTGAGCGATTCTGTATCCGCAATTGCTGTTGATGATAGTGGGAAAATACTAATTGGGGGCGGATTTGATAAAAGCATCATCAGGCTTAATGGCGATGGATCACTGGACAGTTCGTTCGATTCCGGGGACGGCTTCACCGGCCAGATGGTGAATGGGGTTTTTGCAATACTTCCATTATCAAGCGGAAAGATATTGGTTGGACATTCTGGCACAGATTATGACGGGTCTAGTTGTAACCGTGGGTTGGTAAGATTGAACAGTGACGGATCTTTGGACAACACATACGCCCCAGACCTCTACGAGTCTGAGGGCTTTGGATTTGTAGTTGCCATTGCCCAACAAGAAAATGGAAAGTTGCTTGTAGGCGGAGCCTTTGACATTTTAGAGGGAGGCAGTCTAAACAAAATAGTCCGATTGAACACTGACGGTTCTATGGATGAAAGTTTCAACAACGGTTTTGGATTTACTTCTGCGGGTTATAATTGGCCACCACAAACAAATGACATTAAGCTAGACTCGACTGGCAACATATATGTTGCAGGGAACTTCACTGACTACAACCATGCCGCAAGGTTCCAGTATGCAAAATTGGACACAAATGGGGCACTTCAAGAGTGGAGCGTTCTGCCTGCTTTCAAGCAGATGGGAATAAATGACGGCACGAACGATATGTATGACGGAGCAAATTTTTTAAATACAAATCTCACCCAACCTTATCTTGATATAAAGTGCTATGCCAACGATAATCCTGAGGATATCGAGATCAGTGGTGGCTTAGGAGGATGTATTTGTCCGCCTTCGTACATCTGTGGCGAGGACTGTTGTGGACCTAGATTTAGCAAGAGTGTCCCCTCCACTCATACTCAAGCATGGGATGAAGACCCAGAAGAAGACTTCTATGATCCAGCATTAGATCAATATCGATATCTTCCTATTTGTGATAGCCATGTTATGGTTGGAGATGGATATTTCGGAGATGGAAGCAGCTATTTCACAGCCATGTTTCCCGGAATGTTCGTCCTTGCGGCAAACAACATCAATATCACACAGTTCTCAATAGTTGGAAACATAGGGACAGACGGTGATGGTGTTGATGCAGTTGACATCTATCCGATCAATGTTGGTGGATTGACTTACACTGCGTATTTTAAGACTAATTATGGCGACGGTGATCCCTCCATAAACCACATCATAATCGTTGATGGCAATGGAGATGGAATCGATCAGTTTTACGATCCAACTTCTAGGGGTGACGAGCATTGTATCACCGGGCTTGAGGGCAAGACAAAGCTCTTCTTTCTTTGTTTGAGTAAAGCAGATGCAGTAGCAATGACACCCTCAGAGGCAAAAGACGTTGCAACTAAATTTTTGGATGTTATAGGCTTAATCTCTGTTTGCGATCCAATAACGACCACATATGAACTAGATTTGAGTCCGGACCATCCAGAATTATTATCTAATTATAATTACGATGGAGAAGGCAATATGGACACTGCCATAATAATCGATCCGGTTAATGGGAAACGTAGATCTATACAGAGAACCTCTTACTTGGAACTCACTGATAATTGCGGAAACAAAAAGGTAGTTTCTGCTGATGATGGAAGCTCTCTTAGTGTTAGTTCCAATTTCTTTAATAATCCAAAACCAGTTAGCCAATCTATCAACTATACACAAAGTAGTTTGTATAATCCTTTGATGGTTGTTGCAACAAAGGAAACCATGATAAATGGTTCGGCCGCCGATAGTCTTGCAACAGGCACGGTTTGTGGTGGTTTCGAGTACATTCAAATAGATCTCAATGGAGTTTATAGTGTAAGGGGAGTAGTTATTGGATGTGATTGGTTCGGACCTAATACAAGCGATCCCTTTGACACAAGCCTTCCAGGATTAATTGGAGACTGGGGTAAGGAATACACCGAGAATAAGAATGTGGAATACTCCACAGATGGTATTAATTATACATTCTTATTCAATACTGGGACTTTTGAACAACCTATTCAAACATATAATGTCAATGTTAAGGCAAGATATATAAGAATAGTTGGCATAAATGACTGTCTTAGTGTAACTGAATTTTATGCTATATAGCTTATAACCAAAGGCTAATTGGGCACCAAACCTTATTGCTCAATCCTATTTTTCTGAGACCAATATTAACCCAATTATTGCAGGTGTATATGCAACTATACCTTAATGAAGAAGAATAGAAATCTCCTTTTTGATAATATGTTTTAAGTTTTTTAATTTTTTTAAAACTCTTAAATGAAACTAAAACATAGTTTCTCAATATTGATAATTGACTTTTATTTATTTTATACTTTTTAATTTTTTTATTTATTGGTAATTCATCAACATACTCTATTCTAATGATACTTGGGTTAAGTCCAAAAAAAGCTTTTATAAAGTTAATTGGTTTTAATTTATCCCAAGAACTTGTTTCTAAAAATATTTTACGATCTCCCCATCCGATGATTACATATTTTTTATTGGTATCAAATAATCCTTTCCAATATTTAGATTCAAAGACAAAATCTGAATGGATATTATCTTTAACGACAAATAGGTTTATATTACCTTTAACATTCTTTAGAAAAAATGGATAACGCAATAACACAGAAAGAAAACAAAGTATAATGTATATTAAAAAAGGAGTTAAGAATAAAAGGGATATAATAATCATTTCTTTTTTGGCACCCAAAATACAAAGTCATTATCCTCATCACTCCAGCAGCACTCTATTATTCCCTTGGCTGCTAATTTAGACAATCCTGCATCCATTATCATTCCTTGTATGTCTTCACATGCATCAAACAATCCTTCCTCATCAATTACTGGTTTGTTGTTCTTTACGCTCGATGAGTGCTCTATTATTAATCCTTTTACTTGATTAATAGTTATGTAACTATCAATATCCTCGGTATCATCTGCTCCCATATTGCGTGCGACTATCTCTCTTATTTCTTTTGCAAACTCATCAAACTCGTTTATGATATATTTTTCTTTCATTAATTATTTTTTTCTTTTAATAAAAACTCTATTCTCGAGAAATTCAACAAACTTTAAAGCGTCCTCTGCTTGATATTGAGCACTAGGGTTTGAAGATGATCTAAAAACCTTTATATCATCTTTTATCTTTTCTTTAATTTTTTGTATCAAATCTTTAATGTCTTCTACTGGGTCATTAGGATCAGAAGATACCATATCAACGTAATAAAAAAACGTGTAATAAGAACCAGGAGCGTATCCTTTTTTGACTTTAAATTCTATTTTTTTAGTACTTGGATAATAATTAATGACGAACTTTGTATTATTTTTATAATTCTTTTCTATTATTCCCGGATATTCTTTGTCATATTTAAGGCCATAAGTATTGGATATAGCTTCCATCTTGCTGTAATTATTTGATAATACAGGCTTTCTTTCATTTTTTTCTGTCTTGAGAAAACTTTTAATTTCTTGAATCACGTCGGATAAATCATTATTGTTCTCTATTACAAACTGTTTTTTGAATTCATCTTTATATCCATATATTGAAACCCAAACAGTATTAGGATGTTCTTTGGAGTTAGATAATTCTATTGTTGAATATCTATCTTTATCTCTAAGTGTTATTTCTGTTCTACCTTCACTTTGCCACCCCCTTGATTTTTTCTTAAATAATTGGTAATCAGGAAAGTTTTTAGCTATAGAATATAATATTTTATAATTACCATCATTAGTTATTAAATCTACAACTCTATACGACTTGGGGTCCAAATAAACAACTTGATTGGGTTCATTGCTATGAATTACACCCAACCCAGGATCATATAAAACGTTATACCCAGTCTTTTTAAAGAAGCTGTTCCAGGAAGAGTTTCTGGGTAGTCCTTTTTGATTTCTTATTCGTTCCAGAACTCCCCAAAAAAGATGACCAGGAGAATCCATGTTTGACTTATGATAAACTTCATCGCTATCTAAAAGACTTTTATCTATACCCATATCAATCAAAAGCTTCTCAGCGGTAATCCTGTCCATGTCAAGATTTAAAACTTTAGCACTTTCGGAAGGCTCAATTAGAAACGCATAAGGGTAACTTGCAAACATATTATTTTTAAACAAACCATGACCCAGGACATAATCTTTTGGGAAAACATAAACTCCTATTGGGTCAAAGTGGCTTGGATTTGGATTTAAACTCAAGAAGTCTGTTTTTGAAAAATGAACACCGGAGTATGGACCTTTTAACTGTTTAACTTTTTCAAATAACGCTGGTGAGGATACTTCGCTTCTTTCAAGCCACGTTTTAAAACTCATAAACTATTTATGATACCAGTGATACAAATTCTTCAAATTTATAGTTGGAAAATTCCTTTACATATTTAATATGGACATTTATTGGAGAGTCAATCCAGCTTTTTATAAAATCTTTGAGTTCATTCTCTCTATTTCCAAGGTTTTCAGAGATTATTTGTATTTCAAGATCCTCCAGGGTGGTTTGTATTATCTTAAACCTTTTAATTCCAAACTTCTCATAGTAATCTCTGCTGCCTATAAGGGGCCATTTTTTGTCTCCGTTTGGAAGAACAAACATATTTCTTACTCTACCGTGGATTTTTTTGATTGTTTGGAGTTTTCTGCCGCATGTGCATTCTCCAAGTTCTACATGGTCTCCATGCTTATATCTTTTTATGTAAGGATTGGTGGTAGTAGTTATTATTATTCCACCATCTTCGTCAACCTCTACAATTTGATTCTCCATCACATGCTGAACAGAGGGGTTGTCTGGGCACTGGATGCTTATTGTTCCGCACTCCTCGCTGGAGTACATGGACCCTCCCATTTCACTTGTTCCTTTATAATCGATTAAATTTGAAATTTTTGATAAGTCTAACTGGGCGACAATGGATGGAGCACAATGCAAGTAATGAGGATTTTTTTCCTCTAACCATTTCTGTAGTTCCGAGACAGAGGAATAGCCTATTTTAAAAGTTTTACCCTGAGTATTTTCTATGTTCCTTGGTATGCCCCATGAATTCATATCAAGAGTTTTAGAGCCCGGCCTGATAATGGCTATGTTCTTTGACACATCCCATTTTCTCCATTTAATTTCTCTTATGTTGGTTGCTAAATACCAAATAAAATCCAATGAAGTTTTTGCAATAGTAACAGGCTCGCCGGTCGAACCAGATGTTCTTGTTCGAGACAAGTCTTTTCTCATCTCCACTTTTCTTAGATCTTCTCTGGTCATAACTTTAAAATTTTTTAAATATTCATAATTAACTTTGTGGTTCCATTGAGATTCTTCGAAAATATCAAGTAATTTTTTCACATTATCATAAATTGTTTTGTTCACAGAATCTCCAAATATAAAAAGAGTATTCTTCAAATTTAATATATTCACTAGGCTTTATAAGAAAATCATTTTCGCTTGGGAAGTGATTGGCTATCTTCATTGGTTTCAACTTATAGTTAAAACTTCTTGTTATAAATACATCAGAAAATTTACTACACATATTTAAAACATTGTCGCAAAGTTCTTTTGTAAAATTTAATACACCATCACCAATAATATTGCTGTATTTTTTCTTATTATTAATCCAATTACCGACTATTACAGTAGATGAATTATACCAAGGATCAATATCCATTTGATGATCACTAAACTCTATAAGTCTATGTGTGCAGCCGAGAAGTAGAGTTTTTCCAGGGATCAAATGACTTCTATATATTTTCACGTCACCATCTGAGGGCGATAATGGATGAGGCAAAGAAACAGACCAATAATTTTTATTTATTTTTTTATTACTGCGCACTAAATAACTGAGTAGATAACAGGAGAAAAAATGAAATTAATTTTACCTAAAAATTGGGAGATAGTCTCAGAAATAATAAATTTTATACCCAATAGCGTGGTTGCTGGTAGTCTGGTTGACAAAATACATTTGTCTGATAATAACTCATTTTTTGGTATATTTAAAGATATTGATTTAGAAATAGATAAGCAAGATTATCAATTATTGTTGTCTAAGTGCGGAATACCCTACGAAGAGGGAAACTTTGCATCCGAGATAAGCTATCAAGATTTGCATCTAAAATTAGTTAAATTTGATCTTCATCCTGAAGTCAAGATATATATTGGTTCATATAAGAAAATGCCAATAGACCTCTTTGTTTTAGAAAACAAGAGAGCATCTCAAGAATCAATAATAAATGGTTTTAATATAAGGCATCAAACAGTTGAGTCTAGGCAAGAAGTAATAGACAAAATACTGAATATAGGTCCAATGAGATCCCGTAGCAAGTTAATGGAGAATCTCTGGCTTTGCCGAAAGAAAACATCGCTTTTAAATAAGAGAAAAGCTCTAAACGCCAAATTCAAGAAATAAAGAGGAAATATGACAAATATAAACAAGAATTTATCCAATTTAAACTCAAAATATCACGAAATAACGAATAGCATAGATAACTTATTCTATTTTAGTGACGACCCAGCAGTCAGTGATTTGGGATCGACAAATGTTTCATCGATATCTGTCCAATCTGATGGCAAACTAATTTTAGCAGGAGTTTTTGGAGAAGATATAAGAGGAGCGTGGGGGACTACTTTTTTCTTTGAGCATGGGTATGGAGTTATTAGAATCAACCAAGATGGCACTGTCGATGAAACTTTTCAAGCTCCGCAATTTGGAGATTATTTTAATTATGGAGAAGGATCCAATGGAGCCGGTGGTGGTGGACAAAGCTTATCAACGGCAATACAATCTGATGGTAAGATACTCGTAGGAGGCAATTTTGGATTCATCGCTGCATCTGGTGACGTTGAGCATCGTAATATAGTCAGATTAAACACGGATGGATCTATAGACCAAACATTTTCAGTTTCTTTTGATTACTCAATACATCAATTAAATATAACAGAGGATGATTCTATAATTGTAAATAGTTGGGCAGACCCTTTTAATACGCATACAAATAATTATGAAAATAATTCTGTTAGTACTCCGGTTGCTTCTGTTTGCAAAATACTCAGCGATGCAAATGCAGATGTTCCGGGCGAACTAGATCTCACATTTAATAGTAACTTTTTGGATTTATATGACTCAGGTTCAAATTATCAATTTAATACAAATAATACAGAAATAGCAAAGGTGCTAAGTAACGGGAAAATACTAATTCCAACATACTCGGAATTATTGTCAAAGACAATTTTGATTTTAATGAACTCGGATGCAAGCGATGCAGTTGAAATTGATATTTCGATCAATGCAGACGGCCCTTTTCCTGGGATTTTTTGTTTTCACGAAGAATCTAACGGAGATGTTTTAATTGGAGGATATTTTAATTTATTAAATGGGGAAGACGGCAATTCACGCTATGATCTAATGCGTTTAAAATCTGATGGAAACGGTGGATTCCAAGGATTTGACATGGATTTTGCGCCCGGTTTTGAAATTGGAGACGGTATTGACTGGCTACCTCGTGGTGTATATGCGATAGACACCCAAGACGATGGCAAGATATTAGTGGGCGGATTTTTTAATAATCTCCTATACGGCCAGGAATTAATTCCCAGCAGAAATATGTGTAGATTAAACACAGATGGCACATTGGACAGTTCGTTTGCAACTTCAACTTCTTTTGATTTCGGAGTAACTCAAATTAAATATTTGGGAGACAATAGCATATGGGCTGCAGGACTGTTCTCTAAACCTAGAAGAAATATTGTAAAATTAAATCATTTAGGTGTTCCCGGCAGCTTTGGATTGCCAATAGAAGTCAACACTCTTGGAATTAAAGATGGGGGAAATGATTTATATGATTGGGGAAATTTCATTAACACTGACGTCCATCTATATGTCATCGATGAGAACGAAGAAGTTGTGCCCCCATACAGCGATTTAAAAGAAGGAGGAATATTTGGACAAGATTCCTATGAGCCTGGGGTCACTTTTTACGCCACACCCTCCACTCACACACAAGCGGCCTATCAATCTAATTATGATTTTGATAATATTTATTATTACGATTATAAACCAACAGTATTCGACGGAGAAGTCAAAAGTGGAACAGATTATTTTGGAGAAGGAAGTAGTTATTTCACCAATATGTATCCAGGGTTATTTGTTTTGATTGCAAGGAATGTAAACATAGGAGAGTTTTCGATAACCGGGGCCGCAGGGAATGGGAATAGATTAACATCTGCTGATGTATTCGAGGTTAATTCTCGAAATAAGAATTACTCTTGCTATCTAAAATGCACTTTTAATGCACCCACAGCAAATCCTCTTGATGATCCTTCGTTGAGCCATATAATTATAGTTCCGGGAAGTCCGGATGGAATAACTCAACTATATGATGAAACGTCAGAATTTGATGACCATTGTCTACAGGGTTTATCTGATAGGAAGGATATTTACTATTTAATAGTAAGCCTTGGAAATAATACTGAACTTACAACAGAAAATGCTACCATAGTGGCCAAAAAATTCTTAGATGTTATCTACGATGAAGTTGAGCCAAAATCTTGTGGAAGCACAAATTGTGATACAAATATAAGATGCTTAAAACATAATAAAGATTTAAAAATAGGTTCAACTTTAAACTCATGCGGATGCTCCACATGGAAATATGTAGATCCGGGTACCAAGTTAAAAGGATCCCTGTCATCTAGATCATCTAAAAAAGGTGCCTGGATACCCGCAATAACAGTTTGCTCACAAGTATTGTATTCGTATCCTTCTAAAGTTGTGTCTTCAACAGGTACAACCACAACAGTAGCCCCAACTACAACAACCACAACTACAACAACCACAACTACAACAACAGTAGCCCCAACTACAACAACAGTGGCCCCAACTACAACAACCACAACTACAACAACCACAACTACAACAACCACAACTACAACAACCACAACTACAACAACCACAACTACAACAACAGTGGCCCCAACTACAACAACCACAACTACAACAACCACAACTACAACAACAGTGGCCCCAACTACATTACAATTAACATCGTATCTAATGTGGATGAACGGATTAGACGTTGAATATCGCTCAGGTTCAGTATACAATAAATATGAGTATATGTCACGATATGGTGGCTCATTAAGTTGGAGTATCAGTAATTTAGTAATAAATGGTCAGCAAATAGTTGGTGGAGGATCAGAATACAACAGAACAATAAATGCTGGTAGTACGGTCTACAGAGATGACGGCAACGGAGTTGGAATTGCTAACTGCGTCGATATGTTAAATGTAATCATGGATGATTTTGAATTAACAACAAGATTTGAAACTTATAGTGAGTCGTTCATTCGTGCCAATTACTACACAGCTGATAATTTCAGTTTAACAATAACTGAATCTTATAGTTTGGTTGATTCCAACGATCCTTTAAATCCTAGTGTGTATTCGATCTCAGCAGATGGCAGTGGTATAAAGGATGGGATTAGCGCTGCTCCACCTGAATATTGGGGATGATTTTGATCATGGAAATAGGAAAAAACTATACTGAAAAAGAATTATTCGATATTTACGGCCCTTTTTGGATGAAAAAACTAAATTTATCTAAAATCCCAGTAATAAAGAATAAAAAAGAAGTTTTTAATTTCCAGGATTTTGAAGAAGAATCAAAAGAAGTATACATAAAAATTAAAACATATATTGAACAATATAATCAAAATCAAAACATAAATTTATGGGCAATAGGTTCACGTGTAATAGGGTCTTGGAAAACTAGGGCCGAGGCTGAACAGTTGGCCAAAGATTATAATACTAAAAAAATAAAGTATAGTGACTATGATTTTTTAACCGATGCTGAATTTTTACCTTCTAATAAGAATATAGAAAAATTTTTAGGAGAAAATATATTGGTAGATGGTCGTAAAGTAGAAAATATTGAAAAGATTTTTTGGAGAGCCATTTTAATTGAAGCTATCCCTGTCTAGCCTACTTAGAATCAGTTGTGACTCACCGGCAATCAATCAATCTATTCAATCAGCTGCTATTGGGGATCCGTCTTCGGCGGAGATTACGTCTCTATTCTCGGCCAAAATCCTTGTTACTGGGCTGCCAACATGTGTTGTGCTTAATCTTAAATTTAATATTTGTTTTGGAAGTCTATATAATGGTCTTTTCCAAAATCTATGGTTCACGTTCTTTGTCAGCTTGTTATGGCCATGAGATCTAATAATTTTGGTTTGAGATAACGGAGAAGCCGTAGTTGTGGTGGTTGTTGTGGTTGTGGTTGTTATAGTCTCTTCACATAAAAAACTTGAACCTTCCCAAGAAACCGATCCGTTGTTAGTGGCAATCTTTCCAAGTCCGCTACTATCATCTAGATAAGCCCCAGAACTATTAGTCAGCAATAAAAGTTTGGTGCCAGTTACAACAGGTAATTCAGAAGTTGGAACTGTTATTGAGCTCTGTGTTCCGTCGTATACCGAGTTTCCCTTGACCCATCTAAAATTGGTTATTTTACCATTCCAGTAATTTCCGCTACCGTATCCTATTTGTAATTGATCACTTGAATTTGTTACGTTGTTAGGTGTTGAGACATTTAATATTCTAGTTCCATTTTTATAGACAGAGGAGACTCCGCTTTGTCTTACCACTGCAAAGTGGACCCATTGATTTAAATAATTTGATAAAATTACTGGACCATAGTACACACTCCCGTTATTTACCCAAAGTAAAAAATTGCCACTTTCAATACTTACAGCTATTGAGTGAGTGTTCCACTCGCCCACTTGAAATAATCTGCTATAACTTGGCGGTGATGCTTGTGTTTGATATTGCCACCATTCGATGCAAAAATCTCCTGCACCCAAAGCCCAATCATTGCTACCAGCATAAGAAATATACTTGCCACTGGCCCCAAATACAAGGCTACCATGGTTACATTCTGATAGGGCTCTGATGGATTTTGGTTGTTTTGACATATTTTAAAACCTCCATGAAAAGATTTTTAGGAGGCGTTATGGAATAACCAAATCGGCATCGGCCAACACATATGGAATCTCTGTTACAGTATTCGGATTGACGTTGGTTCCAGAGTATGTGTAGGTTATCTTTCTGGCAAATGCCCCAGCAACAGCACCGGTGGGATACTCTATTATTTGTGTTATTCTATCGCTGCCGTCAACAGTTAATTTTTGGCAAGTAAACAGTCCAGATGCTCTGCCTGCTATCAATTCCCAGTCTTGTTTCATATCGGAAGGCGAGAATCCGGCACTCTCTATGATATCTTGATCTGCAGAATCATTTTCATCAAGAAGAACGAGTTGGCCAGCAGAATCAGGAAAATTAAATCTATTTTCAATTGTGTGTCTTGCAAAATAAGAAGGCAATTCAGAGACGCCAGCTTTTTTATTGAATCTCAAAGATAGTTCGGCCCCAGTATTACTTATCCATAACTTTATTTCTCTTGTATTTCTATTTGGTTTAGCAGTAATAACTACAGCGGATCCATTTACATTGGCATAAAACATGCTTGAGAATGTTTCATCAGAGTTTAATGCATTACAAACTTCACTTGCTGTAGTGGCCGATGAATTTGCTCCCGACACATCAATTGAAAGAGCTGAGTAATTTTTAAATTCAGTGTCATATGCGTAATTTAATGTCAAAATTTCTTTACCGTCTAAATCCCATGGACCAACATTATAAGTTGATTGAAAATTAGAGCTATTTTGATTTGCAGGACATGTGAATGTTAGTGAATATTTCTTATCGTCTAAGGTCCAGTTTCCCCTAAATTCCGAATTAAATAAATTTTGAAAAAAAGACATTTTTATCCTCTGTTTTGCTTTGATTGTATAAGATGCTTAATCTTATATAGTAATATTTTAGAGAATATTCAATTGATTGGTATGCTAATTATGGCATTTTGGCCTTTAGTTGCTTCTAAAATATTATTCTTTAAGTTCTCGACTTCTTTCATATTGTTTTCATCAACTTTTTTATCCATATTCTTAATAAAAAACTTTGGAATCATTTTCTTTACCAAGAGTTTACTCTCGATTTCAACTAAGGTTTTATCTTTTTGGTCTTCTTCAAAGAATTTTATAGTTCTTTCACATACAATTATGTTCTTGCCAGGTGAAACTAGACTAGTTTTTATGATCATAACGTTGTTTTTTAGATTAATATCTTGATAAAACTCTAATTTTTGTTTGCCCAAGTCGCTATCCTTGGTCTCAATAGTAAAAATTAATCTTCCATCAACGTTCCATTGTCTTGGTTTGCGGATTCTCACCACTTCAAGGTTTAAATACTCCCATTTTTTGTCCAGTAGAACAGCATTGTTTTGCTCAACTATTTTTTCTAGTGAATTTTTTGTTGAAAAATCCTTCAAAACACTAAGATAGGGCTTATTTACCTCAAAAGATTGCTTGATATTGCTCTGTTTGGTGTGATTTTCATTTAAAAAACACAAAATTGCACAAGAAATCAACAAAATTAAGACTAAGCTCTTGAAAATTTTCATTTTTTATCCTTTTTTGGCCTATGTAAAGCAATTTTACTTTTATATTTGTATATTTTAAGCTAATATTCAATTGATTTTAGTGATTTTGATCAATTTTATTACTATTTCCATAGTATATATTGGAAACCATCAAATGTTGAGCAAAAATAACATGAAATTCAAAAATTGGCTACTAAAAGAGGAAGAACAGTACCATGCAATGAGTGCTTCCATACCAATGCCATCAGAAGTAGATATTTTAAGTGACATATTTAAAAAATTTGGAGCAAAATTATACGCAGTTGGTGGCGCAATAAGAGATTACTTGTATCACATATTTCATCAAAAGCATGTTCCGTATAATCCGAAAGATGTTGACCTGGCAACGGATCAAACACCGGATCAGGTGATCAAAATACTGAGTTCTAAAGAAGCAGTAGAGAATGGAATAAAAGTTTTTCCAAAAGGAGAAAGTTTTGGTGTAATAAGTGCCATTATAAATGGAAAAGAATTCGAAATAGCAACATTCAGGACCGAGTTTTACGATCCAGAAAAAGGAGATGGAAGAAGACCCGATAAAGTCTCATATAGCAGCCCGGGTTTGGATGCAAAACGCAGAGATCTCAACATTAACGCCCTCTTTTATGATTTAAAAGATAAGCAAATCCGTGATTATAACCTCGATCACAAAGGAGAGGGCGAGGGATTCAAAGATATAAAGAATCTTTCTGTTAGAAGTGTTGGTGATCCCGAGGAAAGATTCAGAGAGGATAAACTTAGAGTGTTGAGACTTGTTAGATTCTTCTCTAGATTCAACGATGACATTATTACAAGTCATTTAGATCAAAAAACAATAAGTGCAGTTGAGAAATTCAAAGATTTAAAAGGTGTTAGTGGAGAAAGAATTGCAAATGAATTTTTGTCGGGGTTGAGTAAATGCAAGAATATTAAAAATTATATTATGAACTATAAGGCGTTAGATTTATTGTCAACAATTTTTCCCGGATTGAATGTTGATTTAAGCTCAGAGATAGATTCTCACGATCCAATTGCGGTGATGAGTCTAATTTTTAAAAATAATGATCCAAATAAATTAAGATCAAAACTAAATGAATTAAAATATTCAAATGAAATAGCAGACACAGTTGCGTTTATTCTAAAAGTAGCTTATGATTTAAATAAATCCAATATCATAAGAATGATAAGGATGAGGGATAATTTAAGCGACAAGCTTAAAAAATCTTTTATGGAATTTGGTAAGATAAGTGGTCTACAGAGAGAGATCAAATATTTTTTAATGTATAAGCAAGTCACAAAATCAGAAGATTATATGCATTTAAAAGGAAAAGAAATAAGCGACAGAATGAATGATGATGAATATTCTAATTTTAGAAATAATACATAATTTATATGAATAATTTAATTTACACGTTACCGATAATAGTTTTCTTTTCTTGTCTTTTTTCTTACTTGTATTTAAATCATCAGAAGAAGAAATCATTTGTAATAGCAGGAGGATGCACAATTGGGGTAATTACTATGATCATGGTAATATCTGCAATATGCTCCATAATACAATTCTTCTGGTTTGTATACCGAAATATATTTTACTAGTTGACTGTTTGTCAATAAACATATAGAATTATATTCATGAATATTGAATATAGTTTAAAACAAATATATCCAAGAATTTTTGCGGTAATTATAAAAGATAATTACGATAGAGCAAATTTATTCTGCCGTGTCCAAGAATATTATGAATCAAAAAATGAAGAGTTCGCCGGCAAGGCATTCTCTATTTTTGATTATTATAGATGGTATAGTAAAAAGCACGGGGACAGTTTCACCTATGCTTCTGACTGGTCTGGTTTTAATTTACCTTTAAAGACCGCTGTAGACTGTCAGAAAAAAAGTGTTGTTGAGACTCCATATGATTTGATAATGAATGAAATACTAAGAAAAATATCAAGTATAAACAAAAAAGAAATAGGATATATTATAGGAATCAGATCACTTAACAGCGTCACATTTAGACATGAGCTTTGTCATGCATTTTATTATTCTGATGAGGCTTATAAAAATCAGATGGACGATATAACCAACACAATAAGTAAAAAAGATTTCAATAAAATGAAAAAATGTTTAACCGACCTTGGATATAATCCCAAAGTTATTAAAGATGAAATTCAAGCATATATGGCTACAGAAATGGATGCTGAGTTATGCAAGAGCGTCAGAACAAAAAAAGAACTGCACAATAAATATAAAAAAGTTTTTAAACTATTCTTGACTAGGTATTAAAATATTTCCCTTACCTGGGATTTTTTCTCTTGTTTTATAGTCATATATTGGTATTTCTTCTGCTGGGTAGTTTCTGAATAAAAATTCATTTAACATACTTTTATCAGGTACGACTTTATAATATGGTTGCTGTCCGGATTGAGAGTGACTATCTGCAAACATTTTCAAAAATTGTCCCACTGTTACATCTCTGTTATTTTTTACTTTATCGAAAGTTATTTTTAGTCTACTTGCAAAAACACCTCTTATGGATAAATCTTCTACGCTAGACGAGCTTATAATAAGAGCTTCTTCATATGCTCCGCTGTCCTCGCCATAGTCTACATCGTTATTCTTCAGAATATCAAATATTCCAATAAACGGTCTTGTGTTGCTCCTATACTCTTTTGGAAGTTCGGGGAGCACCGATGCAGGTTTTGCACTTTGAAGATTCCTAAGTAATTCTCCATTAACATCAAATCCTTCCTGTATCCCTCCTGCAGCATGGCATGTATCGATAAGAACGACCAATCTCTTTACTTTTTTTACAGATGCTATTGCCTTTAAAGCTTTGCTAAATTTAAAACTTCCTCCAGCAGCTGTCATTGCAAAATTTTGATTACTACCTCCTCCGTGGCTATTCAAATAAAGCAATAGAGTTCCATTATTGCTTAACTTACCTGTTAGTTCTGATATTCTTTTATATATCTCGGCGGAACTAACGTTATGGTATTTCTCTGCCTTGAATCCTAATTTACCATCAGAGAAAACTCCGTCTATTAATTCGAGGTTTTTCAGCCTGCCATTTTCATTGGTCATTGTAAATAACCCTGCGAGATTGCTTTCGCCATAATCAAAAGATAATCCTGTTTCTTTGACTTCAGCAAATAGACTAGAAGAGGCTAATAAGAATATAATTAAATAAATTAAGGTTTTCATATAATAGTATAGTAAAAAAAACAGGAAAGCATTTCTGCTTTCCTGCCAAGGTCAACACCTTTGTTCCCATACCCGGAACACCAAACAATGTTGTATGTTAATATATAGTAGTATGGATGAAAGAGATTTTCTCAATAGTAAAAATATAAAGGAATATAGAGACTTCGCATTTCGTGAAGATATGATGAAGTTTGCTGTTGGGGTTATACTTGGAAATTCTTTCAATAAAGTTATAAATGGAATATCTGACTATCTATTAATGCCTATTTTTAAGTTTTTAGTTTCAAAGACAGGAGATGGATGGAGAAACTGGGCATTCATTCCGTTTAACGGACTTGAGTTTGAAGTGGGAAGAATGATAGGTGTGCTTGTAGATTTTCTTTTAATTTCTTTTATTTTGTATTTAATTTGTCAAAAGGGATTGGGTAGATTAAAAAGAAAAGAAGAGCCCGCAAAAGGTAAAAAATGTGAGTATTGTTGCAAAGAAATAGACACTGAAGCGAAAAAATGTCCTTATTGCACCTCTGACGTCACATTACAAACATCAATCCCTCAAGACCATTGAAGATAGTATCAAGATTATATTCGTATTTAACGGCATTATTGTGTAGCATTTCATTATATTCTCTGTATGCTGTTTCATCTACCATATTCTTTGTTCTATAGTTGGGTCTGCCCCAGGCCATCTTTCTGTCTATTATGAGGCTTTTAGGAAGGTCATTGAATGTTATTTTACCTGATATAATATACTGGGCCAATAGTTCATATACGAACTCATCGCTATTCCTCAGGATATTATTTCTTGCACTTTTCATGGTGCCTACAGCTAAGAAGATTGCTTTTCTCTGCTTCTCATAGTCTGGCCGAAGGCTGCTATATCTGCCTGTGCTTATTCCATATACATATTGTAATATTTCATCGAAGTCTCTTCTGACTTCTTCATTAAAATGTCTTTCAAAAGTTTTATCACGTCTAATCGCATGGCCTAATCTATGGGCCATGGCCCAAGCTGTCATAGGTATTTTTTCTGCCCCAGTATTATTTGTGAATATAACGGTTATAGAATCTTCTTTTGGCTTTATATCAACTTCTAAATTCTCTTTAACCCATTCCGGGGTCACCTGACCGACTTCGACATGTTTACTTGCCTTAAAACTCCTTAAAAAGTAAAATTCAAAATTACTCTTGCTGTTGCTCCAGTGCTTATGTATTTTTTCAACCGCCTTGGGATTTTCTAGTATTCCCGAGTCTTGTGTGTTATATCCGTATTTTCTCTTAGCTTCAGGTCCCCATTGACCCATTAGTTCAAAATTGGTTACAGGTGACTCGTTGATAAAATCTTTGAAGTTCATTTAGAATTTTTTTCTTGTATTAATAGTTCTCCTAAAACTTCCATTTTACCAAGTAGTTCCTGGAATGTTTTTTGGTTTACATCTTCTATGTTATCCATCATTGAATGAAGTTTTTCACAAAGCTTTTTATATTCTTCTTTGCTTTTTTCAAAGTCCATCTTTCCTTCTAAGGCTTTTTTGTAGTAGGGAAGTTTGACGGCAAAGTGATAATGAGTAAGAAGGGCGGGACCACCTTTTTCTTCAGCCATCTCAGATATCTTTTTTGCACCATCAAATCTTTTTTCTGAGAAATTATTAAATTTTTCAACTTGTTCAGTTAAACCGGCGAGTTTTAATATATCGTTCATTTTTATCCTTTTTAATATATATTGATTTGAACTAAAAATAATCTATAATTAAAGAATGGATAAAATATTACAAAATGAAGATAAATTCGTAATCTACGATAACGTCCTCACTCCAGAAGAGTTTAAAGGTATGTGGGATTGGTTTCAAACTCTAGATTATTCTTCTATAAACTCAAATGGATTCATGAAAGTTTGGAAATTGACTGACGGAAATCCCATGGGGAGTAAGGAATATAATGCTAAAGATTACCCATTCAAAAACCCACTTGATAAGGTTTATGAAAAAATAAACGAAATTAATAATAACCATCCAGAAATTTTTGGCAAATGGAGTGAAGTCTTTTTAAGAGCATATATCTATGGAAGAGGAACTAAAATAAATTGGCACAACGACACTGGCTATACAGCAGCAGTTATATTTTATACTCATCCCTATTGGGGAGCAGGATGGGGTGGCGAGTTAATGTTGGCCGAGACCCCAAACATAGAGTATAAAAAGGAAAATGTAGGCGGACCTTTAGAGACTTGGTGGACAGATAAAATAATGAACTATGTTGCATGTGGGTATTATGTTCAACCAAAGCCAAACAGAATTGTGGCAACAAGAGGCGGGGTTTGGCATCAAATAAACAGAGTAGACGAAGATTCCGGGTCCAATTCACGGTGCTCTATAGTTGCTTTTTTCAAATAATTATTAACAGCAAATCTTAGTTAGTGTCATGCTGCCGATCCAGTTGGACGAGCAAGCACCTACCAAAGTCCAGCCACTTCCATTCCAATAACAGTGATTATTGTCCCCGCAACTCGTGTAATTTGATTTATTTCCTGATCCGGGTGCTTTTTGAGATACGGATAATATTTTATAATTCCTAGGTGATTCTATGCTGGCTATGTAGTCTAGGTTTCTCTGATCCCACGCCAGTGTACTTGGTGCACCATATCTTGATCTTAGATTAATAGGATCAGTAAAAATAACATTCGGCGTATATGTGGGCGTTGCCGTCAATGTGATTGTAGGTGTAGGAGTTAAAGTTTTTGTTGGAGTTGGTGTCGGGAAGGGTATATCATAACGACCTCGCAACATCTCGAAATTTTGAAGAACCTCGACTGCAGATAATCCCCTGTTGTATTGTTTAAATACCCCTACTCTTTGTTGTGACCAATCTGGAACTGGTTGGCTGTTGGCTGCAATTCTAAGAGGATAATTGCTACTAAAGTCATAATTATTTATCAACGGGCTATTATCGGTAAACATTTTTACTGAATTTTTATATAATCTAAACACGCCCTTAGTTCTGGTGTATACGAGATGAACCCAAGTATTAAAATCAGTACTGTCCGTCAAGAGAGAAATCGGATTGCCGCCGGCATCTTGGTATTGCCACTCGGTGGTATTACTATTTATATTGTTTAAAACACCATTGAATCCGGCCCCCGCCGAGTATTTTCCTTTACCAAAGATTTTACCATAAGTAAAACCTCCATTCTTTGGATAAACCCATATTTCATAAGCAAAGTCACCGCTCAAATTATTGATCGAAGCATTGTTGGCAACCTCCGCCCATTGAGTGGTGCTATTGGAATTAAATATCAAAATTCCACCATGATTAGCACTATAAATTGGCTGACTTATGAGTGTTGCGTGATTACCAAGACCGCTAAGATCTCTCCACACATAGCCAGTTCCAGGGTAACTCGATATATCCCCGGCATCTAGATGTAGAACTAACCCACTAACAGAAGACAAATATGTGCCTGTTACTGTTTGGGTTAATGTTGGGGTTTTAGTTGAAGTAGGAGTTTGAGTATTGGTGGGAGTTCTGGTGTTGGTTCTAGTTAATGTTGGAGTGTTAGTTAATGTTTTGGTGTTAGTTAATGTTGGAGTATTAGTTGATGTTCTAGTGTTGGTTAAAGTTGGAGTGCTAGTTAATGTTAAAGTTGGAGTGTTAGTTAATGTTGTGGTACTAGTTTGTGTAGGGGTGCTAGTATTGGTCGGTGTTTGAGAACTAGTTAAAGTTGGAGTTCCCGTTAAAGTAGGGGTATTAGTTAGTGTGGGAGTTAGAGTCGGAGTGAGTGTTGGAGTGCTTGTTAAGGTTGCCGTCTGAGTTAAAATTAATGTTTGAGTACTGGTCAGGGTTTGAGTGCCAGTTATTGTCGGAGTATTTGTTAAAGTGGGAGTACTAGTTAAAGTGGGAGTTTCTGTTAGTGTAGGAGTATTTGTTAAAGTCGGAGTACTGGTTTTAATTGGTGTTTGAGTATTGGTGTTTGTTAAACTTATTGTGGGAGTTAGTGTAGGAGTCTCTGTTAATGTGGGAGTATTTGTTAGTGTAGGAGTCTCTGTCAACGTGGGAGTATTTGTTAGTGTAGGAGTCTCTGTCAACGTGGGAGTATTTGTTAGTGTAGGAGTCTCTGTCAACGTGGGAGTATTTGTTAGTGTAGGAGTCTCTGTTAACGTTGGAGTAGATGTCAACGTAGGAGTCTCTGTTGACGTGGGAGTATTTGTTAGTGTAGGAGTGTTAGTAGGAGTGGATGTTTGAGTATTAGTTGAAGTAAGTGTCTGAGTACTTGTTAGCGTAGGTGTAATTGTAAGTGTCGCAGTTGGGGTTCTAGTATTTGTTCTTGTGAGAGTTGGCGTTAAGGTTAATGTGGGAGTAAGCGTGGGGGTAAGCGTGGGGGTAGGAGTGGGAACAACAGAGGGAGATAATATCTTATATGGACTAATATTATTAAAAATAATAGAAGAAGACCCACTGGATAAGGATCCCAATGTCCAAGATTCTTCTGCGTATATTGTTGGAAAATCAAATAATCTTATATTTAAATAAGAACCCCCAGATCCATGAGTGGGAGATTCTCCTGCATCGGTGCTAGTGGTGGCCCATCCGACAACTTTATTAGAAGAGTCAATTAACACAACTTCAAATGATGCATAATCAACTTCTGTGAATTCAGGAAAGTCTTCTTTTGCTTTATTGATTGAATTAGAATAATTGAATTCAAATGATGTGCCAGAAAATTTTCTATCAATTAGATTATAGTCGCCAATATTTGATCCATAAAAATAAGAAGATGATAAATTAGAAGTATAGTCGTTTGTGCTTGGATTTTTTAATCTAAAATATCCACCAACGTAATATGCGGACACGGGATATGAAACTTGAGGGAGAGGCAAATCTAAATCATAAGGGGAAAAATTATTTACTCTACTAAATACAAGATATGTTTTTCCGCAAACAAACTGAGAAAAGCCAGGAAATCCAGTTGGAGTCCAAGATAGTAAATTATTTCCACTGGGCGCCTCTGTTATGATCTTGGTAATTCTGGTCTTTACTTCGGGTGAAAGGTCAGAAATATTAAAATTAGATTCCGCTTTGTAGGTAATAAATTGAAATTTTTTATTTATAGCTCCACTTTGATCAGGAGAATTTGAATTAATATTCAAAATATAATCAGAAAAATTACTTGCATTTTTTATTATGTATGATTTTTCAGGACCCAACGTACTAAATCCAGGAAGTCCTGTTGGGGTCCAAGATAAAAGATTATTGCCACTAGCGGATTCTCCATATACTATATCGACTTGAGATAAACCGGATAGATTATAACTTTCTCTTGAACTTATTATTTGATATAATTTATTAATTATCATTTTAGTTCTAACCTCAAAGTGAAGCACATAAAATTAAAAATTCACTTCGCCATTTGTAAAAAATCCAGAATAAGTGCTTCCTGATTTTGTGATTCTAAATGGTAAAGATAAGTAGTTTGGAGATAAAGACACTGAGGCTATTAAAATTCCTCCTGCTTTAATATCCATGTTATATGGAATTCCCGAGCTACTCAAAGCATTAAACTCAAATATAGTTTCGCTTTCTGATGTTACTGTGACCCCAGTAGATTCTACGAACCAGTAACTAGGTGATAGGGGATTTGCCCCCAACACAGTAGTAATAGATGTATTCAAGAAAACAGTTGTTGTCGTAGTGGTTGTGGTAGTGGTTGGTGCCATGGTTGTTGTTGGTCCTGCTGTGGTCGTGGTTGTAGTTGTTGGCTCTAATGTGGTTGTGGTTGGGCCAATTGTGGTCGTAGTAACTGTCGGGATATACATGAAGTGAACATCTATCTCAGCTATCCAATTAACATCACTCCCCAAAACCTTTAATCTAATCTTATCATCTTCAACTCTAATGTTAACATCCCAATCGTCATTATCGGTATTTAATGATTTATTTTCTTCCCCCACAAGATATATGTATTGAGTTGAGCTTAATGGGGTATCGGGGTTTATCGATTTCCTATATGTCGCTTCTATATCAGATGATATTGCGGCATTTCTGTCGAAGTTAGTGCCGCTACATGATATTCTAAACTTGGCCAAAAGATTATCAGGGACATCAAATTCAAAAAAAGTTTTTTCGCTATTTCCAATTGTTGTTGCCGTGCCTGAGTATGTTATGCTTTTAGATAGATTGTTTCTTTTTTCTAAAATTATTGAATTCTGATTTTCTGAGAACGGATCACTATTATTCTCTATAGATACATAACCCTTAACATGAAGAGATTTTTCCGATTTACTCCAAACAACATCGTCTGTTACACTTACCGGATTAGCTCCATCACCGATTAAGAAGCTGCCTAAGTTAAGAGATGATCTGCCTGTTCCTCCCCAAGAAACATCAACTGGGGTGGCTTCCCACGTGCCAGAGAGAATGGTTCCGACTTGCGTTAGTTTAGAATAACTAACGGTATCTCCCAGGGAGTATTGATCCAACACTAAGTCCCCATCAATTTTATATGACTTATAAAGACTTAAATTAAAGCTTTCACTACTTGTCCAAGAATGTTTGGTATAGTCGAATAATATGGTTTTAGGGGTTGCCGCATTTACCTTGATTCCACTTTGATCCGCACCAAGGTCACTTGTATTCAAAGAGCCTATTACCAATTGATTATCGGCAGATAAGAAAATACTAGTTACAAAATCTCTCATATCCTGGGCGGATATATCGCCAGAAGAATTATTGTAAAATAAGGATAATATATCTGTTCTTGTTCTTAGTGTGTCTGTCATTAAGGATATATATTGTTTTCATCTAAAATTACTATGTTATTAAGTGAAAATACTTTTTTTAGCCTATACTAGCAAATATTATAATGGGAGTGGGATTAAAATAGAGAATCCTGGACTGACACGAAAAATGTCTTGTTTAGAGACATGGGTCCCAAAAATAGAGTCTTTGGGCCACAAAGTGATATTTTTTGATGGAGGCAACAAAGAAGTATCTTATGATAAAGACAACAAGATACTACACTTAATAGCCAATGAATCTTACGACTATCCCAATACTGGGCTGGGGTCGTTTATGATTGAAAGATTGAAAGAGGCTGTACTATGGTCATTAAAAAATGAAGAGTTTGATTACATATTCAGGACAGATGATGGATCTTATTTAAATCACTACGTGATGGATGATTTAATGAAGGAGATGGAAGGATTCGATGTATTGAGGGCAAAATTTGGTGGCGGCGGCGGAATTTTAATGTCCAAAGAAGTTTGTCGAGAATTTATAAAATTTGAAAATACCTCAAATATAACATTAGAAGATATTGCTTTTTTTAATTTTTTAGCAATTAAAAAGTTTAAAACAAAAGTCACCAATTTATTATCTTGTTTTTACATACTTGGTGAAAAACTATTCTCTATTCATTACACAAATGGCAAAAGACAATATTTTGTAAATAATATATTAGATTATTACTATGGCGGAAATCCAGTAGATAGAAAAGTTGTGGTGAACAGTCCCGCAAATTTTGGAAAACTATTCCCCGTCAAGACTTGGAATTGGGATTGGGGAGGAACACCATTTTGGTATTCTTATGAAAAAGATATTTATAATTGGGAATATTATACGGGTCAAACAAGATGCCAATATGAACACAGGCAATGCTGCCCATTTGGGGAGGGGGCATTGTCCAGATTGATGTTTTATAATTTTGATTATAATCTAGAACATCAACCTGAAGAGGCTGTATTCAGAGAACACATATCTTCTTTAAAAGAAAATGGTTTGGCATATATTCCCGATTCCGATTTGTACAGAGACAGAATATTTGAAATCTATCCCGGCTCAGAGATCACAGACAATATTAAAGAAAATATAGAATTATTGGAAATCAATAAGAACAAATGGATATTAATCCGAAAAAATTAAAAAGCATAGAGAGGATATTTGTCTGGTGAAACATCTGTCTCTATGAAGTCAATAATAGTCCTTAGCTGGTCGTATATGTCTCTCTTAGAGTTCAGGATGATTGACTTGCGTTCTTCGTCCATGAAAAATCCTTCGGGATCAACTAGCACGACAGGGATCTTATCATTCAATTTGAGAGCAAATGGTGCGGACTTACCGACAGCAACAATTATATCGGGCTTGAATTTGGCGAAATCAATGTCCAGTTTACTTGTATTCTTAGATTCAAAAACGGTGCAATCTATATTTTGAAACTTCTTCAATAAAGGATGCTTCATCAAGTAAGAAAGATAGCCAGTGTCATTCATGAAAAAGATTCGAGTACCATCCCAAACAGGATCTTCATCCACTATTCTCTTGTAATACTTTTCACTGCCATTATCATAGTTTTCATATAATGGGTAATATTTTCGCTTCTTTTTCTTTGTCTTAGAAGAATTGTCTTCAATTTTATATTTGTTGATATCAAAATCAAACGATTCCAAATTCATTGCGGCACCTTAGTATAGTGTGTGGAGAAATACTACTCCTCACAGGATGGATATTCAAGATACCGTACCAAAAAGAAACTTAAAGAATTAGTTTTCCCAAGGAAAAACTATCCATCTATTTTCTTTTTCTCGATCTATTTTTCTTGCAGTGTAGTCTACTGTAAAAGATTGTCTTATATTGTAGAACAGGCATGCTGAATATATGTTTGAAAAACCTTCTGAAGTCAGACGTGATCTTATTCTTTGTAGAGTATCCCCGCTATCACAAATTTCGTCTACCAATAGTAGATTAGAAGATTTAGACACATCTTCTAATTCTATAGTTATATTATCTTTATAAATTGTTGCTACTCTAAGAGGAACAGAGAGTATGTGGCTGAATTTAATAGAAGGAACTAATCCTCCTCGTTTAATACCAATTATAAAATCAGGCATTACACCCGACCCAGATACACGACCAGATAAGATTCTCATATCTGAATCAAAATCTTGCCAAGAGTATATTATTTCTTGTAGCATAATGATATTATTATAATGCAAAAATAATTAAAAATCAACTAAAGAAATCTCATCATCAGATATTTCTCTGCCGAATTTATTAATAAATGCTTTTTTGATAACTTCTATCGGCTTGCCTTTTAAGTATAAGATAAATTCTTTTGGATCATCTATGGAAGTTTTCTTTCTGCTATTAATAATTTTATTTTTTTCTAATAATTTATACGCAGAATTTTTAAAACCTTGTATGGCGTCTAGCGCCCCATTTTCACCGCCCTTATTCCCAGATATTCTTCCAGTCCAATCCATTGTTATTATATAAAGAAGAAGTTTAACTTTTCTTTCATTTTTATAATTTCCATCTTGATCGAAAACAACAGAAGACACCTTCTTGGAAAAAGATCCATTTCCAAGACTCATGTGATAATCAATACAGAAGTATATATCTTGTATTTCATCAGGGGATAGTACCGATAACATAGGACTCCACATTGAACCAAGCTTATCTATCATTGGCTCGTAATGGTGGGATTGATCGTGCTGGTGTGCTGATATCTTACCGGATGTGTCGGCGGCATCTTTCCAATGAATGCCGTCTACAGTTGTCGCACTTGCTTTTCCAATATCGTGAAGCCAAGCACAAATCTTAAGAATTTTCTCTTCTTTATCAGACAGATCAAAGTTTATTTTTGAAAAGGGAAAAATTCCTTGCTCTTTCTTAAGTAGTCTTTTGGCAACTTCAAGAGAATTTCTGACCATTCTTGTGTGTTTGAAAACATCGCCCTCTGCGTGGTGTTCGGGATTTTGAGGGACATCCTTAAGTAAATCCCTAAGACTAGATTCGACAAGCCAAAGTTTAAAATTCATGATATACTATATATTATTAGATGTTCAACTTTATTAAAAGTATATTCTTTAAATTATCAAAAGAAGAAATTCAAGCTTTATCTGCACCAAGATCTGGGAAGTGGAGGACGGTCAGAAAAAATTATCTTGAATCACTTCCGATTGAGCGTAAAGAATGCGCCGTATGTGGTGCAACAAAAAATTTGGTTGTGCATCACATAGTTCCTGTTCATGTGGACCCAACAAAAGAACTTGATAATGATAATTTTATAGTTTTATGTGAAACGCCCACATTTAACTGCCATCTATTTTTCGGCCATCTAAAAAATTGGGTTAGATTTAATCCAAATATATTAGAAGATGCTAAAAATTGGAGAGAAAAACTAAATAAAATTTATAGATAAATTATATGTTAAATTTTAAAGATTGGCTTATAAGTGAAGGTTCTAATCCTGGCGGCAAAACTGGTTTGTATCCATTGGGATACGGTGGAATAGGATTATACCCGCCCCAGTGGTACCTCACAAGAAGTGCGGATGCAATCTTTTACCTGTCCGTAGACGAAAGAATCTACAATTCAACAGATAAGACATCGTTTGATATAACTCATATACCCGGGGAGTCAAATACAAAATTAAATAGCGGCGAGTCTGGTTTGTGGAGTATAAGGGGCATAGGTGGTGAATCCACTTCACCAAAAATCAATAAAGATGGATTCTCGGCAAAATATGGAGAAGGAAAGCCTTGGAGCATAAAGAAGATACCCGGAAAACCTTCTTACACAAAAAACAAAGATTTTGTCCCAGATTCAGGAGACGGCGGCATATGGAGCATAAAACATATTAAAAAGTAGCTTTTTAAGTTCTAAGTATTTGATGCATAGATAATTATAGGTGAGTTAGGCTTCAAGTTTGCAAGGAGGCAAAAATGAAAAAGTTATTGTTATCACTTTGTCTATTGACAGGATGTTATAGACATGTAAATATTCCAGAAAAAAAACCGGATACACAACAAAAGTCACAGAAAGCTTCTGTTACTTTAAGATTACTTGAATTACATAATTTTGAAAGAAATAGTCGAAGCATAAAATCATTGGAACTAGTTAATGATTTGAATAAATATGCACAAAATTATGCTGAGTACATGGCAAAAAACGACGCACTAATCCATTCAAATATATCAGTTTTGTTGAAGGACTACAATGCATGTGCAGAGAATATTGCTTCTGGGCAAAGGACACCGGAAGAGGTTGTCAAGGCTTGGATGGGATCTTACGGGCATAGATCCAACATACTGTCTTCAAGCTATAAACATGTAGGATTTGGTTGCTTCTCAGTAGAAGGTAAAATTTATTGGTGTGCAGTATTTGGAGATTAAATTACTTGTAAATATTTCCAAATTTAGATCCCTGCATACCGCCGACATCGCCCAATAAATCATCGAGAAGAGCAAGCATCTCGGGGTTTCTTCCTACAAATTGAATCAGTTTTTGATATTTATTTCCTTTTTCACCAAGATTACTGGAAATCTTAGCCAGGTTTTTATTCATTTGTTGTTTTGAGCGAACCTCAGGAGCAGGTTGTTGTGTATTTTGTCCTGGGGTCACGTCGTTGGAAGAATTGGTTGCCATGGGTTGTTGAAGTCCAACAGCAGGGGGAGCCATTTCGTTTATCAATTTGTTTAGTTTGTAGAAGTTCATAATAATTATATATGCAGAACTAATTAAAATATCACCAACCTATTTTTGTCCTGAATCCAGAGAAAGTTTTTAATCTAAACGTTCTATCTGGGACATCAGGTAGTTTATAGTTTAATATTAAACATTTATTGTGTGGAGGCAATGAATTTATACTAGGGTCAGATATGGACAAAACATGCTCATCGGCAACAAAACTCAACTCTTTTTCCAAGATCAAATCTTTAACTTTATTTGTAACATCGACTAAATTTTCAGGACCTGGTGGCTGGGCCTCATCTCGCTGGATACCATCAAAACCAAAAAACGCTGAAATAATTTCTGGTTTTTTTCCTTCAAATGAATATGATCCATCATAAAAAAATCTAGGGCAGTCAGTTCCTTGTGGATCAAACTCATAGTGCCACATCTCATATTTCTTTATTTCGCTTGGACTTATGTTGCCCTCATGTAGCCATGCCTCTCCATACCACCTATCCCTGTATTTATATTCTATATTTTTCTTTATATGAGAAGATTTGGTCCACCAAAAATTACCCCACCACCAGCCAAATATATTTGTGACGCCAACTGTATCGAATCCATTGTTTAATTTATCAACACAATCCTTCCATCTATCGATTGTGAAATAATCAAGTGATTCAGCCCAGTCATTTATGCTGTTTATTTTTTGTTGAGATATTTCTTTTGTTGAAAAATTCTTGAATTTATTATAAACACCTTTTACATGACTGTATAATAAATTTGTATTATTTCTAGTTTTTCCTAAATCATCTATTTTCTTTATTCCCCAATATTCTGGTATATTATCTGTGTGGTATTCTATTATTAATTTACCATATTTATTAAAAGTTGTTCTTATGTCTTCTTCTTGATTATTGGTATCCGTTATGGTCAAATAAATCTCATCAGCAGTGTCATACAATCCAGAATTTATCATTCTATTTATTTTTGCGATAAGTCTATCTTTCCAATCATTTACTGCCCAACAAAATATGACAACTATTACGCTTTTATCGCCCTCTTCCTCCAACACATGATCACTTAAAATTAAAGTTTGATTTTCTGGGATCTTTGATTTTTTGCCGTCATGAATTAAATCTAGATATTTAAATACTCCGGGAGTAGGATCTCCAAATAAATCATTTCCCACTAATACAAAAGATAATCCTTTCTTTATTTTATCATTAAGTATATCTGTGACATCCTTGCCTCCATAAACAGCACTTTCTATAAAATTAATTTTTTTTGTCATTTTTATGTCTTTACTATTACGGAGGTAATGCTTGTAGGACCTAATTTAAAAATTTGAATAGATTTTATATTATTCTTTAAATATTCTTTTTCTTCTTCATCTAAATAATCTGATATTATTTCTTTTTTATCTATAAAATTTTCCAACAATTCCAATGTAGTGATTTTTGTCGGATCTCCCCAACCCCAAACATCACGTTTTTCTGGTATTTTCACCTCTATGCTAGAATGCAGATCTTCTATTATAAATAGCCCTCCACTCTTTAATGATTTCATAAAAGAAGCAAAGGTTATCTGTTGGTCATGTATATTGTGAGAACCATCATCTATAATGATGTCGTATTCCCTTAATTTAGCAGCATAGTCGGAAACAAGTTCTTTCTTGGATTGATCCAACCAGTCTATAGTTATTCTCTCCAAATCTCTCAATTGATGTCTCACAATATCCAGTCCTAAAATTTGAGCATTTTTAAAATAATCACGCCAAACCCTTAGCGAATTTCCAGGCTCCCATCCTGCTTCCTTTAAAAAACCACCAATTCCAATTTCACAAACAAGCTTCACATTGTCTTTTATTGGGTAAAAAAATTCTTCGTAAACAGATTCATAGTAATTGTGAGTAAAATCTTTGTCGGTGGGGTATTTTTTAGAGATATCCGAAAGACTCTTGTGGGAGAAATCTTTTTTGCCTAATACCAATTTTTTTCCCTCTGGGATTATCATGGTTTCATTTTTATAATTAACAACCAAGCTCTTGAAGACTCCTGGATTTGGATCTCCAAACAATTCGTTTCCAACGACAATTGATAAACTTCCATTTATCATTTTTCTAGTCAGAATATCTTTAACATCTTTGCCGCCATAATTAGCGCTATGAAGATCTTCATTAGAGTTAGAAAGATCTTCATTGGCAAAAGTTTTATCTTCTAAGCTAGTCTTTTCTATTTGAGAAGGACTAACTCGTTTTTTAATAACAGATGTCACACTCGATAATTCTTCTCCCCGCTCATACAATAATTTACAATAATCAATATTGTTTTTAAGATATTCTTTATCGGCATCAGAGATGTAATCTGACTGGACGTTGTTGTTTAATAATATTAAATTTTGAAGCATCTCAAGAGTGGTAGTTTTATTAGGATCTCCCCAATTAAACATTTGCTTCCCAGACATCTTAGCTTCATGACTGGTCTGTAGGTTCTCTATAATAAATAACCCGCCTGGTTTTAGTTTCCTAAAAAGTTTGGCAAAAGTTATTTGTTGATCTCTCATTTTATGAGAAGCATCATCCAATATGACATCAAAATCTTCTTGAGTTAAAGCAAATTTCTCAAGATCTTCTTCTTTGCTTTGATCCATCTGGACAAAGTTAATTCTCTTTTCATTAATTTTTATTGGGTTAATGTCACATCCAATAATTTCGGCATTATTGAAAAAGTCACGCCACATTTTAAGAGACTCGCCATCTGTGCCTATTTCACAAAATCTTTTTAAATTTTCTTTTATTGGATTGAATAAATCTTCATAATAATTAGAAATATACTTATGAGATGATTCTTTATCAGTATGGTAAAATTCCGATATGTCTGCTAAGCTCTTATTGTTGGGGTCCATTTTTATATTGAATACATCATAATAGATTTTATCTATTTTTCTATTTCTTATATGTCCGTATCCAAAGGCATGAAAAATAAAATTTCCATCATTGTATTCACGCCAATTTAAACTTCTGTTGGTTATTATCTTGACTTTATTCTTAACATTGGAACTTCTATCGTAGAGAACAGTTAAACAAGTTTGATCGTGCCAAAGATTGTTTTTAAAATAACCTTCTTGATTATTGTTTGTTGACAAAGATGAACAATCTCCGCCCCTCAAATAATTTCCAGCTTCCCACCAATCATTCATGAAGTTTCTGGACCATTCAGAGTTCTTAAACAATAGAACTCCAGCATTCATTTTGCTGTGTGAGCTATAATCCTCTGTTGCTATTAGATCAAAGTCATCATCTATAAATTCTTCTATTCTTATTGTATTATCTGAGACAACGGCATCCATATCTAAAAATAAAACATAATCACAATCATACTTTTCCATCACTTCTAGTATTAATTTGGGCTTAGCCCAAGTATGCGCCCTGTCTTCTATATAGGTTTTTATCTTATCTGTGTCTTTCTCAACATGATAGGTATACCCTTTTTCTTCACAGTACTTTTTGTTTATTTCCTCTGAAAATTTTCCATAAGATAGATTCTTTGTATAAAATTGAGCAATTACTATTTTTTTCATAAATTATATTAGTTACTTATTAAGTATTTTTTAAAGAAAAATACAACTATATATTTTAGATTCTGAAAGGTAAAAATGGCCGATACATTAATTCAATTAAAAAGAGCATTATCGTCTAACTGGGCACTGGTTAATCCCTTGCTTCTTGAGGGGGAAGAGGGCCTAGAAACAGACACAAATAGAAAGAAAACAGGCAATGGAATATCTCGATGGAACGATCTTCCTTATTCTTCTAAACAATTCGATAATATCTACGTAAATGGCAACACAATAAGTTCTCAGGATGTTAATGGAAATATATACCTTCGGCCAAACGGAACAGGTAAAGCGTATGTAAACGATGATGAAATTCTAACAAAAGCTAATTTTATAAACAATTCTTCGACAACAATACCATCCCAATACGCTCGAAAAGATCAAAACAATGTATTTCCATCGCAATACGGCAATACATTTGCGGGGTTAGTCGATATAACGGGAACTTTTAGAGTTGGATCCGTCACGGTTAATGCAACTGCGGTAGAATTAAACTATCTTCACGATGTAACACCGGGAACAGCAACTGTAAATAAACCATTATTTGTTAACAGTAATTTAGATTTATCTGGATTGAGGAATTTATCACTAACCGGGGCTGTAACTTCCGTTGGCGACATAAGATCATCGGGAAGTTTCTATTCAAATAATAAAAAAATAGCAACTGAGGAATATGTTGATAACTCAAGGAAAAGTTTTGATATAAAACAATCAGTCAGAGCCGCCACAACAGCCGATATTAATTTGACTGGTCTTCAGACAATAGATAATATTTCTTTAGTAGCTGGTGACAGGGTGTTGGTTAAGAATCAAATTCTTCCATATGAAAACGGAATATATGATGTTAAAATAGGCGCCTGGACAAGATCTTCTGACGCTAACTCTAACAATAATTTTACTACCGGGCTTTTTGTCTTTGCGTCAGAGGGCACAGCAAATATGGACACTGGTTGGCTGTTAATAACCAACGACACCATCAACTTGGGAGTAACAGATTTAGTCTTTAGTTTGTTTAATGGAGCCAACCAATTAACTGCTGGAGATGGGTTGACTAGGACTGGGAATTCTTTTTCGGCCAGAGGAACTCTGGGTAGGATAGTCGTAACTCCTTCTGGTATTGATCTAGCCGTCATACCCGGATTAGTTTCCGGCCCTTATTCAAAGGTCATAGTGGATTATTATGGTAGAGTTGTAGGAGGATCAAATCCAACCACTCTCGCTGGCTATGGGATAACAGATGCCATGCCATATAGTCAAAATCTAAATAGCATATCAAATGCCGGACTAGGATCTCCAGGAAAAGTATTGGTGATCGAAGGTAACTACCCAGTTTGGGGGGATATAGATGGCGGAAGTCCTTGAAATTTGAACTATAATTAGTTTATGACTTCTGTGGTAGTTTACATAATAAACGGTAATCTAAATTACCATAAAATGGCTCTTAATAGCATCAAAATGCTTAGAAAATTCAACAAAAACATAAGAATAATATGTTTTTGCACACATGATGAGACCATGTTTCCAGAAGAATTGATGGTTGAAACAAAGTATGTGAAGAACATAGACCCAGAATACTTCCCAGCAAACAAACAATATCTAGCCGATTTGGACTTTGACAATATATTTTACATAGATAGTGACACTTTTATATTTGATGATATAGAAAAAATAATAAATAAATACCCAGAAGATATTGTGGGCTGTGAGAACAAGTGGGCCTATAGTGCAGACTTTAAATTATTTAAGCCCATTAATTCAGGCGTGCTATTGTTTAGAAATGGATCTAACAAAAAAATATACAAAGACTTTAATGATAAGCTCAATAAAATAAAAGAAACCCACCCCGAACTATGGGTTTGGCTTGAGAGATATAATAAATGGGTGAGGGAAGAATTCCTAATGAGTCAAATAGTTCATGATGATAATATAAATAAAAATTATTTTAAAAGAAATCATGTTAAGATACCAGAAAATATCAATGACTTTGAATATATGGATGCGATAATATTCCATACATACACACACAATTGGGAAAGATTGCTAAAATTCAAAAATGTTAAAAGAAAAGTTTTGAGGCCAAAATTCAAATTAAACTCATATATATTTCATCATGAGCTTATTTAAAAATTACGTAGAGAGTCAAGAAAATCTTGTCGGTGGTCCTGGCATACAATTGCTTAAATCCACATTTGATGGAATGTTCAGCAGAGGAGCCCCAGTAGAATATGATGATACAGGATTTAATAAGCCTGATTTTATGTCTTTTAAGAGAATAACTAGCGATCCAAAATATCATGAAGACACCATACCCGTTGCAATGGCAAATAATATTTTATCAATATTAAACAGATATAAAAAGACCCAAGTAACTCATTATGAAGATATCAAGGCAGCAGTTAATAAAGACATAAAAGACTCATTGTCGCTCCATGATCAAGAAGATGACAAAATAACAATTGATAACAATGCTCCTAAACAATACGGCAAGGTGAAAGTTTTAATTCCCGGAGGCATAGATAAAGCTCTATCGAGGAGAATAGAAGCGATAATAGTACAAAAAAAGAATCTCCAAAAAACTTTAAATAAATTTGGAAAACATCAATATGAAGCATGGCGATACTTCAGTCAAGATAAAAACACACTAGATACATACTATGTTTCGCCCGAAGTCATTGATGAGATAGTGGAACTAGTAGCGGGTGAGAAAAAGATAGGCGTTAAAAAAATAGGAGCATCGGCCGCAGTTGCCGCCACGGGAATAAACACCGGATCATCCTCAGATGTTAATGTTATAGGAGTAGAAGAAACCCAGAGATATGGCAAAAGGCTTGCCATACAGTTTAATGTTCCGTTTGAAAAAAGTAAAGCCTTATTTGATGCGGTTAAGGCAGCAGGACTTTCTCCAAGTGGAATGGCATACGAAAGAAACCCAACAAGATTCTTATTATCATTGGATAGAAAGATTCACGACCAAGTAATCAAAAAGTTCAGTGAATTTGGAATAGATGCCAAACCAATAGATGATTTTGTGGAAAAGAACCAATTATCAGTTCAATCTGCGGACGATCCTTCAGAAGAAGAAAAACCAACAAAAGGATCCGAGAGTGCGCCTACCAGTGAGAGAATAGAGTTTACAGATCCTTCCAAGGGAAGAGACGATAAACTTCATATAAAAATATTATACACAAGAGTATCTCCTCAACAAAAAGAGTTCCTTAGGGAACTTGTGCAATACACATTTCCAAATTACGAATGGGATAGAGACAACTATTCTTATATCGTTAGGGGTAATTTTAAACAATATGTATCTTTTGGTGCAACACTTAAAAAATTCGGTTACATGTTTGAAATAACAGACAATTACACGCAGAACCCAAATAGTCTTAAACTAATCCTACAAACTAAACTTAAAAATGGCGGAGTCAAAAAGACAAAATACGAAGGGGAAGTTCCAGAAGGATTAAAAGATAAAATAGAAGAAAAACTACCTGAATCTAAGTTTGAATTATATGATCAGCAAAAAGATGGAGTGACCTTCTTGTACGGCAGACATCACGCAATACTTGGTGATGAAACAGGATATGGAAAAACTGCAATGCTTATAAGTGCTGCGGAGTTGAAGATGCAAGACACTCCTGGCGCAAAAACTCTTGTGATTACATTGAAATCGGTTCAACAGCAGTGGGTAGATGAGATAAAAAATGTTGTAGGAGATAAATCCGAAATCTCAACTGATGCATTGAATCCAAAGAAGTGGACCGTTCTGTACTACGACAATTTTTCAAGTGGAAAACAAGTGGATAATGTTGTCAAGTCAGTCAGCGGGACAAATTTTGAAATAGCAATATTTGATGAACTTCACAAACTAAAACACAGCACGTCCAAAAGAAGCCAGAACATACTCGTCGCAACTCAGAACATACCTTATAAATGGGGCGCCAGCGCAACAATAAGTGCAAACAAACCAATGGACGTAAAGAATCAATTGGTTATGATCGGCCACCCACTTGGCTCCATAAAAGAAGGAAAGTTTAAAAAAGATTTTGCGGGCATGGTGCCCGGTGGTTATGGCGGAAGTTATGTTGAGGGAACATTTAGAGATAAGATCAAAGCCGCCGAGAAACTAAATCGATGGTTAAATCTATCAGGAGTCTATGTCAGAAGAACAAAGAATGAATTAAGAGAAATGCCCAATCTTGAAGTTAACGCATACACAACTGACATAGACACATCGGAATTTAGTAAGAAATTAAAAGAAAAACTCAAGGCTTATAAGGATCCCAATTTAGCAATATCAGAATTAATAGCCTCGAGAGAAATCCTTGCTCATCTAAAAGTGGATTCCACAGTAGATAAAGCCTTGAAAATAATAAATTCAAATAAAGAAAAATCAGAAAACAATTACGCAGCAAGTAAAGTTGTCATATTTACAAACTTCGTTCAATCCGGTGAACAAATAAACAACAAGTTATCAGCTAAATTAAAAGAAATTAATCCTAATTTTAAAGTAATAACATATCTTTCTAGTACAAAGAAAGCAGAAAGAGAAAAGGTTAAAGAACTATTTACAAATGATCCTAATGCAAAAGCACTTGTAATGAGTATGAAAATGGGTGGAACTGGGATAAGTTTTCCCAACGCAGCTCAGAATATGATCGTTAATGACTTTGATTGGACTCCTGAAAGCTCTGAGCAGAGTGAGGGAAGAATATACAGAATCAACACAAACCACTCAGTTAAGATAGATTATACACTAGCACCGGGCCTAGACACCGAAATCTATGAAGCAGTTCAGCGCAAAAGGAAGCTTGCAGAAATTATCCAAAGATACAGAAAAGAATACCAGGATGTTCAGGCCGATGAAAAGCTGCTACAGAAGATAATTGATACTCAAGTAGAAGCAAATAAAATAGATGAAGAAATTAAGAATTTAATAGCAAAGGCTGCTTCCAAATCTATGGAGGAAGCGGTATCATTTAGCGATTATCTTAAAATATTAGAATTGGGATTCAACGCAGACACTTGATTAATGGCCTGATTCATTTGATCATTAATTGTGTTTCTTATAGCCTCAACTTCTCCCGGAGTGAGAGCCCTTGCAGATCCCAATAAATTTAACACAAAGTCACAATCAAGTTTCTTTAAAGACCTTATGCCATTTTTCTTGTATTGTCTAAAAGCCGAAGTTACAAATTTGTCACTCTTTATATTCGGGTAACCAAACATAATATTATTACAATTTTTTTGTAATAAATTTCTTATATATGGGAAAGTTAAATAATGAACGTTGATTCCCCAAACATAAAAAGAGTCTGCGGCTGTTACCATTACATTTGGATTGGGATCATGACCAGCCTTATGGAACATGTAGTTAAAAGAAACTAAACTACCTTTTTTAACATCCTGTATAAGGTCCATCTTTCTCCTTTAATTGGAGTTACTTTAAATACTTTATCTTATATATTGTTCTGTAAGTTAGGGCTACAACCTCATCCATAATATTTTTGAGATGAGTGTCTTTATCATTCATGCTATCTTTTCCAAGCATGAATATCTTTGCACAATCTTGGAGATAATCTTCAATATCAACATCAGAAATACTAATATCTCCATATCCGTTTAATATTCCATATTGACCTTGATATGTTTCAATAAAAGAATCCGCTAGATCCAGAATACCATCATAAAATCCATTTAAGGCTTTATGTTGACTATAACTTTTAGTTTGTAAATGGTGAACATGAGCCACTTGGCGTGCCTCAAACATTTTCTGAACTAGGCTCTTGACGCTTTTAGAATTTTTATAATCATTTAAACTTATCATTTTAATACCCATTGTAAACTTTAGAGGAATAATCTCCGGATGCACCACCAAACAACTTAGTTGAGTAGTCTGTTCCTTGTGACCTGACCATTAATTTAATGTTTTCAGGATTCTTTTCATATTGATATTTGGCACTCATAGTGAAGAATTTTTTAAGTTCAGCACACATGTATTCAATTATATTTTTTGCACAGTCATCTTCTGTTGCATCTTTTTGTCCCATGAGATTATTATATATTTTCTCAAAGTCCAGCAGATATGGCTTTCCATAAGGATGAGTATTCGTCTTGTTTTGAACCTTGAATGCTATAGAATTAGCAATAGGATATACTCTAACTCCTTGAAAATAAGTATCGGGATTAGTTGAAAATACAAAAATATGAGGTTCTTGGTCCGAGTCAAATAGTTTATTTTTTATCTTTTGACTCTTCAATAGATCACTTATTATCTTAAGCTTCCTATGAGCCTGCATTTCCGATTGGTTAATATAATCAAAAAATTTATACATTTTTAATCCCTTAGCAGTTCCTTAAAATTATTTCAGCTGCACTGGGCACACATCTCTGTATGACTTTCAAGTCTGATGGGTTACCGTTAAAGGGAAGTTCTTTAACAATGACTCCAGGAAAACTTGCAGCAGCCTGCTTAAGAGTATCTAGTTGAGCTGTCACAAATAAAATTCCATCTATCCTCTCAATGAAGTCGGACTCTCCTTTTTTAGGAAATCCATTCTCATCAATCTCCCCTGTTTCATATAAATACTTGATCTTTAAATCTACATACGGAACAACATTTCCATCATCATCTATCATAGCCTCACTGTTTTCCGACTGTATTGTTCTTACTGACAATTTACCGTCCGCATAAGCGGTGCTTAGACAGCTTCCGAGATCTAAACCTACAAAATAAACGGTTCCATCTACTCCCACTACGTTTATGAGGAAAGATCTTTGCTTGAAATTATCTGCAATAGCTTCCATGATAACTCTTCTTCTTAGAACATCTCTCTCTTCTGGGCTGCCTTCTTCTAGCCTCTTGAGTTCGGGATCCTCCAAAAATCTTTCTGGGTCGTCTTCCCTTAAGGACCATTTTCCTAAATCTATCATTCCCCATTTTTCATTGAATCTTGTTGATATCTTTATTGAATATGTTCTTTCATTGTAAATGATATCTTCGGAGTTTCCTCCACTGCCAACTTGGGCCGCACCTAATAATGAGGCCAAATATTTTCTGTGAAGGTCACTCTTCATGCCCAGTGTTCCCTTCAGCTTAATAAATACATTTGTTAAATCAGAATAACTCTGAAGTGAGGTGAAGATGTGATTGACAACTGACATCGAGGGATTATTGTTATCCAATTCCTGTCTGATAGATTTTCTTATATCCTTACCAGCTTTTTCTATATTAGAATTTTGTCTTAAAAAAAGAATCTGTAAATTGTCTTCAACAAACTTTCTTGGATAAGCCTCTAAATCATAATCCCTGATTTTATGAATATCATTTAATAAAAGACTTGTGTCGCCTTTAACTAGATTTTTAAAATAGCTTATTTTCCAAGTTTCAAAATCTTCTGATTCCTCTTGTTCTTCTGGGATGTCGGGAGATTGTGGTTCTTGCGATAAATCTTGCGGAGAATCTTGTTTTGGGAGTTCTATCTCTGTCTCCTCTGGGGCCCCATCTGTATTTTGGTCCTGTGGTGGTTCTTCGGAGGTGTTGTTTTGCATCACCACCTGATTGCCGCCAGTAGCATCGGAAGGAGGCTGTCCTCCTGCGGCTTCGCCTGGATTTCCAAGTTCTTCATTAAACCAATTTAAAGTATTAATTTTCATCTTTTGCTTCTTTCTTTGCTTTATTTATCGCTTCTAGTAACTGTCTTTTATTGTTTCCTGAATTTATATTTATTGTATTATTTTGATTGGCTGCTAAGTATTTAGGGAAGGTATCCTTATCTTTTAACTTTATTCTTGTCATTAAATCTGCCATTTTAGCCATTTTATCCGCTACATCGCTTTTTATCTTAACCAAACTTACAAGAGCTTCTTTGCTTGCACTGGTGCTGTCGCCCTCATTTATTACGAGATCGGCAAAATTACCTATAAATTCATCTATTTGTTTTCTATCTTCTCTTATATTATTTAGAATCTCGCTGTAGACTCCAGCCAATTCTTCATCAGAAACTATGTGAGAGAGATCATTTTGATTCTGAACAGACGGAAGGTCTACGTTCATTTGAGGTATTAATTCTTTTGCATCATCTATTTGACTTATTATAATTTGATCTTGATTTTCCATAACTATATATATTAGTGAAAGTTTATAAAGTTTAAGTATATAACAAAAAATGGTCGAAAAAAGAAAAAATCAATCTGGGGACTTGAGTCGCATCGAGCACAAAATCGAGCATTTTGAAGATAAAATAAAAGAAATGTCCTCGGAGATGGATTCTTTCTCAAAGAAAATTCAAGAATTTGAAATTAAAATGGAAGGAATTAATCTTAGGACATCAAGATCTCAACAAAATTGGGATCAACTGATTGATTTTATAGTCAAGATATTCTGGGTGGTTGTTGCTTCATATCTATTGTATAAATTGGGAATACAAAGCCCTTCAGTGTGAAAAAATAAATTAAAACAATATATAACAATAACAAAAGGTGAAAAAATGGGAAAATTTCAAGATTACGTTTTATACAAAGAGAACAACTACAAAGAGAACAATATTCCGGTAGTTTCAAAAGTTAAATTGGCTAGGAATCCAGGAGTAGAAGATTTCCAACCATTCGTAATCGATAAAGACAACCACCCCAGTTTAAGATTGCTTATAAAAGCTTTCGAAAATAGCCCACAAATAGGTGTTGGTTACACCACCATGGATAAAACAGATGGTGAGGTTGAACCAAAACTTAAAAAGAAAGTCGTCTACTTAACAGGTGGGGCAGTTCGTGATCATCTAAAAGGAAAGACCCCGAGAAACTATGATCTTGCAACAGATGCCACATCAAGCGAAATTAAATTAATTTTAAAGGGAAATGGTTTTGAGGAAACTCAGACTCCGAGAAGTAACAAGAGTTTCTTTGCCAGTAGGATGGATGATAAAAATAAGCCCGTAGAATTCACAGTTGTTATTAACGGAGAAAACTTTGAATTATCTCCTTTGTCAAAATCCATTAAGAATAGGAATTTAAATGTTGATGGATTTTCAGCAACATCAAGCTTAGAAGACGATGCAGCATCAAGAGACTTTACAATAAATGCAATGTATATTCCACTTAAAAATAGTGAAGGAGAAAACACAGAACTACTTGATGTTTATGGTGGTGCTCATCATCTTAAAAATGGTCAAATAATCTCTATCGGGAAGTTCTCAAAAAGAGTTGAAGATGACCCAATGACAGCACATAGATATATAAGAATGCAAGCCAGATACGGAAATGAAGACATCCCTGAAGATCACATCGAATCTATGGGAAAAATAAACGATCTAAATAAAAACTATAAAAGGGAATACATTCTTGGTCTCGAGAATCCCGAAATAAATGACAGAAAATATTTGGATATGTACAAAAACACAGGTCTTTTAAATACAGTTTATCCTTTAGATAATTTAGCTGTGGACGACGTGCCAGAAAAAGCTTACAATGATAGATTTTTAACTTCTGCTTGGTTGATGAAAGATAAAGCAATAGAACAAGTTAAATTTGCTTTACTATCAGCGGGGTGGGAATCAAGAGAAGTAGAAGATATCGCACATCTTATCAGCATGTATCAAGCAGAAAGAAATAATTACCAGCAGGTTTCAACTCCTTGCGGACTTTCTGATAACAAAGTTAATAAGTGGAAAAAGATATATTCAACATCAGCCTGGTGATTCTAGGACCAGCTTTTTAGCATTGTTTAGAATCTTGTCTATGCTTCCCGCAGGTATCTTATCTTTGAAGTGATTGTAAGCTCCTTTTATCATTTCATGTTCCGGGTTGCATGTTAATTCAAGCCAACCTACAAAATAATTCCAAATTCTATCCTCTAGAACAAGAGGGTATTTAACGCCTTCGGGCCTACCAAACCGGTGAACCCACTTTAATTGAGGGATACAAATTGCTTTGCCCCCACGTGTTCTAAATTTTTCATGAATATAACCTTCTTCTCCGCCAAATCCCTTAAAGTGCTGGTTGAATCCGACCCAATTCTTGGTCTCGCATGAAAAAACACCAAGACCATGCATGAGAATCTCAAAAGGCTCACCTTTTTTCAAGTTTTCATGATCTGTGTGCCAGGTCCCATACATGGAATGATTCCAGACCGGAGAAAAGCTTGTAGATTCATTTCGCAAATCGTCATAAAGAAGAGGTCCCTGAACTATGTTTTTGCAATCAGGGTTTTGTTCATAATATTTCAAAAGACTTTCTATTGCACCCTTTTGAAATAAAACGTGGCAATCCATTGATATGGTATACTTGCCCTTTGCTTGCTTGAATATTTCATTTCTTACTGCAGTGCTTTTCTTTTCTTCATATGGGATATATCTTCCTCTGGCCCAACTATTAACAAAAGATTTAACCGGTTCGGCATGTTTACCTTTTGGGTTATTATCTATGACTAAAAATTCAACCTGATCAGTGTTGCATACTTCGTGATACATGCGAAGTGCTTGGAGAGAGAAATACACTCCATCATAATCATCATAGGTCGCCATTCCGATAGTCAATAATTTTTCACTCATTATTTTTCCTTTTTTGTATTATAACAATTAATATATTTTATTTCAAGATTCTTTTCTTAATTCTGCCGAGTAGTGTTCGAATCTATTGTGTTCGGTTGGTGTCATGAGCAAAAGTCCACCTTGAATATTACCTTTTTTAGTTTCTTGGTAAATATAACTCATCCAAGTTTGTTCGTATGAATGAGCCCAAGTAGTTTCTAAAAACATTTTTTTGTTTCCTTCTCTGGAGACTACTTGGGGCCAATTGCAATAGTAAACTTCTCCATTTGTATATGGAACTCCTCGATGACTTTTTATGTTATTATAAACAGTCTTGGGAGCATTTGGATCGGTTCCTAATTGAGGAAGCTTTTTATTATTTGGCCAATACTTTTCTCTGACATCTTGGGACACGTTATACCAACTCCATTGAGTTCCATTGTCTCCAAAAAACTCAGTATAGTTTAATTTTAAAAAATCAAAACTTTCTTTGTTTGCTATTTCCATTGACTTAGAATAAAGATTCTCTGTTATTCTATTGAAGCCATTTTTACAAAGAGGTTCATTTTTATTTGAATAGAAGAACATATCATCTTCGAAAAACCAATGAAAATCAAATTCGTTTTGTTCCGCATGATCTGCTATGAATTGTCGGCCACCACATATCCCCAAGTTATCTTTTTTAATATGCTCGAAATTATATTCTTCACATAGTTTGATGTATTCATCATTCTTCGACAAGTCTGTTGAGTTATTGAGAAGAAATCTTTTCTTGGGTTTTATAAGAAAATCAGAGTCGTATGCTTCCATGCTTTTTAATAATGTTCTAAATTGATTGGGGCTGTTAAAAGTTATTACGTAAAGCGCAGTGTTATCTGTATCTGATTGACAATTTAATTTATTTTCTTTTACCTTCTCGTTTGTGAATTCTTTAAGATTCTCAAAGAAAGGATAAACTAAACCGTTTCCCGGTATTTCGTATCTATGAATCAAAGCAGGGTGCCTATGGCATAGTATTGTAAATAAACACTCATCTGCGCCCATATTCCCCTCTCTGAGGGTTGATTCCATAACCCCATAATAAAGGCTATTAATTTGAGATACTAGTTCTTTTCTTCCGCCAAAGAATCCCCCTCTTGCAACATAATCTACATAATTAATACCGCAATATTTTGCCATAGCATTTCTTTCAAAGCCATGTATTTCATCGTTAGCGGTATATGGATATGTTATGTGCACAAACTTCTTTTGAATTTTACAATAATTATCAAGATTATCGAGAACCTTATCATGTGTAAAAGTTCCCTGGTGGACTGTATTTGTCAATCCTCCATCTATCCAAAAGAAATAATCAGATTTAAATGGATTGTAAATGGACGAATCATTTAACATGAACATTTTTGTGAACATCATTGGATTGTAAAATTCCAATGCCGCCTGAGGTGATTCTCTAAGCCAACCCGCTCTAGATAGCCATTCCTCATTTTTTCTTATTTCTTGTATTTTATCAAAGAAAGGATTCCAAGTTTTAAAGTCTTCATTTTCTTTAAAATATATTCTTGTTGGCTTATCCTTCCTTATGTCCAAAACTTCCTGCTCTAGGAATTTTGGAATCCAAATGCACATTTGAGCATCAACTTCCAACATCTCAAAAAATCTGGCCTTGTAGTCGCTAAAGTTTCTTTGTGCCCAGCCGTCTAAGCTTTCTCGATTAAGATCCCAAAGACCTGTGACAAGGGTAATATTTTTATTCATGATTAATCTTAATATAGATTATTCTGAATAAAAATTATCGTTTATGGTTTACCCGGAGCTTTGTTATTCCATTGACCACTTTGGAATTTTGCCATGGAGTCAGAAACTGGTGCTGGCACTGCCACAGCGGCTGGAACACTGATTGTAATCCCTGACTTTTTATTTTTAACTAGCTGTTGTCCCACTATTATTGCGTTTGGTTTATACTTAACGGATTTGTCTATTTTAAGCTCAGAATAAATTTTTTGAATAAGAGATTCAATGCTACCTATAGTGGCTGGGTCACCTTGTATATGGACATGTAAGGACAATTCTTGTGGAAGAGATTTAATACTAGATTGTAACTTTCTTTCTTCTACAAGTCTGTCATATGTATTTTGTTCGATAAGAACGGCTGCCTCTTTAATATTGAAGAGTTGCTGGTGTCCTTGGGAGGTATCTACATCATCAAAATTGTATGATGGGGCCGATCCTCTACTGCACGATTTGCCTCCGCAAGCACCATATTTCAAGGGATTAACAATTGTGTTTTTAATACCACCAACAGTTTTTTGTCCACGACCTACTTTCTGACCTCGGTAAGCATCGATCCAATCGTTGTCTCTTCCTTGTAGGGTATTGGCGGTTAGACCGGCCGCAGCGCCCAAACCGGTTGCAATCTGATTTAAGAAGGATTCGTTTGCTTCAATCCAATCAATGAATTTTTTCATAAATATATATATTAAAACAAGATATAATTTAAAATAAATTATTATATTGATATATATGTTTTGTACTCAACTCTAAGTAATTTTTTAATAAATGATAGACAATCTAGGGAGAAATATTGATTCGGGATTAAATGCGCAGGATCTCCGTGGATTAATTTCATCATTAGCAAAACAAGACACTGGTCCAGCAAAGCCATTTGGCAAAAAAAACGATAATGATCCCACAACTAAATTACTAAAAGATATGGAAACTCTTTCTAAAGAGTTTCGGTCATCGATACAAGAAACAAAAAAATTAGCGGTTGCAGTTGGTGATTTTTTGAAATCATCCACTAAAGCATCGAGTGGCGGCAATAATAAATTCGGACCTATGCTACCTAGAGACATGGGAAGAAAAAATCCCGGAAACAAGAAGATGGAAGCTTCGATGACCAAACTGGCTGAGCATGGGCTAAAAAAGGGAAGTATATTTACACACGATTTCAAATTAGGAGAAATAATGAAATCGTTGGCAAAAAGCCTGCGGAAAGGTTTTGGTGCAATGACAGGTGGTACAGGTAGTGGAACCGGCGGGGGTGGTGGAGGCAGCGGAGGAGGAGGAGGAAGAGGAGGAGGATATGGAGGTTACGGAAGAGAAGACCCAGATCAACTCGCAGCCTTAAACTCACTTAGAAGAAAAAAGCAATCAATCGGAGATATATCCAGAAGCCTCGCAGTTTCTCAAGAAACAATGCTTGGCTACACGGCTTTCAGCAAAATCACAGATGGCATTGTCAAGAAAGAAAGAGAATTCTCACAAAGCGTTAGAGCAGTTGCGTATGAAACAGAAGGTGTAACAAAAAATTCAAGAAGCTTGCAGAAAACCTATGAAGATATAGGAAGGGTTTCAAAAATAACAGGTTTTGAAAGAGATAAGACACAAGCATCTTATATTTCGAATCTAAAGAAAGGATTCAAAGATCAAAAAGCAGCTTTAAATGTATCTAAAACCCAGTTAAACACAGAGAAGATGATAGGCGTGGAAGCTGGAGTGTTAGGGGATACTTTCTCCGGGATGGCTTTATCGACAGGTATGACTGAAAATCAATTAGCACAATTCGGAAGAAGCATAAAGGAAACGGCAAGAAATACAGGAGTAACAGGAGATAATCTTGCTAACGCAGTCAAACAAAGTGATCAATTTATAAAAAATCTAAGAAATGGAGCCAGATTAACTACGTCTGCCGCTTCTAATATGGTCGAAATGATGGCTAGCGCAGAAAAATTTGGAGTATCCGAGCAGATGGGTTCAATAGCAGGTGTTGCAACCAAAGGATTGAGTGGATTGATGGAAGCATCATCTCAACAAAAGGCATTGTTATATCAGGCTGCAGGCGCTATGGGAGCAACAAGTGAACTCATGTCGGGCACTCTATTGAGCACTAAAGAAGGAATGAAAAAGCTAGCAGGAGGAATGGAAAGCATCCTTGGCAACTTTGGAGTAACCTCCTTAGATCAAATAGCCAACATGAGCGATGAACAGAAGTCCACACTAGATGCACAATTAAGATCTGGGTACGGCATGGGATTGGGAGAATTCCAAAAGAGCATAGAAGCAACAAGAGAAGCCTCAAAGGGACTAGACGAAAAATTAAGTGACATAACAACCAAGCAAAAACAAAACTTAACTCTGGGTGAAAAAAATCTCCTTCTGGATCAGCAAAGATCATTAACTACAGGCGGATCTTTAGACATAATGTCGCAACTTGACGAAGTTGCTAAGAGTGCTGGAGATATGGACGCAGCATTTGATAAATTTGGATCAAAACTTCCAGGAATGGACAAAGACTTAAAAGCTCTTGGCATAACTGCAACTGACTCTAAGGGTGTTGCGAAACAATCTATAGAGACTGCGTTAAAGGGTATAAATGAAGGCTTAAAAAAGGCTAAGAAAAAAGAATTAAATATAACTTCGAGTCAAATAGAGAACGCCTTAAAAGATCCCAAGTCATATAGAGAACTAGTTAAAACAATGGGTGATGCCAATGCAGAACTTGGCGTAAAAGAAAAGAGTCAAGTAGATGCGTTGACCGATGTAAATCAATCTTTAAATGAATTGAACGATACCTTAAGAGTAACATCTCTAGGAGTTATAGGCGGACTATTAAATCAGCCTGGTTTGGCTAAGACATTGACAGGGGTTTTTGGGGCGGCGGGTGGCATAGCAGACATAATGGGCAAAGCCACAGATTATCAGATTAATAAATTAGAGGCAATAATCTATGGCACAGCTAGCGCCGGCGGCGCAGGAGGTGGAGCGGCGGCGAGTGCCATAGTAGCAGCACTGCCCGGGATAGCAGCAGGGGCGGCGATATTGGTAGGTGTAGCAGGAGCTATAATGGGAAGTATGGCAGCAGGGGAGCAAGCTGCTGAAATATTTGGAATCTCTCAAGAAAAATTAACTACTGCCGAATATTATGCTGCTAAGGGTGCGGGCGCTGTTACAGGAGCATTAAATTATTTAACTTTTGGAATTTTTGACAGTCTGTTAGGATCGACAGGAACGCTGACTATAGCATTGGCGAAGTTTAATAAAATGATACCTATATTGAGTGCAGTGATGGCAATCATAGATGCAATAGCAGGAGCAATTTGGGGGTTAATAACTAGTGTGGGGGATGTTCTTGCGGGAATAGGCGAGATGGTTTATTTTGCAATCGCTCCCATAGGCAGTGTCTTTATTGCTATCGGTGACGCAGTTGGAAGCATACTTGGACCACTATTTAATTTTAATTCCAAGATGGAAGAGACTGGTAGTTTCTTTACAATTTTCGCAAATATTTTTGGAGGTATAGGCAAAGCAATACGAACTGTTTTAAGAGTTGTTGGCATGTTCATTGGTGGAATAGTTAGCTTATTCACGATGGTGTTGGCTCCTGTGATCAGAATTATAGGACAAGCCATAGGACTTGTTACCTCTGTAATAGGAATGTTGTTAAATTCGTTATACAATAGAGCATTGGGAATACTTCAATTCTTTGAAGGTGTATTTACTTTAAACTTAGGCAAGATTTTTGAGGGTATGGGAAGATTTATTGGAGAAACATTGATCTTTACATTCAAAATATTATTTATAGAAATACCAAAAATGCTATTAAATATATTTGCTTTTGCATTTAAATTATTATTTGTAGAAATACCCAAAATGATTCTTAATCTATTCATGAGTATTCCAAGAATGCTATATGATAGCTTAGTATCCCTGGCCGCAAGCGATTGGGCTGGACCAATATTCCAACCTTTCTTGGATATACTGAGTCCAATAGGAGAGGCACTTGGATCATTATATGATGCTTTTGGAGCGTTATTCGATGCGATAGGAACTTTACTAGACCCTATATTTTATTTATTCGAATCTATTTTTGGAGTAAGTGAGGCCGGCGAATCTGGTTTCAGTGCCATGAATCTATTAAAAGGAGTTGTGTATGGCTTATCAACAGTAATAGGATCTCTTATAAGAGTGGCTCTTTTCCCTTTACAAATAGTAATTCAAGCTTTGGTGGCTCCAATAAGGGCTGTTACATGGGTGATCAATCAAATAACATCGGCAATAAACGCATTAGTATCTTGGGCAAAAGGATTGGTAGATGCAATATTAAGTCCATTCAACTGGCTTTTTGATGTCTTGGTAGGTCATTCGATAATACCTGATTTAGCAACTTCAATAGTTTCTATATTTGGAAAAATGGCATTAAACGTGATAGGCGGCATGGCAAAAATGGCTTCTAGCGTAATAGGGGGTTTAACAAATCTGCCAGGTTTAGCGGTTGGAGCTGTGAGTAAGGTCGGAGGATTGGTAGGCAAAGCTATGAATCTATCATCTGATTTATTCTCTGGATTTGTTAAAGGATTTTCAAATGCAAATGGGGCTCAAGAAGGATTCTTCTCATCGATCTCAAAAGGATTTTCAAGTATGATGGGAACAAGTGGTGCAGCTAAAATAGGAGATTTCTTTAAAGGAATAGGATCAAAAATAAAAGAAACATTTAATCCTTTAGCAAAAGGATATTCAAGATCAAGAGAACAAGGAGGAGGAATACTATCGTCTATTGGAAAGGGCTTAACAAGTCAAGTAAAATCAACATCCGCCGGTAGAGGAGCATTAAATGTTGCAAACAAGGGAAAAACCGCAGCATTAAGTACGACTGGTAATTTACTTGGCGGCATTAAAGGAAAAGCAGGCAAATTACTCGGTGGAGTAGGATCTATATTTGGATCTATATTAGATGGAGGGGGAGATGATGCATGTGCGTGCAGTGCAGAGGCAGCACAATCTCTTGAAATTCCTTTATCGAAAGGAATGAAAAATCTAAAGAATCAAAATGCAAAAAGTTTAGGTAATGCAGCTGAAAAAATAGCCGGTAAGTCGAGCAAAGGATTCTTGGGAGGATTAAAAAGCAAGGTTGATTCAGGCATTAAGTCTGGAAAGGGTTTAGTGGGAGGATTATTTGGTAAGGCTGGCGGAGCCACCAGTAAGGCTGGTGGTATGTTGAGCAAAGGAACCGGATTGATGAGCGGACTATTTGGTAAAGCAAGTGGAGTTGCTGCTAAAGCCGGTTCATTATTCAGTAAAGGCGGTGGCTTAATGGGAAGCATGTTTGGCAAGGCTGGTGGCTTCATAGCAAAGGCGGGATTGGCCGGTGCAGGTAAAAGCTTGTTAAAGAAGTTGCCAGGCATAGGTGCTTTAGCCGGCGCTGGTTTTGCTTTGTCGGCATTGGTTCAAGGAAACGTTGGAGGAGCAGTAAAAGAATTGGCAAGTGGACTAGCTGGTGCAATTCCGTTCATAGGACCAGTTCTGTCGGCCGGTATTGACTTCTTTGGAGATGGACTAATAAGTGGTGCAGGAAAACTAGCGAGCAGTGCATGGGAAGGTGCAAAGTCAATAGCAAGTAGTGCGTGGGAAGGTGCAAAAAATCTTGGATCAACATTATGGGAAGGTGCAAAAAATCTAGGGTCTAAACTGTGGGATGGGGCAAAAACTGTTGGTGAGGGCGCCATGTGGTTAGGTCAAAAATATATTGATGGCTGGAAGATGATAGGCAAAGGTGCATTATCAGTAGGTAAGTTTGCTCTGGATGCAGCAACACTACCAGCCAGAACACTTGCATCTGCTGCCGGATGGGCAGGAGGGAAAATTGCCGGGTTCTTCGGAGGCGCAAATAAAGCAGCAGAAACAGGAGCTGCTACGGCCAATAAGATGAGTATGCCAAGTCCGATATATCCATTAAACAATACTACAAGCGGATCAGTTCCGGCGTCAACCGCACGGGTTACCGATATTGGTGAGTCTTTACAAAGAGATGCTGTGACTTCGGGAGCGGCAACAGCAGAAACTTCCGAACTTAGCACAATTGCAGAATCCGGTCAGACTCAAGTTGAAAAATTAGAAAATATGATAACTCTATTACAGCAGATGGTGGGATTCATGAAACCATCACAAGGATCGGGAGAGGGTGGGCAATCAGCAGCCAGCACTGCGACCAATTATGTTTCCTCTAGTCCTCCAAAATATTATAAATGGAAAACAGGTAAACACGGACAAGGCGCATCTAAGGGAATAACAAGCATAGGAACAGTAGGCTAAAAAATGAATGCAACAACAGGAAAAATACTTGAGAATATACCTGACTGCTATATCAAGGTAGAAGGTCGCACAATATACATGAATGTGCTACCAGACATATCAGATAGTAAGTCTGCTGCCTATAACGATGAGCCAGTGATTGGTCGAAGTTTTCCAATGAAAACCTATAGTCACTCAGAAAACAGGTCTATAAATTGGACCGCTTATTTTGTAGTAACACAAGATAGCGACATACAAAAAAATTTAACAGCACTAAGAACAATCGAAAGTGCAGTCTACCCAAGAGTAGGTAATTTTGAACCATATGCACCTCCACCAGTATGTGCTTTAAGATGTGGACATTTATTAAAACCCGGAGGTGAAATAGTTGATACTTGCGCAGTTCTGCGAACATATAGCGTAAAATATCCAACAGATGTTGCCTGGGATAGTGAAACAAAACTTCCTTATAAATTTAGTGTGGATATGACATGGGAAGTGGTTTATGAAAGCAGTAACTTACCAGGTCATAATAGAATATTTAAGGTAGGTGGTTAAAAATGTCAAACTATTATGAAGAAACAAATATACAACCTTCTAAATTTGTAGGATTCTCAAGCAGATATGCGGAGAGTGGAGTTGTGTATTATACTGAAAATAAACTTCTAACATTTAAAACATATAAAAAAAAGAATCATATTCCAAGCAAAAGTGATAAGTATGCAGTTATAACAAAAGGATATGAGTACAGGCCCGACTTGATGTCAAATCAAGCTTATGGAACTCCTGATTTTTGGTGGAAAATATTAGAAGCCAATGGAATGAAAGATATTTTTGAATTTAAGAGTGGCGAAAATATAATCATACCAAACAACATATTATTTTAAAGGCCGGTAAAATGGTAAATATAGATTTTCTTAAAGGAATTAGAGACTACGGATGCAATGCAACAGTAGATACTGTAAAGAAACCCATAGGAGGTCACTCCTTTGCACCATTTGTTGAGTTGAGATTATTTAGTAAACAATTTGGTGTAGACATATTAACGGTAGGGAACAATTCTTATCCAAAAAACGGAAATACTGCTATAATAAAGTCTATGGAATTTGGAACATCAGAGGGCATGGGTTGTGTAATTGAGATATTTGATGAAATGGGAGGAAGTTTCGAAAGAGCATTCACGGCACTTAACAAATCTCTTTATGACTCAACAGAAGATGGAACAATGAATTTTGTACTAGACTTTGGTTGGATAGTTGAAAAAGAAGGTTCTGAGTGTGGTGCTAAGTCGATTGGATTTGATAGAGTGTCGGTGTCTTCACTTCACGGTGGAGATGGAGGCTTTATAAGATTGATCCCTATAAGTGCAAAAATAGCATATGAGCAAGGTAAGATAAAATATACAATAGAGGCAACAGATGCACAAACAAGAATAGCAGAAGCGAGAGTTGAGTGCGTAATAGGAAGCGACCAAAAAAAAGTAGATTTAAAACAAGCTATAAGAGATTTGTTCGAGAAAAAAGAACCGGGACCACAACTTAAAGTAAAATTCTTAGACGCAGAGGGAAAATCAGAATTTAAATTTAAAGTTTCAGATGGAAATGGAGGCAAAGATGGAACCGACAATGGCAATGGACCCAAAGGCGTGTGGACCACCAATCAACAAAACAAATTAGCTGCTGTTAGAAGGTGGATAGCCCCTTTAACAACAACTAATAATAAAGGACTAATAATGCACTGGGATGGTAAAAATGAAGGAAAAACTCCGGAGATAGCAGGAACCATAATAATACAAGAAGATCCCGGTCCAGATCTATGCGATAAAAAAATAAGATGTGAAGACAGAAATATTGGAACATATATTGTAAACGGAGGAGATCTTAGTCCTGTGCTGAGTTTCAATCCTAGTGTTAATTGGCAATTCGCCTTCTCTGCCAAATCGGGTGGTTCGCAATCAGCAGTTAGTGGAAATTATGCCAAAATGGAAGGAAATAAAAATTGTCCGGGAGGCGACAAGCGAGCCAAGGGCGGAACAAGCACGAATTCATCGCCAGGAGGATCACAAATGCATTACAGAGATCCTGGCAGTCAGGCAAAGGAAACAGCAATCTCCGATGCAGCGCATCAAGCAGCAAATAGTCACATGGAAGGACTTAATAGTATTGAGGCAGAATTAAGAATACTTGGAGATCCGAGTTATTGCTTTCCCGTGGGAATGAAAGGGAAATCTTTGGCCCTTGTTGTAATTAATCCTTTTCATATAAGAAAGCATGGCTCTTCTTTTTCCACCTTGTCTGGACAGGCTAATAGAGCAACAGATATAGATTGGTTATCTGAACCATTATGCAATCCTATATTTAGCAACAAAAATTGGCAAATAAATGGAATAAGTCATCAAATAAGAGAAGGACAATTTTCTACTACATTAAAGTTATTCCTAGCAGTACCAGGATCAGATTTACAACCCAATGCTAAATTAGGAGGAGGGGATGACGGACCAGCCTTCAGCATACGTGCCGAGACCGACCCTAATAGATGTGATAAAAAATAAAGGATAACAAACTAATGTTCGCTAATGAAAAAGAATTAAAAGCACTTGATCTCAGGCTTTCAATGATAGAAGAACGATTTGGTGCAATGAGATATGAAACCAAGTCTGTTGTACAAAGTGAATTGAATGACGGACTTAAGATACATATGCAGGATGAGACTTTATTTGGTGTTTACATAGCTCTTTGCGTAGAGACGATAGATATATGGAAGATGAATAGAATAAGGTTCTTTTGTCCATTATTACACAACCCAAAAACACCGATAGATGAACTGCCCTGGGCGATGCCTATATCTAGCATGGGAGGATTCGATGATTGCGGTTTAAATTGGGTGCCTCCAGCAGGATCTGCTGTGGTGGTTTCGTTTGAAGGAGGAAACAGAGAATCACCATATTATCACGGAACAGTATGGAATAGAGATAGAGGACAAGGAAGAGACTCTTGGTCAAATAATATTAAAGAATATCAAGACATACATAAAGGTCACAGAGCAGGATACTTGGTCGGGAAAAACGATGAATCACAAGTTCTTCCTCCATGGAACACTGAGAGTTACAATGGATTTGATTTAAATTCAGTGGTTGATTTTTCAAGCAATGCAGAAGCACAAAAAAGAATAACTTATCCAAATATTTATGGATTCAAAACACCAGAAAAACATATGGTAAAAATGGTTGATGGTGATCCAAAATGCAACAGAAGATGGAAGAGACTTGAAATAATGTCAAGTTGCGGAAATTGGATGATGTTTAAAGACGACCATATACATTATGCCGGTCAGTGGTCACACCCAAGTTGCGGAGCAAAACCAGGAGACGTAAGTTGTGTAAGAGGACAAGATGAAGGAAGCCCCAACGACGATGTTGCAAGATTAAGTAGCAAAACAAAGGCAACAGAAAATACAAACACAAAGGCTCTTTCATACGACCCAAAAGAAAAAACAAGTTGTTCCGGGGGCAAAAGTAATAGCAAGGTAATTGGCGGGCACCCAAGCACAGGACACCCAGAATCAAAATATTCAGATAGCCAAGTGGGTGATAATCCATACTTTAAACACGAAAACGAATGCAGACCATACAAAGGTCCGGGCACTCCTCAAAATAATAGATGTGATTTACCTCAGACGGGCATACAATTTACAAGTATAAGTGGACATACTTTTGTGATGGATGATAGCGTAGAAGAACCAGGCGGAACATTAGGGTGGGAAAGATCTTTAAAGCCATTTGATTTTGGATGTAATGATAATTTTGCAGGAAGATCGTATTGGAAATCGGCCACAGGCCATTTAATAGAAATGAGTGATGTCGAAAAGACTGGGTTGGAAAAATCAAAATTAAGAGCTGAAAATAATTACATAAGAATAAAAAGTGCTACGGGAAATAAAATAGAATTAAATGATCATACAGTAGGAAGTGCCAACTGCCCTGGATGTCCTCCTAACATCGCCGGTAGTCAGAGAGGAATTCATCTACAAAGTACATCTAATCACACAATAGATATGTGTGATGATACAAACGAACAATGTTCTCCATGTAGAAAAGAAGGAGGAAAACCTGAAGCCAAGGCTAAAAAAGCGTATGTTAAAATTAGAAGTGGTTATGGACTAGAAATAATGATGAGTGATTCCAATATACAGGAACCAGAAACTCAACAACAATACATACAAATAAAAGCTCCTCAATATACGAATGATTGCGGACCTCATTTCTTAAGAATGCAAGAAAGCAAATCTCCTGAGAGGTCATTAATATTCTTGAGGGCAGGAGGAAGATACATAATATCAACCTGCAAAGATAAAATAGATATAGTGGGAGACAAGGAAAAGAACCCATCAGATTATATCGAAATAGTCAGTAGATTAAAACTGGTCTCAACAGAGGATTATTACATAAATGTTACTAAAAAATCTCATTTATTCTTAGCTGATGAAAATATATACCTGTTAGCGGGTAAAGACTGTGTTGCAGAGGATGGATCTCCTGCACCTTGTGTCGGTCCGGCATTGGTTTATGTAAACGGATGCGTAAGACTTAGCGATAGAGTTTTTGCAAGCGCCAGTAAGTCGGCACCGGCGGCGAGCATATTCATGCTAGAGCCATTGGTGAACTGCCCAACTAGCTAGAAATTATAAATATGAATAAATTTTTAGGATCACCATATCCAATTACCAAGGGTCCTCATGGATTTTTTAGAACTCAAAGCGGAGTAAATCAGATAAAATCTGACTTATTAGTTTTATTGCTAACCAATCCAGGAGAACGTGTATTCCTACCAGATTTTGGCACACCTCTTAAAAGACTAATATTTGAACAAAATGATACTGCTCTAGAGACATTGGCCAGGAATATGATAATATCTTCTATAGAGAATTGGGAGCCCAGAATAGTAGTGAATCAAATAGAAGTTTCGAGCCAAGCATCTAGAAGCGACCTAAATTCTTACGATACTTACGAGGATATAGAAAATATATTAAGCATAAAAATTATATTCGTAGATCCGGATCAAATATCTGAAGTTCAAGAATTAAGGTTGCAAATTCCTTTAACCTAAGACTATATTATAATATGAATAATTGCCCATTTGATATAACCCCATATGCTCAATCACAGAACATAAGTAAACCCAATATATTTAATTTAAATTATACTAATCAGGATTTCTGGTCCATGAAGACCAGACTTGTGGAATATATAAGGCAAAAGTTCCCCACAGAATTTAATGATTTTGTAGAATCTTCTGTGGCAATTATGCTAATAGAGAACTGGGCGTTTCTTGCAGATACTCTTAGTTTTAAAATGGATCAAATTGCCAACGAAATCTTTATAGACACAGTCACAGAAGTAGAGAATGCATTTAGACTATGCAAATTAATAGGGTTTAATCCTCAACCGCCAATTTGTTCCCGATCACTTTGGACAGCCAAAATAAATAATGTTTTAAATTTTGATTTAAATATACCATCTCCATTTGATATAACAACAACATCGGGCGACCAACTAATAAGAATAGAATTATTCCCCGCAGATGCTAATAATAATCCAATATTTGATCAAAGCATAGTGGTTCCAGCAGGCGGCTTTGTTAATGCAAGCGTAGTTGGCCTTGAAGGAACAACAAGATTAGACACAGTGGATGGAACCGGATCGCCAAATCAAACAGTAAGCTTGGTATACCCATCAGTAATATATGATAGCATAAGAGTTTATGTGGACGGAGTTTCCTGGAATAAGGTGGACTATTTTACAGATAGCCAACCTAGAAGAGAATACAGAGTAGAGTTTGACTCCAATTACTCAGCTTTCGTTATATTTGGCAACAACAGAGCAGGTTTGGTGCCCTCTGGCGGCTCTGTGATTGAGGTAGTTTACAGAACAGGTGGCGGAACCATCGGAAATATAGTTGCAGGATCTGTTGAGACTCAAACTATTATTAATCCAACCGGTTATGAGCTTAGCGTTCCGGTTACATTTAATAATTACACAAAAGGAGAATACGGATATAACGGAGATACAATAGAAGATATAAGAAGAAAACTCCCTCAATACTTAAGAACACAAAACAGAGCCGTAACTGGCACCGATTACAAGACAATTGCTGAACAATTCGCTAGTCCATATCAAGGCCAGATTGGAAAGGCTACGGCGGTCTTAAGAAATTATGGGTGCTCTGCAAACATAGTAGATTTATATATACTGGCTAGGCAGGATGAGAGTAATTTGGAGCTAGCTAGCGACCAACTAAAATCTGAACTCAGGGGTCACATAGATCAAATAAAGATGATAACAGATTATGTATGCGTAAGAGATGGAACTGTATTGAACGCCGCTGTTAGTATAGATATCTTTATGGACAGATTGTATAGAAAATTTGAAGACGAGGTAAGAGAAAAAGTAAACAGAAGAATGAATAGCTTTTTCCTTATTTCAAATTGGGATTATGGTAAAATATTAAGAGATATAGATATAATAAAACAACTATCTGATATCAAAGACCCAAGTAGATACGAAGTATCTTTCACCACAGACGATGGGAATAGCAGTATAATTACACCAAAATTCAATGAAATTATACGCCCAGAATCAATACAAATCAATTTTACATATGAGAACAATTAGTTATGATATTAACAATAGATCAAAATCCCTCTGTGACGGACGAAATATTATTTACATTTAACACAAAAGATGTCAATAATAAAACAATAGATCCTTATAAAGTAGATGCACTAAAAATATATTTTATTGAAAGAGATTTTGCCAGCACAGATAATAAAGAATACTCTGCCGAGAGCTATTATAACCATGATTATATTCAAGGAGAAATTCACAAAGCAATAACATCTGGTGGTGGGTCGGGCGAAAAAGTCATTAAGTTTATGACAGAGCACTCCCCGATTATAAACGGAACTCTAAGTGGAACTATTTTCAAAGATCTAAATATAGTAAACACCTTTACTCTAGACAAGAAAAACAGATTTATATTAACAGATATAAGAACGGGCGGAATTTCTCCTGAATTTAAAGTTAATTGCGGAAGCGTTAACTTAGAAACAGGAGAAATTAGTTTAACTTGGAATAAGGATCCAGGCTCATATAAGATAATAATTAACTATGAATACAAAATGCCTAACGGTAACGACTTTTTTTATTACAAAGAAGCAACTCCAGTCGAGATAGTTGGAAGTGAAATTTTTCCTGCTTGGTTGTCAACAGATCAAGAAAAATCTTTAATTGTAAAAGATAATTGCTCAGAGGGACTTTTTAATTATACATGGAACCCTTCTGGAAGAAGGGAAGGTGACTATTTCATATGTTATACTTGGACCCCTTATGCTGGAGCATCTTCCTTATCTAGTCATGAAAGATTTTACTTAAACGGATCAACGATATTAAACACAAGCATACCTAGCCATCAAACAGTTCCAGGGAAGTATGAGGAATTACTAGATAGATACCTACCCGAAATGTTTAAAGCACTAATAGCGGACGAAGATAGAACACCAGACGTTTTAGATAATTTTAATAAATCAGTGGCCAAGGGTTTTACGTTTCTCGAGGACTTGACCAATCAGATAGTAGATTTATTTGATGCAAATGTAATAAGTGAATCACTCTTGAGTTATCTCGGAAACACCCTAGACCTTAAACTAAAGAGTTCGGATCCAACTTTGTGGAGAAGGCAAATAAAGGAAGCGGTACCCCTTTTTAAGAAAAAAGGATCCATACAAGCTATGAGAGAATCATTCTCTCAAGCCGGGATGAAACTATTAAGATTAGTAAATTTTTGGCAGATAAAATCGCCTTATTTCCATATAGACTCTTTTTTTTACACACCAGAGATGAAAGAATCGTTTGTTCTTTCAAAAAAAATTCTATTAAATCCAGTGGGTCAAAACTATTTGCCCGATTTATTTTTAATTAAATCAACATCTAAAGTTGAAATATCTTTAAATTTTAATGAAAGTGTAGAAATATCTACCGATAATCCATTGCAATTAAATTGGATATCAACTCAACACAAACTAGAAGTAGATGACATAATAAGGTTTGAATATTATCATAAAGAGCCAATAAATGAAAAAGAGAGAAATTTAGAAAGATATATAAAATCGCTTCCTCTTGCAGACGATAGGGAAGAATATAATATACTAAAAGATTCACAAGTCTTCAGGCAATATCCGCTTAAAAATTGGAATGTTCGTTTAATAAGAGAAGATGACCCATTAATAGATTCTATATTAATTGAACGACATCCATTTCATGAAGATTTAGTTTTTGGAAAAGTAAGAACAGAATTCCCGTATTCTGAAAATGTTTATAACATGGAAGAGTACAACGGAAGCATAAGGGACTCTTCAAATCCCTGTGACATAGATAAAGACTTCATTGACCCGTGCTCTTATTGTAGGTCGGGTAAATTCGATGTTGATCTAGAAATAGAGAACCTATCCTCAGACAGATTATTAGAAGTAAAGGATATAGTCACAGAAAATGCACCTTTCCATTCGGTTCTTAAAACAATAAATATATTTGGAAACAATAGTGAATTTGTTACACCTCCCTTAGAAGAATACGAGATATTAATAACACACAATTACCTGGAGTCTTCAGTTGCAGGAGGGGCAACTTTATTTAATAGAAATAAATTTTTAGAGAATGTTGTAGGAAGAAGCGATCTAACAACTAAAAGTTTTGTAAAAACAGAATTAATTAATTTTTATAATAAAGATAAGGTTTTGTTTTGTCCTGATGTTAATTTTAGCTCTCTGTCAGTGGGAGAAGATTGTTACATTGAAGTCTTCTCTTCTATAAACTCTGGGGTGTATGGGGTTGTTGACGGAAATAAAAATCAAATCAACGTAGATGATCGAAGAGACTTATTAATGGAACCAATAAATAATTCTCCATTTATTTTCGATATCTATAATGAGATATTTAGCTCTAACGCTTCTTTGGAGCGGAGCGATGTGATTGAACTCGAAGATACATCGGTTAATTTTAATAACTTAGAAGATATACATAAAATAAAATTAACTATAAATAATCAAGATTATTATTTTGACTTAATCAAAATAATGAATCAAAATAAATTATTATTAAATAATAATAATTTAATAATTAACGGCAATCTCTCATCTAATTATCGAATAGTAAATTCATTAAATCAAGAGATAATAATAAAGGGAACATCAAAAATCTCAAGATGCAACATAAAATATACCAATAATTCAAAGGTTGTTTTCGATGAAAATATACCAAATAAAACAATATTAAAGAATTACAATAACTTCTTAAGTTTTAATAGTGGATCAACAGAGAATTTATGTAAAGTTACGTCTATAGAAGAAAATTATGTTTATATTACTGGGTTTTATGGGGCTAATTTGGGTGGCATACAAGTAAAATTCCGTCAAAATTTAGCAGAAAAGAAATCGGGCTATTTTGGTTACAATGGAATAGTTGCAAAAATTAGCGGAGATTTAAAGGGAGAGTTGAACATAAAGAATGAAGACGAAGAAGCAACATCCGAAGATTCTTTTAAAGAAGATTATGCCCTATACTTAAATTCCAATGGAAACTACTACTTTATATCTGAAATAAACTATTATGAAGGTATAGACACAACAGTAATGAGTCTATCTGGCGTCTTTGATAATTTTGGAACTCAGGACACAAGCGGAATACAGAATAATGTTAGTATATACAAGTACACAAAAAACAGCTCCACAATAGTAGATGACTATACCATGAAAGAAGTAGAACTAAAAATAAATAGAACAAGCAATGAGATAATAGAAAAGTTTGATAAGCAGAACTTAAGTGCCCAAGCTAATTCAAAAAATGGCCCAGCAGATTTCTCGGAACAAAGTGAAGACATTCAAATAATTATAACAAATCTAGACGGAACAAAAGAAAGAAAAGAATTATGATTAACAATGAACAAAAAGTAAAAGGCTTTATAGATGTTTCTATAGAAGATAGGAAGAAAAATAAAGTCTTATACAGAATAAACAATACAATATTAAGGTCTGGGAAATCTGCCCTTGCTATGAGTTTAGCAAACGAGATTAGTGGACAATATTATCCTTTTTATATAAATAAAATAATATTTGGCAATGGCGGTATGATTGAAGGTAAATTAAGAACTGTTAATGCAGAACGATCGTCGTTGTTTGGATCCGAGGTAATATCAAAGCCAATAATATCCAGTATCGATCCAAATATACCGACACAAGCAACCTTCACATCTGTACTGACTTTTGATGATGCAATAGGACAAACCATAAATGAAATGGCACTAGAAATGGCCAATGAGAGTTTATACAGCATGGTGGCATTTCCAGATTTAATGAAAACAAAAGACATTCAAATAACATGGAATTGGCGCATTAATTTCATCTAACTAATTCTATATAATTTTATGCCAACTACAACAATAGCACCAATAGCAAGACCACCTGTGCCTCCTTCTTTGGAAGCCTATGGAGTTCCATTATATCAACCGAATGATCCATATCATTACGACTTTGACAACAAGCCAATTAAAACTCTAGTGATGAGGGACCAGATAATGTCTGGTCAGATCAACCAGAATTCACAAATACTAAGAGAAGGTGCCGGTGATTCAGGTAGTCTCCCTTTGAGACTAGATCGATCTTTGGAAAAGGACGGAAACTTAAAACCAGGAGCAATAGATCAAGCCAATCACAGTATAGCGCACCACTCAAATGGAAGTAAGCAAATAACACAAGAAGAAATGGATGAATATAATTCTTTAGGTTATACTTTAAATTCATCACCAGATTTCGTGGTTATGTTAAGAGCAGAGAGAGATAAGCTTTCGCAAATAACTGCCGATGCCAATAATATAACATTCCAATTTCCAGGTATGAGCACCCCGGTGGATGGGGGAACGATAGAATTCCAAGACTCGTATGGAATTTATTGGGAAATTAGCAATCCCTCCGATGAAAACATAGTAATTAAACCCATACTCAATAATGCCACTGATCACAAACATTTTTATGAAGTTACTCCTGTTTTTGCAAACGGAGAATATCAAATATCTGGTATTCAAGAATTCAAAAAAGATACCTTGAGGGTATATGTTAACGGAGTCAGAATACCATCGTGCTCACAGAATTGTTCAGCTTCAGACGGAATATATTATCCTGCATTTAGCTCCACGGTAACAACTCAGCCACCACAATTAAAAGCTCCAAATACGCAATGGAATAACTTGTATTTCACAGAGATGAATGATGAAGCAAAATTCACGCTTTCCTCAACCTTATCAAGTTATGATAAAATTTTTGTAGACTATGAAATAGAAATAATGCAGTCGGCAACAACCACAACAGCTCGGCCTGTGACCACCACAACTTTGACGCCGACCACAACAACTTTATCGCCATTTAATTTAAATTCAATATCTGTCTCGGATGTTACCGGCAATTATCCGAGCATAACAGATATAATAACAGCGGGAAATAGGATACAAATAATTAGTGATGGGGATCCTTATCCAGCATTGGCCGGGAATCCATTATTCAATGATGGTTTAATTTCTAGAACCTTCTCGAATTCAAACAGCATAGCTGATCAAACACACAATTTCTTGTTTACTTATAGGGGAGGTTTGAATAACTCGGAAAATCCCCAAGATACAAGCTTGGGCGCAATAGGAGTCACAGTAAACGGAGTTGTTTTATTAAATCCATCTGCAGGGTATGGATCACTGCCCGGGGGGACCGACCTACCAGGAACGGGATACCAATTTAATGCTGTTCTCAACAGCTCTTTATTTGGTGTTGATGAATGTGGTGGTAGTCCAAATGAAGAAGGAATGTATAGTTATCGTGATGGATCATTCTTGAAAAATTGTTGGAGTGTCAATAAGTTTTACGGAAAAAATACCTATTATAGTGGAAGCACCTACCAGGGAGATCATTTTAGACACGGAAACGGACATTCAAAAATAGTAGGATTCTGCTTTGATGGATATCCTATTTATGGTCCATACGGCTATTCTAATTCAATGTCCGCCTCCAGCAATGTAGTGCAAATGTTATCCTCCTATAGAACATCTACGACCGAGAAATCTGGACGTGGTTACTCTTACGACGAATATCCTGCGGGCTCTTTTATAGAAGATTATAATTATATCCAAGCAGACTACATGCCAAATCCATACCTAGATGAGTATAATGGAAGATACTGTGTGACGCCAGAATATCCAAATGGCACATATGCTTACTTCTTAACATTTGTAAGCGAAGACTTAAATACACCCGCATATCCCTACATATTTGGCCCAAAAACAAGACAGATAAGAGAAACAGGCGGGGATCCACAAAATCAAGGACCAGGACCACACGCATTCTATGTAAACATTACCTCCATCCCCGGCACAGCTTATGTGCTAAATGGTAAAGATAATAATGGGGTATTATCTGGGAATAATTTATCAATAAATGTCTTGGTTGGTGATGCAATAATACTAAATATTTCAACTTCTGGACACCCAGTATGGTTGAAAAAGTATGATGTTACTGGTTCTGGTTCGGATTTAATGGGCATCAATAATAACGGAACAGATGATGGAACCATAACCTGGGTGCCATCCGAACCAGGGACTTATTACTATATATCAGAAAATAGTTTTGATATGCACGGCAGCATAATAGTAACTTCTTCTTGAAATGCAATGTTCTAGCATTTTTACTATAATAGAATACCTATTAGGAGTAAATAAAAATGCCAGAAATAAAAGAAAAAGTATCTGAACTCTTGAAAAATGATGTAGTCTCTCGGCACAGTTATTTTCAATTGAAATATTTTCTAATTGGAAAAGAGCCCACAAATCAAGCTAAAATGTGGCAGTGTCTGCGGGAATTAAAGGCTAGACAAGAGATTTTAAATAGCGTAGATCTCCAGTTGGAGGAGGAAAAAGATAATCTGGAGATATACAATATTAGTTTATTAAGAATAGATAGTAAAGAAAAAGAAATAAAAGATGAACTTGATTTACGAGAATTAGAAATCAAGAAAAGACAAATCAAGAGAAATATATCAAATGTTTCAAATAATGTACAATCACTATTGAGCAAGAAAAAGGATACCGAGGAGGAGTGTGAGTTCTTTATTCAAACGTTTGAGAATATAGAAAAAACAGAACCTTTAAAATACTTTGACGACTTAGATTCACAAAAAGAATATTGGGGTACTAAACTTTTAGAAAAAATTAATTTGAAAATATTGCTTCAAAATAATGTAGATATAGATCTTGTTGAAACAGCACTATCTCTACCGGATGATGTCCCAATTAAACAACAAGTTTTAAACAAACTTAACTATCTACAGAGTAACATGTTAAAAATAAAAGAAGGGTTTCAAGAAAAGATAGGTAATAATGGCGAGAATTGATAGCTTAAGAGACGGTTACCAGACAGGAGATCTATCACTATATCCAGAAGCACTGGATGGCAGGGAGAGTCTGTACGAGGTTAGGAATAACGCCGAGACAAAGTTAACTCAAAGTCTAAGTTATTCCGGCACTCGAGTAATTGTTGGTGATACATCCAGCTTTCCGAGCAAGGGAATAATTAAAATAAGCGGAGACAGTGATAAACAAGGTGAATTAATTTATTATGGATCAAAAACTGTAAACACCTTTAAAGACTTAGTTCGTGGTTTTGCAGGATCAAGACAGAATCAGTGGGACATAAACGCCAAAGTTGGAAATACTGTTAGTGCTGAGCATCATAACGCAGTAAAAGATGCAATAATGAAGATAGAGACAAATTTGGGATTAATAGAAAGTCCAGATCCAATATCTCTTAATGGAATACTAAAAACTCAAGAAAATAGATTTTTAACACCAAAACCATTATTCAGAGCATATCCAACAAGTGGCGCTCCTCCATTATCTGTGACATTCCAAAATTTTAGCACGGGGCCACTAGTTAGATATTTTTGGGATTTTGGAGATGGCACAACATCTACAGAGAAAAACCCAATACATCATTATGTAACAGAGGGTTCTTATAGTGTAGAATTGACTGTTGTGAGTGTGTTGGGTGGCCAAGCGATAATGACCAAGAGCAACTATGTTTTGGTTTCAAATGAAGAGAAACAACCATTTTTCTACATATCTTTAATAAACAATCCTAGACCAGACAACCTATCAGGCGGTATAATAGCAAATTATTTAAACACCAACACTGGGTATGGTCCTACAATTTTTGAGTTCATAGATCAAACAGACGGAGACATACAAGAGAGATATTGGAACTTTAACTCACCTGGTAGGCTAATCAAAAGAATGCATAAATGTTCTGGTTCTTTATCTTCTGGGGGTAATTATAAAATCGTCGTAAACGGAAAAAATGTTAAAAATAATTTTGAAGGTAAGAAGTTGGCATTAGTTGTTAATAATAGCGACCCTGCGAAGCCGACCAATTGTTACACAATGAATATTAATAGTATTAAGTATGGCATACTTTACACAGATACAGCTACAAATACTGAGCAGGTTGATGAAAAAATTTCAACACATTGTGATCTAAACGGAGCCACTCCAATATACAGAACAGAAATTATAGCTACTATAGCCGGAGGCTCCAGTGCAAATCTATCAGGCTTCAATGTTAGTAATGCAAAAATAGGTGCGATTGAAAATGATTCCGTTCTTAATTACAGAGAAATTGATCCAAACATACATGTTGCATACTTTATTTACGAAAAACAATACTCTCAACCACAACCCAGCGTTTTCGTTTTGTATAAAAATCAAGTAATTAAAAAGGCCTTTCTCAAAAAAGAAAATACAATAGAAATAATATAAATGACTCTAAGCAATTACCCATATGATTTTGACAACAATCAAAACCTTTATGTTGTCCACGACTATTTGAGGTTAAAACTCGCTGAGGACTATAACCCAGGAGATACAACTATCACTGTGTATGAGAACGCCAGCGTAATGTCTAAATTCCCTGGGTCTGCAGAAGGCGGTGGCACAATAACATTAACAGATCAATGCTCTAATCCAGAAGAAAGAGCAATATCTTTTACATACACGTCTAAAACCACAACCACATTCGAAGGAATAAAAATAATCCCAGGATTCAAGAGTGTAGCAAAATACAAAGATTTAACTAATGTAACACAAAATGTGATGGCACAGCACCACAATACGTTAAAAGATTCTATTATAGCAATAGAAAAATTTGCTGGGTTGCGGGGATCCAAGGCGGAAATGCCGTTAACAGGCACTATAGAGGAAAGAATTAATTATCTAAGAAGCATAGTTTTAATTCCAAAAGCATGGTTTAGCGTAGATAAAAGACTCGGAGTTTTATCCCCAATTTCAAGTGATAAATGTCAGAACAAAAAAGGCTTGATTGTAAATTTTACCGATCTTAGTTTCAGACTAGGGACGGACGGATCTAGCGAGAGACTAAAGCACACTTGGTATTTTAATTTAAAACCCACAGTGAATGACTACGGAGCTCCAATAAACAAAGCAAGTGATGACAAAGATGTAACATTAAATAATATGGATTTTTATTATGATTCAGAAGAAACCTTATCCTACGAAACCATAATCGATGGACTTGCGGTCGCTGATAATCAAGTAAAACAATACATTTATTGCAATCCTGGAATTTACACAGTCGCTCTTAAAGTTGAAAATGATTTTGGTGAGGACACAGTAGTTTTTGATAAATTAATCAATGTAAAAGAAGCTTGTCCAGATGAAGCCGAAATTATCTTTGTTCCAAAATTAACACAATTTATTTTTAACAATAACCTTAGAACCCCTGTCAACGTTCCAATTGATGTCCAAGTCACAAACGCTGGGGCCAAGGCAAATGATGAGATAACAAATTATACTTGGTCAATAGCAGATGATCTCAACCACTTCAATTCAAATGTTACAAGAGCAGTATTTAGTGTGGGCGGATTGTATGACGTAATATTAAGAGTAGACACAAAGTTCGGAAACTACAGAATAACAACTCTTGAGAATCAAGTAGATGTTGTAGAAAAATTAAATATGTGGTTATGGACTATAAATAATGGATCAAACTCAATAACACCTCATGAATTTGGATTAATTAGCGAAACTTTTAAAACTTTATCGACTAAGAGTATAGAAAAAATAGATGATAGTTTTATAAGAAATAATAATTATATAACCTGCACCGATCCCGATTACTATCGATCAGAGAAATGTAGAAAGATAAGAGAATTTAATAGAAATAATGGTTTTTCAAAATCTGATGCGGTGTTGTCGGGCGATGGATCATCTGGCATAGTTTATTGGTCTACAGGCCGAGGTGCAGCAGAACCAATTAGCAAAGAAAAAATTAAACTTCAAAATTATTCAGGTTTTACAGATTGTTATTCATCTTTATCTGTTTTGGGGTCTGCTAATTCGGAGATAAACAGACAATGGAATTGGGTTGGTTTATCTTCAAAAACTTCTTTGTATTTCCTGTTTGGTTTGTCTGATCCTAAATCGGTTCAAACAAACACGACTGTTCAAAAGTTGTCTTTAGCAAACAAATCACTGAGCAGTTACACGGATTTAACATATTCAAATGGAGCCGAGGAACTTAAGGCCAACTCAATATTTGATTTGTGGAATACTGGGGCCACCACAACCACCTTAAATCCAGCATCAAAAGAATACTATAGTTGTTATAGGTCTGTTTGGAAGGATGGGGCTGGGTATATCTTAAGAAATCAAGATCAAGGAACATTTTTTAGATTCAGAGGATTTTATAAAACATCCGGCACGACGGTCAATGAAGTAACAGGAATCAAGAAAATAAATGACCTATCTGGCCCCACCAAGGCTGAGGGAGAATTATTAAATATGACTAACGGGATATTCCTTTTTAATAACTCCGGTAGTGTGGGAGTATTTAATTCCAACACAAATGTTTGGATAACAGGCGGCCCCGGAACTAATTCTAATCAATTTAGAAGTATGCAAGATGTGAATGTCTCTGGCTTTGATGACCAAAAACAAACCTTATTAGCTTCGAGCGATGAGGATCATAATGCATATATAAGTTATGACTATAGCGAAAATTCATTCATTAAATTCAACGATATAGACTTAACTTTCAAATATATAGGTAATAGACCAAGTGGAAAACAATGGCTTTCTACCATATATTAATTTATAGGAAAAAATAAATTGAGTAAACCACCACCAAATATACTGTATCCTAGAAAATATGACTCAGATGAGACTCTTTTTTTAGTTTATAATACATCTGAATCTATACTAATCAAGGACAATCCTCCTTGGTCAGAAACCATAGAAATAAAACCATCTCCTCAAGAGTTATGGGCTAACAATGGATTCGCAAACATAAACGGAGAATTGTTTTATTACAACTCAGTAGAATTAAATTTCAATCCAGAAGTAAATGTATCAAATATTTTACTGAATTCTTCTGGGGTGTTTGTTAAAGAAAATCACGGATTGATAGATGGTTCTATAGTTAATTTTCAAACAGCAACTAGCTCGTTTTTAGTAGGCACAAATTATTATGTTGTAGAAGCGACTCAGAATAATTTTAAACTTTCGATCAAAAAGAATGGGTCCGCACTGTCTCCCATAGGCTCATTAAACACCAGCGGAATCGTTCTGGTCGTGGGTAGAGTTTGCAAGTTTAAGGAATGTGTCAGGAACATGGGAGGAAAGCAAACTAAATTAAATTATGCAGGAGCAAAGGTCAGAGGATTTGTAGTGGCAGAACACCACAATCAAATTGTAGATGCAATAATAAGTTTAGAAAACTTTATAGGTTATAATTTTACAGATAATCAATCCACTTTAGATTGGAAAATAAGAAATTTAAACTCATTGCCCACAATATTTGATGATCATTCTTGCCCAAGCGTCAACTTTACGTTCGATATTATAGATAACAATTTAACCACAGGAATAACAGCTCAATATTCTATAACAATAGATAACAGTACGGCAAGTACCAATTTCAGATTAGACTTCGGAGATGGACAATACACCACAACGGAATATCAGGGAACACACACTTATTCAATCGGATCTAATTACGATCCCACACTGAGTGTATTTAATAATAATTGCTCACTTACATTGACTCCTACTGAGAGATTAACTCCTCTAGAGCCGGTGAAGCAGACAATAACAGATGGCTTGGATATACCAGTGCCTCCTCCTCCGCAAATTCCTCCTATACTTATCACTCCATTTCAAGTTGTTCCAAACAAATATAACATACCTCCAATTGTTTTCCCGTGTTTAGATATAGCTCAGAATACCCCCGGCACCAGTATCCCCAGCAAAATAGAGATAGTACCTCCGCTGAAGGTTCCATCTTTAATAACCATAACACCAATCAACATACCAGGAAAAATATCAATAACACCAATTAATATACCTGGAAAGGTAGAGATTGTTGTTCCTACTCCATTTAATATACCAAGTAAAATTGAAATTAGCCCAATTAATATACCGGGAAGAATAAGCATAGATCCAGTTCAAGTGGACATAACATCGAGTGGAATACCAATACCAAGCACGATAACAATATCTCCTATTAATATACCAAGTCATATAACTGTAGATCCTATATCAATTGATATAAATACAGCCGGAGCGGCTATACCTAGTGTGATAAATATAAATCCAATAACTGTAAATGTAGATGTTCAGGACAGCATACCTTCAGTGATAACGGTAAATTCTCCGCTAATATATTTGCCTGATGTGGTTAACATTAATTACAACGGACCAACTATACCAAGTTCTATAAATATTAATGGAACTTCTTTGCCACCCATAGAAATAGATCCAACTGGTTTGAACGGAGTCTATATTCCAGTGAGTTGGGGACCGGTGCCAGAACTAAACTGCACCGTTACTGTTCAATGTCCCACAAGTGGCGGCGGATATGGAATGGTAAAGCCAAATGGCCTAGACGGCATGGATGATAACACAATGGAAATTCAAGTCAGTGACATAGGGATACCGAGTGTCATTAATGTGGTTGCCCCTAAATTCCCAGACATAAAAATAGACGCATCAGAAATTCCAAGTTCAATAAAAGTTGAAAGAATAGAAGGAATATCGGAAATTAAGATTATTCCTCCTATAATGCCCATACCTTCTGAGATAAAGATAATAAGTGAGGCCAAGATCCCATCTAGCATCCTTTTGGATGCGTCGGAATTACCTAAATCAATTCCAATTGTCAATATGGATATTCCAGAAAGTATAGGATTAAAATTAATTGGGGACTTCCCGTCCGAAATTAAATTGAATGCGGAAGGAATACCTGATACCATTCAGGTCGTAGGAATACCTCCGGTAATAGAATTAAAGGGAACAATACCTGATACTATTCAACTTGTAATGCCTGAGAAACCAGAAATAGAAATGGTTTATAAGGGTGCACCAATTGATGTTAAAATACAACTTGATATCAGCAAGGTAACTGGCGAAGGTGATAAATTAAATTGCGTCAGCATAGTCCCCTGCAAGTGAAATATGCAAACTAGAACTAAAAAAATAAAAAACAACGAGTTTATAAAGACTCCAAGTTATAACTTTTGGGTTAGAAACTTTTGTAATTATTCTTGTCCTTACGTTGATATAAATTCCACGACATCTGAAAAAGAATACTTTCTTTTTCTTGAGAACGAATTCTACAATAATAAAAACAGATATTCATGGATAGATTCAGAAAATATCTATCACCCAACAGTAGCAATAGTATCGGACGGTTATGATTTTGAAAACTCTCATAAAGTCTTAGAAGATCAAAACGTATGCGTGCTTGCAGTAAATGGAACTCTAAAGAAATGGAAAAACAATAAATCTCCAAATTATTATGTTGTTAACAATCCATATGATGAATGTTTAAATTATTTGCCAAGAACAAATAGAACTCTCCCCAGATGCATAGCTTCAAGCAAGACTAATCATACTTTTTTAGAAAGATACAATGGAATAAAATATAAATACTATGCAGTAAATGAAGAGAGGGTAAACTATAGTGGATCAAAAGAAAATATGTATCAAATAGATGATTATAGAAATGTAATATGCGCTGCCATTAATCTTGCATATAGATTTCAGTGCAAGAAATTACTGTTGTTATCTTGTGATGATTCCTTTATTGAAAATAAGCCGGGTAGCGTTAAATTAGAAAGCGGCCTATATTCTTATCCTCAACAAAATTTAATATCAGAAATAATAGATTGCTGTCTTCACTGGTTAAAGGGTAAAATGGATATAAAATATTATGGGCATTCTAAAAAATTAGATAATGCTGGATACATACAACTTAGTGACGTGAAAGAATTTATAACTGATGAAAACACCATTTGACGACAACTTTTCATTTTTGAATGAATTTAATAAGTGGATAAAACAGGACAAAGTTCCCTCTATGCCAAAGCTCCAAGAAAGAGTCTATCCAAAAAATACAAAAAATCTTGGCACTAAAATAACAATAGACGAGGGAAATCACAAAGAAATAAAAAAAGATTTCATAAGAAGTGGCGGGACAGTCATAGGTAGTGAGGAAGATCTCCTGAGACTAGAGGTTAACGCAGGAACTTTTTACATAAACAAAAAATACGTTTATTGAATCGTCCCCTTCTGGACCATGTTTTTTTGTTTTGGGAAATTGTTTATATTAACAACAACCTGAGGGGTTATAAGTATCATAGGGTTACCATTGACTGGGATATTGGAGTATCCTCTGGCTTTTAGATTTAGTTTTATTTCATCAAAAGTTTCGGCAGTCTGGACCCATGGTTCCCAATATATTTTGTTTTGTTCGATGGTATCGGCTATCTTGCCTTCCCAGCTTGGAGGAAGCCCAAGTATTTTAATACTAGACAAAGCAATTGGATTAATTTCTCTACATAATAATTTGGCTAGTATCTGTACACCTTTTTTATCTCTCTTTGCCAAATAAAGCCATAAAATTTTAAGATCTTTTTGTTTGTTCATATAATTTTTTATTTTATTAATATATATAACATATATGAGTAAATTCAAGGTAAAACTAAAGAACGCAGTCCAAGGATTGCTAGATATATATAACGAAGACATAAGCATTCAAAGAAGTATTTATGTTACAGGCCCTCTTGGAAAGCACAGAGAATTAAAGGATGGTCAAATATTCACAGATTCCAATTACTGGAAAAGATATGCTTATCCACAAGCCAAATTAGAAGATGCGTTCATAGAGGTGCTAGAGGATGACGGGTCTGTTTATGTTGATAAAACAAATAATAACGCCCCCAGAGTTTACATATTATCAGTAGAGGGAGATTTTGAAAACAATGTAGTAGACTTGGGTGTTAGTGAATTTGCCGAGTTCGTACAAATATCAAACAGAGGGTCAGATACTGTCAGCGTTAGAATAAATTCATCGAATGATGCAATTTTTGGACTTTTAGGAAGTGAAACACAAGTCTTTAATACAGGTGATCTAAACATCCAAAAAATAGAATTTTCAAACGATAACCAAGAAACAGTCCCCGTTCAAGTAATAGCATCGGTGAATGTAGTATCAGGGAGTTAATAATGCCTCAACTCATTAAACCAGGTGATGTAAAAATAATAACAAAGGATGGAGAGGTTAAAATATCTATCTCTTTGGATTTGAATATAAATATGGGAGAAATCTCTAGTGGGGTTGGAATATTAAAGAGTAATATTGAAGAAAAAATAAACAAAAAAGAAGAAGACAAAGTCCAGTGGGCAATCCCGGATTTTGCACCAACAGAAAAAATTAACTTTGGAAAGGGTGGCTGATTCAGTGGTTGGGATATATGGAATTAAAAATAAAATAAACGGAAATATTTATATCGGACAAAGTATAAAAATTGAAAGAAGATGGTCTAAACATAAAACGGAACTAAAGAAAAATAAACATCCAAACCAATACCTACTTAATTCATATAACAAATACGGAAAAGATAATTTTGAGTTTTTAATATTAGAAGAATGCGAAAAAGAAAAATTAAATTCCATGGAAGAAAAATGGATCAATGTCTTCTCTAGGGAGAAAATATATAATATTAACTTAAATGTAATTGATCTTAATGGAGAGAAAAACCCATTTTTTGGTAAAAAACACAGTATAAAAACAAAGAAAAAAATGTCAATTTTGAAAAAAAATAATTATAAAGGAGATCTTAATCCAAATTTTGGAAAAAAACAATCAAAAGAATCAAGATTGAAAATGACTCTAGGGAGAGCTAAAAGCGGTCTAACAATAGAAAACGTTTTAGAAATAAAACAACTACTGCTATATGGTATAGAACATAAAGTAATAGCAGAAAAATTTAAAGTTGGACGAACAGTAATAACTAGAATATCCAACGGTACTAGGTGGACGAATGTTACCGGTGGTCCAGTTGTACCTGTAGTTTATGACACTGATGGAAGAAGAAGAATTTCTGAGAACCATCGTAAAAACAAAAAAAGAAAAAAGGAGAAATAAAATGGGTATTGGCGCAGATGTTGGAACTTATAATTTAATCAATTGCAAAAGGGATGATGCAGGTAATTTTTCTTACAAAAAAGAAGTGAATGCATTCATAGAACTCCCACTAGAGAACCGATTTGTTTTCAATATGATGAAACAAGCTGGTGTTCCGTTGATAGAGAGAGCCAATGTAGCCTATGCACTTGGTGAGGCAGCGGTCAACATGGCCTATACCATGAACAGCCTCGAATTAAAAAGACCGATGGTGGCGGGGTGTGTTAATCCAAAGGAAAAAGATGCTTTTCAAATAATGAGTATTATGATTCATAGTCTAATAGGAGAGGTTTCACAAGATAAAGAATTACTTTATTACAGTGTTCCTGCGAACGCAATCAATGAAGAGACTGACGCCGATTATCACGGCAAAATCTTAGAAGCCATATTCAAGTCATATAGATCAGAGAAGGGCTTCTCAGTCGATCCTAGGCCCATTAATGAGGCATTGGCTATAATATATGCTGAACTGGCTCATAAATCATATACGGGCATAGCAGCATCTTTTGGCGGTGGTATGGTAAATGTTTGTTATGCAATGTTTGGCAATCCAATATTTAGCTTCTCGATAGTGAATAGTGGTGACTGGATTGATAAGATGGCCGGGAAAGCCGTTGGTGAAAGTCCAACTTTTATTAATAAAGAAAAAACAAAAATAGACTTAACAAAACCAGCCACTACTCTTGTTGAGAGAGCAATACAAACCCAGTACAGATTAATGATAGAACACACTGTAACTGAGATCAAAAAAGGTTTCGCTAATGTTCAGAAAAACGTAAGAACAGAAGACGAAGTAGACTTTGTCGTTGCCGGTGGAACTGCCACTCCAAACGGATTCAAAGAAATGCTTGGAGAGTGCTTGAAACAAGCAGAAATACCAGTTAAAATAGGACAGATCATTAAACCAGAAGATAATTTATATTCTGTTGCGAAGGGTTGCTTGTTAGCGGCAGAAAACGCAAAATGATTCATCCGCCATGTGTGGAAGGAAATCTTTCATCGTCCGCAAGGGCGATGATTGCATTTTTAGGCATAAAAAGCACAAAATAAATTTCTTTATAACTATATTATTACATGGAAAAAAATAAAAGTGTTAGCGACCTAGGCTCAGCAGCCTATATATTAATGCACAACTATCGTGTTGTTGGGCGCAAAGGCAAAGAAATAATCTTCGAAGTAGAGAATGAAGAGAAATTCGACGAGCTTTGTTTGGATTATCTTTCTAGCGAATTCCATAGATTTGATAGCTGCATAATGTCGCTCAAAAAGATAAAAGAATATAATTTTGATTCTAGAAATACCAGATTTGCAACAGATCTGGGTGTTGCTGCTTATATTCTAATGCACAAGTATAAAGTTCTTGGAAAACGTGGAAAATCAATATACTTTGAAGTAGAAAATGAAGAAGTCAATAGTAAATTTCAAGGTTTGGCCCTAGAGTATCTTTCTAGCGATTTCCACCGATTTGATAGTTGCCTCATGTCTTTAAAGAAAATCGGGGAATATATTTCCGAGTCTAATTAATATATAAGTTATTATGATAACTGATATTGAAAAGAAAAAATTAGAATTATCCCTTAAAATAGATGAACTAATAAAAGAACTCAAAAATAAATTCTTGACATCGGCATCGCCTGTAGCATCAGGCCCCGATGGAAAGATGGGTGTATGGGACCACGTTAAGAATTGGTGGAATAAATTTAGATATGGTAAATTTGGCAACCTAGCCCAGGTTGAACAGGACCCAGAGGCAAAAAAAGACACAGCAAAGGCTGGGGATGAGCCAAAATCAGAGTGTTATCAATTTTCTTTTCAAGAATATAGAGCTATTAAAGATAGTTGTGATATCTTAGAGACAATTATAGAAAAAAATCAAGATAGTCTAAATGAGGAAGAGTCGGAAAATCTCAAGAATCTAAGATTATTCAGAATAATAGATGATTGGGGAAAGAAATTTAAACAAGTAATATTAGATTTGGTTTATTCTGCTGAGTCGACTCCGGTAGCTCCGGTTGAGGGAGAAGGTGTTAGAAAATCTGAGCCTACGGTGGGCCCATCGGATCCAAAAGAAAAAGAAAAGTCAACAGCATTGGCCCCAGAAGTTAAGCCCAAGGAGAAAAAGCAAAGAAAACCAAGAGTAAAGAAGTCTAAGGTAAAAGAAAAAGCAGACACTGCGGACTCAACCACAGAAGAAAAAGTTGACTCTCCCGAGGCAGTTAAAAAAGCACTAGCTAAATTAAAATCAGAAAATCCAGATCTTGATTTTGATTGGCGTTCGTAGCCGGTCTAATTACCCCTGTGGCTTTAAAAGCATATTTAAATTATTAATATCTATATTATCTCCGTTGTTGAAGACTATGTTTTTATCAACTGGCTTTTCAGATTTATTATTATTGAATTCACTTATTATTTCCTGATGCTCAGGATTATCTGGGTCTAGTTGCTGCTCTTCGCAGATCCCAACAATATTACTAAAAAAGAAAAAGTTTTTACAACCTGTTATTGGGTGCAAGGTTTCTATTCCATCAATATGAACCGATTGACATATGCCAGTAAAATAATCATTGAATTGATTTTCTGTAAACTTCCTTCCTATATGAACAGTGAATACAGTTATTGGCTTACCTATAAAATACCTAAATTTTTCCAAGTCCATAATCAATTCCTTTATATTGTTTTGATCTTAAAATAGTCTCCGCCCGTCCCGAATGGTGCCTGGAAATCTAAATTTTTCCTAGAGGCCAAAATATAATTTTTAAGTATCCTTGGCCCCTCTTTAACATACATTTCATTCCAGTCTTTATACAGCTTATGCGGGCTGACAAACATCAGTCTTTGGTCGGATCCATTTGTTTGCATATTCTGGCTAGCCATCATACTCATTGATGTACTGCCCTGGAGACCCGCTTTATCATTATCTAAGCAGATTACAATTTTATAGTCTTTTATCAAAGACATTTGTTTTTCGCTAAGGTTTTTTCCACCACATGCAATTGAGTTTAACCCAGAGTGGAAAATACTCAAAGCATCAAACTCTCCCTCACACACATAGACGAAATTATCTTTATCGGGCCAACTTCCACCGGCCATAAATAAAACATCACCTTTACCAATACCTATACTCTTATCTGGCCCCAGGTATCTGAGGCTAGACTTACCAATATGTCTAGCATTAAAATAGAATAAGTCTCCATCTCTATCATAGTAAGGAATAACTATTCTAGCTTTATATGGTGCGGTTCTGCAGATGTATAGGCCATCAGGGGGTATCTTTCTTTTCTCTAGATACTCAACGGCTAAATTTCTCCAAAAATTATTTTTTGGCAAACTATTTATTAAGCTACTTCCCTCTGGGAGGGATATTGTCTTTTTTTCTTGAACTTTACTAGGAGATTCCTTGTCATCATCCAAATTATCAAAGAAGTCGTAAAGTTTATCCTCCAGCTCTCTTATACTGCTTCTGCCATTTAATGTGAGATAAGCATCTTCATAAGAACACTTATCTACTATCTTTATTAATTTTACCAGGCTCCCCTTCTTATCGGTTTTGAAACAATGGAATACCCCATTCTTTCTTTTAGTTTTACCGCCAGAGGGAGAGCACCACAAATGGTGCTTTGAATCTTCTGCGAAAACAGAATTAACTCTGATCTCAGATCCGTGAACAACTATATCGCCCAGTGCTTTTTCAGCCCACTTCTTAAAGTTATCAAAAATATCACTCATGTTTAGACTATACTATAATATATTTATGAAAATACAACACATATCAGTTAGCAGAAAACAACTTTGGGATCAATGCGAACAAGCATACAAATATAAATACCACCTTGAAATCAAGTCACCCGAACCAGAACCAGAGTACTTTTTATACGGAAAACTTGTCCATAAGATAGCAGAAGAATACGTGAAAAACAAGGGAGAAGTGGAGATAGAGAGTTTTTTACACCCATATTTAAAGGGAGAATTGCTCCTTGAAAATAAGAAAGTAGAACTAACAAAAGATTATAAAAATAAATTAAAAGAACATCTAGCAAATATTAAAAAATTAAATGACAGAATTGGATTCGATGGAGAAACAGAATACTTTTTTAAGTATGATCTCGAGCCACCAAAAGAAAAATTTGTCACAGGTGTCATAGACCGAATCTTAATAAAAGATGAAAAATGTTTTATTATAGATTATAAAACAACAAAAAAAGGATTTTGGAGAAAGAATTCAGACACCATAAGAAAAGACATCCAGCTTCTTTGTTACGCTAGGGTGGTTCAAAAGAATTTTGGAATAAAACCAGAAAATATAAGGGCGGCCCTTTATTATTTGGATGGAGGAGATATAGTTCCAACTAAATTCAATGAAAACATGCTAATAAATGCAGAAAGTTTATTGTTGGATACTTACAACAATATAGTGGAGAAAGACCCAGAATTAGTAAGAGGAAGAGTTGGAAATCATTGCAATAGATGCGACTTTAGAAAAATGTGCACTTGGTATAGATCAAGCTAAAACGCCAACTTTGGCACTAATACCAAATCTTCATTAATTGTTTTTCTATTAAATCCATCTACTATTTTAATCTTCTTTGCATCAGCTCCTACAAGCAACCAAGAGTACCCATTTTTAGACCAAAAGTCATGTATTACAGATAATGGGGTAAAAAATCCTTGTCCACTTCCATCTATGTCTGTTGTTCCCCAACAAGTTCCAATGTAATAATCATTATTGTCCATTAATCCACCGCCACTTCTGCCTGGTCTTGGTGAATTCCTAATTGTTACCAAATCTTGGTCTTCAAGCCTTACTATTTCAACATTATAGTGAGCAACTTCTTTTGCAGCATCGCAACCAAGAGAGTGAACCATATCGCCCTCTTTATAAACATAATCTTTTGGAGCTATTGGAAAATATTCAGGCTCCCAATCAGGATGAAAGCTAATAAGCGAAGTATCGCAACCATTCACAAAACTATAAAAGAGTAATTCTGATTCATAGCTTCTTGGAGATTCTAATTTAGTATCATTGTGATACCAGGTAATAACTTTGCAAGTTATTTTTTTTTCTTTGGCTTTATCAGAGCTTAAAACACCGGGTTGCCACAAATGACCACAACTTGCAACATATGCTGTATTATTATTTTTGTCATAAAATATAATGGTACCCGAACCAGCACCATCATTTACACTTATCTTTAAAGAAGCGGATAAATATTTCCTATACTCTATTCCTCTTTGTTCTACTGGCGCACCATAGAGTTCTATGGTCCTATTCAAAGGAATAGGCTTGACCAATTGCATGTTGTCAATATTGCCTAATTCACGAGCGGCAGCAATATTAAATATATTTAAAATTAAAAATAAGGTTAAAAAGTATTTTTCCATAATATATTATATATTATGTCACAAATACTTTCTATTAGCCACAATATATTTCTAGACCGAAATCAAAGATATGACCTTAATAATAAAAAGGCAATAGAAGTAATTGGAAGTAATTTTCCAATTTGGTTTTCAGGGGAAAAGACGTCGGAACCTGGTAGAGAGATATTTTGCCGGTATCGTATACATCCATATAAAAGTGTTTTTAGAAATATAAAAGTAAATGGAGATGGTTACGATATCTTTTTATTACAGGAAAAAGAAGATGTTGGGACAATGCCGGCAAAAATTAAAAAGTTTTTTAATAAAACAAGTAATCCCCCAAGTGTAATATCACTTTTAGACATAAAAGATGGAGGAGCAGAATGGCTATATTTTAGATCATATGATCGAAAATACATAAACCTAATCCATAGTGTAGAAATACAAAAAATTGAAAATTTGATGGAATCTTTAATAACATAAAAGTCTATATATGTTATATTATGCGTGCAATAATACCAACAAAAAGCGTTACTCTAAAAGAGCTGTTGTCTTCGGGAGAATATAAAGCCAAACTTTTCACAAACGATCTCGGAGATTGTGAGGACCTGCCTTTGGATTTTGAATTCCAGGAACCAGTTTTTAATGGATATTCTTCTAAATTATTAAATTCAAATTTATGGAAATTGAATATTGCAGCTAATAATTATTCACAATGCGATTACCAAGAATCTTTAATTTGGGGAAACACAAATATTGCCCAAAGCGAAGTCATTAATGGATATTTTGTAACCAATGGTAAAAACGAAGTGCTTTGGTTTGGAAAATTTGATAACTCAATAGAACTACAACAAAATCAAAAAGTCCTGGTGGATATCAGGGTTTATTTAAATAATTATGATTATCCGAAAAATACAATAACAATAGTGGTCAAAGGAGATATAGATAAACCACAAAATACTAATATATTTATAGATAATATTAAATGGGGAAGTGTAAGTTATCCTTATGCTTTAATGGATTTGATGGAAAGTGATTGGACCCCCAATCAAAATATCTTGTGCATAGGTGTTGATAATACAATAAATATTTGCCACGGAGATCCATTGAGTTTTGATATAACTGTGACAGCCATCGGTTATAGCGAATATAAAGAAAACATAATAATAGAAGAAGTTGGAAATAAATTTATAGAAATTAATCTAACAACCACAACAGAGGAACCAACCACAACAACTCAAGAACCTGGCTAAAAATGAGCACAATACCATTAAATTCAAAATTATTAAAAGAATTATTAAATTCAACCAACTTAACCGCAAAATTATTCATAAATGATCTTTTGGATTGTGAGGATATTCCATCTTCTATTGAATTTGAAGAAGCATCGTTCATTGGTTATTCTCCAAAATTTTTAAATCCACTATTATGGGAACCAACGAATCAAACCCCAGCAAATTATATAAAATATAAATATAAAAATAGAATAATATGGAAAAATTTAGGACAAACAGTTAATATCAAAGGATATTATGTAACAAATAAAGAAAATCAAGTATTATGGTTTGAAAAATTTGATAATGAAATTATATTAGATCAAAACCAAGGTACACTAATAAACATAGAAGTAGAAATGAATAATTATGATTTCCCAAAAACAACCATAACACTAGTGGTCAGGAATGACAATAATATCATACCAGAAAATATTTCCGTAGATATACAAAATATAAAATGGGGAGGAGTAGATTATCCTGATTCATTTTTAGATTTATTAAATAATAATTTTATTCCTCATAACAACATGGTATGCATAGGAGTAAGAGATAGTATAAAACCATGTTTAGAAGAACCTCTTCAATTTGATTTAATAATATCTGCCGATGGGTTTGAAACATATCAAGAAAACATATCGGTAACCAATCCTGGAAACAATATATTAGAAATTTATTTAGATCAAGTTATAGTAACAACAACAGTTGGACCACCAATTGTCATAGACACATTCAGAGGATTATTGAGTATCAAGATTCTTGATGATATTTATGATATAAACACTTCTTCAACATCAGACAAAATATCAATAAAAGTTTACAAGCCAGCATCAGATCAACTACAGAATCTTATGATAAATGATATTAGTTTTAATTTAACTGGTGACGCAGACTTGCTTACTAATGATTTCCTGCCGAGTCAATTAAAAAATTCAGAAAATTTCACAAAAATGAACGGGAGTTTCTCTTTCTTTGGAGGAAGCTCGGGTTCATTCACAACAACAAGCATCATAACAATTCCATCCCAAAATGGAAACACAACCTTTTTCAGCGGAACCATGAATGAAGATTCAATATTAGGAAGATGGGCTGCTGGAGACGTGTTTTCTGCAGATCTTACTTTTAGTAATTCAGATTTATTAGGTGATATTAATGAAATAATAACTCAAGCAGATAATTCATTAAATGCTTTAGGCCCATCAGGAGTCACACACTATTTGCTTTTAAATAGTTTTAATTTTATTGTTTCTGGTATCACCTATAGCAGCGATAATCAAAATCTCCCTCTTCCGCCGTGCCCAGACGGAGGCCCCAGAAGACCATTGAATATACCGCCAGAATGGGCCGAACCTGGTCAAGAAGGAGAGTGTTGTCCTCCAGCAGGTGGTTGGGGAGATTGGCAACCGGGCGATCCATGGCCAGACCCTAGTGAAGGTAAAATTCCTGGATATGGGGATTTTCGGCCGGGCGAGGTAAGTGTTAAAGGTTTCGGATATTCTGAGTGTATGGGCAGGTGTGTCTATTGCAATTATGTCAATGAACTTGGTTCTGCTGTATGGGATGAGTCTGAGTGTAAGTGTAAGTGTGTATCAAATCCGGATTCTCCAGATTGCAAAAAAATTCTAAATAAAAACTATAAAAAAGATGATTATTGTATGTGCGTGTGTCCCAAAGATGAAATTAAAGAAAAATGTGAATCTAAAGGATTTAAGTTTGACATAGGAAACTGCGCTTGTGATTGTGATAGCACGGTTTATGCTCCCGGGGCATCCAATGCGGTAAGAAAAGAAGACTGTCCGAATGTGGGAGGAAAACCTTTATGGGACGACCTTGATTGTTATTGTCCTTGCGATGAAGCAAAAGACGCATCTGGGAAGCCCAGATTCCCACCTTGTAAAGAAAATGAAAAACGAGGCAAAGATTGTAAATGTGAAGCCCTCCCACCAGAGTGTCCAGATATGTGCGAATGGATATGGAGAATACCTTATATTGGATTCGCACATTGGGAAAGTACTGCTGGCAGTTTGGGTACCGACCGAATGACTTGCTTCTTGGCAGGGTGCGATTGCGAACCCCCTAGTTATAGTGGAACAGCAAATCTTGAGGTGGGGTTATCTAATTGTTATCAAAGAAGATAATAATCAATTTTTCGGCCTCAATCGATTTAAACATTGAGTTGGCCTAGTAATCATACAGACTAATGCTCATCTCCATAACAACGCTCTCACCAATAGCAACAGAAACTGTTGTTCCCAAAGTAGCAGATGAAATCAACTTGCCTCCGCTACCAATAGTTGTTGCTAGAAATATGTTAGTTACAGAGTTCCATCCAGAATTTAGAGATGAAAAAATAACGGGGCCACTTTTTGCATAATAAGGAGTAAGAGTCGGTGACGCAGTGGTGGTTGCAGAAGTATTAGGGTTGATTATTTGCCAATTCAAAAAAGAAACGTTCTGTCGCTGATAGTTGTTTCCTTGAACCAGTGGTTCGCCAATTATATTGCTGAGAGTATCTGTTCTATTTAAGGTGGGTCTGGCGTCCAACCCAATATAATAACCGTTAGTAACCAGATTCTCTGAACCCTTGAATAAAGCATTGAGGATGTATTCTTCCCCTTGTTGGTGAAAAGTGTTTTTGATATCTCTTTGCTGATATCTAACTTTATTATTTTTGTCTAAAATTAAAAAATTATCTATCTTCATTAAGTGGAAACTCATAAATTTTCTCTCTTTTCTTTTTCTATCATTTCATCTATTACTTGAATAGATTCTACAGGATATTTATATTTATTACCAGGCTTATTTACTTCCTGTTGTTGTTTTTTTATCTTATTTTTGTTTTTAATATCCAGTTGATTAACATTAGATATTAATAATTTAATAGAATGTTTAATATCTTCTGCTTTAAATGAATCTCCGCAATTAGCATAAGCTAAATTTAAATAATAAATAATTTTTTCATAATTAGGAGTCATATTTACCATCCAAATTCATCAAGTAGTTTTGAATTTTTTCTATAAATATTAATAAGAGTTTCTTCGTCAGCCGAACTTAGACTGTCGTTTGAGGTGAAACTTATTTCTTCTTCTACAAAATCTTCATAAGAACTATTGAATAGCTCTCTTTTAATTTCTTGATACACATCATCCTGTATTTTATTAAGCATTTCCTTAGGTGCATCAGCACCAATTGGCACATCGTTTATTAGTTTGTCTCTTACATAAATAGCAGCACAAAGAGCAGTTATGGCATCATCGTGCTTCCCTTTTTGGGCCTCGGCCTTCTTGGTCACTGGATTGTATTGAAATGTTTGTAATTCTGCAGTGAATCTCGAACTATTTATTTTAATGGCTTTGTTTAAGATTCTGTTCTGCATAGCCTCAAGCAATAATGGCCTATTAACTCTGTTTACTTTTAAACCAGGAGTTTGAGTGCCACTTTTTTTAGTTTCATAAAATATATTCTCGTAATATAAAGTGTTTTCAAGCGAACTTAATACCGCTCCCCCAGGAGACATTGCTTCGACAATAACAAGTGCGGTATTATAATACACACCCACCTCTTTTAATATTTGTGCGAATATGTGAGGGGGGACTAAATTACTATAAAACTCAGCAACTTGTTCCAAAGTATCCATCTCAAGAACATGGAAGCAACTACTATCTGCGTTTTCTCCCATTCCCTCAGCACAGTCTGCTCCTATGATATATTCTTTTCCATCAATAGGCTCTTTCCACACCCAGAGCGCTCCTTTATTATTATCTGCTCCATCTAGCTGTGCGGCTCTTCCTGTTTTATTGACCCATTTTGGAAATAACTTTTTAATAGGATTATTGTGAATTGTAAACTCAGACATTTCTCTGATTAGAGCAGAAGGGATATATGTTTCTCCGGATCCTAAAAATTCTCTAAGAACTTCTTGTAGAAAACCTTTTTCGCCCAATTGAGCTTTTTGCTCTTCAACCCACTTAGGATCATTATACTCAGGGTGCTCCCAGTAATCCAAATCTATTACATGGAACATATTTCGGCCTTCTCGAGCGTCGTTGTAGGTTTGTTCATACCAATTTCCAACGCCATTAACAGTAGAAACCAGAGTGCAACTACCACCCGTACTTAATACAGGCCACATAGCCTTCCAATGCTTTTCCATCTCAGGAATAAACGCCGCTTCGTCTATAATTAAAAATGTTACGCTTTTACCACGAGCAGCTTCCGGAGAATAGAACTTTAAAGCTCCGCCTGTGTCAACAAACATTTTTAAATGATCATTCCATTTACTTGTTTTTTTAGGGATCAACCAAACCGGAAGATTTTCTACTGCTCTATCTACTATCATGCCAGTTTCTGTGGCTTCACGATCAGTTTTAGAAAGAAGCATAACCTGCTGATCGAGTTTAAACATACATCTCCACAAGCCCCACAAGAGAGTGACAGTGGTCAATCCTCCCTGTCTGAACTTAGAGATTATATTAAATCTATTATTCTCGTAATCTTTAATTACTTTTCTTTGGTAATTAAACAAAACAAAAGGAACAAGTCCTTTTGTTGGATGTAATATTCTAATATATTTGTGACAAAAATATTCAAAACTATCGACACATTTTAAGAGTTCTTTTTTTTGTGTCTCAAGATCATAAAGATTTGTTTCTTCGATTGTCTCTTCAGGATTAATTGCTAATTCATAAGGATGAAGAGTGTAATATCTTTTATCGTAAAGCTTATAATAGTATTCGCTATAATCGGCCATAGAATTATCTATTCATTTAGTATTCATAATCATCGTCTTCATCTTCATAGTCTTCATCTTCATAGTCCTCTTCGTCTTCATCGTCTTCATCGTCTTCATCGTCTTCATCGTCTTCATCGTCTTCATCGTCTTCATCGTCTTCATCGTCTTCATCGTCTTTGTACCATTCTTCATCTTCATCTTCATCTTCATCTTCATCTTCATCTAAATATTCGTATTCATGATCATCGTCCTCATCCTCATCTTCATCATCCTCTCCTTTATACCACTCGTAATCATATTCCTTATCATCTTCATCATTATCATAATTATCGTCTTCATCTTCTTTATACCATTCATCATTATCATCGTAATCATCGTAATCGTCAGAGGCTTCCAAGAAATAACAAAAATTCACAATTTCCATTGTTTCAAAGTCGATAACTCTTGCCATTTCTGCCTTTCTCTTTAATGATTATTAAATTAAAATTAAGTACGATGTCATTTTAACAACTTATTTCTAAAATTCAATATCAAAACACTAAGATTAAACTATGTGAATAACTATAAACCCATAGGAATAAAGTAGTTTTGACACAAAATTATATATAGTATGTTTATTTTAAAAAATTAATTTATGAATTTCTGGCGGATTAGCTTATTATTTTCAATAACAAACAAGTTATCTATTAGATTTCCCGCACTTAGAGTGTTGAGGCACATAATTGCAATATTGGCATTCTCTTGAAAATCGTTCCTAACACACAGGGAAACAATGCCATCCTTATTAAATTCTACCCTATTTTCAGAGGGAATCTCGATTTCTAAATCATATAGTTTTTGATTTAATACCATAGATCTTTCAAAATAATCTGAAATTCTTATTTTCTTTATAGGGTCGGTGGAACTCTGGGCTGATATGTCGCTTAGGGACAAAGATTTAACATTATTGGATAATATATTTCTTTTTGTAAAAACTCGGGTTAAAATTGATGATAACTTTGATCCGTTATCGGCATCTATAGCTATCATTTTTTGTGCCAAAGCATCAAACAATCTGTTTGTGATGGGGGTTTGGGATACCGCAGTTACGAAATAATGAAAAGTTATGTTCCTTGCAAATATTAAAGCTTGAATAGGAGAGGATCCATTTTTGACACTATCGTTATAAATCTCAACTAAACATTCATACCAGGCGCCCGTCCAAACTCTACTAAAACTATGACACTCTCTGCTGAGAATGTTATCCGGGGTCTCATTCCTTAAATTTTCAGGGGCAACATAATAAAATTCATTAGCAGCGTCTCTCAATGAATGAGGATTATATCCGCCTTTCCCTTTTGTTAAATTAAATAAAATCTTTGCAAATTGCTCGGCAAGCTTTGACACTGAGTTGCTTTTAGATAAGTCTCCTTTAGTTTCCTTTATTATATATTTAATAACATCTTCATTTTCTAATATGCTTGTTATAGCAACTATATCTCCAAAACTTTCATGTAAAGCCCATATTTCATAAGATTGAACGTTCCAAAAATCTGGGCGGATAGAGTCTAGTAGAGCGTGACCCAATTCATGAGAAACTATGTCAGCAGAGTCTGCGGAATAGATGTTCTTCTTTGCAACCGGATCAAATTCATAAAAAAACTTTAAACTTCTTCTATCGTAGAATGCATTTAATTCCTTGCCGGCCACAGGGTAGACAGTTAATTGTTTTGTTGCGGCCCACTTTTGTGGAAATTTTTTAATCTTTGGAATAATATTGTCCATGGTATTGACTAAAATTCCATAACAACTGGCGGCTCTCCACTCGGGGGTGCCTACTTTATGACCCGAACCCTTATACCCATCGACCTTCATGGGCAAAGAAGGAGTTGAATTAGCCGGTATTTCTTTTACTAGCTCAGGTAAAGTTGGATCATTTACCCAAAATTGAATGGGAGCGGAAGGATTATCAGAGATTAATTTCTTACCAAATACTTTTTTAAATAAGCCCCACATAGAAAACTCCTTTTTCTAAAGTTGTATATACTTCTATAAATATATAGTTCATATAAATAGAAAAAATTAAAATGAAATTCAATGAACAGGTAATAAAAGAAAAAAGAACAATAGAAGCTGTGAAAAAACAGTTTATGGGAGTCAATGGAAAGCTATATTTGATAGCCAAAAATGTAGGTGAACCAATTATAAGACATAATGAAGAAAGCAATTATATAATTTATGACAATTTCTGGAACACCAATGAAAACGATATAAGAACAATGGACGAAAACGAATACTCAGAATGTATTGGCCACGCTTTTGATGGACTCAGAAATGGATATAATTTAGAAATATTGGCTTTTAGTGATGATAAATTGATAAAGGTCTTTTATAATTCAAGAAAAGTTTATGAAGAAATCGCAGGTGAACTGGAGAGCTACTACCCAGATGAGGAATGGGAATCAAAAGTAGAAAAATTATATCTAATAGCAGAGAAGAGAGAAAAAGAATACGAAAAACAGAAAAAAGATATTAGAAAAGAAAAATTTGAAGAAAAGAAATCAAGTTTAATTAATTATTTGAAAGAAAAATGGAACCTGTGATTTTTGATAATTATTACTCTATATATTATAAGAAAAGGAAACACATGAACGAAAAAAACAAACCACAAAGAAATTCAAAACCAAAAAAGAACACCGTAGTAAAAGCCCAATCTCTAGAACCAGCAACCAAAAAAGTAGATATGATCAAAAAATTAGAAGCAAAGGTTGCAGACAAGAAGAAAAGTAAAGATTCATACCCATCGGTAACAGATAAGGTTTTACTTGGCGTGATAGCAGCCCAGATATTGGTCTTAATCTACATGCTTATTAAATGAATTTAATATAGACGCTGCATATATACTGCATGAAACTTTTCTCAGAGTGGATAGTAGATAACCACCCAGAGTTTTATGAAAACTTTGAGTTCATGCCCCTGGATAGTGGTTTATCCAGGGAAAAAACTAGTCTGTCGAGGAGATCGTCAGCATATCAAAGAACGGATATATCAGACGAAGATGCAAAAAGAATGGCCATCTCAATAGGTGATATAGTAGATTTAGGTCCGGAAGTATCGAAGAATCAAATCGCAAAAATAGTAGAAGTAAGAAATTCTACTGTTAAGGTTCTAAATCTATATAATCAAAGATTAACAATTATATCCATAGATGAACTATACCTAAAAAAAGATCTAATGGGCAGGGAGCTAATACCAAGAGATCAACAGCAACTGGATGCAATGGGCGCCAAAAACCTTTGGATTAAATTATCTGAAAGACAATATAAAAAATTTGCAAGTCAATATAAAGAAAAAGAGATAGAGGATGTGATTTCAAAACAAAAAGAGATAGATCAAAAACAAATAGATAAATTAAGATCTTGGTTTGCTGCCGCAAGTAAAGAAAAATTAGATACTCGGGCAGAAGAAGAAGATAGTAGATTAAAAGATATATTTAAATCAGAACAACCAAGTTCAAGTCCGGCACCATTATCGAGATATGTTAAAAAGAAAGAACTACCTTGAAAAGAACTGCTTTTTGTTTTACGGGAGAAGGAGCTAGAGGAAGTATACAAGCGGGAATAGCTTTATCTCTATATGAGAGTAATATAAAACCAGAATTAACAATAGGGATCAGTTCTGGGAGTATATGCGCAGCTAGTTATGCTTATTTGGGGCCACAAGGTGTTGCAGATATGTGGTCTAATATAAAAAACATATTTGATGTTTTTGGGATTAATTACTTTCCCTGGAGAAAAACAGGGATGTTAAATCAAAAACCAATGGAAAAAATAGTTTCCAACGCATTAAAGAATACCCCAGTATGTGAAAGTATAGTTTCTAAGTTAAATATTCATTCTGGGGAGATGATGTATGTTTCCAATAAAGGAATAACAGCAGATGAGTTTAAGGAAAATGTGCTTTCAAGCGTTGCAATTACAGGACTAGTAGAAGATAGAAACGGCTGGGTTGATGCCGGCAGTCGCCAATTAGCGCCATTAAAACAATGCATAGATTTAGGATATAACGAAATATATGTGATAATGGGCAGACCTTTAACTCTTTCTTATTGGGAAGGCGCAAAGGGAATTTTAAAGCCATTAGAAATGGCCTTTAGAGCACTCGATATTAGTTTGTATGAGATAATGATAAGAGATATAAATCAACATTTAAATAATAATGATATAGAAATTTATTTAGTAGAACCAGATAAACTATTCTTTGATTCAGTATATTTTAATCAGTGCAAAAATGGTGTACAGTATGGAAGAAAAGAATACACGATACATGACAAAAAATCTTTAAGAAATATTTTGCCCAAGATAGTCAATTAAATCTTTAGAATCTGACAGACCTTTATATTTTTTTTGCTCTTCTGTCATATTATTTATTGTTTTAATCAAGCTTTCTTTGTCTATATCCTCTTCATCAATCAGGTACTGTCTTAAAATAAAAAGACAAAAACCCTTATCTGGGAATCCTACGGTGACTTGTCTTTCTATTTTTATAAAAACCTTAGGTTCATTCTTGTCAAAATTTATGAATGGAAACCTTGGATGATAGTTATATTTCCTCTCATGAACCACACTCCAAAGATATCTTTCAAATATCCCAGAGTTTATTATTGCGTTAACTATTTTAGTGCTATTTTTTAAACTCATTGGAACTGGAGAATGCAACTCATCAAAAGACATGCCTATTTTTTCAGCCGGATTCCAACTACTGGGGAAGCAGACATGTCCACTAGCCATCCAATCTTTATTATTTTTTATCCTATGAATTATTAGATCTTCATCTATTTCTCTGGCTATATCGATATATTTTCTACTCTGTAGACTTATGGGGTAATTATCCAGTATGAACCTTTCGCAGGACTCATATATATCTTCAGATATGTGGTTTTCAAAAAAGAATTCTTGCTGAGATAGAGCAATTCTTTTTTCTTTTTGTATAAATTCAGAATCTTTTCTGTCTTTTTCAAAGACCTGTTCTGGGTTTATCTTCTTTAAATCAGGTAAAGTGCTAAACCCCTTAATATAAGCATGATTTACCATGCAACTTTGGTTATCCTGTGAGGCCTCTTTAATAATTTACCATCAATTAATTTTTCTTCAGCCATCCAAATATGACAATAGCCAGAATTCTTTTCTATTCCATAGGCGACTATTCCGTTTTGATCTAATCTAAAAACTTTGAACTTTCCACGATAACCCATTAAAATTTTGTCACGTGTTTTATTTTTTAGGTTCGAAGAACCATCTTCATCTTCGTTGTCATCATCGTCTTCATCATCATATTCCTCCACCTCTGTTTTAGAAGAAGGGCTGTCAGATGTTTTCCATATTGGGCCACCACCCAAAACTTTTATAATGTCTCCGCTTTGGAGCTCCTTCCAGTCTATTCTAGTTGCCTTGGGCTTATCTTTTTTTATTTTAAATGCAAAGCCGGCATCACAAAATTTACATCTTCTGGCTCTTACACCATTTTCTTTTTTGCATTTATCACAAATCTTTTTTGGCATTTTCAACCCTTTATTATACTATTTTTTGCGATTACAACGCCTGTACCGTGCTCTGAGTTATAGACGTTTTTGATATCATCATCTGGCTCGCATGTCAATATCACATGGCTCTTGTGAATCAAATACTTTTCATCTTTCGAGTATGGAATCAAGGGCATACTTGCGATTCCATTCTGGGTCATAAGGAACTTTTGGGGCTTGATGGCTACATAGAAATCATCTTTTGCCTCCAATGCACATATGAATTCTTCTCCACTCACGAGCTTCAAAACTTTGATCTCCATTTAATTTCTTTCTATTTAAAGTATAAATTATTCAATTCACAAATTAGAATACACCACAATTCAATGCTTTTCAATAGCAATTGTTTTTTGTCGTAAGTCCTTATTTTAAAAGCACTTACGACAAAAAAATTATTTAATTATATTTAAACATTAAAGTTAATCCCAATAAATCTAAATACAATAGTGTTTTATTCCAGGCTCGATTAAGATATAATAGGGAGATCATGAAAATGAAAAATAAATTTACAGATTACAAAGATGTAGTTAAAATTCTTAAAAAGCATTGCCCTTTAGCGTATGAAATCAGCGTTAGAAGAGTGGCAATGGGAAGATGTCTTGATGGAGATTGTGTAAAATATAAAAAGAAATTCTTTATAAGAATTAACAGAGATCTGCCAGAAGATTCTGCTATAGACACTCTTTTACATGAATGGGCACATGCCCGTGCTTGGAATCATCTACTAGATAACTTGGATAGTCAAGACAAATTCGATGATTTTTCCCACGATGCATCATGGGGAGTTGCATATAGCGAAGTCTATAGACTATATCAGAGATACTTTCTATTAAGCACAGATGGAATGAGTAACGTAGATGAATCAACCATGTGCAGTAAAAAAAGATATTGTAGCAGAGGAACAGATCAAGAAATAATATGAATTATTTTGTCTCGGTAGAAGATTCTTACTACCATAATTGGCAACTCGAATTATTGATAGAAAGCTTCAAGGTATTGGGTCTAGAGGACAATCTATATATATCGGTGGCTCAGGCAGACAAAGAGTATCTTAAAAATAATAAAAATCTTTCAACACATGCCAATAAATATATTCATAAAAATATAGGCAGAGAAACAGGTATACTCAAATTAAATAAATGGGGTTCTCTTTACACTCTTATGGAGAACAACATACTAAGTTTACCCGTGACCGTACTAGATCCCGATACAGTCATACAAAAAGATATAAAAATACAAGATAAACAATTTATATTTTCTATTGATCCTGACTTTGTTTATAATAAAAGATATGCCAAATTAATTAGACTATCAAAAAATGAAATGGATAAATGGCTTAATCTGGGTGAAGTGTTTGTTTTTAATGAATTATCATTAAATTTCTTTAAGGATATGGCAATATTATGTCAAATGGTGGGATTGGATCCAAACAAATATCAAGTTGATAAAGCGGCATTATTTGCAACTTTGTGCAAACATAAAGTCAGTAAAATATTAGCCAGTAATGATATCGAAGGAAATCTAATAGAGAGTCAATTAAAAGATATAATAAGCTATAGGCATGGAGTTAATCCCATGTTTAATAAAAAACTATATAAAAGTAATGATATGAATTTCTCCATGGCATCCGATAATCCAATAAATCTTTTATCTAAAATGGACCACACCCCTTCTTTAGAGTATGTGTCCAAGATTGCAAAGAGAATTATAAACCGAATATAATTGTTTCTGGCTTGTCGTCTATCCAGACATCAATATTCACACCAAGTTTATCGACAACATCTTTTTTAGGAAGATGATTGCAGAATATCACATCTTCTATTAATTCCAAAGAAGACCCAAAGCTACCCTGCACTTCATCTATATTTTTTTGTTCTTCTGTCCGGGCAGTTACACAAAAAACTCGGTGGCCTCTAGAGGTTGCCTTAAGAATAAACCACTTCCAAAATATTGGATCTTCTGTGAAAGTGTTGTCAAAATCTAAAGAAAAAACCATTATATTCCTTTTAGCATCTGTCTTATCTCATCCAAATCTTTCCTGCTATCTTCCATCTGTTTTTCCAAAAATATAACTACCCAATAACTATTAAGATCGTTTATTTTTTCAGCATCAGCTATTCTCTGATAATAGTTATTTATAACCTCTTCTTCCATTTTTGCTGCGTATTCTAGAATTTCTCTTGGATCGCTCAAGGATGGAAAATCATTCGGCACCTTTGCAGGAGAGCCCCCAAGCCCAGTAATAAGATCAGAGAATTGCACGATGTGTTGCATTTCACTGGCCGCCTGTTCCAGCAGCCATTCTTTGTATTCTTTTGCGTGCAAACCAACTATGTTGCTTGCATTATGAAGATAAAAACAATGATGTTTCCACTCATTTTTAAGGTCTTGATTTATTCTTTCAACCAAAGCATTAATCATAAAATTTTGTTTCTTTCAAAAAATGGATAAAAATTTAGACTAGAGTAGTATATAATCTATAATCTTTTAATCAAGAGGAATACTATGAAAACATTTAATGAGTTTATTGAACAAAAAAATATCAACACACTAGTTGAGAGTATTGCGGGTCTTATGGTTGAGATGGACATCAATCCCGCTGAATATATTTTAGAAAATGCTCCTGAGACGGAACTTGATGAAGGTTTCATGGATAGTCTGAAGGCATTTGGTAAAAACGCCTGGAGTGCGGCCAAACAATTTGGCAAAAATGTTTGGGACGGTGGCGGTATCAGAGGTGGTGCTGCTCAAGCAGCCGATACATTAGCCGGCCCTGCTTCGAAGTTTGATTCTGCTGCAAGAGTTTTAACTGATCTTGTGAATCAACTTCAAAAAAATCCACAAACTGCAAGTATGCCATCTTCGACCAATCCAAGACAAACAGTCGCTTCTTATCTTGGCGGAATTCTAAAGGGACTAATGAAGGAGAAAGAGAACATTCCAAAAATGCAGGATGCCCAAGTTTCTATGCCAATGGCTCCAAGAGGTCCAGGTGCTCCCGCTCCTGCCCCTGCAACTCCTTGATTTTAAACCTATATTTTTCATAACACTCATTTGCTTTTTCAAGAATAGTGTTGCTGATGTTGAAGTCAGCAACACTATTTTCTTTTCTGATATTGAATTCTTCTTTTAAACCCAAGAACTCTTGAATTTTCTTGTAAGTTTCAGGCAGGGTAAACTCCTCGTCAAAATAGACTTTAAAGTTTTGCTTGGGAGTTTTTCTTATCATTTCATAGATCTTGCGAAGCCTAAAACAATAATAGTTTAAACACGACTCTGAGCTGTACATTTTATTCCCGATTAGATTTGGCATCACTAATCTTGGCTTATTTACAAGATAAATAAATTTACAAAAATTTAATAAAGGAGCAAAACAGAATTGATGATTATAATAAAGAGGATCCATATAGATATGAGGATTTTTTCTATATCCGCTTCTAATAGATCCTAGAGAAAAAAGATTATTTATATCTTTGTATAACTGCAAGTCTATTTTTTGTATTCTCTTATTAGTGTTCAACGTATCAACTAAAACATTATTTTCTCTATAGTGCGTAATCACCAATAATAGTTCTTTTTTCTGCATAAAATAATAGAGAGAAAACAATAGATAAAATATGCTTAACTTCAAAACATTCTTAGAAAATCTTGAACATTCAAAAAATGATATTCACAAGATCGTTCAATACAGCGAAAAATTATTAGGTATGGTCAAACCCAAAGAGGAACTCGAAGATTGGGTTAAAGCAAAACTAACTCATACCGAGGATTATCTCAATACAGTTCTTGATTATTTAAAATACTACAAACAACAAAATGAAGACAATAACAGAATGGCCATGGGAGATCTAAGAAGCATTCATGAAAAAGCAAAAGAAATAGAAAAAATACTTAGCAAAGAAAAAGAACTAAAAGACTGGATTAAATCAAAACTAAATTTAGCGGGTGAGTATATGGATGATGTGTTTCATCACCTGGATTATAATAAAAAAGAAGGATTCGTAAACCAGAGTATGCCAGATCCAGAAAATGAGCGTGCTCCAAAAGCAAGTGAGTATTCTGCCGATCCCTACATGAGCATAGATGACCTACCGCCCACACCATTTTCCCGACATCGGGAAAATCTAAAATACAAGAATAAAATGAAGAAAAAAGCCGATCAACTAAAAAATAATTGATCGGCCCTGTTCGTTATCTTGGCATTAAAATATAGTCTTTGCTATATTCTCTTTGCGACACATTCCTGTCGATTATTGGCAATTCTAATACCCTGTATTTATTAGGTATTATGTCTTCTTTTGCATAGATGATAGCTGCCCAGCCATCCCACCTTTTGTTGAACTCGTTCATATTCCAAGTTCTAATCTTAAGTTGTGGATCGCTATTATTGATATATTTCACTACTCCGGCCTTTTCATCATAATGAACCATTGTCATCATGTGGCCAGGAACAGCAAAAACAGCGCCTCTACGTTCAATTTGGCAGCCTTTTATCAATAAATTCCTATCACCCTTCGTTGTCATTTCATACTTAACGCTAAATCTTTCAAGCATGGCTCTAGCAGCACTAGGGCCTGCATAGCTTTGGTATTCTTTCATTCTTGTTAAATCATACAACCGTGTTTCCTTCGCATACCTTGCAATTGTTTCGAAGCTGCACCAAACGCACTGGATACCAGTTCTGTTTGGCACACGATCTTCGAATGGTATAGGGACCTGAACATTCGAAAGATCTTCATCTTCCTCCCCTTCATAACTAGCAACAGGGTTAATGTTGCTAGCAAAAAGGGGATTTGGATAAAGACAGTCAAACTGCCCGAGAGACCCTAAAAACAGAATTAATAAAACCCATGAAATCCTTTTCATAGATCCTCCTTGATCTATAATTATTTAGGGTTCTGGGCTTCAAAAAATAATTTTAAGCCTTATTTTCCTTGATTTCCTTGATTGGATAGCTTTTTAAAAGCATTTAAGGATCTGGCCGGGTTCTTGATGAGTTCATCAATAGCCTCATCACCCTTCTTTGTGTTAAGTTTATTCCAGGCGGCCCGCCTTGTTATTAAGCTATATTTCTTAAAAACACTCTGGAGCTTCTCTGCTAACTCCATTATGGCAGAGTTTTGACTCGTATCATCTTTATCTTTAGACCTCTTGTCAGAATCTTTCTTGGAGCTTTCTGACAAGAGGTATTCCTTATAACTTTTCAATTACATGCCTTTTGGTAGATATTTTGACTCTTCTTCACCATGCATGGAATCATTCTTGTTCTCTGATTCGCTGTCTTCGACATGCTTCTTAGCAGCCATCTTGAGTTTTGGAAGATTAATATTTGAGATCAATAGTTCCATTTCTGGGTTGTTTGAAGCAATGCCTCTTAGAGCATTCATAAATCTCTGTGGGTTCTCAGCGATTGCCATATCAACAACCTTCATCATGTGAGTGAGCTGCTCTGCTTCGCTGTTGCTGAAACTAGCGGTGCCATAGGCTGTTTTTCCAACATTCATACCTGTGACTTCAGAAACACTATTATTATCTTTTAAATATTCTTGAAAACTTTTCATATTTTTCCTTTAATTTTGTTTGTTTAACTAACACTAAAATGTATATATGTTTTTTTGAAAAATTTTTAAAGGCAAAAGTGTATATACATTTAAGGTTTTATTCAACAATATACTAAACTAGTATCGAACCTTTTTGCAAAAACAAAATTATCTTAGGGAGAAACTAATGAAGCGTAAATTAATCAATTATGATGAATTCAAGAAAATGGAGAATGAGTCAGTATCCAGAGTTGAGAAGGAGCTAATCGAAGCTGAGGAGCTTCTTGCAACAATTCTTGAAACAGAAAAACTTGAACTCATGTTCTTTAATGAGTCAGAAGTTGTTTACAAGACAGTAAACGAAGATATCGTTCGTGCCAACTATAAACTAACCAACGATAATCTTGCTCTAGAAAACATCGAAGAACTAGTAATCGATGAAGAGACAGAAAAGAATGAGTCAAAGAAACTCATCTCTGACATGATTGATAATCTTCTTGAGAATAAAGAAGAAGTCGCTTCAGAAGTTCTTAGCGAGTATCTCAATATGCCATCAGTAAGAAGAAACCTAATTTCAGAAGGTTTCAAAGTTAAGTTAAGCAAGCCAACAGGTGCAAGAAGCAAGCTATTCCACAAGAAGCAGCCAAGAAGCCTTGTTGCCAAACGTATTCGCTCAATGATGAAAACAAAGAGAAAGCGTGCTAGCCTCAAGAACTATCTCAAGATGAAGACAGCCAGTGCCAAGCGTCGTCTCAAGAACATCACCAATCCAAGAGCCAGAATTTATGTTGTTAAGACTATGAAGGAATGGACAAGCCTAACAGAGAACGTTCTTGGTTATGTAAATCACAAAGAAATGGGCCATGTTTACAAAGAATGCATCGTTGAACAAAACGATAAAGGTGATATCGTTGGAATCAAAGTTCCAACAGTAAGCAAAGTAAATGAAGGCAAAGTATTAAGTTTCGATTGGAAGACTCTCGACACCGAAGTCAAGGTTCTCAGAAGCAAAGGCAAATGCCTTGTAAAGAATGAAAACTTCGTCAAGAGTGTTGCTCAAATCAAGAAGTACAACAATATTTCTGATAACAACATGCTTGAGACAAGTTTAGAGAATGCTGTTAAGAATTTTCCAGAATTAGTTTATGTCACTCAAGAAGAACTATCTTCAATGGTTAAAGAAGCTCTTGAGACAGTTGGAGCCAGAAATTTTGATGATAATACCTGCAATTTCATTGCTGAGGGTCTACTAAGAACCGCTCACAATGCTTATTCAGATCGTGTTAACAAAATCACAAATTTAGCTGGTGCCACAGTTTGTGAAGAGTGCGAAGACAAGTATCCAGGATTCAAAGAAGTTGCCGACAAGTTCTACAAGTATCTTGATGAATCAGCCAGTGCTGATCTCAAGGTTTTCGAAGATCTAGTTGAGGCTCTAGAGAACCTCAAAGTATTAGCCGAAAAACTTGGCGACAAAGAAGTTGTTGCTGAAGCTTCGGAACTACTCGATGAGTGCATCCTAGTTGTCAACCAAGAAGAAGAACCAGATGTTCAACTTGCTGAGTTTGTTGCCAACTACCTCAAGGATATCTATGAGAGTAATCTCGGATGCGAAGATTGGGCTGACAGTATGCCAACAATGAGTGTTAATGGGGATCACCCATCGCTTAGTGAAAAGGCAAGAAAAAGTTACAGCCCAGCTGCTGATCTTGAGGACAAGAGTGTAGTCGATAGCCCAGCTCCAGTTAGCGATGGCAAGACTATTGTAAACGATTTAGATGATGAGATGAAAGATAATGGTTGGGGCAACGTTGGTGGTGACCACGTCTATCCATCATTAACTAATCCTTATATTCCAAATGCAATGGAATTCACGATGAAGGGCGAAAAAGGAGTTGATAAGGATGGTGAAGATCTCGGAACAAACCAAGGTAAAGATACTTGGCCAGGTCTTCAGAATCCTTTTGCCAAATAAATATAAAGGAGAAAAACAATGTCAAAAGATCAAATGCTATTCGTAGATAGCTGCATGGGTGGTGGGTTCAACATGGACCTAAACGAAAGTGTCACAGATAAAGGGTTAACCAGATTCCGTGGCAAGTTCCAAGAAGCTGAAGCTATTAATAAAAACAAAAGAATATATCCTTTTGAAGTTCTCAGTGAGAACGTCAAAAAACTTAACGAATGTGTAAAGCACAGAGGTTTAATTGGTGAGTTAGATCACCCAACCGACAGCATTATACATTTTGAAAAGGCTAGCCATGTCATCACCAAGCTTTGGTGGGACGGCAATGTCCTCATGGGCGAAGGCGAAATACTCAACACACCTCACGGAAAAATACTGAGAAGTCTTTTGAACGACGGTGTTAGAGTTGGCATTAGCAGCAGAGGCGTTGGTAATGGAAAAGTAAATGAAAATGGAGTATTAGTTATCGGTGAAAGTTATAAACTTATAACATTCGACGCAGTAGCTGATCCTAGCACTTTCGCAGCTTTTCAAGAGAAGGTTACTGATAAGAAGGATAAGAAAGAAAGTGTAGAAATTTCTTCTGCGGTGGAAGAAATTCCTGCAAAAAATGAAAGCAGCAGCATATATACTGTTAATAAAGAAGCGTTAATTGCTTGTTTAGGAACAATAATCGAAAATTCAACCAATTCATTAAAGCGAGGTTTAGGCTCATGAACAAAATTAAAGAAGCACTAGAAAAACTCTTACCTGCTGATCAGATTCAAGAGGTAAGCTCAGCAGTCGAAGAAATGTTAAAGGATGCAAAGTCAGAACTAGAGACTGAATTTAATTCCAAATTGGAGGAGGCCTACGCCGAAGTTTCCAATGAACTAAAGTCAGCTGAAAAGACAGCAGAAGAAGGTTATACCGAAGCTTATGCTATCATCTCTGAACTCAGAAATCGTCTTGAAGTTCAAGGTGAAGAGTATGAAGCAGCTCTCGAAGAGGGCTACGAAGAAGCTTATGAAATGCTCAAAGAGGAGAGAAGCAAGAATGGTAGTCTTGAAGTTTCCCTCTATGAAGAATACGACAAGAAGCTTGCCGAGATGAAAGAGTACATCGTTGACAAAGTAGATCAATTTCTACAGTTCAAGGGTGCCGAAATCTATGAACAAGCCAAGAAGGATGTCCTTGCTGATCCAAGAACTGTCGAGCACAGGAATGCTTTCGACAAGATTGTTGATATCACAAGTGAATATCTAAGTGACGAAGATTATGCAAGTGTCAGTTCTGCTAAGGTTGATGAAGCCAAGAAGCAGATTGATGATCTCAAGGGCCAAATCAAGCTATTAGAGGCCAGAAGCATAAGACTATCGACAGAGAACACAAAACTAACCGAGGCTGTTCGCCACGCACAAACAGTTGTGACCGAACAAGTCAAGGCTGTAGAGAATGAAAAACAGGTAAAAACTGTTAATGAAATGAAAGAAAGAGCTGAAAAGAGCAAGAATGTAATGGGGAGAGGACAAGTAGTCGCTGGTGAAGCTGTTATTGCGGAAAATAACGGTACTCAACACGACTTTAACGATTTGCACATTTTAGCTGGTATTAAAAAGATCGAAGACTGAACGGATTCTACTGGCTAATCAATTTTTAAAAGAAAGTAAGAAAAATGAATATTAATGCTAAATTTCTCAACGAAGCGAAGGAGTTAGAAGGTCGTTGGAAGAAAACCGGCTTGTTGGAGGGCATCGAAGATCGTTACGTCCGATCCACCACAGCTGTTCTTCTCGAGAACCAGAGACTCATCAATGAAGTTTCAACCGACACAGGTGATGTTGCTCAATTCAAAAGAATCAGCATCCCACTTGTTCGCAGAGTTTACCCACAGTTGATTGCAAACAAGATCGTCTCGGTCCAGCCATTGCTCGGACCAACCGGTCTAGTTTACTATCTCCGTTTTAGATATGGCAGCAACAAGGGTGCTGTCCGTGGAGCCGCTAAGGGCGGATTCCCAGGTGATGACGTTAACTCACTACAGCAGTTAGCCGATGGTACAGCCAATCTCGACGTTTTCTACTCTCATCAGTTCGTTCAGAACGAGAGCCATGCTGACGCCGGTGGCACAACCACAAGTTTCACTGTTGAGCACATTCCAGTTATCGCTGGCACAATGACCGGTACAGTTTATGACGGCAACACAGTTGTCAATACTTTCGTTGTTTCAGCTGGCGGCACAATGAGTGTCACCGACGTTGGATCACCAAATCCAAAGGTAACAAGTGGTACACTTGATCCTTCAACTGGTGTCGTTAGTCTAACCTGGAACAGTGATCCAAGTGCCAACACCGTAGTTGTATCATATGAGTACAACATGGAAGGCAACAAGGATATGCCCGAGATCAATCTAGCCATCGAGAGCGAAGAGATTGCAGCCAAGACTCGTAAACTGAAGGCAGTTTGGAGCTATGAGGCTCAGCAAGATCTACGTTCACAGCACAACCTCGACGCCGAGGCTGAGCTAACTGCCGTTCTTGCTCAGGAAATCAATCTAGAAATCGACCGTGAAGTTCTAGGTGACCTCCGCAATAACGCCGGTACCGTCAGTGCTTGGGACTATAGCACCGCCCTCGGTGATACAGTCAAGGAACGCTACGAGAGTCTATACGTTAAGGTTGTTGAAGTCAGCAACGTAATTCATCGTAAGACACTACGTGGTGGTGCCAATTGGTTAGTAACAAGTCCAGAAGTTGCTTCAGTATTCGAAACAGCCACAGCCGGTTTCGCTCCAGCTCCTTCAGAGACTTTCACTAGCTCACTCGGCATCCAGTATGTCGGAACTGTGAACAATCGTTGGAGACTCTACAAGGACCCACTGTTCCCAACAGGTCAAATCCTAATGGGATATAAGGGCGACAGCTACATGGACAGCGGATACTTCTACTGCCCATACGTGCCACTCACCCAGACTCCAGTAGTCCTTGATCCAGATTCCTTCACACCACGTAAGGGTCTGTTAACAAGGTATGGGAAGAAGTTGCTTAGAGAGGGAGCAAAGTTTTATGCCCGCCTCAACATAGCCAATTTTATCGTGTAATTTTACACCATAATTTGCAAAACAAGAACCCTGTGGTCGAAAGATCACAGGGTTTTTTTATTTTTAGAGACTAGAGCAAAATTCTATTGCGTGTAATTTTATTTAATGATACTATACTGATATAGGAGAACAGCATGTATCAAATTAAATGTCCTGACTGTGGCGAGGAAAGAACTGTGAAGGCTAAAAAGAAATGGATGAAGAATGAGCCTCCATTTTTAAAGATATGTAAAAGTTGTTGCCAGATAGGTAAAGAAAAAACTCCAGAGTGTCGTGCAAAACTTTCTGAGGCTGTAAAAGCCATTCAAACAGAAGATGTCATTAATAAAAAGAGTCAATTTATGAGAGATCATCCTGAAATCTGGGAGAATAATCTTATTTTTGGATACTCAGCAGGATGGAATAAAGGCCTAAAGATGCCGAAATCATCAGAAGACAAAAAACAAAAAATATCAGAGTCGATGAAAAACACACTCGAAGAGAAAAAGAAAAACAAATGAATATCGAAGAATTTGAAATTAAATACGGAGAATATGGCTTTAGAGACAAAATCTCTATATTTTGCAGCACTGAAGGCTGTGAAAATCATATGTTAACAAATAAAGACTCGGCTGTCAGAAATATAAAAAAGCATGGAACATTCAAGTGCAGAACTTGTTGTTACACAGAGGACGGAAAAAAAAGAATATCAGAGTCTACATCTTATAAACGTTCGCCAGAAACATGCAGAAAAATGGCAGAAGCAAAAATAGCTTTTTATCTTACCGAGGAAGGAAAGAAACTTAAGAAGAAACTCTCTGTGCTGACGGCGGAAAACCATTCAGTACATAAATATGATAAGTCCAAAAGAAGAGGAGTGTTTGAATCTAAAAAAACGGGCAGGAAACTTTCCTATGATTCTTCATATGAGCTCAGGCTTTGCTGGCTCTTGGACTCCGATGAGACAGTATTAGATTTTGAAACTCAACTAGGATTTCAAATAAACGGAAGAGGTAGATGTTTAGATTGTCTCGTGACTTACAAAAGTGGTAGGAAAAAAGTAATTGAAATGAAGCCTAAACAAAGAATAGATGAGTTTAAAAATCAAATAGAAGATACCAAAGAATATGCTAATCAAAATAATTGGGACTTTCAATTAATGACAGAAGACGATTTAGGAATGAACTATAAGCAGATTAGATTATGGGCAGATGATTATAGAACAGAGAATACCGGAATTGATTATCATGAATATAGAAAAGAAAATAATAGAAAAAAAGCCAAAAAACACTATCACGAAAAAATAGCTTTAGATAAAGTTAATGTTTATTGTGAATATTGTAAAGAAAATCATTCTGTTTTAAAGAAAAGCCATGATAGTAATATAAAAAGAAACGGAAAATACATCTGCGAAAAAGAAGGTGGGCACATATCAGGAAGTAAGCCTAAACCACATTTGATTAAAGAAAATCCTTATGCAAAGGAAGGCAAAAAGCAATGTAAAAAGTGCAACGAAATTAAATTTTTTGAACTTTTTAATAAAGATAAGTCGAGAAGAGATGGATATAGAGAGTATTGCAAAGATTGCGAATCAATTAAACAAAAAGAAAAGTATAAGAAATCTAGGTCAGAGAAACCTACCGCTGATTAAAAATCAAAAAACGGAATCGAAACCATCAAGTACATCGGACAAAATTGGTAGAAAAATAGTTTTCAAGCATATATAAATTATCTTATTTTAGGAGTTATTATGAAGAGTTTTAATGAATGGCTAAACGAGAACTATCCACAACAACAAGGTTTTGTAGCCACCAAACAACCAGCTCAAGGTGGATCCAATACTGATCCCCGATTAAAAGATGCATTTGTAAAGGCTATAGGCGAAAGCAGACAAAGATTAAAAGAACTGGAAAGAGTTGTAGGTTCAAGTCAAAATCAAGCTAAACCAGATGTTCTTTTAGATCATATAAAAAGAAACTTTAAAATGGTAGCAGAAGATTTAATGCCTTTTGATAGAAAGATTACTTTTGCAAATAACGTTGAATTTAGAATAATGAACTCTGCTCTTGGTACTATAGTTGGTGATTTAAGAAGCAATGTTGCACCACAGTGGGTAGTTAATGACGTTAAACAAGGCGCCTACAATAAAATTGTAGAATACATCACTGGCCTAGAGAGCGAATTAGCAAATTATTATAAATTATCTCAACAATCTTAAGTTTATTGAAGGCATCCGGCGTAGCAAAAAATAGGGGATGGTGTCGAGATTGCCTTCTTCATCTGCGTTGGTGAAGAGTGGCGGCGATAGATCCACAGTGTAAATTATAATATTATGAGCAAACAACCAATGAATCTTGAGAATCTGCCTGGGTACCTGGACTCTCTTAGAAAAAGTGGAGGGACAGACGAAGATCTTGTTGTTGACATGGGAAGAATAGTGGACTCACCAAAGTCTTCAGTAAATTGGTTTAATCCTCTCTTATTTGCACTCACTTTTTGTTTATTTTTAATTGTTGGCGTTTCATATAATAGTTCTTCAGAGAGTGTTATGGTTGTTTTAGACAACCCAGATAGTATCTCAGAAATGGTATCGGCCAGTGGAGGAACTGTTGTTAGTGTTAAACAAAACCCTGCTGGAGGCTATGAAGTTAAGATAGAAAAACTAAAGAATGTTAAGTCTTTTATTGAGAGTTTACGCAAAAACAAAGACGTTAAAAAGGTAGAGAAAATTTAATTATCTACTAATTTAGTTCGTGCGGGATTGACATAACGGCCGTGTGCAAGCCTTCCAAGCTTGAAAAACGAGTTCGACTCTCGTATCCCGCTTTTCACTTTTAGGAATTTCCATATAAATCAAAGCAGCAAGGAATGCGGTGGCTTTCATGACCTTATAAGCCTTATACAAAACAGCGACTATAGATAAAATCTTTATTTTAGCACCTTTGTTTCTGGCACGCTCTTCGTTTAAAAAATCTAAAAAATCTCTCATATTTGCTTTGTTAAATTACACTTCTAGCCATTTACGCATGAGTTGGAGTTGGTGTTGGAGTACTACGAGTTGGAGTTGGAGTAACTGTGCGAGTTGGAGTTGGAGTAACTGTGCGAGTTGGTGTTGGTGTTGGTGTTGGTGCCATGCAAACCCCGCTTACGCAGGTATATCCTGCTGGACAAGCGTTTCCACAACTTCCGCAATTACTTTCATCGTTTGTTAAATTAACGCAAACACTATCACAGAGGGTTTCCGAGTTAGAACAATCTCCTCTTGCTTCAACAAATTCACTTGGAATAATTTGGGCTAAGTATTCTCCTCCATCAGATACCGTTATTACTTCTCCATCTTTTTTGGAAACAATCTTTTTTCCATCATAATCAACCATATTTAAAGTTCTCTGAATACTGTTTCCGTTTAATATAGCTGTATCTAATCCGCCTTCCGAGGCTAGGTTTTTGAGTAATGGGCTGAGTTCTAAATTTGAGTCTGACATGTTTGTTATTCCTTTATGTTTGTTGGTATGACTTATATAGTATTGTTTATAAAATAATTGATCAGGGAGCCACTGTTGTGGTTGTGGGAGCCACTGTTGTTGTTGGGGCCGTCGTGGTGGTTGTCACCGGTGCAGCAGACACAACCTTTGAAGGATACGAATAAAGCATCTGTGAACAGACCGTTGATGCAGGAATCCATGCTCCCTTCTTTGATGATCCGCTTAGTACTCCTGCTTTTAACTTAGTACCTGGATCAATGAACTTCCAAGTCGAACATCCACAAGAATTTAAAGTGGATCCTATTTTTAAATCTTTATTATGCTTCAAACATCTTATATTAGTGTTACAAATAGTGCTACCACAAGATTTAGGTTCTTCCGCTACAATAATAAAAGGCTCAGTTATGGTATCTAAGAATTTTTGTGCTACATCCCCCATTTCAGATGTCATCATCTGACTTCCGTCGAGTTTAGACATTATTATAGAATATATTTCTTTTCTGTCGCCTATTCCATCAATTGCATGATCGTCATAATTTGTTGATTCGTCATAAAGATGAGTAATTCCATCGCTGTTGCCTGGAACGATTATTAAATGAGTGGGCGCTACTTCCTCTTGTGCTGCTTCTACGGTCTTAGCAAACACAGTGTAATCATTCGATCCAGATATTATTGATAAAACAGCCACTGAATAACTAGTTCCTCCGTCTGCGCCAATATCTCCAGTTATACTAAATTGAGTAATGTCTATATTTGTAGCCACTAAAACAAACATACCAGGATACATGGAAGTGAAATATTGACTTCCTTCTCCGAAATAATCTGTTCCGTCTTCTATTGTGCTGTCGAAATATATTGGTGAATAAATATTCTTTGAAGCACCTCCTGCTGCCCATTGAGGACCAAAAGAAACTTCATTGGGCATCTGGGTGTGGGTGGAAGGAATGGAAAGATCATAATCTACTTCATCTTCTTTAATATCATCATAGATTTGAGTTAGATTGGTATTAAAGAAATTACCGCCATCATACATATCAAATCCGCCATCATCAATACCGGTTACTAATGGCATATATTCGGATCCAAAGGATCCTGGGGCTCCTGATGAATTTAATTTAACATAGTATCTTTTTGGTTTAATAAAATATCCACCAATCCATATATCGCCAGAAGATACTTGATATATATCATTTACTGATGGGTAGTATGAATTATTATCTATTTGATTACTAGATCGATTATTTCCATAGAAATCATTTGCTCCACCAAAAGAACTGTCTAGTGATCCATCTGAATTAATTTTACAGATGTTATTTCTAACTGATGGTGTGTCTCCGGGATATCCGAAAGCATTGAAATTACCACCAACAATCATTTTTCCATCATCTAAAAGTTCAATCTTTGTTATATAGGGAGGATAGAAATTTTCCTCACCATAATATCCAGCTGGGATGTAGTAAGCAATTCCAGGATTTTGTGCTCCTTGTGCGTCTAAACCAAAAGATGTATCTATATAGCCATTTTCATTTATTCTACATATGCTATATAGTGTTGTGGTTATTCCAGTATCTGAGATTACACTAAAATTTCCGCCCACTATTATCTTATTATCATCTTGAACCGCAACTGTTTTCAAGAAACTCTCGTTATTGAAAGCGGGGGGAATAAACGTATCATCTTCAATCCATGTTGAAGTTCCACTATCATATACATATCTGATAATATGTTTATCTTCTAAATTATATCCTACTGCAATTAATCTTTCCTCAGAGTCTATTGCAACATCATATACTGCGTCAAAGTTAGAGTTTGCTTCTATCGGGACTTGAGTTCCATCATCATTTAGGATCATAATTCTAGAAGTGAACCGGCCAGCCACTACCGAAGTATTGTCACTTAAGGCTAGAATTTTATTCACAACTCCATCTATTGCGCCATTTAATGTAGAATCAAAACTGGCGTCAAAGACACCATTTGAATCAAATTTGGCAATATAGTGTGAAGTTTGTGTTGTAATAGATCCGTCTACAGAATGATTGTAGAACCAACCACCTAATAATATTTTTCCATTAGGTTGGACGGCAACAGTGTAGATAGAATCACTAAATCTTATGGCGGGAAATGTTTCATCTCGGACACCGTTTTGGCTTATTTTCAATACCTCTGAGTAGCAACATTCCCAGTTAGCATCTGGTATTCCGTCTACAAACCCTTCTCCGGCCAAAAGCATATCTCCATCATCATGCTGGGTAATGCTATTCACTCTACTAGTGTTACATTGACAACTTATGTAGTTTTCAACTTCATCTGTGAAATAATTCAGATCCGGTGCCATTGCAGTTATTTCTGCGTGATCAGAATTTAGCCTATCTAGTGCGTTCTGTATGTTCAACATATTGCTCCTTTGTGTATAAATTTATATATTATACAATATGTTGAATTTTAAGTTTTATTCATCTTTTTTAAGGGTAAGACTTCCCGAAGAAAAGAACATCTCATATATTCTTGAACAACACCTTTGTGGTGTCCATTTTAAACTATAGCAATTTTTTATTAATGATTTTATATCTTTATTGATATCTAATACATCGCCCATTGGAGTATATGGATATTCCAAGTTCCAATATTTTAAAACACTTCTTATGTAAAAATACTCTTCCACAAACTAAAATAGTAAAATTAAATAAAAAAAGCCGGTTGAAACCATTTCTAGTTTCAACCGGCTTTAGTAGATAGAAGAAGTTTACGATCCACTCATATACAGAGGAATGAATCGTATAAAATAGTCCGTCACTTTAACAGCAGTTCCTATAGGTCTCCTCTACCATTGGATGTTTTTCATCCACCGTTTTACCTATATGTGACAGTCGTAGTCCGTTCGCCACTCATATTTCTTTTAAAGCTAAACTACCCACAAAATATCACCTGTTACCAGTGACCCCTTTGGTGGTTGATCTAACAATATCTGGATTTACTCGTACCGAACATTCACCACAACACTCTCATTTGTTTAACGTGTTTGAGCCAACACGTCGTTTCTAGGGTTGTTTTTGCTTTTCAGCACCCAGACTCAATATCACTATTCACCGTCGCCACGGTTGCTCCATAATAAAATAGAGGGGTTGTTAAAGACACTGCCAGTCTCCTTAACTTATCCCGTGATACTAAGAGGACCGCTACATTTGATTTCAGTGGGATAGTCTTTCTCAAGACTAATGCGTTCCCAAATTCCTCAACGTCGTTAGTTCTGACTTCTTGTCTTTAAAAATTATTTCTAATTTTTAAATTTATACAAGTCAAACATCCTCTTACCGAAGCCCACCACAAAGTTCCGACAAAAAATCCCCCTTGATTTTTTAGTTCAAGGTTTCTTCTTTATCGTATACTACCTCTTTTTGCCTCTCAGCAAACTAGTAATATCCCAACCCTTCTTTTCACGGATTAGGCTTTTGAGATCGTGGAAGCATTTCTGTTTCCATCGATTGTCCTTGTGGCTTAATTTTTTCGCCAACACATTTCAGTGCTAGCAAGGACTTTGTTTCAAATTGTCAAAGAGCAAGTTTTTTCTTCAACTCATCATTTCCGACGTCGTTGATGGGCTCAGTATAGCGACTCCTTGAACCCTCGCAAGCCCCTATCCAAAAATTTTTTTGAGCCTATTTTTACGGGTAATTTTGCACTTTTCTTTTTTTTATTTAAAGTTTTTAAAATTTTTTCTTTGGCAAAAGAAGATAATTTTTTTTTTAAAAAAAATCAGCGGTTCTAGGGCAAATCACAGTCTTCACCGTAGTTGTTAACGTTGAAGCTGGGTCTCCATCGCCGTGGGTTCTAATTTTAGATTACTGAACATATTTTTCCTTAATTATGTATAGATATATATGTTATTTAATAAAAAGGAATTAAAATGGCAGATATAAAAATATCAGAATTACCATTGGGCTCAGCAAATAAAGATGCAGTTGTACCAGCAACAAATGCCGCAGGAACACTAACAGAAAAAATAAAATTAGGAGATATTGCATCTCTCTATAAGCCTACAGTGGTAGACCTAGGCGCCGACACATCCATATCAATAAACGCCAGTTCCGGTGACATATTCGACGTAGATGTGGACAACAACGTGACAATAAGCAACCCGACCTGGACGGGCAGTGCCGTCGACGGAAAAACCATCAAGATAAGAATGAATTGGATAGATGCGGGATATACACTAATATTAGGCAATAAATTCGCACTACCAGACGGAGCAACAGATCCTCTTCCGGTTAGCGAAGTCACAGGAAAGACCGATCTGTTTGCGGCCACTTATCATGCCGGCAGAGACAAGTGGGACGTTGTGGCCTTTATCCCGGGATACTAATTATTTTATGGCAACTCTTTATTATAACAACGCCGTTGGAAACGAAGACTGGTCGACGCTGGGAAACTGGTGGCTTGATGATTCTTTCTCTACCCCCGCAACCCAGCTTCCAACAAGCAGTGATGATGTGGAGATATACGAATCGCTGACAAGTAATTCAGGAAGCGTGCCCACTGTCAACAATCTGACAAACAACTCGGAAAACTATAAAGGTCTTCAAACGTCGGTGATTGTTCTTGGAACTGCGACCTTCAATGGTCATAGCTTTGGTGGGTATGTCGCTGGCCTTCTCCCCACCATAACCGGGAATGCAGTCTTCAACGATTATTCTATGGCAAGCGATTTTCGTATTCATGGAAAAGTCACATTCAATGACTATTCAGTCGCAGAAGCAAACTTAAATGATGGAGACGACTGGGATCTAGAGGTCGTATTCAATGATTATAGCAGAAAAACGGCGGCTATCCACTCGTCGGGCGTTGTCACATTCAATGATTATAGTCGTAATATTAATGGAACTATTAATGGTGGTTTGATTATATTCAATGATAACTCAACCAATGCACAAGATTTAACAGCAGAACAATCAACAGTAAATGCGATTTTCAACGACTATTCGTATAACACGGGAACAATATCAGAAAACACAGTTTTCAATGATTATTCAAAAAATTATGATGGAGTGATATACGTAGACTCAAATAGTGGAGATAATAATAACGACATATCCACACCACAAAGTCCATATAACACAATTCAAAAAGGATTTGTGACTGCGTATCACTTGGTTCCAAAATTAACAACCGTAGACGGGGTAAAATGTGCTAGTTTCAATGGATCAACAGATTACTTAAATGTTCTTCCTGTGCAAGGAGCAAACATACAGGAAACTTTTACTGTGGAATTTTGGTTCTATATGAAAAGCGAAACAAGTGGAATCTACACCCTTCTGAGCAACTTGTTTAATCAAGGATCTAATTCACAAACTCATCCATTATGGAAGGTAAATATCTGCACAAGGACTTATTTGGGCTTTGCAGACGCTCCCGGCGGCAATGTAATTTCTGTTTCTGGGAAGGTCGTCGCTTCGGATCCCTCAGTTGTAGGAAATACCTTCTCCAACATAGAGTTAAATGAATGGACTCATTTTGCAATGGTTGCAGATGGAGGAGTGTTTAAGATATACTTAAATGGAAATTTAGAATCAACACATAATTTTACTGGGGGCTATTCTTTTGGAATTGATGAGGGTGATGATCTTAGAAGCGGATTAGATATAGGCTACGATTATGATAATGGCGATTTTTTTGACGGATACATAAGCGGAATAAGAATATTCAACGACGCCGCAGTCTACACAAGTACGTTCACGCCCAGTTCCCCGGATGATTTTGGATCCACGGTAGGATTACACACAGCCAGCTTTCTGTGGAATTTTGACACTCCCAAGAATTATCTGATAGATGTTAAGGCCTTGGATCCCCAAGACGATGTCTGGAGCGCAGACGCTGGACCAGGCAGAAATCACGGGGAAGCCACAGAGTGGCCAAACAATATAGCGTTAAGAGGCAATAATACCAACGCAGATGGATCACCATGGAAAGAAGTAATAATATCAGAAGAAGATCTTCAATATGCCACCGAAGCGGCAGGCGCAAATTTGCTCTCGGATGGATTCACAACAGATGGAACTTCGAATGGAAAAATTAATTTTATTGGAGCAACCAATCTAGAAAATAAATTTTTACTTAACAATTCGAATACATTCTCAAATAATAGTTTGCAAGGAGTTTACATTGTAGAGTGGGCCGAAGGGAGCACATCCAAAAAAAGTCGGGCGTATTTGAGTTTTACATCGGGGCCAAATAATATAAGCGTGCGTCCTACAAATGACCAATACGGCATCATTAACTTGGCAGGGACATGGAAACTGCCGGCCAAATTTAAACCGGCTTCATCCATGGGCAATATAAATTTCAGTGGACGGGACGCAGTGTGGGATTACGCCGAAGATGTGGCAATAACAACATCAACCAATGGAAGAAAAATAGACATACTAACGTACGGAGAAGTTATCATAGGCGATATTTCTTCCAACGGGGGCGGGAGGGACGGAGGCGCAGGCCCGGGGAGTGGCGGAGAAGTAAGGATCAACAACGTGATGGCGGACAACATCAACGTCAACGGAGGGGACGGAGCTAACTTCGACCCATTCTTTTTGACACAAGGAGGCGGGGGAAATTTCACAGGAATAAATTCAAACGTCAAGGACATACATTTGAATCCCGGAACAGGGGGCTATGCACAAGATGGAGGAGACATAATCCTCATAGGATCCAAGGCCAAAAACATCTATTCGCACGGAGGACTGAGCGCCGACTGCGGCGGCGGCGGAAGTGGCGGCGACCTTTTCATGCTGAACAGCACGGTGGGTGAGGTAGCATGCTACGGCTACCCAGGCGACGGGTGCGGGTCGGGTGGAAGTAATGGAGGATACGCAACAATAATAAACAGCACGGTGGATTGGCTAAGACTAAACGGAGCGAGCGACGGCACTTCTTACGGGCAAGGCGGAAATGCGGTGGTCATAGACAGCAGCATCATGCTTGCGGACGTAACCAACTTCGGGCTTCCAAGTGAAATGTGTAATGACATATATGGCCACCCATGTGAATCTGAGCAAATTCCGGGCTATGTCGTGGCTCCCAACCATGATTACGACGGCTCAATAAAGACACACACGACAAAGAAGCAGGCAATAAACGGACCAGGATTCCTCGGATAAAAAGGACAAAACATGATCAAATTCGACCCGCCACTAGAAGTGCAAGTAAAAGGAAAGAAAATAAATGTGAGCGAGCTGCCCCTTGTGGTAATTGACATTCAAAAAACCAAAGTATGCAAGGCGCAATCCTCCCGTTTCTACAAGACATTGACCTTGTGGGAAGGGGCGTCTTACGACGCCATAGGAAACTACACACAGGAGCAAGCGGAGGCCAGATACCTAGAACTGCTCGGTAGCAAACCAGCAAAAGAACTCGCAAAACTATACGTAGAACCAACCAAATAAAGTAAAAAAAATGGCAAACCTAGAGCAATACACACCGATATACATAAAATCAAGCGGCAACGACTCCACAGGGGATGGAAGTAGTGGCAATCCATACCTAACGGCCCAGAAGGCGTTTGAAGTCGCCTATGCGGGAACGGGACTCAAAGTCCTTGATTTCACGGAGGGAAATTTCGGAGGCGTTAATCTAAATGGATTCAGCGATTGGCCCTCAAGGATTGCTGTTCGTGGGGTAGACAGTCAATCAAGCGTTTTGGGAGGTATAATAGGGGCTTCAAAAAAAATAAGCATAATAAGCGACAAAACCGTTGAAATCGGAGAAATAAGTGGCGGATCGACCGTGCTAACGGACTGCAAGGCCGGCAAAGTAAATTCGGCATCAATAAGTTTGATAGACTCTGATGTGGTGGGATTAAACTCATCAAGAACCTCCTGCTCCGGAAAGGCCAAGGGGCTCGGCGGAGGAAACATACTTGGCCCGAGCAGGACGGAAAAGGTCTCCTTGCTCCTGCACATGGGTGGCAGCAGGGAAAACATTGCAACATTCACCGATTATTCCATTGACACCAAGAATATAAAAGTCAAGGGAAATACAAGGATCATAACTGGAGTTTATACATGTAACGGATCCAGCTGGCCACATTGCGGATATTTCCCGCCGCCGGCTCAGCAGTCCTGCTTCTTCGACGGGAATGGAAGCTACCTTGAGACGAAGGAAGAAAAGGACTTCGGATTCGGAAGGGGAGACTTCACAATAGAGTCTAAAATATACATCCCATACGACAGCTGGGGCACCACGGGAACAATATTCAACCTGGGCGGGGGAATAAAACTCAGGACCTATGGCGCAGAAAGCCTGGTGATAGACGGAGAAACATACAACTGGTATCCAGGGGATAACATTCCCATCGACCAGGAAGTCCATGTCGCAATGACAAGGAAGGGCGGAGAATTCAACATATTCGTTAACGGAGAAAGGGTCTTCCAGCTCACCGGGGTCTCGGTGGACCTTGGAAGATCCAACATTCTGAGGATAGGGGCCGGGGAAGAGGACGGAATGGAAGCCTTTTATTTGTACGGATACCTCAGGGAGTTCAGGGTCGTAAAGGGAAGGGCGGTATACAGTGGTGAATTCCTCCCGCCAACTGAAGCACTTTCCGTGATCGTTGAAGACCACCCATCCTTGGATTCAAGGACGCTCTACTTCAACAACATCGCCAACGACAACAGTTGGACCAACCTTAATAACTGGTGGTCGGACGAGGCTTGTACCGTGCACAGCAGTTCCTTGCCGGGGGAGCACGACAAGGTGGTGGTCAGGGGTGCGGCATTCGACGGCATAAACGTAACCGTTCGCAAATTGACCATGTTTGCTGACGGGAATATCCCATCGCACACATCATTCAAAAACTCAACCATAAACGCACGTAACGGAATATTTGCAATCACGACAGGTGCGGGATATGTTGAGTCTGGGGGGTCGGGGTTTGCGAGCACATGCGCATTGAACGGGAACGTGTTCTTCTTTGAGAGTGATGCAACCCAAGGCACGATGAGCGCACAGGTCGACGGAAACCTTACGGTGGGAGGTTGCGATGTCGGGGTAAACGTATATGTAAGCGGAAGCGTGATAGTCAAGGGCGACTGTACGAACTTTGGACATGTGGGAAAAAATCTTATAGTTGAACTGGGAGGGTTCGGAAACGGAAACGGTGCGGTACATCCCACAATTGAAGGCAACGCAATTTTCATTGGCGGCAGGGGACTCGTGGCCACGGCCGATGGGTCGCCCAGCCCTGGCAATTGGGGGGCGATCAATGGGAATGCCGAATTTTATCTGGGGGCTGTGAACGCAGGAAACGTATATGGAAAAGCATATTTTCACGACAGTTCGAACGGAGGAACATTGCACAATGGTGCGACCTTCGTAAGCACCGTAGGTGGGGCTGCGATGAATTGGCTTCGTGATGAAAACGGCGAAGGAAGCGGCGCCTTTGGACTCATAAACGGAACCACAAAAATATACGGCGCCGGCTACGTTGGGGGCTCCGGAAGTTTCTTTGATGACGTCCACCTGTACGACGGCGTGATCCTAACAAATACATTCAAGCCTCCACTCATAGAAGGCAACATATATTGCCACGACAATTCAACGCTGGGAAGCGTAGCATGCCCTAGCGATGTGTATTTCTACGACAACTCCCACGGCAACATGAGCTACAGCCCGGGGCTTAATTCAGACTGGCTGCTCGCCACTTACGGAACACCAGACTGGGAGGGATGGAGCGAAGGCCAGTATCGTCCGATCAACGGATATGATCCACCCAACCTGAGGTCGGACTTCTACGTTGGTAGCTGCGCCCTCTACGGGAATTCAACCCTTGGAGACTTCCTCGTCCTTAACGACCTGACGCTCAACGGCGAAAGCGGAATGACCCAGTACAACGTGACTGCCACAACAGGCGGAGATCAAGGTCTACGCCACGGGGTTCTCGAAAGCGGAACGAGGGTCGAGGGAAGGATAATATGCAACACCACCGGGGACTGCTACCCAGACATACTGAGCCTCACGGTGAACGCAGGCCATACGGGGTACAAGACGTTCATAGTGGGTGGATGCTCATATGTAAATGTAAAAATTAATGGAAACATATCAACCATAGAAGGCAGCTCGGTAGATTTGAGCTACATAATAAATCAATTTGAACTGACGGGTTTTCTAAACATAACCATTCAACCATGTAGTATGGATGGGAATCCTACTTGGGAACGAATAACATCGTTCATTACCTACCAAGCCCTGAACTTCATCACGGGAGTGGGAAGCCTTAGGGGCATGAACAGAATCGGCACATTAGATCTTATCAACATTCAAAACCCAGAACTGGATGTGTTGAGCCTGAAGTCGCTTCAAACACTGAATCTGTCGGGGCCAAACATAGCAAGCGTGAACGTAAGCGGACTAAGGAACCTGAGCTACATAGACATTTCAAACAATGGCGGGACCCCGTCCCTAGAGTCGGTTTTGGCCTATGGCTTCGGAACATGGGCGGGATACAATGGAAAGGCAAATTTCCGCATAATATACGGTTATGACAACAATATGGATATGACTGCGTGGGTGGAATTCTTTGAGTCTCTGGGCGATGGCACCGCCGGCGGAAGTAAGAATTACATCAATGCGTTGACAAGCGGATGCACGGTACAAGATGCAATCAACTATATGATAAACAACCACGTCTCCTGGGAGATGGGCGACGTGGGATGGTATATAGAAACGGGGAGCGACTGCTAATGAACTACTTCAAGACACCAAGCAACAAATACCTCGCCTTTATCCCTAGGTCGGGAAGCACAAGTTTCGCAAGGGCCATAGTAACCCAATTCTATCCGGAACTCCTTCCGAGGCTCGAGAAAAAACATCCTAACAAAACGGATCCAAAGCCCCAGTTCATCTGCCCGTCCAGCAGCTTTCCTGACGGGGACGCCTATGCCCTCATAAGGGACCCGGTGGAAAGGTTCAGGAGCGGATTTTCAAGGGCAAATTTCGGAAGGACCGTGGACGAGGTGATAGAAGACCTTTTCAAGGGCGAATGCATAATGAACGTTCACATCGAACCGCAGAGCAACAGGATAAAACACCAAAAGGACATAAAGTGCTTCAAGTTCCCAGAGGGAATAAACGCACTTTCGGAGGCACTTGGGATGACGCCACCCGAGCAGGAAAATGAAAGCGAGGACGGCGAGAAGCCGAATCTCACGCAGAAGCAAATAGACAATTTAAGAAAATACTATTTTAAGGACGTGGAACTGTATGAGAATGCGAGTGTAGAATACACACCAACCACAACAGAACCAACCACAACAGAACCAACCACAACAGAACCAACCACAACAGAACCAACCACAACAGAACCAACCACAACAGAACCAACAAACATTAATGATGAAGTGGATATGCCCAGATTATTTAAAGGAAAATAAAAATGAAACTACAAAATCCAATCACAATAAACATGCCCGACGTAGTGTTAAAAAATGGAAGAAAAAGAAGTATTCCTCCTTTAGTTTTAAAAGAATTAAATATTACAATAATTGATAATGAAAATCAAAAAATAGCTAAGGCATCAATACCTCCACTTAAAAAACAAATAGTGTTATGGGAAAATGATTCCTATACTACTGCTGGTGATTATACTCAAGCACAAGTTGAAGCAAGATTATTGGAAATATTGGGCGATAACCCAACAGTAGTTTTAGAGAATTATTTTAAATAATATTAAAAATAATTATAGAGATTTATAACACCATTTTTAACAGTCAAATAATTGCAAGGTAATTCCGTCCAACTTCCGCTATTATAATAACCTGTGTGGGGTTTAGAGTTTGCATAATGCACATGTCCGCAACAAACAACATTGCAGCCTATTTTCTTCATATGTTCAATAGACTTTTTTTCTATGATCTCAGCATTTCTCATAAAAGTTTTACTACTTTTTTTTGCAAGCTTTGCAAGATAAAAACTTTTATCTATTTTTTGTATCAATTTATAAATTTTATCAGCAAAGTAAACTAACATTGGTTGATTGGATATCACGCTATCGAATCGGTCTCCATGGAGAACAAGTATCTTTTTATCTCCACTATAAAGAATATATTCTTCTAAAAATTCCACTCCTAATAAATGAGATATAACTTCTGCTGGCCCGTCATGATTTCCTGCTACCCAAATTATATTAACTTTTTTTGAAAGTTTTCTTATGTAAGATAAAACCCTCCAGTGACTTTTCTTTAATTTTCTAAAGTCCCAACTATCGAATAAATCTCCATTTAAAATAATAGATTTTGTAGGATTCGTTCCATCCTCAATCGTAGCAAAAAAACTTATCAATTTTTTAGCTTGACAGACATCACTGCCTAAATGAATATCGCTTATTATAATCGCATCATTCATATAAGTAGATATTAATAATTTTGTTATTTTTTATGTTTGAATTTTTAATATATAAAGTACTATGAAAAATTTTAAAGAATGGCTAATAAACGAAGAAAAAGACGCTTGTTATTATAAGGTTAAAAGTAGATATTCAGTTTTTCCATCTGCATATTCGTCAGGCGCATTGGTCCAGTGTAGAAAAAAAGGAGCCAAAAATTGGGGCAACTCAAAAAATGAAAATCTTGAAGAATCAATTTTCAATAAAGAAAAAGAACAGGGACTTCATGGTTGGTTCAGCAGAAAAACAGGTGGATGGATAGATTGTAAGGCTAGTAAAAAAGGAAAATTAGTACCTTGTGGAAGAAAAAAAACAGGCAAAGGAACAGAAAGAGAATATCCTGCGTGCCGACCTGTTTTATCAGCCTGTAATAAAAATAAAAATAAAAAAAAATCAAGTAAAAGAATTTCATGGAAAGGCGAGAAATAGGTTTTTTAAATGGCGAACATTGTTTTTAGTGATCCTTTTAATTTAAGAGCGAGATACGGTGCACCCAATTCTTTATCCTGGGATCAGAGAAATTTAGATTACATAGCAAAAATTGAATCAGCGAGAAACTACAAAGTATCATCGGCATCTCAAACCGCACCAGGAACACAAAACAGATCAAACTACACCAGTTGCGTAGACAATTATCATTGTTTCTGGAATGGGGTAGGATGGACAGTAATACCAGCATGCTCATCCAGTTGGATAGGAGGTATGACCTTAATGCAAGTCACTCCCACTCCCACAGTGACAAAAACAAGTACTCCAACTTTAACTCCAACTAAAACGCCTACTCCTACTTTAACAAATACTCCTACACCAACCAATACTAAAACATTAACTCCAACTAAAACTTCCACCCCCACTTTAACACCAACCAGAACTTCCACTCCCACCCCAACATCAACCCCAACATTAACTCCTACCAAAACAAGCACACCCACATTAACCAGCACTCCTACTCTAACAATAGCTCCTCCAGCAATAGTGGAAGCATCCTTGCCATTCTATGATGATTTCAACAGACAAAATAACCCTTACATATCAGGTTATTGGCGTGAACGCATAGGAAATTTTATAATATCTAATAATTCTGCGGTGGGCGTGGATCCATCCATCTCTTTAATGACACTTAATGGAATAAGAGAAAAAGATTCTTTTATTAGTTGTTATGTGGATTTAATAAATTCATCGATACCTACGGGAGCAGCAAGATCATATATGCCTGTGGGTTCAGGAGGAGGAATTATAACTAGATATACAGCCGATCCATATGGAGTATTTGGTGATGGGTATATGTATTTGGGAATGATTGCAAAAAATGGAACTACATATTACGGTCAAATATGGTCCAACAATGGATCATGGTCATTACTAAGTTCATCACCAATAAATTCTACAAACACCGTAGGCGTACTAGCTTTTAAAACATTGGGAAGTTCTTTAACACTGTATTTTAATAATACACAAATAGTTTCTGTCATTAATACAAGCATCCCAGGATATGGTGGTATAGGCATAAGGGCTTTGGGCGCCAATTGTATTTTCGACAACATGCAGGTTAGTTCAATATCAAATTATAATAGATCTAGAGATATTGATCAAAATTATATTAATTGGGGATTATTAAGAATGATAAATCAAAATAATATTTCAGGATGGGGTGAATAACATGAAAGAAAAAATATATAATTTAGTATTAAAAGACATAAAAGATAAGACTTCATTCTTAGATGACATGAAAAAAGACTCGGGAGATGAATATATTCCGGAAAAAAAATGTTTAGCTTTAAATAACACAAATTTACAAAGAAGAGTTTTATCTTTTAGATTAACAGAAGAAGAAGCAGAAAAACTTGAAAAAGATCCAAGAGTGGAAGCAATTCAACAGAAAATCCCTTATAAAATAAAACCCCTGATTCTAGATCCTGGTCGTGATTATGGTGAAGAAAAAAATATAAGAATGCAAGCTGCGCCGTCAGATGCAGTAGCAGCAATCTACAGAATACCAACAGGAGAAGATGTAGATGTTGTTGTAGTAGATGGACACATAGACCCAAATAATCCAGAGTTTGCATTAAGAAAAGATGGAACAGGCGGAAGCAGAGTAAACCAAATAGATTGGTTCAATGTTTTATATCCATATGGGGTTCCGGATAATTTCCGGCCATATGAAAAATACAATTATGAACCATATGTAAATCCAGACAATTATCTAGAAACAGAAGATAACAATCACGGTGCTCATGTAGGAGGAACAATAGCTGGAAATACTCAGGGTTGGGCACCAAAAGCAAATATATATAACATATCACCATATCACGCAGAGATGGTCGACGGCCGAGATTGGAGGTCAGATGGTCCGCATGATCTATATTTACATGCTATTAAAGTCTGGCACGAAAATAAACCAGTAAATATTAAAAAAGGAACAAAAAATCCCACTATAACAAATCATAGCTACGGGGTTGGCATTGGTGGAATTGATGTCAGAAATATTATAGACGTAACATACAGAGGCGTAAAATATACTTCTACAAGAAATTATTCTGGGGCCAAGGCAACAACAACTGTTAATTCTGGTAAAGTTATTTCTGGGACCATTACAAATCAGGGAACAAATTACACAAATGAACCAACAGTGTCATTTTATGGGGGAGGACAAGCCAGAGCAAAAGCACCAGTCGGAAATGGAACAATATATGAAATAACAATAACCGATCCTGGGGAGGGGTATCCTTGCGCTCGCTGCGAGCGATATCCAACTTCATGGGTTGAGTGGGTTCCGATAACATTCAGCCCTGCTCCTGCGGGAGGTCAAACGGCAATAGGTAGAGGATCGATTAGGATGGTTGAGGGGTCGGGAATTTATTATATAGAGATGCAAAACAGGGGAAGTGGTTATACTACTCCTCCTACTATAACTTTCCCTCCTCCTCCAAATGGAGGAAGAACAGCAAAGGCAACATGTAAAATAAAGTCTGGGGTTTTGAATGAACCCATTGTCAATAACGGAGGATCGGGGTATTTAAATTTTCCAGAAGTTATATTAAGCGGAGGAAATCCTTCCACCCCAGCTCAAATAAGCATACTAGCCTTTGAGGATAATCATAAAGATGGTGATTTGAGCACAATTAAAAACGGTGATGTTTTTATAGAATATTACGGTGAACCAACTTATAAAATAGTTCAAGATAATATAAATGGAACAATATATGAAAGATATGTTGTTGAAAGTATAAAATACACCTGGTCGTGCGGAGAAGGCTACACCTCCGATCCAATTGTTAGCTTTTATGGCGGAAATTCTGTGGTGGATGGAGTTAAAACCGGGAATAAGGTAGAGGCAAGAGCGATTCTGGGTACCGGGGCTAATCAAGGAAAAATTATAGGATTAAATATAACATATCAAGGTTCAGGCTATACCTCACCACCAAATGTGGTATTTACAAATGGAGGAGGGTTTTCAAAAGAACAATTAAATAATTTTGGATTAATATCTTATGCTTACTCGGATCCATTGATGCAAGGTAAAAGATTCATAGACATAGGAATAAGAACTATTACTATGGAAGCAGATTTAACAGACCTGATGAATTCTGGAGTAGTTGTTGTAGGGGCGGCGGGCAATAATTCCACCAAAATAGATGTGCCAGGAGGACCGGATTATGACAATAAACTAAATGTGGTAGTCCCAGGATTTGGTTGGTATCTACCAGAAGGAGTGGACCCAATATATTTTACTGAATTCATGTATGAGACGTATTATCACAGAGGATCAAGTCCAACGGCTTGCCCAAATGTAATTAGCGTAGGATCTTTAAGTAGATTGGTAGCAGAAACAAAAAATACTTGGAGCAATACAGGACCCAGAGTAGATGTTTATTCACCTGGGGATATGATAGCTTCAACGACACACAGTATTTTTCCCGGATATCCAAGTATTCCTGATATTAGAAGTATCGGAAAACCAATTACATACTATGTGTCAAAATTAAGCGGAACAAGCATGGCTAGTCCACAAGTATGTGGCATGATAGCATCCCACGCCACAACCAACAGAAATATAAATCAATTAACTGCGATTGAATTTATCAGAAATACCTCCAGAAATACTGTTAATGATACAGGAGGTAGCTATTCTGATCTCACCTCTTTATTGGGAGGGGCCAACAGATCTGCCTATTTTCCAAATATAAGTTATACCTTGTATAGTTAACCGTCTATAGAGTAGTCTGGATTTTCACTATCCATTTCTGTTTCATAATCCTTTATTTCTAGACCGTATTTTTCAACATCCTGCTTATCTGGTTCTGGGAGGGGTTTGGCATTATTATCCTCTGAGGTTTCCTCCTCAGATGGAGCGGGCTCTTCTTGAGGAGTTTCAGTTTCAGTTTCTCCACTATCTTCGGAAGGAGCCTCTAAATTTTGTGCGGGGCCGCCAGGGACTGCGGATAACTCAGTTTCATCTCCGTTATTTTCTTGAGGAATGCCCACCCCCAATAATTGAGGATTTTGAGATAAAACTTGAATCTTTAATTCTTCTAGTTTTTGAATCTTTAATCTACTAAGCATCTCAGAAGTTTCTTGATCATTGTATTGAAGCCACTGAGTGTAAATATCATAATCGCTCATTAAATTTGCTGTTTTAAGTTGTGTGGCAACATTTAATCTAGAATTAACAACTTCAGCTCTACTTAATTCTCTCCAATCGCTTGGAGGAGTCATTTTTATTTTAAGGTCTTTATAGAGTTCTTGCGGAAATCCACGAAGATATAGATGCCTATCTGCTATATCATAGAGGCAATCTTCAAAAGAAGATTGTAATCTCTCAATCATTCTTGCAAATTTAACATCCTGAGCAGATAAAGTCATTCTTGTAGCATTGACATCTTCTCCACTAAAATAACTTTTTGGGAAATTCAAACTAACAAAAAGTTTATTTCTAAAATAAACTGCGTCGTCAACTTCACCTAAATTTTGAGCACCAGGAAGAGTTTCTATTCTTGTGTTGCTGCCCGGTCTTAATGGCAACCAATAGTCTTCATCCACTGCGGGTGGTTGCCACCTTTCATCAACTTGATTAACGCTAGATCCGCTGCCCATGGCCACTTTTCTTTTTCTAAACTGGTCTTTCATTCTTTCAATTAGACTATCAACTTTAAATGGCGGTAATTGACCAACATCTACATAAAACACTCTTCTCTCAGGTGCTCTAGCAAGTCTATATGTGACCATGGCATCTTCCATCAATCTTAATTGATGAGCAGGGCTTCTGGCTGGTTCTATCAAGCTAACTCCATAAGGATAAAATAATTTTCTATCTTCTCCTATTCTGAAGTGCACAATTTGATTTAAGTTGAATCTTATGGCAGTGGATTTTTGAAGATCGAAATTATCTTGACCCAAAGGTATAGGGTTCATCAAAGCACTATAGTCCGGTCCTTCTTTACTCTGTTGGAATTCTATTAATTTACCCCGGATAGTTTCTATACGATACATAGTTTCTGCCGGCAAGGATATAGCCTTGTACAATCCATCCTCAGGATTGTCCGGATCTATTATGAGTTCTAAGAAGTGATCTCCATTCACACAAAGATTCTTAAACCAGCTCCACCCATTTTTATTTATATTCAACATCTGTCGATGGAAGAATAAAAATTCTAATTCTTTTCTGATCTCTTCATTTGATATCTCTAGTTTACATATATTGCCTTCTGTATCTTTTTGGCAATTGTGCAAAACCACACTATCTGTGCAAAAGCACTTGTGTTTTTCTACACTTATATCATATACATTTTCTTCTGTTTCATTTTTGAAAACACCTATAACTCTGCGGCGGTCTTGTTTCCTGCTTAATCTATGAACTTCAGTGGTAGTGAACCCAATCCTCTTTAGATTAGCAATTACACCCGGAACTGTCATTCCAATCAACTCACATGTTTTATTTAAAGCCAATCCTTTACTTAACATATGAAGTATTTTTGATGTCTTTTTATTTTCTTCTTCTACTTTTCCTGTTCGCCATTCATCAACGAACATTCTCTCGTGAGTCCAACCTTTGTTGTATGTAAATACTCTGGGGAACTGATTTTTATTTAATTTAGTTTGATAATTATTTACAGGCAATCTATAGAATGCCATGAGTGTGTCTCCTTCTTTCAAGGAGCCTGTTTCCACCCAATCCCCATTTCGATTTAGAACTTTGTGATCACTAGTAGCTGTGAATTTGCTTCCATCATCCAATATTATGGTTATTGTTTTCTCTTTCTTAACCAATCTTGGATTATATGCCCAGCCAAGGGTATAATCTTTAGAAATTTCATCGTAGCAATAAACTAGAAATCTTTCATCTGGACTATTTTTTACCAAGTCTTCAATTTTTTTAAGTCCAAAAGGAGTGCTTATTTCTGTGTTTCCGCTAACACATGCTTCATCGGATATTACCGTAACAACAGTTTCTATCTCGGGTAGATTTCTAAGCCTCTCATATTCCTTGTATCTAGCAGTTCTATTCGTTAGGGTGGTTATATCGATCATATCGTTTGTTTGACGATATGCCATCAGTCCACCTGGATTATTAACTACATCATCACCGGCAAATGTCTGCAGGGCATCCGCTTGAGCGATGCCTGCCCCAGTAAGATTTTTAGTATCTTGTACCTTAGAACTTGGATCCTTTTGGAAACCAAATGTAAACAATTTAAAATAGTCTGACCATGCCATAATGTAATATAGTTATTGGTTTTACGGTAAAAAATAAGAGCAAAAATTGAAAAAAATCGACTCTATTACATAATAAAGTAAAAACTCATGAAAATTCAAGAAGATTGCTACTTTTATATAGACGAAAACACGGCAAAAGAAAAAAAGATAATGAGTGTTTTATGCGTTAATTGTCATGAAAAGAATCCGTTGGGCTGGTATTGGCCTGGAAAACTTAAGGGTTACGGACATTTTAATGTTAGCTGTACAGCTTGTAATGCTTTTGTAAATAAAATAGAAGAAGATGAAAGGCCAAATGAAATCTAGAAAACTTTCCGATATAATATTAGAAGAAATGCCAGAAAACCATAAGGATCTCATTTATTGCGAGCCTTTTTGCGGATGCTGCAATGTGTTTCTCAAAAAAGAAAATTCAGAAATAACAGTATTAAATGATTTAAATAATGGAATAAGTAACTTCTTAACAGTGATGAGAGATGATGGGAAAAAAGCAATAAGCAAACTTAAAAAAATCAACTATAATCAACAAACTTTCAAAAAAGAATTAAAACGTAATAAGTTTAAGAACAATGTAGATTACGCCATAAATCAGTATATCCTATACAGAACAAGCAGAGGGGGATTGTGCAAAAACTATTGTTATTCAAAAAATAAAAGAAAAAAAATAGAAGATATTGAAAGCTGGAACACTAATGTGGAGAACTTGAATCAGATATCTCTAAAATTATCCGACGTTTTTGTTTTTAATAATACGGCTATAGAAATAATTGGAATATTTAATAGCGAGAATGTTTTGATGTATTGTGATCCACCAAGATATGTTAAAAATAGAAAATCACAGTGTCCATATAAAGATTACATGACAGAAGAAGAGCACATAGACTTATCTAAAGTTTTAATGAAGTCCAATAGCAAAATAATACTAAGTGGTAGTGATAGTTTATTATATAAAAAGCTATACAAAGATTGGAATAGAAAGAAAATATCTAACAAGAATAAAAAAGAATTTATTTGGAAGAATTTTTAAGGCCAGTTCTGATGATCTTTTTATTTCTCAAAACTTTTTGATCTCTATCTTCATGCTCTTTAAGAGCATCTTTTATTTTTTTGTTCCAAGTTGAAATCTTATTTTTAGAAACTCCTAAAAGATCAGATAATCCTTGACTATTATTGATAACCAAAAGAAAATTATTCCAAAAGTTTTCATCAACATTTAATCCGGTCAATATAACATTGTGGTCTTTTTTATCTTTAATGTAATCTTTAAACTTTTTCATATGAATATATATTAAATTATAAATTATTTTTATATACAAAACAATCATCATAAGTTATAAAGTTATTTAAACATTCATGGACAGCCTTTTTTACACCAGGATGATAGTTTTGTTCACCAGTGTAATAATCGTGACCCGCTAATATTCCATTTTTCTTTACTTTTGGAAGCCAAGCCTTTATATCATTTTTAACATCCTCGTATTCATGAGACGCATCTATAAAAACAAAATCTAAAGAATGATCTTGAAATTGATTTGCGGCTTCAATGGAGGGTTTTCTAATTGGAATATAGTATTTTTCTATTGGCCTCATATTCTGAATAAAGGTGTCATACAAAGAGTCTATTTCTTTCATTTCTTTATGCTCTGAGCTTCCCATCCAAGTGTCAACACAATAAAATTCTATATTTTTATTTGAATTAGCAATTTCTACGGCCATAAAAGCGGAAGATTTTCCTTTCCAAGACCCTACTTCAACAAATCGACTACCAGAGGATGAACTAAGAACCATGTTTCTATACAGTTTGGTATATGTAAACCAATTTTCACCGAACTGTTGGCCCTCATAAATATGAGGAATTTTTTTAATCATATCATTAAGATTGATATATTGACCCTTATTCTTCCACCAATTAATTATCCAATTATAAGAATCCCAGTGATATTCTCCTTGTCCATTTATTTCTGTAGGGTCTTTACCAAGATATGTTGATTTTACATTTTTTACGTCTTCTACAAATATTGGAATATTATAGACTGTGCCCAACCCAGAAAAAACTATGTTTTCTACAATGGGGATTAAATTATTATTTATGTTCAGATTAAATTCATTTTCATTGACATAATAGCTGTCTATTATTTTTTTAACGTAATCTCTTTTTATTAAATACGCTGCTGCGCCCCAATCATCCACCAGTCTTTGTCTAAGTTCTATATCAATGTTATTTGGACGTATCCAAGATAATTGAACGCATTCCCAATTATTTGGAAGACTATCGATAAACTCTTCCCATGTAAAGCTCCAATAAGACACAGGTTCTAATGAAAGATCATCTTCACAAAAAAATGCATAATCTTCTTTTGTAGAGTCATACCATTTTTTTAGAGCTTTGATGTGAGATGTTATGGGGCCTTTACTATTTTCATGTAATTTATCAACAAGTTGTCCATTCAACTTAAAATTATATTCATGATACCTTTTAAATATATGAGGAATTAAATTTGTTATTCCATAACTAGAAAATTGTTTTTTAAGATTTTCTCTTCTTTCTAAGGATTCTTCAATACCAATAAAATTAACAGGACCTATTCCTTTTAGTTTATTAATTTTTTTTTTTAAGCATTATATCTTTAGCTAAATTAATTTCATTCTTAGGAGTAGAAATTAATTTTTTTAATATTGAATTATCAATTAAATCTTTATGAACCCACCAATCTTCAAAACTACAATCTTCATGAGGAGATACATCATTAAAAACAAGAGTATATCCCATACTTCTCAAATATCTTCTAGATTTATCTCTGAAGCTTCTTGTTATGTCAACATAGTGATCGTGTTCATATGTTATTACTTTGAACTTATATTTATCGAATGGAATTAATAGTAATGCTTCAAATGTGTTTTTACAAGGTTCAATATCTATTTGTAAATAATCAATAACATTATTGGAAAAATTATTTCTCAAAAGTTCTTCATAATTTATCTTTAGAGCATTTTCGCATAAAACTTTATTGGTTCTTTCTCTATCATGCATATCAACTAACTCACGTTTCATCTCTATGCCAACGCCAGTCCATCCAAATTCTCTTTCCAGTAAAGCTGTGTTACTATTATGAAGAGAATGGGCAGAACCTATCTCTAAGTAGGTTCCATTTTTCTTTCCATTCAAAGCAGCAAGAACAAAAAGATCTTGATAAACCTGAGAGAAATTTCTTTCAATATTGTCAGATCCTTCAAACTTAAAACTCAAATCAAAATCAGAATTTTTGGAATAAGTAGCAGAACTCTGCTCAACAGAGCCAGAGCCCAATGTGATCAGGTTGGTTTCTACCAACTTTAAATAAGTTTCATTAAGTTGATCTCCATATTCATCTTTTAATTTTCTAAGAAGTTTTCTTGCTTCTTTTGGCTTTCCATACCACCAAGAACAAACCGCCTTTTGAAAAACAAGCATGTATTTTGATGAATACTCAAAAGTAGTTATTAAATTAGAAGGGAGACAATCTGTAGTCTCCAGAGCTATCGAAGCATATAAGTACCCATCCATCCAATTTTGTTTTCTTTCAAAAAATTGACTTAAGAAAAAATATGCCTCTGGGCTTTTTGGCTTCAAATTAATAGCACTTTTTAATAAATTTTCACAAGTATAATCTCTATTTGATAAATTAGAGTAACACAAATAAAGTCTTAATAAGCATTCATACGCTAAATTTTCATCTTTAGTAAGTTCTGCGCACCTTAAATAATAACTACAGGCCGGTGCAAGGTGTTTTTGGTTTTCATACCACAATGCTAGATTAAAATTAGTTTTATCGTTATCAGAGTCTTTTATGTAATCTAATAATTCTTTATTCATAAGTTTTTAAAAATTTTCCTAATATATTTTTTGGCATTCCCAAAATATAGGCCGCATTATCTTGAAATCCAAAAGTTATTAATAATTTATCTTTATAGTCGGCCATGCCACAACAGAATTCAATTTTTGCCCCCATAAATGAAAAAGAATCTGAGATCTCAATAATTTCGAAATCTTTATTCCACACAACAAATCTATGTGTGTATATTGCATTTTTTCTTCCAGCTTCTGAGCTATATAAATTTACTTCATGAACTATAGCTAAATAATTATCGTTTAAAAATAAAAGCTGCGAGCCGCCTCTAAGATCCATAGTTTCTAATTTTTTGTATTCATTTAATACGATTGTTTTGCATGTTTTATCTTCGGGATTTACTTCAACAACTTCTGTTGGGTTTGTCCATTTGACATAAGTGTACTTTTTATTTAAAACCGGCATCCAATTTTTTTCACAATAACTATTGTCCATTCCGGGCGCAGGAATACGTAATCTGCTTTTTTCTATTACCTTATCTTTTTTATAAACTATCTCAGATAACTCCATTCTTCCAACGCCATTCACCGTAGTATCTCTTCTGACTCCGCTCAAAAATAACTTATCATCCCACTCAACTAATCTTCCATCTTCTAGCCCAACGAATTCCCACATAGGATTTTCATCCAAAAAAGTGGTGTCTATAATTTTACTATCTTTTATATTAAAGTTTTCATCTAATTTGCATAAAATATTGTTTGTCACCAACCTTTGATCATTTTCTTGATGAAGATAACAAAGTGGTCCCCAACTGTGCTCAAAAACTCCACTCTCACTATGATATAACACATAATTAAGATTCCTGAGGTTGACAAGAATCTCTCCAATTTTATTAATATATATAGTAGGATTGGTTAATGATGGACCTATCATAGAATCAATAGGAACAATCAAAGGAGCTATAAAGCCCCCATTCTCTACACAGTTTTTAACTAACATAATTATTGACCAAGCTCAGGTGGTTCAGTAGCAGGTGGTTCAGTAGCAGGTGGTTCAGTAGCAGGTGGTTCAGTAGCAGGTGGTTCAGTAGCAGGTGGTTCAGTAGCAGGTGGTTCAGTAGCAGGTGGTTCAGTAGCAGGTGGTTCTACAGTTACAGTTCCATCTTCATTATAAGAAAAACTTCCAACTAAAGACAAACCTTCAGATATATCTTCTGGTTTTATAGACCATAATAATTGCCCTAATTTACCATGAAGTTCAAAAACTTCTTTTGCATCTTTGCCTAAAGCTGTAGTTATTTCTATTGGTGGTAATCCTCGTGGATTTCGCCAAAATATCCTGGCTCCTTCGTTAAAAGCATTTACCATCATAACATATGTTTGGCGAGTTTGATTTTTAATTCTATTCGCAACCATCTCTGAAAGTGGCGTAGATGGTTGCTGGCTGTTGTTATCTAATATTCCCATATTAATTTCTCCATATTTCTAAATTAGAGTATTTGTTTAATAAAAAATTTCCTAAAACTTTGTCAGCATCACTGGGCACCGGATTCAAAACGGGTCTTATGTTATGCAAACCCGGTATTCTATGAACACCGGAATCATCCTCTTTTGTCACCTGTACTATGTTAGTAAAATTGTGAATATAATATGGCAACTCTAAATAATCATAAATTTTCTTCATAGTTTGACCTGGGTAGTTGGTCAACTCCTCAAATTCCAAAAATAAAATATCATTTTTATAACCTCTTGATATAGCATCTTTAATTCTATTGTAAGCTAATCCTACAGGTTGAGCCGCACTGCTCCATATTTCACATCGTCCCTCTACAGTTTGAGCTTTAAAATATTCATTTTGTTCAAAATTCCACTGAGAAAATCCTGTGCTTTTTCTCCATAATTTTTCAAAACTAGACAGTATATCGCTTATATTTCTTACCGGGGCTATTATTTTAGGTTTTTCATCAGTAATGAATTGCACCATCTCTATAAGACTAAGCCAACCTCTTCCTTTATCTATTATATAATTTTTATCACTTATATGATAATTATCTAAAATTGATTTTAAAACTCTTTTCAACTGATTGTGATTAACACCTTCTGCTTGGTGCTCTATCAATTTATCCCATTGGTTTCTGACACCAAAAAGAACATCGTGACAGCCGCTGGTGGCTTTGCTAACAAAAAGATCGTTATTTTGTGCCAATATATTACATAAAAGAGTGCTACCACTTCTTGGTAGACCACTTATAAAACTAAATTTTTTCATAATATTCTGAGATGTGTTTAAGCTATTATAGTATTATTGATCATTTTTTAAAGATTCTAAATAATTACCAACCACCTCATTTACTTCTTCTTGTGTCGGATAGTGATCAAATCTGAAGAATTGACTAGAATTTTCATCAATAACCACTCTTGTCCTATATTTATTGGCTTCATCAAGAAAGACTTCAGTAATTTTATAATCCATATTTCACCTCATATTTATATTTGTATTATAGTAAGATCATCAACATACCCAGTAAATGTACTTCCTCCCCAGCACTCTGCTAATATTTCAACAACACCGGCCTCAGTAGGGGTAAAACTTAAAGAAACTTGCTCCCAAGTATCCGCCACAGTCATATAACCCGTAACATCATTGGTTACTCCTGCTATTTGCCCACCCTTAACCCTTAATCTCATCACTAATCCAAAGGCACTTCTTCTCATCCAAGCCTTGACAGTAACCTGACTATTAGCACTCACAGCAACTGTTGCTAGACTAAGATCTAAAGGAAAGTTAATTGATCTTACGTTAACGTGCGTAGGAGCCATCGCCCAGGCTATTCCATTATTGCTGTATCTCACTGATGTTGTGCTATAAATTAAACCAAAATCACACCATATATAGTGAAGATTGGCAGTTTGGTCATGATTATGAGAGAATACCTTAGAGTTACTGCCGTATCCTGGACTTGCAACCGCAACTTCAGTAGTATCATTCAGAGCGCAATTAATAAAGTATGTCGGCCCTCCATTGTTAGTCCTATGAGATGCTGTGGTGTTTGTTGAAAACGTTACATTTTTGAAAACATTGCTATGTCCAAGAGTATTATTATCCACTCCATATTGCCAACTATCAGATATTGTTCCATTGTTTGCAGTTAAATTATGGCCAGAAATAAAACCGATCCCATTGATATTATTTTTAATTGTGAAAGTATCTAGTGTATTAGAAAGAGCATTGTAGTATGTGATACCTGCTCCATTGTTGCTACATATAATCATATTTCTAAGTGTACTTTGTCCTAATTGATTGAATGCAAAAACTCCACCAGCAGAAGAATAGCAACAATAAATTGTATCATATGTAAAACGTATATGTTCTCTAGCATACAAACCATATTGATCACAATTATTACAATGACAGTTAGTAGCTGTGGAATACATATTGCCCGGCAAGAATAGTCCATAATAAAATCTAACAAAGCAAACTCTATCTACTGTAAGGTTTCCACCACCAGCAAGATAATAAGAATAATTTCCATATCCATATCCATTTCTTCCATCAAACCAACTTTCTCCTGTTCTGGTGCTCATATCTGTTCTATTCCAACCAAAAGAGTAAATTATTGGATTGCCAACTCCAGCGGACTGTGGTGATCGGCCTCCTATTTGAAAATTCAATAAAGATGTTGTTGTAGCTGTGGCGGTCGCCGCCAATGGTGCCTTTATTGTTTCTCTTTTATATGTTGTTACTGTTTCACTAGTTCCGTAATATCCTGGTATCTGTATGCTTGATGACCCAATCGTGACAGGTCCAAATTGTCCACCAGTATCAAGCATGACTCTTGTTCCGTTAATACTTTGGATGCCGCACCAAGTTTCTCCGCTTGTATTCTTGCCAATCAATGAACAAAGATTAAGACTATCGGCACTAGAACTTGCCTTGCAAGCAATAACATTAGACAACACGAATGTTTGAGCACCGTTGTCAGTATTCACATAGAATCCTATACTCTGAATACTTGATCCTAAGTTAGTAGCAAGATCTATGGTTATTGGAGTCCATCTATTAAGTACGGTCAGGTTTTCAATGTTGAAGGTGTTTACCGCTGTTGCCCCAGCCGCATCGGAACATAATTTCAGGGACAAAGATGAGGATGCTCCGATTGTGCCTGATATTTGTTTTATCCAGAAACTGATCTGTTGGTATCCGCTAAGATTCAAAGTTCCGGTAGCTTTGTATGCGGCCAATCCTGTGGTGAAGTTTGCTCCAACCGCTATGGAATCTGAGCAGTCACCCTCTTTAATGCCACCCAAAACATCAGTAGTGGCCAAAGATGTTATTACGTCGGCAGTCTGTGCTGTCCACGCTGTTCGTCCATTTCCTCTGTTTCCGTGACTGGCAATATTAACTATTGGGGATGATGCCAATATTACTCTTTGATTGGAAACTTTTCTTAAAAATCCGGCAGCT